CCACATCCTGAGAAGCAGATTCCCTCAATACAACTTTCCCTGCTGCCTGACGCCGTCTCGTATCAGACATTGCCGCATAATGTTTTCGAGTCGTATTAACATCAGAGTGTCCAAGAACCTCCGCCACAAGATAAATATCATCGGTCTCCTGATAAAGAGCAGTACCATAAGTACTACGCAGTTTATGAGGCGTGATCTTCTTTAGCGGAGTGACTTCCTTCGCATATTTTTTCACAAGATTCTGGACCGCCTGCACACCAATTCTTCGTCTTTGCATAGAATAAAATAAAGCATCTTCATGCCCTTCCTTTGGAATGATGAGTTTTCTGCTGCCCTCAATATATTGCTCTAAAGCATCTGCAACTTCATTTCCAAAGTAGACGGTCATTTCTTTTCGTCCTTTTCGGATCAGATGAAGACCGTTATTGCGGAAATCAACATCATCAATGTTTAGACCCACTAATTCAGATACACGGATTCCAGTCCCAAGAAGAAGTGTAATGATCGCAAGATCACGTTCCTTGGTCTTTTCATAATAAGCAAGTTTCTGTCCAGTCAAATGGTCACCACCGTGTTCTACAAAATCAAGCAAAGAAGCAACTTCATCGGCTTCTAAACGGATAATTTCCTTCTCACGGATCTTTGGCATATCAACAAGCAATGTTGGATTTTTTTCAATCAGTTGTCGTTTGTAAAAATATCCATAAAAAGAACGGAGTGCAGACATCTTACGAAAAACACCTTGTTCAGTATTCTGCATATGCTTATGTTGTTCTTCCGAGATGTAAACCTTTAAATATTCCATATATTCTTCCAAATCAACGGATTCAATCTTATCAAGATCACTTACTTTAAAATCCAGCACAGAGTAATTACGGTAAGCAGGATTTTCATCGATCAGAAAATGAAAGAACACTCTCAGATCATATGCATAAGCAATTCGAGTTCTTACTTGTGTGGTAGAATCAATTGCACGGAAGAATTCTTTCGCAAAAGGCGGGAGTGTTTTAATAAGTTCACGTAATTTGATCGTCTGTCTTGCAGTCAGATCGTCATAATATGGTAATGATTTCATAAAATTCACCTGTTTCTTATTTATTTAGCATACCATTTACGGCTATTCAGTAGTAGTAAATGAAAATAATACATGACTTATTCTATCAATTTTTCACAAAGCTTGCAAACTTTCCCCTTCTATGTATAATGATAGTTAGATAAGACTAACTAGAACAAAAATAAAAAGAAAGGAACTTTCGTGTATGATGCAATTTTTTAAATCATCAACAAAAGAAGCGATGAACTTCCTAAGATATGTCGGACCAGGTTTACTAGTCACCGTAGGTTTTATAGATCCCGGTAACTGGGCAAGTAATATCGCTGCAGGTTCCGGATATGGATATACATTGTTATGGATGGTCACATTATCAACGATCATGCTCATTATCTTACAGCATAATGCAGCACATCTAGGAATCGTCACAGGAAAATGTTTATCAGAAGCAACAAGTCTGTATATTAATAAAGGGTTTAAGAACATCATTTTATTAACAGCAGTTGCAGCATCAATCGCAACCGCAATGGCAGAACTTTTAGGTGGTGCAATGGCATTAGAAATGCTGTTTCATATTCCAGTAAAGATTGGTACATTTATCATTTTAGGGATCGTACTGATCTGTCAGTTTACGAATGCATACAGCAGAATCGAGAAACTGATCATCTTATTTGTATCACTGATCGGATTCTCTTTTCTGTTTGAAATCTGTATTGCAGATATTGAATGGAAACAGGCGCTGATCGGATGGGTAAAGCCAGAAATTCCCAAAGGTTCACTTCCAGTTGTCATGAGTGTTCTAGGAGCAGTCGTGATGCCACATAACCTGTTTTTACATTCAGAGATCATTCAGAGCAGAGAATGGAATCTAAAAGATGAAAATGTGATAGAACAGCAGTTAAAATACGAGTTTAAAGATACCTTATTTTCCATGATCATAGGATGGGCAATTAACAGTGCAATGATCTTAATGGCAGCAGCTATCCTGTATCAAGGAAATGGTCATTCTATTGATGATATTCATTTAGCAGGTTCCATGTTAACACCACTTCTTGGAAATGCAGCATCAATTATTTTTGCACTTGCATTATTACTTGCTGGAATTTCATCAAGTATTACAGCAGGAATGGCCGGTGGAACGATTTTTTCTGGAATTTTTGATCATCCTTATGATATTCATCATAAAGATACGAAATTAGGAGTTCTTATTACGATGATTCCAGCAACATTGATTATTTTATTAATAAAATCTCCATTCGATGGATTGATCTATTCCCAGATGTTTTTGGCAGTTCAACTCCCTATTACGATCTTTACTCAAATCTATCTGACATCCTCAAAGAAAGTCATGGGGAAATATGCGAATTCGAAACGATTAAAGATCACACTTTTTATGATTGCACTAATCGTAACATTTCTTAACATATGTCTGTTTGTGACTGGATTTTAAATATAAAAAATGAGATAATAAAGATAAAAAAAGAAAGGAGCATCTTATGGAAATTAAATATCTATCAATTAAGAATTTTAAATCAATCCGGCATATGGAAATATCAGATATCCAGAATGCTCTGATTCTTGTTGGAAAGAATAATACAGGAAAATCATCCATCCTTCATGCCTTGCGTGCAGTCGAAGGATCTTATGAAATCTCATTGGATGATTTTAACGAGACAATGCAAAATATAGAGATTGGATTTATATTATCCATTACAGAAGAAGATCTTCATATTTTCCATAAAAATGGTATGGTAAGCCAGTATAAAAAATATGATCTTTGGAAAAAGGATTTTGAGAGCAAACTTCCATCTTACAAAAATGAAGAGATTACCTTTACGTTCATTGCTAATAAAGAAGGCAAACAACGGTTTTACGATGGTAAGAAGAAGCATAATAAGTATATCCGAGAGATTTTCCCAATCATTTATTTCATTGGAACGAACCGTAATCTAAAACAGATACAGGATGATCTTTTTATGCTACAGGAAGACAGTCTGCTTAAGATCATGCGCACAAACTGTTGTATGTTTGATCCTGTGAAACCATGTACTCATTGTTTTCAGTGTATCGGTCTGATCGATCAGAAGAGTCCAAAAGAGCTGAATGCATTTGAGGCTGCAAAGCTATTTGAGTATAAATTGTATGAGATGAACATTGACCAGTTTGAGAAACGTATTAATGAAAGCTTCCATAAGAACGGCGGATTTGAGGATATCATTTTCTCTATGAATTACGATGTTGACCAGATGCTTCAAGTTAATGCAGAGGCTTATAACAAAGAACGTGATATTTCAATTTCTGTGGAACGATTGGGGCGTGGAATGAAAAGTATTTATATGCTTTCTCTTCTGGAAGCTTATGTAATGGATGAGAATAGTCTTTCATCGATCATCCTGGTAGAGGAGCCAGAGATGTTTTTGCATCCGCAACTGCAAAAAACAGCCAGTGAGATCCTTTATCGTCTTGCACAGAAGAATCAGGTGATCTTTACAACTCATTCTCCACACTTATTAGCCAATTTTAGCAGTAGACAATTATGTCAGATCATATTGGATGAAGATTCATATTCTGTTGCAAAGAAGAAAACGAACATTAGTTCGGTATTAGACGATCTTGGATATAATGCTTCCGATCTTATGAATGTTGATTTTGTTTTTATCGTAGAAGGAAAACAAGATAAATACCGTTTGCCATTGTTGTTAAATCATTATTATTCTGAAATTTATGATGAAGACGGCAGATTAAATCGTGTAGCGATCCTGACAACAAACAGCTGTACCAATATCAAGACGTATGCCAACTTAAAATATATAAATCAGCTTTATATGAAGGATCGTTTTTTAATGATCCGTGATAGTGATGGTAAGGATCGAGATATGCTTGGAAGACAGCTTTGTAAATATTATGATGAGAGAAATCTTGTTGATGTTGATCATTTACCAAAAGTGACAAGGAAAAATGTATTGATCTTAAAATATTATTCCTTTGAAAATTATTTTTTAAATCCAGAGATCATGTCAAAACTTGGAGTTATAGAATCTGAAGATGCTTTTTATGAGATTTTATATGATAAATGGAGAGAATATCTGCATAGGATCAAAAGTGGAGTTCATTTGATACAGATGATGGGACGTGATTTTACATCGCCGCAAGATATGAAAGAACATATGGAAGAGATCAAAACCTATATGCGGGGTCATAATCTGTTTGACATTTTTTATGGAAGATATAAAAAAGAAGAGAAAGATTTATTAAAGAAATATATTGAGATCGCACCAAGAGATGAATTTAGTGATATTCTTGATGCGGCGGATTCGTTTATCTATTTTCAGAGTAAGACAAAACAAAAAGATACTCAGAATGAAACAAAATAAAGAAAGTGCGAGATAAATAATATGACAAAGAAACACACAATATTAACAGCGATCAATTCGAAATACATTCACTCGAACCTTGCAGTTTACTGCCTTCGTGCCTACGCAAAGCCATATATCGATGAAGTCGAGATTGCAGAATATACGATCAATCAGCAGGTGGATGATATCCTGATGAGTCTGTATCAGAAACATCCAGATATCCTTTGTTTTTCCTGTTATATCTGGAATATTGAATACATAGAACGTGTGATCAGGGAAATCCATAAACTACTGCCGGATGTTCCAATCTGGCTTGGAGGACCAGAAGTTTCCTATGATTCCAGAGAAGTTTTAAGACGACTTCCACAGGTAACGGGTGTGATGAAAGGGGAAGGAGAAGTTACATTCCTTGAAGTGCTTGATCATTATCATGGAAAGAGAGATGATCTTAGCAAGATTCCTGGACTAACTTATAGAAATGAAGATGAGATCGTAGAAACACCATGGCGTCCAGTGATGGACTTAAGTAAAGTTCCATTTGTGTATGAACATATTGAAGATTTTGAACATAAGATCATCTACTATGAATCAAGCAGGGGCTGTCCATTTTCATGTAGTTATTGTTTATCTTCGATCGATAAATGCCTGCGCTTCCGAAATCTTTCTCTTGTCAAAAAGGAATTACAGTTTTTCTTAGATCATAAAGTGCCACAGGTCAAATTTGTCGATCGTACCTTTAACTGTCGACATGATCATGCAATGGAAATCTGGCGTTATATAAAGGAACATGATAACGGCATTACCAATTTTCATTTTGAAGTGGCAGCAGATGTCTTAAAGGATGATGAAATTGAATTGATCTCTGATATGCGTCCGGGACTGATTCAGTTAGAGATTGGCGTTCAGTCAACGAACATCGATACGATCACTGAGATTCACAGGAAAATGGATTTTAAGAAAGTTGCAGATATCGTAACAAGGATCAATGCTGGACATAATATACATCAACATTTGGATCTGATCGCAGGACTGCCCTATGAAGATCTTGAAAGTTTTAAACAGTCATTTCAGGATGTCTATGAAGTACATCCAGAACAATTACAGTTAGGCTTTTTAAAAGTATTAAAAGGTTCTTATATGGAAAAACAAAAAGAGAACTATGGGCTTGTTTATAAAGATACACCGCCTTATGAAGTCCTTTATACAAAATGGCTGCCTTATGAAGATGTACTGGTTTTAAAGAAAGTGGAAGAAATGGTGGAAGTTTATTATAATAGCAGCCAGTTTTCGAACACCTTGCGGTTGTTGGAAAAAGAATTTGACACTGCATTTGCTTTATATGATACACTTGCCAGATTTTATGAGGAGAAAGGTTATGACAAGGTCAGCCACAGCCGGATTGCCCGATTTGAAATCTTATATGAATTTATACAAACCATTACAGCAGAAGAGAATCTTGTATTATATAAAGAGTTGTTAACGTATGACTTATATCTTCGTGAAAATGTAAAGAAACGTCCGAATTTTGCAGGAGATTATACATTACAAAAGGACGAGCTTCGTTATATCAACGAAGAGATTTTATTAAAAGATGAACGACTTGCATATTTTGGACAAAAGAATATGCGGAAATTTTCCCATATGGAACAATTCGATCATGCGGTAAATGAAGATTTTAAAGAAACAAAAACCATCCTATTGTTTGATTATCAGAATCGAGATCCATTGACAAACCAGGCGACAGTTTATCCGATTACAATGAATTTGATAAAAAATCAATAAAAATATAGTAAGAAAGAGGGTGCAGAAAATAAGATGATCGCAATATATTTAGCACCACTTTATCTGCTGTTAAATGTCTATTTTTTATTCCGAATATTGAAATGGTTAGAGACTTGTCATGTTTATTTTAAAAAGAAATGGATCAAAGCAGTTTTGGTCATGATCTATGTATTTCTTGCATTCAGTATTCTGATCGCATTTTTAATTCCACAAGGAAGGATGCGGCGAGCTATGAAACTGGTCAGTAATTACTGGCTGGGTGTTTTAATGTATTTGGCGCTTACGATCCTTATTGCGGATTTGATCCGCCTGATCTTGATCTATTTTGTAAAAGCAGATCAGAAAAAGTTTCGGACACCAAAAGTTTTCAGGATTGTTGGAAGCATTTGTATGGTCTTGATTTTATTGATCAGTTTTTACGGAGTGTGTAATGCAAGGAATATCAGGACAACAAGTTACCATGTAACGATACATAAAAAAGTAGGAAATCATAAAAAGCTAAAGATCATTTTACTTGCAGATCTTCATCTTGGATACAATATTGGATGTTCTCAGATGAAACAGATGGTAATGAAAGTAAATCAGCAAAGTCCAGATCTGATCGTGGTCGCAGGAGACATTTTTGATAATGAATATGATGCATTAGATGATCCAGATCAGTTGGTTAAGATATTTCGACAGCTAAAGAGTCAATACGGTGTTTATGCAGTTTATGGAAATCATGATATTGATGAAAAGATTCTTGCAGGATTTACATTTGGCAGCGGTCGGGAGAAAAAGGTCAGCGATCCAAGAATGGATGAATTTGTAAAAAGGGCAGGAATGAAGTTATTAAGAGATGAATCTGTCTGTATTGATCAAAGCTTCTATCTCTATGGAAGACCAGATGCTGAGAAAGTAGGCCGTGGGATCAGCAGACGTAAGACTCCAAAAGAACTGGTAAATGGAATGGATCTTAAAAAGCCTGTGATCGTACTGGATCATGAGCCAAGGCAGTTGGAAGAGTTAAATCAGGCAGGAGTAGACATTGATCTTTGCGGGCATACGCATGATGGACAGCTGTTCCCTGGGAATATTACAATTCATTTGTTTTGGAAGAATCCGTATGGATATCGTAAGGTTGGAAATGCGCATCAGATCGTAACTTCAGGTGTCGGTTTATTTGGCCCGAATATGAGGGTCGGAACGAAAGCGGAGATTGTGGTTGTGAATGTGGATTTTAGATGATCTGACAAAGATGTCAGTTATACTATAATAAACATAATGGAGGAAGACATTTTTATGAAATATCACGATGGAAAAGACAGATGCAGTTGGGCTAATCCAAAGAATCCGATATATATTGATTATCACGATAAAGAATGGGGAGTGCCTGTCTATGATGACCATAAATTGTTTGAAATGCTGATCTTGGAATCGTTTCAGGCAGGATTATCGTGGGAGTGTGTGTTAAATAAACGAGAAGCGTTCGGAGAAGCGTTTGATGATTTTGATGTATATAAAGTGAGTGCATATGATGAGGAGAAACAAGCGCAATTAAAAGAAAATAAAGGAATTATAAGAAACCAAAGAAAAATATCTGCTGCCGTATCAAATGCGACTATTTTTATGAAAATCCAGGAACAATACGGAACCTTTTCTGAATATTTATGGAAGTTTACAGATCATAAGATCATCCATGAGACGGGAAAAACATCTTCAGAATTATCCGACCAGATTTCAAAGGATTTAAAGAAACGTGGAATGAAATTTGTCGGTACAACGATCATTTATTCCTATCTGCAGGCAGTGGGAGTGGTCGAGTCACATGAGGAAGGTTGTTTCCTGCATCATAAAGAATAAAAAATTTACAAGTACGTAACACTGCGTACTTGAATTTTTATACAAAAAGGAGTAAGGTAGAAATTACCAGATAAAATTGAGTATTAGAAAGATGATCATGTCATAACAATGTTCAAACAAAGGGAGGAAGCGATCATGAGACGTAAGATTATGACAGCATTTGTATGCGCGATTATGACAATCTCTGTAATACCGGTTTATGCAGATGATACACAGACCGATCAGGCAGTGACAACAGAAGTTTCTACCGAAACAGCAGCAACGGTGCAAGAAACAAAAAGAACGCAAAGTAAAGAACAACTGAAGAAAAAGACAACAAGCAAGAAACATACTAAGACAAAGAAGACAAAATTAAAGAAAAAGGAAGAAAACAAAGTCATTCCAATGCCAACACAAGTGATCAGTAAGAGTTCTTCGGATACGATCGAAGGAAGGATCAAGGATAAACAGGCGAAAGTGAAACAGCTGAAAAAACAAAAAGCAAAGATTGAGGAAGAGATTCGCCTGGAACAGCAAAAAGCACGATCTATAAATGAATTTTACAAAAAGTATACAACAAATTCCAAGGCGGAGATTGCTTTATATGGGCAGGAGATCACTCCTTCTATGAAGATTTCTAAAAAAGATGAGCAGTTAAGAGAAGATTTATATGAGCTTGCAGATTTATTTGGAGATGAGAATCTGAGAACGATCGCAAGCAAATATGTCTTTGGAATCAATCATCCGGATTTTGAGACTTTGCTTGATAAGAATGAAACGATTCAGCTTGATCAGTATTTAAAGAACGAACAGATACTTCCGATCAAACCAATGGAAGAAAAGGTTCAGACGATCAAGAAGCAGATCAAGAAGTTCAAAGGAGAGATCAAAAAAGAGGAACAGACAAGATATTTTAATCCAAATGATGTCAGTGCTCTAAGTCATATCACAGTTTCAGACGCCAAACATATTTTGGAAGGAACTGCTTTGTATGATGATGCGAAAGCTTATGTCAAGGCGGAAGAAAAATATCATGTGAATGCAGTCTTTTTGATGGGAATCGCTGCACATGAAAGTGCATGGGGCACGAGCCGCCGTGCGAGGGAAGATAATAATCTGACTGGATATGGTGTAACATCGGATCATGCAAAAGGAATTAACAAATCAACGAAAGAAGCAGGACTTTTAGCAACTGCAGAAACTTTACATGAAAAATACCTGACATCAGGTGGAAGTTACTATGTTGGAACTTCTGCGGCAGCAGTGAACAAACATTACTGTGTTGGCGGAGAATGGGCGGCAGCAGTTGTAAAGAATGCTTATTTATTAATGAATCGTTTATAATTTTCTATTTTTGTATTGATTTTATAGAATCACAATGCTATAATTTACAAGAAATCAAAAAGAAGAAAACGTTGATGAGAAGAGTACTTTGTGGAAAGCTTCCAGAGAGGGATACATTTGCTGAAAGTATCCTAAGCAGACAAACAAAGGAAGACCACCTCGGAGTGGCTGTAAACCAGCCCGGCTGACACCGTTAATCGTCGATCAAGTGATCTGTTTCTGGAGTTTATGATCAAAGGATATGAAACAGATAACCAGGGTGGAACCGCGATAACTCGTCCCATGGATTTTTATTAGTCCATGGGATTTTTTATTTCTGTTATAGATTTATTATAGAAGAAATCTATAGAGAATTGTGACAGGATAAATAAAACGTTATATATCAAGAAAGGATGAATAAGAAGATGAAGATTACATTAAAAGATGGATCTGTAAAAGAGTATGAAAACAATATGTCTGTCATTGATATTGCAAAAGATATCAGTGAAGGACTGGCAAGAGTTGCCTGTGCGGGTGAGGTTGATGGAGAAGTTGTTGACCTTAGAACTGTCATTGACAAAGACTGCGAATTAAATATCTTAACATTTGATTCTGATGAAGGAAAACACGCATTCCGTCATACAGCATCTCATATTTTAGCTCAGGCAGTAAAACGTTTATATCCAGAAACAAAACTTGCGATTGGACCTTCTATCGACAATGGTTTCTACTATGATATGGAGAAAGATACTCCATTTACACAGGAAGACCTTGAGAAGATTGAAAAAGAAATGAAGAAGATCGTCAAAGAAAATCTTGAAATCACAAGCTTTACAAAACCTAGAGATGAAGCGATTGCATTTATGAAAGAAAGAAACGAACCTTACAAAGTAGAATTGATTGAAGATCTTCCAGAAGATTCCGTGATCAGCTTCTATCAGCAGGGTGAATTTGTTGATCTTTGTGCAGGACCTCACTTAATGACTACAAAACCAGTGAAAGCATTCAAACTTACAAGTATTGCAGGTGCTTACTGGCGTGGAGATGAGCATAATCAGATGCTTACAAGAATCTATGGTACTGCATTTACAAAGAAAGCAGAATTAGATGCATACCTTACAATGATGGAAGAGGCTAGAAAGCGTGACCATCGTAAACTTGGAAAAGAACTTGGTCTGTTTATGATGAGAGAAGAAGGACCTGGATTCCCATTCTTCCTTCCAAAAGGTATGGTTCTTAAAAACACATTATTAGACTACTGGCGTGAAATTCATCAGAAAGCAGGATACGTTGAAATCTCAACACCTATCATGTTAAGTCGTCATTTATGGGAAACATCAGGACATTGGGATCATTACAAAGAAAATATGTATACAACAGTTATTGATGATCAGGATTTTGCAATCAAACCTATGAACTGCCCAGGTGGAGTTCTTGTTTATGATTCTGAACCACGTTCATATAGAGATCTTCCATTAAGAATGGGAGAATTAGGTTTAGTACATCGTCATGAAAAATCTGGTCAGTTACATGGATTAATGCGTGTTCGTTGTTTTACACAGGATGATGCACATATCTTTATGACACCAGATCAGATCAAAGATGAGATCAAAGGTGTTGCAGGATTGATCGATCAGGTTTACAATTTATTTGGATTTAAGTATCATGTAGAACTTTCTACTCGTCCAGATGACAGCATGGGAAGTGACGAAGATTGGGAACTTGCAACAGATTCTCTTCGTGCAGCTTTAGATGATCTTGGACTTGATTATGTGGTAAATGAAGGAGACGGAGCATTCTACGGACCTAAGATTGATTTCCACTTAGAGGATTCTATCGGAAGAACATGGCAGTGTGGAACGATCCAGCTTGACTTCCAGCTCCCATTACGTTTTGACCTTCACTACACAGGAGCAGATGGAGAGAAACATCGTCCAATCATGATCCACCGTGTTGCATTTGGATCTATCGAGCGTTTTATCGGTATTTTGATCGAGCATTTTGCAGGTGCTTTCCCTACATGGTTAGCTCCAGTACAGGTTGAAGTGATTCCTATCTCTGATAAGCATTTAGATTATGCTAATAAAGTACTTGATACATTAAAGGCAGCAGGAATCCGTGCAGACATCGATACAAGAGCTGAGAAAATGGGATACAAGATCCGTGAAGCGCAGCTTCAGAAGATTCCATATATGTTAGTTGTTGGTGGAAAAGAAGAAGAAAACGAAGCTGTATCAGTAAGAAGCCGATTCAAAGGTGATGAAGGACAGATGAAGTTAGATGACTTCTTAGCTACAATCAAAGAAGAGATTGCTAATAGAGAAAACCGTAAGGTTGAAAAAGAAGATTAACTATCAAATGAAAAGGAGGCACCACATTTGTGGAATGCCTCCTTCCTTTATATCATATCCGTTCTAATAATTCATCAGGTTTCATAGCAGGTACTTTACTTTCGATAAAATCCTTGATATTACGAGTTACAATAAAATCTACTTTCATTCGCTGTGCGCATACCATTTGAATCGCATCTTCATAATCAGAAGTTTTCATATTCGCCGCTTTTCTTATATCAGAAGACTTTAGATCAGCAATATGAAAAATCATAAACAGCTGTTCAATAATTTGCTGAGTTTTTTCTGGTGTTAATTCTTTTCTCAAAATATAAACAATATTTGGAATAGATAATGCTGAAATATATCCATCAATTTTTTCTACTTCACATAACTTCCAGATTTTTGAAGAGCTTTCTACAAAATCAGTTCTGTCACATAATACATCCAGGATTACATTTGTATCAATCAATATTTTCATATTTTTCTGCAATCCTTTCTGCGCGGATATCCTTTTCGTTATAATCTTTTTTTAGAATTCCAGTTAAAGAATCAGTCAAGAAAGAAATACCTGTGTCTTTTGAAATTAATCTGGCGACTTCTTTTCCTTTCTTTAAAATAATAATTTCATTACCTTCTTGGACAGCTTTTAAATATTTACCAAAGTTATTTTGAATATCAGTTGCTGTTGTTGTAATCATAGTATCACCTCCTATTTCAATAGTTAGTACCTAAAATTATTATATGCTATTTTAGGGATTTTATCAATGATATTAGAAAAATTGATTCATTTTATAAGTTATATAAAACAAGATTGTCTATATAACTGCAACATTTTCTCAAATAAACATCTTGAAATATACCCTAACAGGGTATATAATATCAAACGTAAAGGAGGAAATCACATGGAAGAAAAAAAAGAATGTTGTTGTCATCACAAGACAAAAGAACGTTCAGACAAAGAATATAAAGATCTTATTAATCGTCTAAGCCGTATTGAAGGACAAGTTCGTGGAATAAAAAAGATGGTAGAGAATGATACTTATTGTACCGAAATTGGTATACATTAATAATATATGTGCTACAAACCGCTTAAATACGTGATTTGAGTTATAACAAAAATAAAAAATACACCTTTTTTACACCATTTTAGAAAAAGGAGCTTAATACTATAAAATTTTATAATGAGTCATAAGAAGAGTAGATAAAAAATTTATCTGTTCTTTTTTTTCTAATATATTTGAAAACCTTGACATAAATATATTTAGTGTGTAATACATTTTATAATAAAAATCTGAAATTTTACACCAAATTTGAAAAAGGGAAAAATTGTAATCTAAATAAGGAATTTTTAATCATTTATAGGAGCTTTAATACTATAATTTTCATAAGGCATAACAAAGAAGAGCAGATGAATAAATCTACTCTTTTTTGTTATGCTTTATATCTGTTTAAATATTTCAGAACAAAGCAATTATAGCGGCTATGGTTCTAAAAGTTTCAAAGTAAAAACTTGAAAGTCAGGACATAAATTTGTTTAATTGATCATTTTCAATACTAACTTTGTTTGCTTTGTAAGTGAATAGTTACCCTAATTGGTAAAATACCTAGAAACAGACCTGTCTCCTGTAAGATTAATTACATATTCATTTTAGGATTTTTTATGTTTTGTAAATATAAAATATATTAAAATATATAATTTTTACTGTAAATAAAATGGGATAAAATGGAAATTAAGGTGCAAAAATATGGAACGCACTAACATATATTGATTAAAAAAGCAAAAAAAAACAGTATAAATACGAAAAAAACATGGGTGTATTACACAAAATAGCTTGAAATATCTGAACATAAGTGTATAATGAAATTACAACGAACGTTCGTACTAATCTATACAACTGAAAGGAGGGTGCAAGGTAATATTGCACAGAAGAACATGCAGGATATGTTACAATTAAAAATTTTAGGTCATGATGAAAACTTGTCAAAAATTGCAAGAAAAAAATATGTGAGAACAGCAAATTTGAAGATGCCTTCTGGAAAAGTAGAGATTGGATTAGATGAATCAAAAAGCTGTCTTTATGGAGTGGTATTGGATCAAACAACGAAACGAATAGGCATTCAACATTTAGGTGATATAAAAACACTTTTAGACGAGGAGAATAAGTAAAACAAGAAAGGAGAGCTTCATGATTGTTAGGAAGATTGGAAATGTGACAGTCTATGACGATTTCAAATTCAGTGATTCAATGAACCGGGTTGAAAATCTAAGAATTGATCTAAAACAGACATTTATCAATCAGTTGATATTTGCTGCAATGTATATTGGAATCAGTTTTTTTATCATGATATTCACGGTTGGATATGTACATGAGATTACATACTTGATTATTGTTTTGATTGCTCTTGGAATTATCTTAAGAGATTGGTTGAAATTGAAGGGTAAATCAAGGGTGATTCGGGGAGAGTATCAAAAAAGACGAATGGTCCATTTTTTCCGGACAAGTGAAGTTAAGGATATTGCAGTATATCGTAATAAAAGCAAATTATATGTCAGAATGTCGAATGGAATAAAAGAAATGACTTGCGAGGCAGAACTTTGTAATGAAGAAAAAGAGAACTTTGATGATATGGTTCAACAGGGTGTAAGTGTTATCTTTCGAAATCAAAACAACAAGATTAGCCTGATGTCATTCATGGAGAAGAAAGGAGTGAGAATGAAGTGCTGACACCAAGAACGAAAGATATAACGATCGAACATATGAATAAAGCGTATCAATATATTGATGAAGTTATTAAAGAACGTGGATATGCTCCATCAGTAATGGACATTACAAAGTATCTTGGATATGCTTCCAAATCTTCAACACATCGGATTTTAAAGATGATGGAAGATGAAGGAATGATTATACTTCCAAAAAGAAATGAAGGGAAAATTGTCATTGCGAAAAAAGATGTCAGGATTACAAAGAACGGCTTAGAACCGAACGACAAGAAAGTATAAAGAGGTAATTAATAATTTAAGTTTTAAGACCGCGTGACTAGACTGATTCCAAAGGAACGGTGATTGTGGCAACTATTGGAATCCATTTTAGAATTGTGTAGACAGGATGATTCCAAAGAGAACTAAGGTATTTAGCAAAAGTAGTTTTAGAACTGTGCAGATAAGGATTATTCCAGATGGTCAAAACGGCTATATAGGGAGTAAAAATAAGAATTATATTTATCGAATTGGCTTGTGTAAACAAGAACTGCTAGGTGCAGTTAATAAGAAATATGAGGAGGAATTATAGAAAATGATAAGAAATAAGATTGTGAAAGATGATATTATCGTCAGAAAATCTATTTTACATATATTAAACAGTGGAAGTGGACAGATTGGATTAGCAACAAATCTGATTGATATGGGACCAGATCTATTTGATATGATCAGAGATAATGTATTTAAAGTCTTGGATAATGATGAAAGAATCAGCTGCAAGCTGGATAAAAATACATCGGTTGCAAAGGCTATTGAAAATCTCAAAGAAACAAATGATCAGAGCTTTATCGATACGACAAGAAATCTGGCTGAGCAGTTGTTTGATATCATGTGTGACAGTGTTCAGATTCCGTCAGCAGATTTGCTTTGTGCTAGTTTTCAGGTAGATGGCAATATTTATCTGGCATTGCTAAAAATGAATTATCACTCAACATTTGTTCATTATCAGAATAAAGATGATGTGACTGATATTGTAAAACAAAATGTTATCCAGTCTGGAAAGTTGACAGAAGCAGTGATTTTTGATCTTTCAAGTAAGAAAGATGTTTATCTGGTTCAGAAAAAATATGAAATGTTAAATGGAGAAAAATGCAATTACTTATCCGAACGATTTTTAATGTGCATGGCAGGTCTTCCACCAAAGAAAAAATTTCAGATTTTAAATAGAACAGTAATGGATCTTATCAATCAGAGCAGACAGGATGGATTAAAGGCACAATTTCATACGAAAAAGGCATTGTATGATTGCTTTGTAGAAGATGGAATGTTTGATATCAATAAGATTGGTGATGAATTATTCAAAGACAACGGAGAAAATCTTTCTATCTATGATCAGAAGATGGAAAGATATGATATGCAGTATGATAAGTTCGCTGTTATCAAAGAAAGTACCGTTAGTAAGTTGAATTATCTGGAAATGGAAACAGATACAGGAATCATCATTAAAATTCCAATGGAAACATTTAATGAAGCTAATATCGAAATTAGAGAGAGCCAGATGGAAGGAACTACCTCACTTGCGATCAACAATATTGAGTCATACAAGTTAAAGTAAAGCAAATTAGAGAAAGGGGATGTTTTTATGTTAATTTACTTAGCTGACAATAGATCGACGGTTATCAATTTACAATGTGTAGGAGATATGCATATCGAAAAATCAAGATATGGATGGGAAATAAAATGTGAAATGTCCTCTGTATCTGGTTTTGGAACAACGACATGCAGTCTCGGATGTTTTGCTTGTAAAGAAAACGCTGTATCAAAAATTTTAGAGATATTAAAGTGTTATGGTGAAGGACAAAAAGTTTATTATTTATAAAAGAGAATAGTAACCGTACAACAGAGATATGTCTAAAGACAAAATAAAATTTCTGAAAAAGAAAGGCGTTTTGTAGCTGTGTAATAGGAACATGTCTAAATGTATCATGAATATAATCAAAATGATTCTAGTGTTTTGTAACTGTGTAATAGGAACATGTCTAAATGGTCAAATTATTTTGCACAGTGCGTAAAAATAAGAATGAAATAATCGAATAGACTCGTTAAAACGAGAACTGCCGTGTGGCAGGAAATATTTTTAAATAGCTGAGAAGGGAGAGTGCTTTATGTATATTAAAGAATTACATGTAAATCATCCAAATTCTTATGCGGTTGTGCATATGAGTTATGGTGAAATTACTGCTCTTGCAAATGGAATGTACGAATTAGTATCTAATTTAGAGCTGTTGAAAGATTCTTTTGACTCAAAAGCTTATAAAGAAGTTGAGCAGAAAATTTCTTTTGTAAGAGACATGGTAAAAGATGGGATGATCCAACCATATACGATAGAAAGAGCGAGCAAAACTTCGCTGACGAAAGAAGAATTTGAGCGATTCAATCAATATTTGATTATGAATGACTATATGATGGCAATGAGTGATCCGGAATTTTGTAAGATATATAAGAAAATTTCAAATAATAATCGAATTCCGGATGATTTTCGTAACAAGATGCCAGATGAAAAGAAAGAATAGGAAGGGAATGAAAAAATGAAGAAAGAAAATAAACGATTACAATTTGCACAAAAAATCGGAATGACGATTTTATTATTACTTTTAATTCGATTCATGTCACATATTCCAGTGCCAGGTGTGAAACACAGTATGTTTAAGCTTGCTGTTGCAGGGAAAGGAAATGGTTATTTTCAGTTATATGATCGCCTGACAGGTGGAAGTTTTTCAAATATGACAATCTTTGGTGCTGGTATTACGCCTTATATCACAGCAAGTATTGTTGTTCAGTTACTTGGATATACGTCTAAAAGGCTAAATCAAATGTATCATGAAGGAGAGTACGGTCGGAGACATATGCAGAAAATGACATTGTTAATCAGCTGTATTACGTCTGTAATTATTTCTTTTACTGCATCTTATACACTTTATGCACAGGGATATTTAAATGGAAAAATTTATATTCTTTTTGCTGGGTTAACGTTAATGATTGGAACCTTGATTTTAATCGGTATCGGGAAATGGATTGAACTTCGATATTTTAAAAATGGTATTTCTTTAGTTTTATTCATTAATATTATTGCTTCAATGCCGAATGATGTATTAACAATCATCTCTTTAAAAAAATGGGAAACGGCAATCTTAATTGCAGTAATTTTAATTACATTATTTGTTTTATTGATCATGGAGTTAATTCGTAAGGAAATCATTGTGAGAGAAAGTGCCCGAGTAGATCAGAATGAAGAAGTTATTAAACATTTCTTTATTCCAGTTCGACTTAATATGTTAAATGTAATGCCAATCATTTTTATGAGTACAATTCTACAGTTAGTACAGATGTTATCTCTTGTGGGCATTAAAACACAGATTTTTAATACTTCAAAATGGTTTGTTAGTACAAAACCGATTTATATTATTGGAATCATCGTATATTGTGCCGGAATTTTCTTATTTGGAGTTATGTATTCAGATATTGCCTTTAATCCTTTCACAATTGCAATTGATTTGAAGAAAAAAGCAAGCTATATTCCTGGAGTGCGTTTAGGAAATGACACATCAAAATTTTTACATAGTGCAAAGACAGGAATGATGCTTTTAGATTCTATTTTATTGACGTTAATTTCTATTGTACCGATTGCAATTACATCTATTTTAGGATTATCTTCCTTAACAATGTTTGGTACATCATTGGTTATTGTGATTGGTGTATTAGTAGAAACAGCATATCAGATTAAAGCAGAAGTATATGGCGTTCGTCAGGAGGAAAAACAATGGATTTAAAGAAGAAAAAAAATAAAAGTGAAAATATGGCAAAAAATGTTAGGATGACATATCCAAAACCCATCAGTTGTATTGTGTCATATATTGTCTTATTGTTCAGTTTAATGTTGATCATGGCAGTTGTGTATGGAATTGATATTCTAGTTGCAACTTTAGCAAATAAATTTTTATAAATTGGAGGATTAAAAATGGCAGAAGCAAGACAAGTTAAAAATAGGATTGTTCAGGCTGTATTAAGAGAATGTCAAAAGCTTAAAGAAAAAGATGATCTTACAGATGAGCTTGAACATGTTAGAGATATAAAGAATAAAAAAGAACGGTTAATCAAAAGTGTTGCATTAGCAAGCGAAGCATCCAGACGTACAATCAATATTGAACCTTATCCAGTGCAGATTTTAGCTTCGATTAAGATGTACCAGGGACATGTCATTGAAATGAAAACAGGGGAAGGTAAAACATTTGTTTCTCCGATGACGGCCTTTGCAAAAGTATTGGATGGACAGAAGGTACATGTTTTAACGGTAAATGATTATCTTGTAGAACGTGATTACACACTTTTATTACCGGTATATGAAATGCTGGGATTAAGTGTTGGATATATTACGACAGAGACACCAATAGAAGAAAGAAAAAAAGCATACAAATGTGATGTGTGCTACATTACAAATTCTGAGGTTGGTTTTGATTACTTAAAGGATCATTTGGCAATGCATCCAGATTCAGTTGTTTGTAATGGAAAATATGATTTTGCAATTATTGATGAAGCAGATTCAATTTTAATTGATGAGGCAAGGACACCTCTTATTATTTCAGCAGATACAGAACTTATTAGTGGTTTTTGTATCAGCTGTGCCAAATTTGTAAAAACATTAGAACTTTCAAAAGAAACAGAAGAATTAGAAGACACAGTTTATGTCGGAGAGTTCCCTAATGTAGATGGCGATGCTATCCTTAACTTAAAATATGGACAGGTGTATCTGACTGAAAACGGAGTAAAAAAAGCAGAAGATTATTTTAATGTGGATCATTTAGATAAGTTTATATTACACAGCTTAAACAATGCTTTGATTGCCAGATTTATAAAGAAAAAAGGTATTGATTACATCGTCAGAAGAAATGAAATAATTATCGTAGACAATGCTACAGGGAGACTCACAGAAGGACGCACATGGTCCGATGGATTGCATCAGGCAGTACAAGCGAAAGAAGGAGTAGAAATAGATGCAGCATCAGAAACTGCGGCATCTATTACATATCAATGTCTATTCCGTCAATATAAAGATTTTTGCGGCATGACAGGAACGGTCAAAACTGAAAGAAGAGAGTTCAGAAAAATTTACAAAAAGAAGATTTCTGTAATTCCTACAAACCGTCCTGTAATTCGTCAAGACCTGCCAGATAGAATCTTTGCTCGAAAAGAAGAAAAATATCAGGCAATTTTGGAGGAAACAAGAAAAGCTATTGATAAGGGTAGAGCTGTATTAGTTGGTACTGCCAGTGTCTTAACATCAGAAGAATTAAGTGATATTTTTGATGAAAATGACATTGGACATGATTTGTTAAATGCAAAGCTGCACCGAAGAGAAGCAGAAATTATTGAGGAAGCAGGAAGTAGTGGAAACGTAGTTATTGCAACCAATATGGCTGGAAGAGGTACAGACATTAAGATTGATGAAAAAACAAGGGCAGCAGGAGGATTACTTGTCATTGGAGCAGAGCATAATGAAGCCAAGCGTATTGACAATCAGTTAAGAGGACGTTGCGGAAGACAAGGGGATCCTGGAAGCACACAGTTTTTTGTTTCTTTAGAAGATCGCTTAATTAATCCATATTTATCAAAATCTTATTATGAAGAAATGAAAAAAGTAAAAGAAATTGAAAAAAAAGATCCTTTTTCTGGCAACATTATTAGAAGAGTACACAAAAGAATCGGATTACAATACTATTCTAACCGAAAAGACCTGTTTGATTATGACAAAGTAAATCAGGTGCAAATGCGAGTCATTTACAATGAAAGAGAAAAGATTCTAAATGATGATATGGATCGAGAAACTGTAGAGCGTATCGCAAAAGAAATGAACATGAAAAAAGAATTTCATGAAGCAATGAAAAGAAAAAAAGACGAAGGAAAAGATACAGTAACCATTCTGCAGGAACAGAAAAAAGTTTTGTTAAAATCTATTGATAAAGAATGGAGAAAACATCTGCAAGATTTGGAAGCATTAAAGAGAAATGAGTATCTGAAAGCATATGGTAACATGGATCCGGTTACACAGTATCGACTGGATGCTTATCCATTATTTGCAGAAATGGTCGTTAGAGTTAAAAAGGAATTCATGAAAGAAATTTTAAAAGAATAATCAATTTTTATCCCACCCATCGAATTTTTTATGGTGGGTGGGTCTTTTTAAAATAATTCCAAGTAAAAATTAGGATAAAAAGGAAAAATATTAAAAATAATGCATTGTTAATACTGTTAGCCATGCCGTTTTGAAACTATGTTTAATCAAATGATTTGTTATGTAAAATTAGATAATTCCAATAGTATTTTTAATGTAACTTGATGACGAATAGAGCTTTAGAACTATGTTGAATCAGATAATTCCAATAGGTCATATGATACATAGTGTGTAAAAATAAGAAATTATCGAATTGATTTGCTCAGGCAAAATCTGCTGGTGCAGAAATTAAGTTAATGAATTTTACACCGTACACTTGTTAGTTTATTTGTGTGAGGTTTCAATAAATTATGAATGTAAGATAGAATTATATAACGTTAAAATTGGACAATTTCAAATGTTATTCCCATTATATGTACACACAGCATTCGTTTTGTAACCATGTAAAATTGGGTGATTCCGAATGCTAATCACCTAAAGTTTTTCTTGTTGTATAGTTTTGTAACCATGTAAAATTGGGTGATTCCGAATGGTTTAAAATCGTGACCAATTCCCTTATGTAGTTTTGTAACCATGTAAAATTGGGTGATTCCGAATGGTCAAAAAGATTACATGGTGTGTTGAAATAAGAGTTTATCGAATGTGCCTACTAAAGTAGGAACTGTCAGGGACAGTAAAAATCTGGATCAGCTGATCAAATAACAATCAATTTATTATCATTCTTGTTTTATGTTTTTTATATTTTCTATTGATTAGCTTTTCCAGACGAATATCAAAATAATAGATTAGATAACAAAGAAAAGGAGATTAAGATGGTTTATAAGTTAGTATTAGGCGATTGGTCAAAGGATGGGCATAAACAGTCAGAAGATTTTTTATTTGATTGTAATTACGATGTACACAAAATCAGACAAGCATATAAAGACAGCTGCAAAAAATTAGGGATTACTTTTAATGACGGCAGAAACTATACAGATTTAGGTCTTGATTATAAAGATGGTAGACAGATTTGGACAACATATGAAGAATCATCTATGTGCAGAACAGTATTTGAAATTTTAGATAATGCAGGATGTTTAAAAGATATTGAGTGGCGTCGAGTTGGTTGTGATTATTATATAAATGAAACTCAAGATTGTGCAAAACTTATTATGAATTTTATCGCGTTATCTATGCCAGAGGATTTCACATATAAGTTAACAGAATCGGAAATTGAACCAATCAATGGATATTGGAATGGCGAGCTAAATGCACAATTAGGATATGGCTTATTTTTTGATTAATAGAGAAAGTGGGAACGTCAATGAGAGCAAAAGATCAATTATATCAGTATGTAGAAAAAAGAAAACAAAAAATTATTGATCAATATGACAGAACATTGGAAAGAATCAATTTGTCGAAGGGTTTCGAAAGCCTGATCTCATTGATGGGTGATCGAGAAATGTTGCTTTCCATTTATGGAAAATCTTACGATCATAATATAAAAGAGATTCTTGATATTTTTTCATGCATTGTTGATGAAATGTATCAGGATAATGAATTGTTTCAGAATACAACAAAGGAAATTACACATGGATGTGTCATATATTCCAAAGGAAAATACAGTATTGAATTTCATAGTCCTGTGGATTGGCAGGGAATTACTGTTCGGTATCATGGAATCATAAAACCTTTCATGGCTGATGCAGAAAAAGATTATTTAAAACGACTTTATAAAGTAAAAGAGCTAACCCAAAAGGTTATTGATAAAAAGAATCTAAAGGCTTTTATTGATTTGGCTCATTTATTATATGAAAAACCTTATCACACAAAAAATCCAATTACACATATAAAAAGGTATTTCAAAGTTTATCATTCCATTCATGATGGTTTACTTAGAAAGACAATGATAGCAATAGAGACAGGAGAAGTAAGGAAAAGAAAAATAGAAAAAGATACAGAATTGTTTTATATACAACAAGAAGAAGCAAAACAGTTAAAGGAAAAAGTAGATGCAGCCTTGGAGATATTTAAAAAATTAGGATGGAAGATTACCTATAAGGGAATTTTGATAAACGATACGATCTGCTGGTAAAAGAAAGGCAGCGAAAAGGAGGGCGTTCTATGTTAGATTTATCGAATATTTTTAACAAAGATATAAAAAAAGCAATTTTATCAAAAGAACAACTAGCGGAGATGCTTAAAGTAACACCGGAGGCATTAGAAGCTTTTGAAAGATCGTATCAACTTCATTCCATGAATGATTCCACAATTAGTGATAATCTTTTTAAAGTGAATGCAAAACAGGCAGCAGGTATGAATCCAAAATTAGATTTATCGGAAAAAGATATTGTCCAAGAATTGATTGACCAGATTGTAAAAGAACTTTTAGCACAAGTAGTTATGTATTCAAGAGATTAGAGAGGTATTATGAAAGATTTAATTTTAATTATTGTCAGCATATTATGGTGTATTCCTATTTTAATTTCATTTGTAATTTCCGGTTTACGAAAGAAATTAGAATCGGATCGAAATTTTTATGGAAAGGAGATTTCTCCTAAAGATATTGAATTAGTAAAAGTCAGATATAAACCAATTGATATGAAAGCTTCTGATTTTAGTGAATATAACAAAGATGGAGAGCTTCAATATTTCTACAAAAAAGGAAAGAGTCAAGATGTTGTATATGCTATATCAAAACAGGAATACGATAGATATTTTTTAGAATCAACGGTTGAATCAATTACAGCATATTATCCAGAGTTTATTTTTTCTTATCAGTCAACTAATGGATCAATGAAAGCAACCATCGAATCTTATAAACCTACAATAGAAAGATATTATAATCCGAAAGATATAGAACAATACAAGAAACTAATTGCTAAGAGATGCGAGAAACAGGTGTTTGCTAAAGTGCCTGGAAGTCATTTTGAATACAAAGATTGTAAAGGTCAAACAGTTGTACATAACATTGATATTGATACAAAAACAATGCATGGAACGATCACAGGAGAGAGTAATAAAGAATCTGGAAAATGGGATTACCTTTTCTATGATGAAAGTTGGTATCCACAAACGCAAAGAAAAAAGAATAGGTTTTTATCATTTTGTTCCAGACTCGATATGCGTAGAGCAGACAATATTTTTACATTGTATTTTACAATAGGTCTTATTTTCACTATTCGATTGATTACAGAAATGATCGTTAATCAAAATTCTATGTTAACGATGGACATGAAATTTATTTTACTTTATATGATAGCAGCTTGTCTTTGTTTGATTATTGTAATTTATTTATCAGTGACGATGAAATATATTATTGGAAAAATATTTAGTGGGGATGTATTAATTTCAAGTGTTTCTATGCTATTTACAATATATTTTATTGCAAAAGCATTTATGAGATTCGCATCAATGATTATGAGTTAAATTGCAAGAAGAGTTGAAAGAATCATTGTTAATATAACGGTACAATAAATACATCTATTGTTTTAAAAGTCTGTAAAAAATATTGTTGTAAATGATTGTTAGATGACGATGATCGTTTGATTGGGTTTTAGAAGTCTGTAAAACAGAATCATTGTCGATGATTAGCCATTTGTTGCATATTACGAACATAGTTTTAGAAGTCTGTAAAACAGAATCATTGTCGATGGTCAAATAATAAACAGACTGTGTAAAAATAAGAATTTTATCGATACTGCTCGCAAAAGCGAGAGCTGCCGTGTGGCAGCAGATTAAAATGTGAAAGGAGAAAGTTTGTGATTAAGTATTATATCGTAATCGGAATTATTTATATGATTCCATATATGGTCATGATTGGAATAAGTTGTTTAAAAGATAAATTAGAAACAGACAGAAACTTCTACGGAAAAGATATTAATCCAAAAGAAATAAAACTTATAAATGTAAGTTATGAAAAACTAAAGATTGAAAGAAAAAAATTTGAAAAATGTACAGAAATGGGTCAAATTAAATACATTTATACGCAAAATTTTGGATATGAACAATTGATATTGTCAGAGGAAGAATATAATAAGTATTTTCCAGATATGTTTGTTGATACAGCAATTGCATATTTTATAATATATAAATTTGCATATGATTCTCCAAAAGGAATGCTCGAAGCAGAAACTAAACTGATCAAACCAACAATGGAGAAAAAATATGAAGAAGATGATGTTAAAGAAGTAAAGGGACTTATTTATGAATTATGCAAAAATAAATTATTTGCTGATTTATATCGATCTGAATCATATTACAACGGAAGAACTATAACACATCGTGTATATATAAATACAAAAAAAAGAGAAGGAACGATTACAGGAAAAAGTAAGATAAAACCAGGACGATATGATTGGATGTTTTCAGACAGTAGCTGGTATCCATTAGAAACAAAAAAGAAAAAGAGAAATAAGTTTTTAGCTTTTTTTGCTTATCTAAATCCTAATAAAACGGATACAATTTTTCACGCTTATATAGCATTGGGAATATATGGAATATATTTCATTGCATGGTATAAATTATCAAAAATAATGAGTAACGGATATTATACTTTACTTCATATAGTTCTTTCATTATTTATGCTTGGCAATTTTATAAATGTGATTTATGAAAAAAATGACTATGAATATTATAAAAATACAAAAAAGGAAATATCCAAGATTCATAAATTATGTATTAAAGTTGGTAATATCATGCAAATGATTTGTGTAATACTGTTCTTATATTCAATATGGTGTATTGGGCATTAGCATAGGAAAAGAATGGAATATCAGTGAATAAGTTTTAGAAGTTTGTAAAACAGAATCATTGTCAATGCTACAAGCAAGCAATTTTATCAAAAAAGTGATTTTAGAGGTCTGTAAAACAGAATCATTGTCAATGGTCAAATAATAAACAGACTGCGTAAAAATAAGAATTTTATCGATACTGCTCGCAAAAGCGAGAGCTGCCGTGTGGCAGCAGATTATGAAAGGAGAAATTCGATGGTTAAGTATTATATTATAATTGGAATTATTTATACAATCCCCTATATAGTCACTATTGTAATAAGCGGTTTACGAAAGAAGCTAGAAACAGACAGAAATTTTTATGGAAAAACTATAGATATTCAAAAGATAGAACTTACGAATGTAAGTTATAAAAAGTTTGAAATTGCAAGAAATAATATTAAAAAGTATACAGAAATGGGAGAAATTAAATATGTATATAATCGTAGCTACGATTTTGAAGATGAACGTTTGTTATTATCTGAAAAAGAATATCAAAAATGTTTCCCAGACAAATTTGTAAAGACTACGGTTGCGTATTATATAATTTTTGAGTTTTCGTATGAGACTGATCATGGAAAAATAAAAGCAAAAATTACTCTTACAAAACCGGTAATAGAAAAAACATATAACGATAAAGATGTTGAAGAAATAAAAAAGCTTATTTATGAAGAATGCAGCAATAAAATATTTGCTAATGTAGGTACAGAAAGCAAATATAAAGATTACAAAGGACAAGAAGTCATACATTCATTACCAATAAGAACATCAACACTAGAGGGAGAGATTATAGGTGAAAGTAACAAAAGACCAGGGCAGTATGATTGGATGTTTTCAGACAGCAGTTGGTATCCAGAAGAAGCCAAAAAGAGAAATAGGTTCTTATCTTTTTGTACTTATCTCAACCCAAATAAAAGAAATTCAATATTTTTACCCTATTTTACGATTGGAATATTGGGAATAATAATCAATTGGATGTTCAATCTAATTATTAAGTAATTTTAAAATATATGAAAGGAGATAAGAAGATATGCAATTTACAACACCAGATATGAGGGAAATAACCATTTCAGATAAATCAGAAGCATGTGATTTTATAAAGGATTCATGTAAAGAATGTAATAGGAAATATGAATGTACTGGGGAAAACGCAGCATTTTGTAATCATATGAAAAATATCCTTGTAGCAAAGTACGGAGCAGCAGAAGGGTGTTTAAAAGAATCCAGAATTAGGCATAGTATGGGAGTTGCAAACTTCTTATTTGCCTATGCGAAATCTCATGACTGGAGTAAGGAAGAGACAGAAGATCTTTATTTGACTGGCTTATTACATGATATAGGATATATCGACAATCCCAAAGGTACGGATCACGGAAGATTAGGTGCAGAAATCTTGAAGAGAAATGGACTTAATGCAGAAATTTGCGAATTAATTAGTTGTCATGGAAGATTTATAGAGAACCCAAGTAGAAAGCAAGCACTTTTATGGCTTGCAGATCTATGCTTGAATCGTGATGGAGACTATATCGGATATCAAAAAAGATATGAGAGTATCAAGGAAAGATATAAGAATGATCCAGAACGTTTATTTCAAGTTTATCGGATTTTGGAATACTTGCAAATACATTTTTCGGAATACAGATAAATGGTTTGTGTTTATTATGGATTCCAAAGGATAAACTGCCGTACTACGTATAGATAAGAGGTTTTAGAGCTGTGTTAAATATGTGGATTCCAAAGGGATATAAGTATGATATCGTTCTCCCTGAACGTTTTAGAGCTGTGTTAAATATGTGGATTCCAAAGGACCAAAATATTTTGGCAGTGTGTAAAAATAAGAAAACATCGAAAAGAATCGCTATAGCGAAATCTGCTATGTGGCAGAAAATTGATAAAGATATGGTTTTACATCAATTTGATATTTCTGAAATTTTTGTTTTTGGATAAATTGTAGTCCAAAACAAAATATCTTCTAAATAAGACATAATGTTTAGAAAAGGAGATAAAATATCACGAAAAAGAGATATAAAGTAAAAATAAGGAAAAATAGAAAGTGGAATACATTTTATAGGTTACAGATTAAGTAAAAATAAGATTTTGCCGAATATATTCATATAGATGAATCTGTTATGAAACAGAAAAAAACAAAGGAATAGGAGGACAATAAGATGAGCAGAAGATTAAAAAAAATTGGCACCGCAATTTTTGATATTGTAGATTTCATAAATTTTAGATTACAAGAAACAAAAGGAAATTGTTGGATTGATCAGTTATATGACAAAGATTATTGGGGAAAAAATAATCAGTCAAAAGAAATAAACAACGAAATCAAAGAATATTTGAATAAAGGATATTCTATGGGATGTGCGGGTCGATACACACATGAACCGTTAGTAGACGTAAATGGAGAAATTGTTAAAATTCAGAATTATTTAGACCAGATGAAATTGCCATGGAATCTTTTATATCAAGACGATATTTTAGCAGTCCTTCATTATGGCTCATTCTGTTTTGTCACTCCAAAAGACTATATTACTTCAACATTATTTAAAAACTTAGATGATCAGTCCTTAATATCTTTAAAAGCAGGCAAGGGAGGAACAGCTCAAACAACACTGCCAGCAATCTTTCAAAATGAAAATTTATGTAGAAACGATCTTACATCAAATATTGATACAAAAAAACAAGAGATTCAGAATAAACAAGATGAACTTAAAAATCTGCAGAAAGAAAAAGCAGCAGAGATTGAACGAATGAAACAGGAAATTGAAGCAAAATATGCAGATACCATCTCATTAATAAATAAGAAGAAAGAAGAATTAGAATCAAAAAAAGCAGAGTTGGAAGGACAGTTATTTATATATGATACAGAGTTATATGCCATTCGTTGCTATTGGGGAGAAACTGTAACTTTTGTTCCGCTAAGAAAAGGGAAACATGCAAATATTGAAGATCCAGTTGTCCTATATCAAAAAATCCGATTTTTAAATGAAGAATTGGGAAGATATGCAGCAATTTATGATTTGGATGGATCAAAATATAGTAAACATACATTTGAGGGATTATTAAAAGTTCGAGATGATTTTATGAATATGTTTGCACCAGGTCCTAAATCTATTTCTTTAGTAAAAATCAGCAAGGATGGAACAATCCGCTGCCAGTCTGATATCCGAAATAACATGTTATCAGAATATGAATTACTTCACGGAAACACAATAGCAATTTTAATCAGGGATGGTGAGAATCTTTATATTGGATGGACAGATGATGATAAAGTCCAGGTGAAAGATGAAAATATGTTTTTGAAGCCAGAAACGAAAGAAATTGCAAATGAAGATGAAGAAAACATTCGCAATTCTCAAAAAGAAGAGATCGCCGGAAGATACTTTATTTTTGCGATATTACAGGGAATAGTTGATCAAGGGAAAATCTTAAAGCTTCCAAAGATAGGTTCTATTATGAAGTCAAATCCTTATGTAATCTATAGTATGGCAGATGGATGGTTAGAAGATGATCGGTTCGGAACACTAGAAGATATCCTAAAAAGAACAAATCATGAAGTTATGAAAAAGGGAGATACCATTTTAACTTTAATGAGGATTACAAGAGATGATAACGGCTATGGATATGGATGGAGAGGTGGTGTCTGGAACAATAATCGTGGACGTGGAGAAGCTAATCGTACTCGTGATGTATCATTGAAAGATTTCAAATTTTATAAGATAAATAAAGTGGATAAAACCGAATATTATGATGTATTTATGAGAAAATATCCTCTTGATATCGAGTTTGAAACCATTGAAACGCCAATTAGACCGAATATTACAAACATAGAACATGTTATCAAAAAGTCTACCTGTTTATGGGATGAAATGGAATTAGAAAAAAAAGAAATTCGAATATTAAATAATCGGCTTACTGGATTCACACTTTATGATGAGCATGATCCAACAATAAAACAGGTAATGGAGAGAGAAAATGCAGTATCAGATACAGAAGCATTAGAAAAATTTCTACCAAAAAACTATAGATTTGAGACAAAAGATGAAACATATTATGATCCCACAAGTAGGTCTATGAAAGGATATCATCAATCTTTGGATCATGTTGCAAATAGTGTTACAGAATACCAGTATTTTATTTCTGAACGTAAAAAATATACGGTAAATTCTACTGCAAATATGGAAATCAGGGAAGGAGAATACCTTGATATGACATATTTAAACAGTATTTTAATCCGATATGTGATTCGAACCAAAAAGGTTGGAAATGTATATATTGGTGGTACGAAGATTCAGTTTGCAGATATTATTCCGTATTTGAATAAGGCACTCGAATTTTTAGAAGAAAGAGAAAAGACAGAAGCAGCATTATTAAGACTGCATATGGACTTATATGAAAACTGGCAGGTAGATGTATCAAGATGGAGATTAGAACATCATTATCATGAGTTGACTGAAACAAGAGCGAAGAAATTTGCCAAAGAATTTGCAAGATAAGTTAATTCGGATATCTCTTATAAACGTTAATGTTTATGACAAAAAATGTATCAAAATATTACAATAACTTCAATAATTTTATCAAAATAGGAAAAGTAGAAGTAAAAATATATTGAAACCGCTCGTCGTTACGAGATTTGCAAGATCGCAAAAAGTAAACAATATAAAATATCATAAGAAAAGAGGAATGTTTGATGCATATTGTAGAATCAGGTAAAAGATATAGAATTTTTAATAATGCGATTACCACGTACGATCAACTACCACCAAAAACTTATCGGGTGGATTATGATCCAGATACAAGAACTTTTTCTTTGCTAGAAGCACACGATTTTGAGATTCCAGAAACAAAAATTTATGGTCAACATTTAGATAAAGTCAAGAAAGTGTTGAATGCCATGGATAAGATGAATCGAAATCTTGGAGTGATTTTAAGTGGAGATAAAGGAATTGGAAAGTCACTTTTTTCTAAGTGTTTAGGATTGAAAGCAAGAAAAAAAGGGATACCTGTTATATTGGTTAATGAATATAATGAGGGAATCGCAAACTTTCTTGAAGAAATTGAGCAAACAGTCATGATACTGTTTGATGAATACGATAAGACTTTTAACGATAAGAAATATAATTGTCAAGCAGAGATGCTATCTTTATTTGACGGAGTAAGTGCAGGAAAGAAACTGTTTGTGATTACATGTAATGAGATTCAAAGTTTAAGTCAATATTTGATAAATCGTCCTGGAAGATTTCATTATCATTTCAGATTTTTATATCCAACAGCAGATGAAATTCGTGCTTATATGGAAGATAAATTAGACAAGCAATATTATGATGAGATTGAAAATGTGATTGCGTTCAGTGTACGGATGAATCTTAACTACGACTGTTTACGGTCCATTGCTTTCGAACTAAATACTGGATCAAAATTTCAGGAAGCTATTAATGATCTTAATATTATAAGAACAGATGAGTATAAAGAGATAAAAATTGTTGTGGAATTCGAAAATCAAGCAACTTTGACTGGAGAAATAGGAGAGGACCAACTATATGATAAAACATTTACGGGGATGAGTGTATATCTTCCAGATAATATTCGCCCATCATCTTGTATTGGTGTTCGTGTTGGTGATCTTCCAATGGATTTTTCAGACAATTATATTGATAATGATAAAAGAATGTTAATGTTTCATATCACAAATCCAGAGCCAGAGTATGATAGAGATTATACACATGAAGTACCTGATGAAGAGAAAATAGAACAAGATAAGAAGATTACGGATATTTTAGACAAATTATATATTGGACAGAAAATCAAACGTATTTATGTAGCACAGAGTGATCAAAAGGATAAATTTAGGTTTTTCTAAGAATATTATTTAGATGATTGTAAGTATAATTACTGAAAATGGTCTATACGATTAAAGAAACGGAATCATTGTCAATGAAAGGCGGCAAACCCCAGCTCTCTACTGCCGTTTTAGAAGACTGTAAAACAGAACCATCGTCAATGGTCAAATAAGCAGTTTGTGTAAAAATAAGAAAGCATCGAAATAATTCGCAAAGGCGAAATCTGCTGGTAGCAGAAAATTAATTGATCCTAATTAAAAATATAAGGAACGGAGGTGCTTATTGTGAAAACAAAAAAAGAAATAGAAAAGATGATCGATGAATTATGTCAGTTAGATCAGGCAATTCAGGACGGAAGAAAAATTGCAAAGACAAGTCTTTGCAAAGAAGCAGCGGAAGTATTAAAAACTGTCTTTCATATTCAAAATCAAGAACATAAAACGATTATAAGAGATGAATCAAAAATTAAGGCCAATGAAGTAGAAAAGAAAAGAAGCGGAAAATGGATCAAAACAATGAAACCATTAAAGAAGTTCTATGAAAAATATGGTGAAAGAGTGTATGTTACTGGATTTGGAGTCGGATATAGCACTGATATGCCATGTATATTAAAAATTGAGCAGGCATCTATTGATAAAGGTCTCGGAGATTATTTTGTTTATAAATATTTAGAACTGAACGATGGAAGTTGTATTGCACAGATAGATATTTCTTGCATTATCTTAAAAACGTGGCCTAAAAAATTCAGTTGTGCAGATGTGACAAAAGAAGTTGATCAGATGTTAGAGAAGAATAGATGTTCTTGAAATAAGCTGACAAAAGAAAACAAGGAAAAGGACGTGATGTGACGTGAATGAATGCGAACTTGTAAAAAAGATCCTGAACCACATGAATGCAGAAGATTATAAAATCCTTATTAATAAAGTGTGGTTTCGTGGCTTTTGGGTTCCTGGAATCGCTAATCAGCGGAGCGATAAGAAATGGAGGCCCAAAGTTGAATTTATTAATAACGATGTCGTTTTAAATAGAAAAATCCGAAAAGGTGGCAAACATAATTATGAGCTATTGATTGAAGCAATGATAAAAATGGCAGAGGATCGGAATGATGAAACATATTTATTATATAACGTAGTGAAATGGATAACAGATCCAGATTCCCATGAAGAAATTGAGGAATATTTCAACCAATTAGAAAATCAACCAAAAGACGATACAAAAAACGATTCAGAAGAAATAAAAGAAACTTCTAAAAATAAGAATGCTTCTATTCAGGATGATTTATTAAAAAAAGAAAATGAGAAGTTAAAAGCGGAAATAGATAATTGGAAAAATCGTGGAAAGAAATATAAAGAAAACATTCAGAATTTAAAAATTAAATGCAGTAACCTGGAACAAGAAAATAACAGAGTTAAGAAAGAAAATGGAAGATTGATCAGAGAAAACGAAAAGACAAAACAAGGGAAAGATACTGCAGTAAAAGAATATAATGACAGAATCATTGCATTAAGTGTTGAAAACAGCAAATTAAAAGAGAAAATAAGAGGAAAATATAAGCCTAAGAAGAACATTGTTTTATCAAAAACATCAGGAGTTTCAGATCCGAAAGTATTATGTGTTACAAAGAATCCGGCAGATGTTTTGATCAAAGGATATAATATCTATTTTCTAACGGATCTTGAAGAGTTAAATAAAAAGATTTATACAGAAACAGTGTTTGATCAAATCTGGTACATCAGAAGCGGGCTTACACATGCAGATTTAATCAAGGTTGCAGAAAAGTATGCTAACCAGAAAATATTACAGGCTAGGGACTGGAAAGCATTACAAAAGAAATTACAAGGAGGGGACAGGCTATGAATCAGGAAGATATGCAGATTATAGGGACACTGGCACTTGAAAAAGATACAAAAAGAAAAGGTGTGTTTATCAATACAAAGTCAGCAATACAGTATGTTGTTAAGTCAATGATGAGCGACTATAAATCAGATAAATTATTTACTGGATATATGAATTCATTTGAGAATGATCAGAAATTTGATGATGAATATCGTTCAGATGAAGAAAGGGTAGAAAAGTTCTGGGATCATATCTATGACAAATTGTTTATCTATAATTTCAAAGCAAATGATGGCGAATTTGAAAGAATGACAAAAGTTCATCTTGTTAATAAGCCAGTAAAATTTAACGAAGATGAATATTTTAAAGGAGTTCCGGTGTTTTCTGCTGCTACAGATGAGATCGTAAGAGAATGGGAACTGGAAAGTCAGTGGAGCTTATACAGAAACTATAATACATTAGATGAATTTTGTGATTGTATCAAAGCAAAACAGCCATTAGGAAGTACCTATGGATACGATGCAACAGAGAGTCAGCCATCATTTGTAATCTGGAAAAATCAGAATCAGAAATTGTATGTGATCGGGAAGATTGCAAATTGCCGATATAATTCGCAGCGAGGATTGATCTTAGAAAAAGAAGGACAGGAACTATTGAAAATTGATATCAGTGATCAGGCAGAAAAGATTGTCTATGATGTGGATGCTAATCCAACATTAGCTTTTGTTCCGGAAACGATTTATAAACAGATTGAAGATCAAATTTTGAAAGCAGAAGTTGAAAGAACAAAAAAATTAGAGGCAAAGAAAAAAGAACCAGTAACAAAACAGAATCAGGAAAAGGCAGAGAGTTTTACAGAGACAGTTAATGATGCTCAGGAAGAATTAAAAGAGGTTAATACAAAAGAATACAGTGATGAGTTACTAATTCAGATGATGGATTATCACAGTCAGAAGAGAAACTTGTTCTATAACATGAAAGATTTTGTCAATGTACATACAGCAATCAAGTGCAGCAATCTTGTAATTCTATCCGGACTTAGTGGTACTGGGAAATCTGCTTTAGTTGAAATTTATGCAAGGGCATTAGGAATCAGAAATAACCTGGAAGATGATCGATTACTGTTTGTTCCAGTGCGACCATCTTGGAATGATGATGCCGATCTGCTTGGATATGTTGATCTGGTTCATAATGTTTATCGTCCATCAGATACCGGATTCGTTGATTTTCTGGTCAATGCACAAAAGGAAGAAAATAAAGGAAAATTATTTATTGTCTGCTTTGATGAAATGAATCTTGCAAGAGTTGAACATTATTTCAGCCAGTTCTTATCATTATTAGAACGTCCAGAAAATCAGAGAGAATTACAATTATATGATAGTCAGTATGCCGGACAGTTATATAATTCAGCAACATATCCAAGCAAGATTATCATCGGGGATAATATCCGATTTATTGGAACAGTTAACATCGATGAATCTACATATCATTTTTCTGATAAGGTACTGGATCGTGCTAATGTAATTGAATTAGATGTTCTGGATTATTCGAAAGAATGGACAAAGAAGCAATATGCAAGTCTGATCACACCAACATGGTCTAAAGATGAATATGATGCGTTAATCAATAAAGATGTTGATATTAAAGCAGATAAGGTGCAAGAATTATTGTGGGAAATTCACCAGCTTTTACAGTCAGCCAGTGCTAAATATGGAGTCGGACCACGAATTGTAAAAGCTATTAAAATGTACATCAATAATCTTCCTAAGACAGAGATTAATGGATTTAATAAAGGTGTAGCATTAGATTATCAGATTGCACAGAGAATATTAACAAAGGTTCGCGGACCAGAAATTCAGATTGGGCGACTGCTGAATGGAAAAAGTAATACAGGATTTAATCAAATCTTTGATAAATATAGCGAGCTATCAGATTTTAAGAAATGTAGAAAAGTAATCAGCGAAAAACAAAAGGAGTTAGGGGCATATGGATATTGTATCTAGGACTCCATTTACCTTAAAACTTATCCAACGCTTTCCTGGTTATAAGGAAAGTGTTGGTTCTAAGTTCAGTATGAATGAACGTGATATATGGGAAAATGGATTTTATACTTTGGCAGCAGAAGAAAATGAGACATTAGAAGTATTATTTGATTCAGCAGATAAAAACGCAAGGTTATATCTGGAAGCATTGGATGTCATGCCATATGATGATAAGAACCTGTTTGAAGATGAAGAGGGACGGTTATATCGTACCGTATCACCAGAAAGTTTTTTATTATGTTCCAGCGACAGCACAACAGATACATTAAGGGTTGACTCTTTTAAAATGTCAATTTACTGCAATGAAAAATGGTATTATGGGGTGCTAAACATCCTGCCCAAAGCAATGTCTAAAAAAGAATGGAAAATGATGAAAGATGATCTGGAAAAAGAAGTTCGTGGACTAGCTCAGGACATTATTCAGAAAAATATTGGAATTGGTAATAAAAACATAAAAATTCCTCCACGAATTCTATATGATTTCATGATTCTGAAAAAGTATTCAAAACGTGTGATCATGGCTTTAATGAATATTGCTGAAAATCCAAAATGCGAGATTGTTACGGAATATGAAAATGTATCTTTACAGAAGAACAATGAACGTAATTTTGATGCAGCAACCATGAGAAGATACGCAACAAGATCTGGATGCGATGCCAGATGGAAGATTCCAGTCAAAAGGACATGTTATGACATTCAGGAAAATCGCTTATTAAAAAATATGCTCCAGGAATACGATGATAAACTGGTAGAATTTATTGCTATTCTTGATAATGCGGAATCTTTTAATATGGAAGAAGAAAGTAACAAAGAAATGCTTTTAGAATTTCGAGAAACAGCAGAAAAATTAAAAAAGGTAACTGCAATCTTAAAAGCTCAGGAATGGTTTGGAAAAGTTGGAAAACTATCCGGACCTTATATTCCACATTCATTTATTCTTGATACACGCTACAATACCATTTATCAGATGCATATGGAATTAAAGCAGAATGAAGTACAGATTCATTTGAATCCAGAATTTGATTATACATGGAAGAGAAGCAGCTATCTGTATGAAATGTGGTGTTTTTTCAAAGTATGTCATTTTTGCTTTGAAAAATTAGATCTGGAATATTCTGATTGGAATTTTGATCTAAAAGGTGAAGTATTTTTTCCGTTTTTAAAAGAAGGTACTATGGTCCGCTTTTCAAACCCGGTAATCAGGGTTGATGTGGTTTATGATCAATGTTTGCCATTAGAGAAAGAAGCTACGGATATCAATCACCCATTATACATTGCAAAGCAGCATGGGGATCGCAGGAATCATAACCGCCCGGATATTGTACTTAATGTATATGACAATGAGCGAAATGTTTATCTTGGCAGTATTATTCTGGAATGTAAATACAGAAAACTTCATTCATTTTGGAGTGAGGATTCCACACGATCAAGTAGAGGACAGTTAGAAGCTTATTATAATAATGCAAGATCTTCTCATTTATTAGCAGGATTAGGAGAGTCATTTAACATCCGGCCGATTAGTAAAGTATTGGCATTATCTCCGGATGATCGGGCAGATGGACTAGAACAGGAAGACTTTGGAATTGAAATTAAGACCTTTAAGCCAACAGAAGATGGACGAGAAGAACATATCAATCAATGGATTTTTGAAGAAATAGTTAATTTGGAGAAACGATATGATAAATTTTGGAGAATCATATGGCCAGATGAACAGGCGGAGGTGCATTTCGTATGAAAGAAAAAGAATTTGAAAGACGATTAGATAAAAAGATTCAAGATCATGCGAAAATCATGTCGGATGAAAAACGGAAAAAGATACATACAGATTATGCCAAGAACCATAGTCAAAATGAACTATTTGCCGTGTGTATCGAGGAAATGAGCGAATTAACGAAACATTTAACAAAGATCATGCGAGGAAAAGAGTCAATGAGAAATAATGCAGGATGCATTGAGGAAATGGCAGATGTTCAAATTTGTTTGAATACACTGCAATTATATTTGGACCTTTCTGAATCTGATTTCAATTATGCAATCGATGTTAAGCTTGAGAGATATAACAGTAGGAAGTGATCTGATGAGTAAAGATAAAAAAGAAAAGAAACGAAAAAAACGAATGAAAAAAGTCATAGCATACATTATAGCTGCAATCCTGATTATAGCTTTCAATGTTTTGTATTTGAGCAGATATTTCTTGGGAGTGTATATCAATTATAAAAGAAATGATTGGGAAACTGATCGAAATTTTTATGCAAAGAATATCAAATTGGATGGTATTAAATTAGATAAGAACGGTTCAAAACAATTTATTTATTCTTCAAAGAAATTTAAGAAGGGGAAGGCAAATGGAAAAGTATTTTACTATGTAACACATAACGGAAATAAGATTTATGCAAGTATAAAAGATTACAAAAAATATGTGGCTAATTGTGATGAAGTAACTATGTATGCAAAGGATTGTCAATATTCTTATCAATCTGATAAAGGGAAGATTAATGCAACAATGACAGGTAATCAGATTCATTTTTATCCAGTAAGTTTTTCAAAAGAAGAATTGAAGAAGATGAAAATAGATATTTGGGAAAAGTGTAAAAATAAAATCTTTGTGAATGAATATGGAACAGATTCACATAATCATGTCATTTATCATGACTGGAAGAAACAGAAAGTTTGTACCAATTTCTTAATAAAGAACAATGAAACAAATACATATGGAAAAGTAAAGGGAGAGAGTCTGATTACGCCGGGAAAATATGATAGATTATATCCAGATTCCGACATGTATTCTATAGATAAAGTAGAAAAATATGATTGGAAAGACAAGATGATGAATGAGGCAGCAGATTTATATTACAACAAAAAAGGAGAAAAATCTGGTTATTTTACTCTTTATGGTATGATTCTCTTTGTATTTTTAGTTCTCTTAGATCTTGTTTATACAGTTATCCTTGGAATTCCTCTCGGAGTGCTTTTCTTGATTTTTGATTGGTAATTTGAGAATAAAGTAAAAGATAGGAGAAAAAATGAAAAAAATATGGATAAAATATACACTGATCATCTTGTTCTTACTCCCATTAATTACGATGATAGTAATTAATCTTAACAGAGATAAGTTAGAAAATGATCGTAATTTTTATGGTAAAGAATGTTCAGTAGATCAATTAAAAGTAACTAAAAATGGATATGAGAAATATGAATGTAATGTCAAAAACATTACGAAAAAGAAGGAATTAGGAGAGATAAAGTATGACTATGCAGATAATGTTACACAATTTGAATTAACAGCTGCAGAGTATGAAAAATATGCAAAAGGAGTGGATGTTTTTTATATATACACTCCAGAATGTGAGCTAAAATACAAATCAAACAATGGAATTTTAACTGCTGCTTTTTCAGGAAAAGAAGAATATCTGTATCCGCATAGATTTACAGAAAATGAAATGGAAGGATTTAAGAATGTAGTAATAGAAAACAGTAAAGATAAGATATTTGCAACATATGCTTTTGAAGCTCCTTTTGGAGCTGGTCAAACATCTGAGGGTATGCCAAAATATCAGGACAAAAAAGGACGAAAATTAACTTCCGATTTTTCAGTTTCCTTAAAGTCTGCTGATGGATTTATCGAAGGAGAAAGCATAATTAAATCAGGGAAATATGATCAATTATTTGAAGATAAAGATTTTTATCAAAAAAGTACAACAAAAATGACTGGATTAGTAGACAAGTTCTTACTTTTTTCAGCTCGGTTGAATAAAAATTATCCAGATAGTGATGTGAATTCGTATTTTGCAATCTTATTTTCCATTTTGTTTGGATATGTATATTGTTTCAAAAAACGTGATATTGGTTTAATAGCATATGCTATTTTAGCACTATATTGTATGTTAACAGAATTTGACAGCCCAACAACACACGTAATAATTTTTGGAGCTTTTGCTATGGCATTATTATGGAATTCGAGATCAGAAGAGGCAGAGGAAGGAGAAGAAAATGCAGAAAAATAGCAACGTAGCGATATTTGCAATCCGTCCAGAGTATGCAAAAAGCATTCTGGACGGAACAAAAAAATATGAATACCGAAAAGTGGCTTGCAAAAAGCCAATCGAGAAAATGTTAATTTATGCAACCGCTCCCATAATGCAGGTTGTTGGAGAAGCTGATATTAGAGAGGTTCTAGTTGATGATCCGGAAGAAATCTGGAATCGAACAAATGAGTTTTCAGGAATTACTAAGGATTTTTTTGATACATATTATAAGGGTAGAAATAAAGCTGTGGCATACAAAGTAGAGAATGTAAAAAAGTACATACAACCTAAAACATTAGAGGATTTTGGAGTTAGTCATGCTCCGCAATCGTTTGTGTATGTATGATAATTAAGAAAGGTATGGTCTGATTGATTAAAGAGAATAATATCAAAGAATATGAAGAGATAAAAGAAAAAACTAAAATTCGAACTTCATTGGAGATAGCTGCATGTTTGTTGTGCAGCAAGGTAGCAACACCTGCTTTTATTTCTAATATGGTAGATTTAGATGAGTTAGATATTGCTGAAAATAATACAGAAGACTATTATAAAATCAACCTCCCAGAGAGCACACCAATGATGAGATATTAAAAATATAAAAGACCAGCAATGTAATATTGCTGGTCTTTTACAGTTATTATTATATGAGCTAAAATATATTAATAGTTCCTTTCTAAATATTACTATAATTAATATACTTTGTCAAATCATCAAGAAAATAAATATAATTTCTAAAAAATGTAGAAGATTAGATGATAAAATGTTAAAATATAGATATATAAAATTAATAAAGGGCAATTGAAAAGGTATAAAGAAAGGGGAATTATATGCAATTATCAAAATTATGTTTAGCAACAAAAAAATTTTTGTCTGCAATGGTTATTACAACAACAGTCTTATCAACAACACCAATCCAAACGATTAATTTCAAAAAAAGCGAAACTAATGTATCCGCAGCAACTAAAAAAGAAGTGCAAAGTCCAAGGATTATTGAAGACAATTATTCAGACTCTACACAAAATGTTACGTGGGATTGTATTTATTTTGGAAGCTATCCGCAAACGGAAATTGTAGATAAACCAGAATCAAGCGGTACACATCAAAAAATATGGGAAACAAAAGAAGATTATGAAGTTGATTCAACAATATATTCAAAATTAAAAAATTCAACTGAATGGGATGATAATGGGGATTTATCTATTGATGGAAAAAAATATCGAAGAATAAATATGAAAAATGCGACATATAGTTCAAATGAACAAGGTTGTTATCGATGGAATGACGAAGATACGTATCATTATTTTCGTTATGATAAAATAAAATGGAGAGTATTAGAAGTCAATGGAAATACAGCATTTTTATTAGCTGATAAAGTGTTAGATGCACAAAAATACAATAATAAAATAGAATCTATAACATGGAGCAGTAGCACTATTAGAAGTTGGTTGAATGGGTATGATTCCATGGAAAATTCACAAAAAAAAGATTATACAAAAGTAAATTTTAAAAATGAGGCATTTTCGAATGAAGAAGCAGCAGCAATTGAGAAGAAAGAAGTAACTGATAATACAGATCAAACAGAAAGCAAGAACGATACAAAAGATCAAATCTTTTTGTTGTCAAAAGAAGAAACTTCAAATAATAAAGCAAAAAATTATGGATTTCTTAGTAATGGATCAGGATATGATAATGCTAGAAAATGTAAAAGTAGTACCTATGCGAAAGCAATGGGAACTTTATCTAATTTCATGTTGCATGATCATGGAAATTGTTTATGGTGGTTACGTACTCCAGGAATTAATTCTTATTATGCATCAGATATAGATTATTATGGATATTCTGGCGGAGGTGTTCCTATTGAAGCTGGATCTGTAGGTGTTCGGCCAGCCTTAAAAATGGATCTTTCTAATACTGATTTATGGTCTTATGCTGGAACAATATCTTGTAATAATACGAATAACGAAAACAAAAAATATGATCTGGAACAAATACAATTAGTAGATGCAAATAATAAACAAGTTTCTGAAAGCTCGGATGAATATAAAAGAATTATATATCTTGCATTAGCAAAATTTGTTTACAATAAGGATATAGATAAAAATATAGGAAAATCAATTCATGATATAATGATTAGTAATGATACAATATATTATGATTATAAAATACAAGATAAAAAGTTTAAAAGTGTAAAAAAATATGACGAGCCTTTATGGAAAGGTTCAAAGTTGACATATCGACAATTTTATAATTCTTTTGTTGGAGATTGGAAGATAATAGATTATGAAAATGACAATGAAGATGTATCTACTGATAAAAAAAATACAGGATTTGTTGGAACAGCTTTTCAAAATGGAAATGACATTATTATTTCATATACAGGAAGCGAAGGATTAGATGTCACTTTAGATAAATATGGAAACATATCACTCAGACCAGACTGGGATACAGATATGTCGTTTGCATTATATAATGAATTATCAGAACAGTTTGATAAGGCAGAACAATTTTATAAAAAGATTCGAGAAAAATATCCTAATGCAAATATCAGTTTTACAGGACATTCATTAGGTGGTGCATTGGCAGGATATGAAGGGATATTAACAGGAAAAAGAGCATGGACATTTGATAGTGCAGTAGGGTATGTAACTGATCTTACATATATGTATAAAGCAGAAGAAATAAAAAATTTTGAGGGAATTGATAAAACCAGTGTAGTAAATTTTACAGACCAAAAAAGTAAATATACACTTTCTGATATTATTCAACATACATGTCAAGATAGTTATAAATTAGTTGAAAACAAAACAGCTAATAATGAGGTATATGAAGATAATAGTATATGGGGTGATAAAAATACGCCAGCAAGTGGGTATACGCATAAAATTTTAACATCATTAGAAGAAGTAAATAATAACAAAATAAAGTTTACTAAAACAACAACATATGTTCCACAATATGTATTTTCTAAAAAGATAAAAAATAATTTCTTTTCATCTAATTTATATGAAATACTTTCTAATTTAAAAAAACCAGAAGAAATACCTAGTAAAATATTAATAACAGCTATAAAAGGATGGTTAATTCCAAAAGGTAGAGTTATGGTTGGAACAAGCAAAAATGATACGATTACTGCACCAATAAACTTTAATGTTAGTGATATATTGAAAGTAAATACTACTATATATGGTGGAAATGGTACAGATGATTTAACGGGATCTTCTGGAAATGATTGTATTATTGCAGGTAAATTAGGGAATAAAAAATTAGATGGACAAACAGGAGAAGATATTTATTTAATTAACCCTAATGAGGGGAAAGATATTACAATTCACGATTGTTTAGGAATTAATACAATTAAATTAGATGGATATGATAATTTAAAGTTATCTGACATAACATTTATGGGAAAAGATACTATGTATATTGCTAAAACAAAACAAACAATTAATTTGAAACGTATATTTGTAAATTTGTCCAAATTTAATGTATTGTTAAATAATAAAACCTATACTTGGGAAGAACTTCAAAAAAATACATTAAATATGAATTCGCAAAAAGTACGTTCTTCAAATTATAAAACAACATCTAATGAAATTAATAAAATTCAAGTAATAGAAATTGATGGAAAAGCTAAACTACATATTTATGATAAAAATGGAAAATTAGTTGATACATTTTCCAATATAGAAGATTGTACAAAAAATATATATAAAAATTATGGATATTTTTATACTTATAATAGTAAAAATAAGGCTAGATTGATTGCATATTTAGTAGATGGATATACGATTAAAGTTGAAGGAAAAGAGAAAGTAAATATTGCTACAGCTTTAGCAACAAATCCTGAAATAGATGAAGCTGATATTAAAAAAGATATTGATTTAAAAGAAGGAGATATTGATTTAGTACAAAAAGATAACAGTATAAAAATAGAACAAAAAAAAGAAACAGACAATAAAAAAAGTACACAACAAACTAAGAAAACTGTTAAGAAAATAGTAATTAAAGGAATTTCTAAGCAAATTGCTGCTGGCAAATCCATCAAATTAATAACAAGCATTTTACCGAAAAATGCAAAAAACAAATTAGTTACTTGGAAAACAAGTAATAAAAAAGTTGCGACAGTAGATAAAAATGGTGTTGTGAAGGTTAATAAAAAGGCAGCAGGTAAAACAGTAACAATTACAGCCATTGCTAAGGATGGAAGTAATAAAAAGGCAACCTATAAGATTAAAGTTATGAAAGGTTCTGTTAAGAGTATTTCCATTAAAGGAAAGAAAACAGTGAAGGCTGGTAAAACTTTAAAATTGACAGCAAAGGTAAAAGCTTCAAAAGGAGCAAACAAGAAACTGATCTGGAAGAGTAGCAATACAAAATATGCCACTGTATCATCTTCTGGTAAAGTAATAGCCAAGAAAACAGGAAAGAAGAAAACTGTAATAATTACAGTAATGTCTACGGATGGTACCAACAAAAAGAAAACTGTAAAAATTAAAATTAAATAAGCTATTTCGTTTCCCCTTTTTTAAAATTAACTATTCTTATAATGTAGGGAAAAATTAAGATTAAGAAAGAGGAAAATAATGAAATTTGAAGAAGCAATCAAAATGGTTGGGAAACAGTATATTCAGGAGGAAATTAAATGTAGAGAAGAAAATGATATAACGATTAAATTACCGGTTCGATTTAAAATTAGGATGTGGTGGATGTTTAAAAAAGAAAAATTTAAATCATATTATCTATAATTTTTTATGGATCATTGCAATATGCAATGGTCCATTTTTTTTAGTGAAATACATTGATAAAACAATAAAATTATGATAATATAAAATTGTATTTTTTATCAGATTCCCAAAACAGGAGAAGTGGGACTTTTTATAGAAAATACTTAAAAAGAAACTTAATAACTTTTATTTATAAAAGGGTACAAATTTAACAGACGAAAGGTCTGTTTTTTTTGTGCCCTTTTTTACGTTAAGAAAGGAGAGAAGAGGATGGATGAATTCTTAAACATGGTTGAATCATTTTGTAACAATGGTGGTTTTTTGCAAATCGGATTACGAGATCCAGAAACTCTAAGAGTATATGCAGAAACAGCTCATAATCTTAGGAGAAGCAATAAAACATTGTCGCATGATGAAAAAATGATACTGACACGTATTGAGGTTATTTTTTGTGGAGCATATGGAGACATTGATCGTCAGATTATTGATATAGCTGCCAGCTTGCAACACAAAGACAATGATTTAAAAGGGTATTTAAGATGTTTTTATGAAAAAGAAGGCATCAATATGAAATACCGAAGTAAGTCGTTTATTCAATCCTGTTTAGATGGGGAATCTGTTCTAGCTGATTTAGATGATTGGATCAAATATTGGCAGACTCATAGTACAGGAAAGATACTTATGGATTTTTTAGGATTAGATCCGACAGAATACCGTAAATGGGCAGAAAGTAATAATCAAAAAAATAATGATCGAGATTTTTGGATCGAGGTAATAGAAAGTCGAACAATTAGGAGGAAAAAAGTATGTTAAAACTGACTGATCAAGGAAGGAAAGAGGTAAGTAACTTTGTTCAGAAATGTGAGGAATTCCGGAAGGAACTTCTGGAAACCGGCAGAGATACAGGACATATTGGACCGCCAGATGCGGGAACTGTTGAGAAATATGCAGTGCAAAAAGGTTCAGTAAATGGTGTTTATGAAGAAAGCTGGCATGTAGCTGATAACTATTGTCTTCGCATTATATTATACGTTAATAAAGATTTTATTGAATTATGAGAAAGGAGAATGATTAAGATGCTAAACGATTTAGTATATTTAGTTGCATTTATGTCTGTTTTTTTTATTGGTTTAGGAACGGTAACTCTGGCAGTAGAGAAAATACCATTTCTACACAAAATGACAATCCGACTTATTAATGCAATGACATTTAATGAAAATGATAAGATCCCGGAAGATTGGGATGGAAAGGATGAAGAATGAAGAAACAAGCAAGAGACATTGCAAAAACAAGTAATGGGAAGGTAGTGTTAGTTGCAGCGGATGAGCTGAAAGTAACATCATCCTTTTATGGAAGTATTTTTGCAGAAAAAGAGAAAATTAATGGTAAAACTGAGTATTCAAAGATTCCAATTTCATTATTAGAGGTTGGAGGGAGTAAAAAGAATGTAACATTTTATCTGGATGTGGATCAGGCAGAATATCTATATGAATTTGCCAAATCATTTGGGGATTGTAGTTACAGTTCATGCAAAAAAAATGAAGCTCAGAAGTTAAAGCGTACTTTATTGGTAAGACGACAGAGTTTCTATAACAATCAGCCTAAAAAATATCCATGGTATTTGGAAATTGAGGTTACTAAAAATGAAAAGAAAGAAAAAAGCTGTATCAATATGACAGATGAAGGATTTTTTACTTTTATGAATCGGATTCATCGTTTTATTGATTGTTTTGTTACCGCATATAGTACAAACATCATGAAAATGAAGTTTAATAATGAACAAAATTGGAAACAAAATAAGAATTAGCAGAAAGGAGTAAACAATGTCATACAGTGCATTGTATCGGAAATTCCGTCCGCAAACGTTTGATGAAGTAAAAGGGCAAGATCACATTGTTACGACACTGAAAAACCAGATTCGTAATCATCGTTTAGGTCATGCTTATTTATTTTGTGGAACAAGAGGTACTGGAAAAACAACCGTCGCAAAGATTTTGGCAAAAGCAGTAAACTGTGAGCATCCTATTGATGGAGAACCATGTGGAGAATGTGAGACATGTAAATCAATCACAGAAGGATCATCTTTGAATGTAATCGAGATTGATGCAGCTTCTAATAATGGCGTTGATAATATTCGAGAGATTAAGGAGCAGGTACAGTATTCGCCAGCAACAGGTAAATACAAAGTCTATATCATTGATGAAGTACATATGCTTTCCATCGGAGCCTTTAATGCTTTATTAAAAACATTGGAAGAACCACCGAAGTATGTCATTTTTATTTTGGCCACGACAGAAGTTCATAAGATTCCTATCACTATCTTATCAAGATGTCAGAGATATGATTTCCATCGTATTACATCAAATGTTATAAAAAAACAATTGATTGACCTTACCAATCAAGAAAAGGTAGAAGCAGAAGATAAAGCTTTGGAATATATCGCACGAATAGCAGATGGTTCCATGAGAGATGCGTTAAGCCTTCTGGATCAGTGCATTGCCTTTAATTTGGGCAAGAAATTGACGTATGATGCTACGTTAGATGTACTGGGAACAGTAGATATTCAGGTCTATAGTGAACTTTTAGATTTCATTATGGCACAGGATGTTGCGAAGGTTATGGACTTAATTGAAGATGTTGCTAGTCAAGGAAGAGAATGGTCACAATTTATCACAGATTTTTTGTGGTTTCTAAGGAATCTTTTATTAGTTGGGCAGGGAACAGATGCAGAAGAAGCATTAGAAGTATCTACTGAACAAATGAAGTTTCTACAGGAGAAAGCAAAGTTGATCGATGAAAAATTATTGATCAGGGATATTCGTATTTTATCAGCATTGTTGGAAAAATTACGTTTTGCTACAACAAAAAGAGTCTTAGTGGAAGTAGAATTAATCAAATTATGCAAGCCAGAAATAGAGATGAAGAATACTGATCTTGCTGAAAAAGTAAAATCATTAGAAGAACAATTAAATCTCGTCATGCTGCAATTAAAGAAAAAAGAAAAAACAAAAGAAGAGAAAAATACTAAGAAACTACCGGAACAAAAATCAGGGCAGGAAGAACAAATAAGAAAATCTATAGAAAGACTTCCAGAAATGATTCGTTATTGTTTAAAAAGAGCTGAGTTAAAGTTCGATGAAAAAGAAAAGGCAACAACGTTTACTTTTCCAGAGGAATGTATCCTTGAAAAACAATATGTCATTGATCATAAAGAGTTGATTGAAAAATCTGTTCATGCACAGATCATTGTGTGAATCATAGAAAAAGAGGATAAAAATGAAAAGAAAAGTTGAACTATTATTAATGGCAATGGCACTTATTGTGTTGGCCATTATTTTTTTACAAGAAACAACAACAAAATGTGTATTACTTGTGGTACTGATCGTGCTGCAAGTGATCACTGAGAAAGAAATTAAAGAAAATTAAAGGAGAATTTTATTATGAAAATTGATAGAAAATTATTTGAAGCAGCACTGCAGATTGCAAAAAAAGGTATTTCAAAGAAAGCAGATATAACATCTAAAACTCTGGTAGAAATCAAAAATTCAGGAATTTCTCTTGTTGGTATGAATGATGGAATGTCTGTTATTACCAATATGCCACCAAATAGTTTCGTTTTTGAAGAAACTGAGGAAAAGAAGTTTTTAGTAGATCCTTCATTTATGATGGATTTGTTAAAACAGCTTCCAAAATCTGTAACAGAAGTTGAGTTTGATGCCGAAAATGGTCTTGTTTTAAGATATGAGAAATCTGAATTCAAGCTTGAGACAATTGAAGGAGCAGATATGTTTCCAATGCCTACTAAGAAAGGGGTAGATGAAAACTTTGTTACGATCGAAGCGAATGATTTACGTCGCATGGTTCGTGCCACTGCATTTGTATCAGTACGAAAAGATGATTCTGTATCTGTAGGACAAGAAGCAATGAAATGTCTTGCAATTCATTGTGCAAAAGATGATATTAAAATTTATGCAGCAAATCCTTATCTTTTTTCAAGTTGTTTAAAAACACATGAAAATAATGGTGCTGATTTCAATGTATTGATTTATGCAGAAGATATTAATGAAGCAATCAACGCATTTCAGAATAAAGAAATTCAGATTTTTGCGGATGATAAATTCATGTATCTAGCAGATGATTATACTTTTATTTCACTCCGTATTGTAAATGCAAAGGAACTTACAATCAATACTACTTTAAAGAAAATAGAAACTAATAAAGATCTGACAAAAGTTAACGTAGCTAAAAATCTGATTTTAGGAACTATTAAACGTGCATGTTTATTATCAACGGATCGAAAAATGATTCGTATTTTGTTAAAAGCAAACAAAGAAACGAATTTATTAAATATCCAGGGCAAGAGTGATAGAGGATCTATTAATGAAGATATTGAAGCAATCATTGATGGAAAAGATGCGGAGATTTGCCTTAATGGAAGCTATTTATTAGAAGTTTTGAATGCCATGGATTGTGAAAATACGGAGATTAGATTTGATGCAGCAGATGAAAGGATTCCAATGCTTGTAAAAAATGGAGATGATGAAGTAGTTACAGATTCCACTTATGCTATTGCATTATTAAAAAGGAAATAGGAAAGTCCTAAAGAAAAAATGATGAATGAGAATAATTTAGAATAGTAGAAAGGAAAATAATATGAATAAGAATGAGTATAAAGTGAATACATATGTTTTAATTAAGAATGGTGAAATTTATGAAATTGATGAAGAAGGGTGTGTGAAGAAAGCTAAGAATGGAGAAAATGTTCCATTTTATAGAAAACGAGAAATTTCAGAAGCACTTTGTAAAATGACAAAAAGAAAATCATCAAAATTTTTACTTGTAAAAAAAGATGACTTTATTCATATGGAACAAAACGGAGGAACAGAAAAAATTTTCTGTTCCTTAATGTTTCCATTGGCAAAAAACAAACCTTCTAAATGGGTTACATTTATGGATGATCTCGTAACTCTATTACCGCAGTTAAATAAGGAATATCATGAAAATCTTAATATGATTTCACAATGCGATAAAGAGTTGACAGATTTAATGCATATGATAGAAGGATCACATGTAAATTTAATTTCTTATATTCGATATTATAGGAAAATTAGAAAAAATAGATGCCTTAGAAGAGAATGCAAAACAAATGTTGAATTAATCGATCAAATTAGAAATTCTTTAAATTTTACATTTAAAGAAATAAATACAATGAGAGGGAGTTTGTATAATGCGTATTGTCCAATCTATAACTATAGAACAGATTGGATTGTTGATCAAAATCGTTTAGCTAATACGCTTACAACACATTGCCAGTAAAGGAGAAAATCATATGAGTAATAAATTTGAAAAACATAGTGGATTTGAACATGTAAATATAAAAACATCTCAAACTCCGGTCAAAAGCAAACAGGCTTATTATGTATCAGTCTATTATAGCTTTTCACAGGAAAGTCCATTATATATGTTTGAGTCAGAAGAAGCAGCAGTTAAATTCATTAGAGAACAGTATAATGAAGAGTGGCAAATAACAATGAAAGAAAGAGAAGAGCATAATATTCCGGTTGAAGCAGATGAATTATTACGACAGATTTCAGATGATGGCCGTTTCGCTAGAATTGAACAGGTTGATTATAATAATCCATGGTTTATGGAATGGAATGTTACAACTGTATGGAATGAACCAAAAACAGAAGGTGATCCTAAAACAAATGGGATTGCTTCAAAAGATAAAGGAGAACAAAATGGGAGAATTTAATGAAGCACAGGTGGCTGCAATCAAACATAAGAAAGGACCTATGTTGGTGTTGGCTGGTGCAGGGTCAGGAAAAACTACAGTATTAACATATCGTATTAAAAACCTGATCATGAACAGAGAAGTTAATCCAAAGAACATTTTAGTGCTTACATTCACGAAGGCAGCAGCAAAGGAAATGGAAGAACGTTTCCATGGTATGATGCCTAAAAGAAATCAAGTTACATTCGGAACATTTCATAGTGTTTTTCTAAGAATTTTAGTAAAACATGGAGGCTATTCTTACAAAAATATTGTTTCGCCAAGAGTGCAGACAGATATTATTCAAAGAGCAGCTACAGAACTTGATCATTATTTAGGTTCTGGTTTCCAGGAGTGTATGGATAAGACCAAGGAAATTATTTTGAATATCGAATTGATCAAAAATCATCGAATTAAAGATGTAAAAGAGATTTCGGAAAAAGAGTTAGAATTGAAAAACATGTCTGCAGATACAGCATGGCAATTTTATCAGTATTATCAGAATTATATGCAGCAAAAGCATATGATTGATTTTACTGATATGTTACTTCTTACTTATAATCTCTTTAAAGAGAAATCGGATGTTTTGGATTATTACAGGGATTTATATCGGTATATTATGGTTGACGAATATCAGGATACTAATCCAATCCAAAATGATATTATCATGTTACTGGCAGAACCAAGGAATAATTTGTTCTGTGTAGGGGATGATGATCAGTCAATTTATGGATTCAGAGGTGCAGAACCAAGTATCATGTTACAGTTTCCAAAAGAATTTGAACATGCAAAGGTTATTCAGCTGCCATTAAATTATCGATGTAAAGAAAATATTGTTCAAGCTTCAAATCGTCTAATATCTTTTAATAAGAATCGTTATAATAAGAGGATTTTAGCAGCTAGAACAGAAAATCCAACAGATGCAGATGTTATCTTTCATGCGTATGATAAGTACAGCGAAGAATGTAATTATGTAAAGAATGTATTGTTAGGTAATGATAAACAGGCTGCAATGATTGGGAATGTACCTTATGGAGATACAGCGTGTTTATTCCGAACCAATCGTTCTGTTGAAAAATTTGCCGGAAAGCTGATTGATAGTGAGATTCCTTTTTATTCCTTAGAGCCTTTACGCAATATGTTAGATCATTTTGTTGCAAAACAGATTATGGCATATTTTGAGGTCGCAATGGGTAATGAGAAAAATCTTTACGAGATTGTGAATCGGCCAGTGCGATATGTAGAGAAGAGGTATGTAAAGCCTAGTACAACTTTAGCACAATTGAAAAGTATATATGCAAATGCGGATAGTGATAAGAGCTATGTATATGAAAATTTGCTGAAACTGGAAGAAGATCTGCATATTTTAAAAGAGTTAGGTACTCCTAGCAAGATGATTCAATATATTTTTTCAGAGGAAGGAATTAATTATAAAAAGCATTTGAATAATTGTTCTAAGATTATGCATATGACCGAAGAAGATATTGATGATTTAAAGGAAACAACAAATCAGCTTTACATTTTCTTCCGAAAATATGATACGATGGATAATTTAAAGAAAGGAATTGAGCAGTACACCAGAATGATTCAGGATGCATATAAGAATCAGGATCGAGTTGGCAAAGTTGCTTTAACTACAATTCATTCAAGTAAAGGGTTAGAATATCAGCGGGTTATCATTTTTGATGTCAATGAAGAAAATCTTCCATATCGGAAGGTTGATGAAAAAACTGATATTGAAGAAGAACGAAGATTGATGTATGTGGCGATCACTAGAGCAAAAGATCAGGTTATTATTTTATATAATAACAAAAATGCATCTCAGTTTGTTTCCCAGTCTCAATTAGCAAAATCTGATTTTAAAGTAGGAGATATGATCTTACACAAAGCCTTTGGAAAAGGAAGAATTGTAAATACTGATAGTAAATATATTCAGATTGAATTTCCTGAAAAGAACAGAACTATGAAATTTAATTTTGAATATGCTATCACAAAAAATATTATTAAAAAACTTTAGTTTTTTCAGCTGTCACATTGAATTGTGGCAGCTTTTTTTATTCATAAACATGTTTGGTATAATTGAATTATGACAAGAATGAGCGAAAATATATAATATAAAAATGAGATGATAATGCTACTCATATGGTAGTATTTATGTTATAATATATAGAGTGGATTATGAGATAGTTTTATAATCCTATCAAAATTCATAAAATTAGGAATGAACTCAGGAAACCTTCGGGTCCTGGGTCTTTTTTTATGTCAAAATAGAAGGAGGAAGGTCATGAAGAAATACATTGCAATATGCGAGAAAAGTAGTATTATGGAAAATCTTGCAGAAGCATTACCAGAAAAGCTCGTAAAAAGAGGGCGTAATTATTACGGCGAACACTATCAGATTCATGCTCTAAGTGGACACATTTTTGAATTATTTAATATGGAAGATTATCCAGAGTATCCATCAAAGAAAAAAGGATGGGATCTTGATGCATTACCATTTTTTCCAAAGACTTTTCGATACAAATTGATGCAAAAAACTACCGGAGGGGCGAGTGCGAAAAAAATATTTGATGATATCGTAAAAGGAATTGAATGGGCAGATGCCGTGATCCATGTAGGAGATAGTGATGATGAAGGACAGGTACTGGTAGATAACGTGCTGCATTATGCTAAATGTACTAAGCCAGTATATCGTTTAATCCAAGATTCCAATACTGTTGACGAGTTTAAAGAAGCATTGCAGAAAATGAAACCAAATAATTCTCCGGAATATAAAGCAATGGCATTGGAGGGAAGGTTCCGTGCTTTTTATGACTGGCTCTACGGGATCAACGCTTCCAGATATGCATCATTGAAATTCGGAACAACTGGAAAAGATTGTTTTCATGTAGGACGAGTAATCACAGCTATTGTATTTGAGATATTTAAAAGAGATTATGAGATACAAAATTTTGTTCCGCAGCCATATTTCCAAAATGTGAGTAAGGAAGGACTTACATTAACATCTAAGACAACATTTAAAACAGAAGAAGAAGCATCAAAAGTTGCGGATCAATATAATCGGGCAGGAGCTAAAGTAATAGCTATGAATCGAAGAAAAACAGTAATCCAGGCACCTAAATTATTCAGCCAGAATACATTACAGGGATGGATGGGAAAGTATTATAAGATGTCACCGTCTGATACGTTAAAAACAGTACAATCATTGTATGAAAATGGATATGCCAGTTATCCAAGAACAGAGTCGGAATATCTGAAAAGTGAAGAAAAAAATAAAATAAAAAAAATCATACAGTCACTTCAAGGCAGTGGTGTAGATCTTGCATTTAAAGATAGTAATAAGATCTTTAATGATAAAAAGGTCATTGCTCATAGTGCATTGGTGCCAACAGGTAAGATTCCAGATATGAATAAGCTAAATCAAAAAGAACAGATTGTCTATAAAGAAATCGTAGATCGTTTCCACGAAGTGTTTTTCTCGGAAGAATGTATGGTGCATCGTACAACACTCGATATCCAATGTTTGAATGAAAAATTCAGAATACAAGGAGATATTTATATCAGTAAAGGATGGAAACAGGTAAAAAATCTTAGAACAAATGATCGTGAGATACCTGATTTTCAAAAAGGTGATAATATTCCGATAAACTTTCAGCCGGAGAAGAAGATGACAACACCACCAAAACATTATACAACAGATACATTGGTAAAATTTATGGATAATCCATTTGCGAAAGATGAAGAGATCGAAGATGAAGATACAATGTATGCAAATATACGAAAGGGTGCAACAATCGGAAAAACATCAACGCGAGCAGAAATTATTAATAAAGCTCAAAAATCAGGATATATCTCATTAAAGAAAGATATTTATCGGATTGAACAAAAAGGAATCTTCTATATTAATTCTCTATTTAAACTAGGAATTGATTTGAGTAAGGAAAGCACTGTTAAAATGGGCGTATTACAAAGAGAAGTTGGGACAGGCCAGATTTCAATTAAGAAGGCATTACAGCTTATTTATGAAGATGTAAATCATATGTTTGAAAAACGAGATCAGAATTTCTTACCTGTCATTTGTAGATGTCCGATTTGCAGAGGAAGAGTTTTGGAATCTGTATCAGGGTTTCAGTGTGAGAATAATGATTTGATCATGATGAAAGATCATCCATATTTTGCAGCTGTCAAGAAAAAAGTTGATCGAAATATGGTAGCAGAACTTTTCACGCAGGGAAGTGTGGATTTGTTAAATTGTAAATCCCAAAAAGGTAAAAGCTTCAATGTGAAAGTCATGTTGGAAGAAGCAGAGGATGGAAGTATTGTAACTAATCATGGTTATGTAAGAATCACAACAGAATTTTTAAAGGAAGGTATTATTCGATGAAGAAAAAAATTGTATTATTTTTATGTGTTATGGGTATTATGACAGTTTTAACAGGGTGTTCTAGTGGAAGTAAAGAAATTTACACACCTCAAAATATACAGGAAAAGAAAGCAAAAAAAGTGGCTGATAAATTTGTGAAAAAGGTCCAAAAAGAGGACTACAAAGATATTAAGTCATATATTTATATTCCAGACAGCACATTTATTAAAGATGATGATGTATCTTGGTATATTGAAAGAAGTAATCTTGAGGATATCGTAGGAATGTCAAAGAAGCAGATTGTGTTAACCAGTATGGAAAAAGACAATACGGTAATTGATGATTCAGATAATAATAATGCAACTACAAGAAAACTAACGTATACAACAGAAGATTCCGAGGATTATGAAATTATACTTGTTCAGGATAGGAATAATGATTGGAAAATCTATATGCCAGATATCTATGTATCAAATTATAAGTATAAAGCAGAAAAAAGTCTTACGACGTACATTAATGGAATCGAAGTTACAAGTGATTACATAGAGAAGAGTAATGGTGTAGTGGATGATAATTATACAACGTATGATATTCCTTTTGTACCGAATAGAGAATTTACAATCACATCATCAGATGGATTTGAAGAAAATGTGACAAGTAATGACAGTGATGTGCAAATTGATAAAAATAAAAAATAAATGCAAAATTGTAGAGAGCGTGTTAAATATGCAAAATACACAAATGGAATAAAGATAACAAAACATCATCGATACTAAGATGATGTTTTGTTAGAAAGGGGAAAGAAGATGCAAATAAGCCAAAAAATCGGGCAATATGAAGTTTTAAAGACATATGGAAAAGATGCAGCCATCGTAACAGATACAATGTTTGAAACAACAGACAGTTATATTATGACGGTATCTGAACAATTAGATTTGTTGGGGATTAAAAATTATGATCTTATTGGATTCCCAAGTCTGATTAATCAATTTCAGTGGGAAGATAAAGCATGTTTTATATATAAAGAATTTGAAGGAGCACGATTAGATACAATACCATATGATATTGATTTTGCGGTAAATGCAATTAAAAATTTATGTCTGTCTATTTATCAGGTGTGGACATTATCAAATGGATATTTTTATCCAGAAATTGATATGAATCAATTATATTTTACGAAAGATCAAAATCTGGTATTTAAAAATGCGTATAACTTTTCAATGTATAAAAAATGTGATGAGGGTTTTATTACAAAACAATTATCCTATGTGTTGTATCAATTAGTAACAGGAAGAAAGCAATTAGATGATATTCGCAGTATTGATCCATCATTTTCTTATATCTTAAACTCTACAATACTTAAATGTGCAAAAGGAGAGACGGTATTAGGTATTAAAGCATTTGCAACAACGTTGCAGCAATATAAAGAAACTGATCTGATAGTATATCAACAGGATCGAAGTTTGCGGCCGCCACGCAGGAAGAAAAATACATTAACACGTTTTATGCCAAATCCAGAACAATTGGAATTTTATAAGATAAAACAGGATATAAATCGTGAAAATATGGAGAATACTGCAGAGATACTATCAAAACCTATTGTTTCAGAGGAAAACAGACAAAAGCTAGAAATAAATGATTCCAAACAGAAGCAGGGAAAAGAAGAAACTCTGGAAAATCATATAACAGAACATGAAGAAGAAATGCTGCTGCCGGAAGAAGAGTTACTGGCGATTAAAACAAAAAAAACATTAGCAACAGATGAAGTAGAAGGAAAAAAGAAAAGAAATCTTCAAGAGGAATCATTAACAAAGGTTGCATCAAAGCAACAAAAAGAAGCGGAAGATAAAAAAGATCTGAAAATAGAAAAATCAGAAAGGCAGCGTATTTCATCTAAGAAGCCGAAAGAGAAGATTAACAGTCAAAAGAGTATTAAAAGTTTAGAATCTGAAAAAATGGAGAAAATAGGAAAGGAGAAAGATCATAATAAAAAGATAATTCCACAAGACGAACTCAAAGAAAAGGAGATTCATCCAAAGTCTCATATTCCAAAACTAAGATCACAAAAATCTAAAGTTCTCAATAAGCAGGAAGAAAAAAGAATTCAAAATATATCTTCAGCAGGTAAAGGATCATGGAATAATATAAAACTTCCAAAGGCGAATAATGACAAAACAGAAAAAAAGGAAGTAAAAGTTCTTAATGATAAAGAATCTTTGAATTTAAAACAAAATAAGGAAAATGATTCTAAAAAAGAGAACAGTTCTAATAAAAAAGAAATAGAAAAACATAATAAGATTCTGAATCATCAAAAAATAAATAACCAGAAGGAAAATCATGAAAATCTGAGACAAAAAACTAATACAATACAGGAAACGGAAATTGTTAAAGAACCGAATCATGATGAAAAGTTATCAGATATTCCAGCATCTATTATTGCAGAAGAAAATGGGAAAGATATAAAAAATGCTTCTGTTTCTAACAATGAGATAATTCTTGAAAATAAAAAGGAAATGCCAATAGAATCATCCTCGATAAAAAAAGTAATTCAGGAGAAAGAAAATATAATCTATGAAAGTGAAATAAAAGATTTTGTAGAACAGAATTCTTCTATACCAGATATTAAGAAAGAAGCTACTATACCAATTAAGACGGAATACAAGGTAAAAAAAGAAAGAAAATTTATAATGCCTAAAATCAATATTCCAATGAGTGTACGTATTGCGATCATTAGCTCTGTACTTTTAGTTATAGGAGTCGGTGGATTCTTCATACATAATATTCATCAAAAAAATAAATATAATGATATTATAGAGGTTGTAGATCGCAGCACAAACCAAAAAGAAAAAATCAAGATGTTGCATCAGGCAATTGATATATTACCAAAGGAATCAAAAGCATACGAAAAATTGCTAGATGTATATTTAGAGGACGCGGTATTTAGTTCTAAAGAAGAAAGTGCTTATCTTAAAACGATTCATCAGAATTGGGACAAGGTAAAAAAAGGAGATGGCTATGGAAACTTGTCTTATGAAATTGGAAAGGCATATTGGTATTACTATGAATATGATGATATGAATAATGAAGAAATCACAAGAATGAAAAGTGCTGTGCAATGGTTTGAAGATTCTTTGAAATACAAAAGCACAGCAAAGCATCATAGAATTGCCAAAATTTATTGTGAGATTGGAAAATTTAATCAAGAGATCACATTAAATGTAAAGGAAGGAACAGATAAAGGAGTTTATAAGAAATATTATAATAACCTTAAGGATCTATTAGAAATAGGAAATTCAAACACTGTTGCATCCTTAGAATTATACAAGTTAACGGTAAATTCTATTGATACTTACCGAGAGCGATTTATTGATGATGGTATTAATGAGGAAGAGATCAATCAAACAAAGCAGGATGTTTTATATAAAGTCAATGAAACTTCTGTGGTAACTGAAAAAGAAAAGGAATTGAAAAATACAATATTATATAGCAGCAAGCAATAATCCACGGTTGTTTGTAGTTATCAGTTGTTATTTAACATAATTTATGATATTATATTATTGTATTTTTATTAGATTCCCGACGGTATTAGGATACTTGGGACTTTTTATAGAATAACGATTAAAATAGAACATTATCAACCCAAAGGGCGTAAATTTAGCAGATATTTTATATCTGCTTATTTTTATGTCCTTTTTTATTTTGAGAAAGGAGAAAATCAACGTACACAGTACAAAAGCAACTATCAATATGCTATAATTAGAAGAAAGAAACTATGATTTACGAAGGAATTCTTCCTAAACATGATTATGCATTTGGAAAAATCATGGAAGATAAAGAAAAGATATAGGCAAAAAACAGACAGAAAAATTACTGTCTGTTTTTTTTATTGCCTTTATGAAAGGAGAAAAAATCAAATGACAAAACAGGTTGTGGCAAAACGTAGCTTATCCGAAGGAACAGTACAATTAGAAGAATGTATATGGGATAACGGATCTGTAACATATGATGTGTGTTTGATCTATACATCTTCACAGGCGACAAGTAAGAACTTTCATAGCATAGAAACTATTGAAGAAGCTTGTCGCATATATAATGAATACTCTGAGGAGTTATGTGAAGTATATAAGAACAAATACCGAAAAACACAACGAAAAGAAGGAAAACTTATTATTCAGGTGCAATAACTGAATGTTTATGCATTGTATTATAAAGGAAGGAAGAGAAAAAATGAGAGACTTAAACATAATCACAGTGTCAGGAACTGTAAATCGTGAACCAGCTTATAAAGAGAATAAAGAAAATCCAAACAGAACGATTTTATATTATAGTATTGAAATTTATACAGGAAGAGATTATTATCCGGACAAAGAAAAGAAGCAGTTAGTTCATGAAAAAATCTATCTTAATTGTGTCAATTATGGGAAAACGGCAATGGAATTGGTTAATAAGGTTAAAAAAGGATCTTATGTGCAAGTTTCAGGAGAGCTTAGACCAAATAATTATGACAGAGAAGATGGAAAAGTGTATGGGCTTCAAATCATGGCCAATACATGTATTCCAATGAATCAGCTAAATCAGCAGAACAATAATCAAAATACACAGAAACAAAATCAGAATAATTCAAGCAAAAGACAGCAGAGGCAGTCTAATCATGCAAATCCTCAGAATCAGGAATCAAGAAACTCTAATAGAGGACAGCATTCTGAGATGCAAGGGCAGAACACAACTGAAACAAGTACAAGTGTACCGCCTAAAAAAAGAGCTACAATGCCAATGGCACAAGAAGTAAATCAGCAGCAATCAGCAGGAAATTCATCCAATAGAACATCAAATTCAAATCAGCAGAATTCACAATCTAATACTGGCAAAAATGCTTCAACTCAAAGAAGTAATAATTCTGGAAGAAAAAATTCTGAAAGATCAAATCAACAGCCAAGTAGTAGTAATAATGAGTTTGCTGGTCTTGCACCGGAAGAAAATCCATTTAATATGGCAGCGGTGAAGGATGATGAGTTTCATAACCCTTACGGAGATGGAAATTTACCAGATCCAAATGATTTTATGCAAAATGGAGATAATTAATTATATATATTAAGGAGAATGAGTAATGAAAGAACAAACAATGAAAGAAACAACACTAAAGGTTAAAAATCAAACAACAACATTACAAAAAGCAATTATTTTGGGTGATATTGTGTTTATGATTGGATCCTTTTCAGTATTTTTATGCAACTTATTAATTTCCTATATTTTATATCGAAATGAAGGAAAAGAAGGAGTAGAGAAATGGAAAATTGTATTATTAGTTTTCTTATTTTTAACTGGAGGACCAGTTAACTCTTTATTAGGGTTAGGGAATGTAAGTTTATTTAATACATTTTTATCCAAAAATAAGGCTAGTAAAAAAGAAGCAGTAGAAACTAATGAAGAAGAGATTATTAATAATTCATCAGAAGTTGAAAGTGCAGTAAAAGAAAAAAGTGTGAAAAAATCTGAAACAAAAAAAACAGATCCTAAAAAAGAAGTAGACTTATGGTTAAATCATTTTGCCTACCAGACAATCAATCGCTTCATCATGGAAGCAGACGCAAGTGGTTGTGACTTTTTACAGGTAAATACATCTGGAAAAGTAGAAGGATATGGAGAAGAAGATGGAGAACTGAAAAAAATGTATGAAGATACAATTGAACGGTTACCAGATTCTAAATTTTTCCCTTATGTATGTTCAGAATTTGAACGTCTTTGGAGAGAAGTTTCTACAGATTATTCCGATGATAAATTTGTGATTCAGTGGAAATAATCGACACTTTATGTAGAATGTAGGAGGAATTCTACATTTTCACATTTCAGATAACAATTTAACTTAATAATAATAGAATTTCAGACGAAGGCCGTCGCATTAATGATTAAGAATCAGAGATGCGGCGGCCTTTTTTTTGTTTATAAGAAAGGACCTTTAAATTTATGAGAAGAAAGAAAAATAAACAGATGGAAGGGCAAATGTCTATTTTTGATATGTTTTCTTCTGTCATTGAAAATACTAAAACTGAGGAAGAAAATGTTACAGTTTCTGAAGGTGGCATTGCTGCAGCTGACATAACAGCAGTAGAGACAGGAACGCAAACATCTATTTTCGACTTGTTTTCTACAGATGAACAAGATACACAGAAACAAGAAAAAAAGCCTAAAAAGAATTTCTTCCATAGAACAATTCAGTTCGCAAAGAGCTTGGAAGATAAATGGAAGAACAATCTAGCAGCATTAAAAATGTTACTTGGGTTGGACGATTATGCTGATGAAGATCAGCAAACCATCTTGTCAAGTTATGAAGGATGGGGTGGCTTGTCTTCATATTTCGAAGTGGAGGAAAAGAAAGTACAGTTAGAAACCCTTGTTGGAGAAAATACATATAAGGGAATTAAGTCTTCAATCTTAACATCCTATTATACAAATGAAAAAATCATAAACTTTATGTATCAGATTCTATCTGAAATAGGAGTCAAAGGGAAGTTGAATATTCTTGATCCTTGCATGGGAACAGGAAATTTCTATCGGATGCTTCCAGATACATTACAAGATTCAAAATTGTACGGTGTTGAGTTAGAGGAAACGAGCTGTAATATCGCAAAACAGCTATTTCAGAAAGCCAATATTCAAAATTGTGCATTTGAAAAAGCTGATCTGCCAGACAATTATTTTGATCTGATCATTGGAAATGTACCATTTTCCGATTTTAGTGCAGCAGATAATACGTACGGCTCATGCTTAATTCATGATTACTTTTTTCTTAAAGCATTAGATCTTGCCCGACCGGGTGGAATTGTTGCTATGATAACCACAAAAGGTACAATGGACAAGAAATCTAGCCGCATTCGTAAGATGTTAGCGAAAAAAGCTGATCTTTTATGTGCCATCAGACTTCCAGAAACAGCTTTTGCAGTGACAGGAGCCAAGGTTTCTACAGACATTTTATTTTTCCAGAAAAGAAGATACCAGACGGTCGGTGATGAACCGGAATGGGTAAACATTGCACAAGAAGCTAATATGTATTTTGGCACGCATCTTAATCATATGTTAGGACGTATGATGGAAGAAAGTGGACCATACGGAAAACGCTTTGTATGTAAGGAAAAAGAAGGTATGGACTGGAAAGCATGTATTGATAATTTTCATTTGGAAAGTTATCTCAAAGATGTTTATGAACCAGGTCAGACAATTGAGAATAACGATGAAGAATATGTTCCGGCAGTAGATTCCATTAGTAACATGTCCTATGGAATTTACAATGATCATATTTATTACCGAAAGAATTCCATGATGAAAAAAATTCCGGATACAGGAATGGTCGCAAAAAGAATTGCAGCCATGATCGAATTAAGAAATGTATTAAAGGAATTGATTTCTAAAGAAATGCAAGATGTTAGTGATGAATCGATTGAACCATATCGTAAGAAATTAAATATGACTTATGATAAGTTTCAAAAAAAATTTGGACTGATCCATAGTAGAGGGAATAAATTAGCATTTCAGGAAGATGATAGTTATTACCTCCTTTGTTCTTTGGAAAATCTGGATGAAAACAATAAGCTAAAAAGCAAGGCAGATATATTCACAAAAAGAACTATTGTTCCTCATTCTGTGCCAGATAAAGTCAATACAGCACAGGAGTCATTATTATGCTCACTGAATGAAAAAGGATGTATTGATTTTGCTTTTATGGAAAGTATTTATGACAAAGCAGAGAAAGATATCATTGAAGAACTTCAAGGACAGATCTTTTTAGATCCAGAAACCGAAGAGTATGTCATGAAAGATGAATATTTATCAGGCAATGTTCGAAAGAAATTGGAATTTGCAAAGTGTGCAGCAAAACAGGATAAAAAATATAATATCAATGTCGCTGCATTGGAAGAAGCACAGCCGGAGCCATTAAAAGCTGCAGAGATTGATGCAAAACTTGGTGCAACATGGATTCCTGCTCATTACATTGAAGATTTCTTGGTTGAGGTTTTTGACACTCCACGAGAATATTTTAATGGAAATGGTATGAGTGTTACTTATACTAAAGAGACCGATCATTGGGATATCGAATGGTATCGAGATTCTGCAAACCAGAAAGCTGCGGTTACGTATGGAACAAAACGAATTAATGGATTTCTTTTGTTAGAAAAATGCTTAAACTTAAAAGATGCAAAGGTCTATGATACGGTTTGTGATGAAAATGATAATAAGAAAGAAGTATTAAACTCAAAAGAGACAACGCTTGCGATGGGCAAACAGGATGAGATCAGAGAAGTATTTCATTCTTGGATCTTTAAGAGCTATGATCGTCGTTGTGATCTTGAAAACATTTATAATGAAAGATTTAATTCCATCAGGTATCGTACATTTGATGGGGACTTTTTAAAAGTTCCAAATATGAACAGCGAGATCAAACTGTATAAACATCAAAAAGATGCAATCATGAGGATTCTATTTTCTAAAGACAATTCACTAATTGGGCACAAAGTAGGCTACGGAAAAACATATACTGCGATTGCAGCAATTATGGTGGCCAAACGATTAAAATTATCTGAAAAGAACTTATTTGTTGTTCCAAATCCATTAGTAGGCCAGTGGGGAGAAGAATTCATGAAATTATTCCCTGGTGCTAATATTTTAGTGTCCAGTGAGAATGATTTTACTCCGGCCAAGAGAAAAGAATTTTGTTCTAAAATCGCGACAGGATCATACGATGCAATCATTATTGCTCAGTCACAATTCCAAAAAATTCCGATTTCTCCTGAATATCAGGAAAAATATATTAAAGCACAGATTGAAGAATTAGATAAGCTGTTAGACTCTGCTGAGCAGAACTTTACAGTACGAAATATCGAAAGTTCCAAGAAAAAACTTTCTGTCAAGCTTGAAAAGTTACAGGATAGCAAGAGAAAAGATGATGTAATTTACTTTGATCAGTTGGGTGTTACTAAGCTGATCGTTGATGAAGCACATTATTACAAGAATCTGCTGTTAACAACGAAGATGAATAATATTGCAGGTATCAATACCAGCAGTAATTCAAAGAGAGCTTTTGATATGTTCATGAAATGCCAGTACATGGAAGAAAATTGCCGAAACAAAGGTATTGTATTCTTAACCGGTACTCCCGTGTCAAATAGTATGGCAGAAGTATACACAATGCAACGCTATTTGCAGTTAAATACCTTAAAAGAACTTGGCATTGACTCATTCGACAGCTGGGCATCGACATTCGGTGAAACAAAGACTGCCATGGAACTTGCTCCGGAGGGAACAGGGTATCGTGCCAGAACAAGATTCACACGATTTGTTGGATTGGCCGAGTTATTAACAATCTTTAAAGAAGTGGCTGATATTAAGGTCAAAGATATTAAAGAAATGGATGTGCCGAATGCCGTTATGGAGACTATTTCCATTGATGCTTCTGATGAACAGAAAAAATATGTAGATGGTTTGGCAAGCAGGGCAGCTCGCATTCGAGACGGTGGAGTAGATCCATCAGAAGATAATATGCTCAAGGTTACAAACGAAGGACGTAAATTAGCTTTAGATCAGCGACTGGTTGGAATTGAGGAAGAAAACTTTAATTCTAAAGCAAAATATTGTGTGAATCAGGTCATGGATATTTATGAGAAATATCCTGGAAAAACTCAGGTTATTTTCTTAGATTTATCAACGCCAAAGAAAGGAGAGTTTAACGTTTATGATGATGTAAAGGCTAAATTAATAGAAAGGGGAATTCCAGAAGGAGAAATTGCTTTTATCCATAGTGCTAAAACGAATAAACAAAAAGTTGATCTTTGCAAGAAGGTAAACGAAGGTGTTATTCGTGTATTATTAGGAAGTACAGATAAAGCGGGAACTGGTTGCAACTTCCAGAAAAAATTGATTGCCTTACATGATCTGGATTGTCCATGGAGACCGTCAGATCTTACACAGAGGTCCGGCCGTATTATCCGTCAGGGTAACTTCAATAAAGAAGTTTACATTTACCGATATGTAACGAAAAATACCTTTGACTCTTATTTATGGCAGACAGTGGAAAACAAGCAGCGATATATTGGACAGATTTTGTCAGAAGAAAACATTCCTAGACGTATGGAGGAAGATGATTTAACATTATCGTTTGCGGAAATTAAGGCAGCAGCCTGTGGGAATCCATTAATCAAGGAACAGATGGAACTTACGCAGCAAGTAAAACGATTAAAAATGCAGAAAAACAATTTCTTAAATCAATATTACGAGTTAGAGTCTTATATTAGCAAGATTGCTCCAAACAGAATTGAACAGTATAAGAAAAATATTGAAAACATTGAAAAAGATATCGAAGTTGCTAAAAAATATCATACAGGTGATTTCCATATCAAAGTTTTAGATAAATATGATTCCGATACAAGAGCAGAAGCTAACAAAATAATCCGCAATATTCAACCATCTTATAAGAATGAACGAAAGATTGCCAGCTATCAAGGATTTGATATTATTCTTGATAGAAAGTCAGTTTACAGTCATCAGACAATGATTATTCGTGGTAATTATGACTATGAATTTGAATTCAGTGGCAGTACGAATATCATGTATCAGATTGATAAGATCATTGAATATGGAATATTGGAAGAATTAAAAACTTTCAAGAGAAGATTAGAGTTTGAATCCAGAAAATTTGTTACAGCAAAGACGGAATTAAATCCTGATTTTCCTCATGAAAGTGAATTAATTAAGAAACAGGCACGATTATCTGAATTAAATCAGAAATTGAGTGCGTAATAATCAAAATAAGGGGCAGGCATATATTTGTCTGTCTCTTATTTTTTTGCGACAAAATCTTTATAATTTTTTTGGAATATGATATAATACTAATGTATTTTTTATTAGACTTTGGAGTTTTAACAGAAAAACTCTGAACTTTTTTAAGGATAAAAAATCAATAGAAATTTCATAACCAATCATTTGGGCATAAAGTTTAGCAGATATTTTGTATCTGCTTCTTTTTATGCCCATTTTTATTTTTACAAAAGAAAGGAAAAAAAAATTGATAAAACTAAAAGATACGTATGAAAAAATTTTTGAAACTGTATGGCATAATTATACATGCGGTGATGTCGAGTTAAATCTGTTACATTTCGAATTTCCTGTTCATGCGAAGAAAGCAGAGCTGTTGGAAATCTATGCGAAACTTGTAAAAACGATCAATGGAGACGATGTTGTTTATCTGAAAAATATTCAAAAATTTGTAGATGGACATGGAAGATCATATATTTCTGGAACAGTTATTGATCCAGATTTATCAGATTTTCAGGATAATTTTCAAGGAGATTTTTCAGAGTTTTTGACATCATGCTTCCAAGGTAAAAAAGGATGGTATCGAATTAGTCAGAACGATGAAGTAGGCAAATTACCTCATAGAAGTGTGTTTGGGGAAAGACTAGAATTAATTATTTAATGAAAAGGAGAAAGAAAAATCATGAAAAAAGAAACAGTACAAAAATCCCATGAAATGTATAAAAAGAAAATTGAAGAAAAAAAACTTGCTGATGAAATGATAATTCACGATATTCATTTAACACCAATGATTTTTGATGCAGATAGTTCATTTTATTATACATATTTTAAAATCAACAGTCTAAAAGATTGGGAGTTGTTAAAAAAAGTTTATGACATTCATCCTTTAAAAATGCAAGTTACAAATTTTCCAGAAATTATTATTGCGGAATCATGGTTTGATTTAGAGGATGCAGATATCTGTAAAGATGAGGAGGTATTTAAAAAATTTGAATTAAACCTGGATGAAATGCGATGGGAAAAGATTTCGGTAATGCAACAATCTACCATTGATTATTGGGAATCGCTTGGATACAAAATTAATTTAGAAAAAAAGGAGGAAGCAGTTTCTAATCAAAATATTACATACGCAACATTGCGAGTTGTACATCATTGATTAGGAAACTATTAAGAAAGGAAAGATCATATTATGAATAAATTAGAGAAAAAGAATCTCCATAGTGGACAACATGTATGGCTTGTTTCTGATAATACATATCTTAGCGAACTTTATCTTCGCTCTTGTGACAGACCTGCTTATGAAATCCTTGAAGGTATGATTCGTGAGAAAAACCAGAAAAATGTCAAAGTAGAAGTTGCATCAGAACGGATAGACAACTTGCTAAACTTTATGTTAGATGGTGAAAGAGATACAGAATTTGGTATTAAAGAAGCCGATTATGGAAATAGAGTCCTATGCACTTCAAGAGAAGATGCTGAAAAGTATATTGAGAAAACAAAATTAATATTAGAGATTCATTCGAGAGGGCTTCGTGAAAAGGACTTTTCGCTGTCTCAATTACATGAATTACAAAACTATTTAGAGAGAACTGAAAAATGATAATGTAATAAGCTTTTCACGAGTCTTAGCTGATTTGAATTAGAAAGGAATAAAATTAAATGAAAGATAAAACACGTCTGATTGCACTATCTGATAGTCCAGAGATGGATGGAGAATTAGTTATTTTTGAAACAAACGCACCTTCCAAACGTCTAAAAGAGCTGGAAAAAGAAAGTTGTGCATTATTTACGGAAGAAGCTTATGATGAAATTCCAAATTGGTCTTATACGTTAGAATTTGAGGGATATTTATGTAGATATATTGATTCTGAACAGCATGTAACCCCATACGGAACATCAGAAGAATGGCAGCAGGAAAATTATCAAAATATTAAAGAATTTTATTATATTGATAAACTTAAGCCTGAGTCAATTAACTAAAGAGTTGTAGGTTTCTAGGTATAAAAATAAGAAGGAGAAAATCATGATAATAAGAAAGTTAGAAGTAAATGGGAAAACTGTTGTTTTAACGGAAGATGTGATTCGTGAATTACATCGCCAAGAACATATTGAAGAAGGAAAACTTATGATAGAGAGATTCGCCTCAAAAGATGTTTATAATAAAATGACAGATGATGACTTCGATATGGTAGTCGATGAATTTGAATATATCTTGAATACAACAAATGATGATACTGCTGAAATGATGGAAGAAGCTGTTAAAAAGATTACTCAACAAGTAGAGGAACGATATTATAGTTAGACAACAAAAGCAGTGTTAGTTGCAAAAAGTTGAGATTGACAGTAAAAATTACATTTTATAGAAAGGAGGCTCGCTTAATAGCGAGAGCAAATTTATCCCCGACCTTAGAGGTTTGGGGATTTTTGCTTATTTACAATGAATATTCAAAATATATCAAAAAATGACAGAGAAGTAACAGTTACTCTAAGTTCTGATGAATTAGTCAAACTTTGCAATGTATTATATTATGCTAGAGACAAGTACGATGGAGACAATTTATATCACGAAATTAAGAGTGACTTAATGATCGCAAGAGATATAAGTCAGTATGGAAATATTGATGATACGACTCTTTCTAAAATTATAAAGGAAAGAGCAAAAGCAGCAAATCCATATCAGACTAAACCATCTCAAGAATTTTAAAAGGAGAAAATTATGTTAAAGAAAGAATTTACACAATATCCACATCATACTGATCCATATGCAAAGCATCGTATCACAGATGAAGAATTGGATTTTTTGTATGAACTGCAGAAAGAAATGAATACCCAACATTCCGACATGCTGACTTATCCACGTATCTGGGTTATTCAAGAACCAATCAAAAATTATCTCGACAATGTTGAGACTGATCTTAGAAATGATCCGGATGCAGTAGAATATCTAAATCAGATTGCTGATGGAGCAGATTTATGTATTGATTGTATCAATATAACAACTCCGCAGCAATTATATCAAACGATTCAGAGTATTATTAAGGATAATTCACTCGAAGAAAAGTATCAGGTAGAGTTGATTAACAATTATAAGGTCTTGATTCATGGAAAAAACGATATAGGCAAAACTATGTTATGGGAAGGATCATTAGAAAAAATCCAAAAGAATGGATTGCTTGCAATTGTAGAATGGGTTATGGGATATACATATCATCATGCAGAATTAAGATATTACATAAAAGAATTATATCAGCGTCCAGGGATCTTTTTCTTAACTTACAAAGATGGCGTACGTTATCTGCAAAAATACGCGGATAAGTATGATAAGGATGTAAAGCTAATTGAAACGTCTCCAATGGATTTATTTACAGATTGCAGTCCAGAAATAAAAAAACTGTTCGATATCTTGCACACGGTTGATTTTAGTAAGAAAAATCGAAAAGTCTATATCTCTGGAAAGATTACAAAAACAGAAGATTATCAGGAACGATTTGATGTAGCAGCGAGAGAACTTTTGGCACAAGGATATGAAGTTGTAAATCCTGCATATGAAGGGACAAAATTAGAAAACGCTTCTTATGAAGATTACATGAGATTATCTTTTCAGTTGTTAAAGGATTGTGACATCATTTACATGTTAAAAGGATGGGAAACAAGTCCAGGTGCAAATCAGGAGTTTGGCTATGCATTAGCAAAAGCTATGGAAATCAGATTTGAAAAATAAAAGGAGAAAATTTATGTTAGATTTATCAAATATTTTTAATAAAGATATGAAAAAAGCAATTATGTCCAAAGAAAAACTCGCAGAAATGTTAAGGGTTACGCCAGAAGCCTTAAAGGCATTTGAAAAATCCTATCAGCTACATTCCATGAATGAGCCGATCAGCGACAACCTTTTCAAAGTCAATGCAAAGCAGGCTGCAAGTTTAAATCCAAAACAGGATGTACCTGAGAAAGGAAAAGTTCAAGATTTGATTGATCGGATTGTGAATGAGCTTTTAGATCAAGCCCTCATTTATGAATATGACGGAAAACCAGGATTTACATATGGAAATATCTATTCTTGCAATCAAACGAGAACAGTTAAAGTTCCAGAAAACTCAGAAGTAACACTTGAAGAAATTAATGAGCTGCCAAAAGAGTTAAGACCTGATCTGACTGGACGATATGTTAAAAAAAGTCTTTCTGATGGTACGGGAGATGCATTGTTAGAGCAATATCAGCAGTATCTGAATACAAAAGATCCACGAAAAAAAAGGTTTCTTTATGACCATTTTCGTCAGGGATTAGATATGTTAGATCTGGATGGAATCAGCTATGCAATTTTAGATCGTTGTCAGAATTCCATAGGAAACTGGTTCCCACAATTAGTAAATGCGATTTTTTATTCTGATTTCTTTCAGCTGCCAAAGACAAAGATCATGAAAGTTCCATTGCCGGTATTACAAATGAGTCGAATGGAATATACAGAATTGTCATCTACGACTTTTCAGATCATTGATCAATTTTGTCAGAAAGCTTTTGAATTAGACGAAACGAAAGAATACTTTATCAAAACTGGTGTTTTTTCTTCTAAATTTGATTTTCGGAATGCTCATATTCATGACGCAAAAGAAGTCAAAGAGATCGGAGAATATTTACTATTCATCAGTTTTCAGGCAAGTTGTTTTGCACACTATGATCTTTCTGGAAGAAACCAGCCAAGTATATATGGTGCAGCAACAACAAATGAGTGGGTCGTTAGAGAATTCATTAAGGATAAAGAAAACAATCCATGTATCTACAAAGGATTACCACTACATACAGAATATCGTGTATTTATTGATGCAGATACAAAAGAAGTGTTAGGGATCAATCCATACTGGGATCCGGATGTCATGAAAAAGCGATTTGGAAAAGAAGCGGATGCAAATAATCCAGATATGGTGCATGACTATGTGATCTATGCAGCACATGAGAAAACATTAATGGAACGATACGAGAAGAACAAAGAGAAAGTTCAAAAAGAGATCATGAAACTGTTACCATTTTTAGATTTAAGAGGGCAGTGGTCCATTGATGTGATGCAGAATGGAGAAGATTTTTGGATCATTGACATGGCATTAGCGAAAGATTCAGCTTTACTGTCTTGCGTCCCAAAGGACAAGATTAAAGCGGTAGAAGAAGACTGGATTCCAAGAATCTCAATCAAAGAACTGTAACAAATTTTATGAACTACCCACCACCTAAAGGTATGTGGATACGCAGCTGAGAATTTTATAAAAAAGGAGAAAAATTGTGAGAAAAGAATTAGGAAACATTAAAGAGCCTACAGACTTTGAAGGAACGGTAAAGGAATTAGCAGAACAGGTTTTGGATTTATCGACAAAACAGCCAGATGGGATGATTCATGATGCAGATACGATTTTAGCAGATATTATGGAAGCAGCAGACTTTCAAGTTAGTGGAATTTCTGATGATATATTAAAATTGTATCTTGAAGTAGAAAATAAGGACGATTTTGAATCATTATTTTATTTAATTACAGATGAAAAATTTGAAGATTATCTAGTAGAAAGCAAAAAAGTGATGGAAGAAAATATTTTGAAAGCAGAACCAAGAGCTATTCAAGTATATCTTTCAGATTCTGGCAATGATGAGAAAGAATCTATCATTTTTAAAACAGATGCTCCCAAAGCAGTGATCGAGAACTGGATAAAAAGTCAGCATAATTCAATTTCTTCAAATTATCCATTCCACCATATAGTAATGGAATTGTTAAATGAGGGATATATGGTTAAATTATTATATGATCAATACTCAAAATGTAATGATGTCGAATTGATCGATCAGTATTCTTGCGAAGAAATATATCATGTAGGCTGTAGTATTGGAGATATATTTCATCATATGAAAATTTTTAATAGTTTATATTATGATGCTTCTGGTGTTCCATATATTAAATTAACTGATTCCATGGATGGCAGTGATTTAAGAAAGATTGCAAATGTATTAGGAATTTACTCAATAAAAGCAAATGAATTTTGTATTTCTAAAAGGAAAGCATTAATATGCAATCTTGATTTTGTTGATATAATGAGAATAGCAGAACATGAAAAATACAATGTTGAAACTGGAATAATAAAAAATTCAAATGATGAATGTTATATTCTAATTCGAAAGTAATGCCACCATTATATGGAGAAGATTTTGTCTTGAATGAGAATAGCTAGAAATTAATTTTTGGAGCAGATACATATTTTATGTGTCTGCTTCTTTTTTTTTGCGACAAAATCTTTATAATTTTTTCTGAATATGATATAATACTAATGTATTTTTTATTAGACTTTGGAGTTTTAACGGAAAAACTCTGAACTTTTTTTAGGATAAAAAATCAATAGAAATTTCATAACCAATCATTTGGGCATAAATTTAAGTAGATATTTTGTATCTGCTTCTTTTTATGTCCATTTTTATTTTTACAAAAGAAAGGAGGAAATACAAAATGTGTAAATCAAAATTCACTGATAAAATGTTAATTAGTCTGAAATGCACTCTGATTCAGGAGTGCATGAACAGTGACTATGTTTATTTTGATTTTTTTGGTGAGAATCGCCCAGATGATGATCAAGAGGATTTATATGCAAAAGTTGAAGAAACTCTTGAACAGATGCCAGAAGAAGAATTGATGAAATTTTATAAAGAATATGTAAACTCATCAGGAAAGGAGATGAATTAATGAAAGTTTTATTAATTCATACAGACGGATATTCTATTGATGTTGTTGGAAAATATAACACCAAAGAAGAAGCCTGTAAGCAACTTAATTTTGAATATGAACGAAAGATTGAGTATCAAGAAATGTTTTCAAACGGTATTGATTCGGAATGGATGAAATCATCACACTGCGATAATGAAGAAGCTATTCTCTATATTAATGGAGAAGAGGTTCATGTTTGGCAGATTGTAACTGCTTAATTTTGATATATATTATATTAAATATGGTACAAAAACAGATGAAAAATTATTATTTGTTTTTGTACTTTTTATATATCAAAGAATTTTATCGTACTGAAAGTCAATAACCCCGACCTACAGTAATAACTGTTGAGGTCGGAGCTTGTAAAAGCTCATATTGACTAGCCTAAGTTCTTCGAGAACTACGTTGTTTATGTTATCACACCTGCGAATGATACCATAGTTTGCAGCCTTGTGTAGGCTCTGTAAAAGTTCTGTGAGGTAGGAACGGTCAACCTAGTATGTTCGATCACGACAAGCATTTACAACATTGGCGAAGGGTAACAAACTTTCAAAAGAAAGGGACAGCACTTGAGAGTAGCTGTCAAAGGTAAAAACTATGAGAGTATTTGTATTCAATATGCGTGGCAGACCATTAATGCCATGCTCACAAAGAAAAGCCAGATTACTCCTAAGGGAAAATAAGGCTATGATTTATAAATATCATCCATTTACGATTCAGCTGACTTATACAACTGGAGAAACAAAGCAGGACTGTCATATAGGTATAGACACAGGTTCTAAATATATAGGAGCTGCTGTCAGATCAGAGGATAAGGTTTTTTGGAAAGGCGAAATCGAGCTTCGACAGGATATCAGGTCAAATCTTGATACGAAACGTATTTATCGCAGAAGCAGACGAAATCGTAAAACAAGATACCGAAAACCAAGGTTTTTAAATCGTAAGAGAAGAGATGAATGGCTTCCACCTAGCTTGCAAAGCAGGATAAATCATACGTTTCATTGGATTGACACATTGAGTAGTTTGGTTCCAAACCCCATTCTTCACATAGAAGTCGGTAAGTTTGATGTAGCAAAGATGATAAATCCTGAAATCCATGGAGTTGACTATCAACATGGTCAGACATATGGTTTCTTCGATGAAAGGTATTTTGTTTTTGCAAGAGATAACTACACTTGTCAGTGCTGTGGAAAGTCAAAAAATAAGATTTTGAACACACATCATATCATCTACCGCAGTAATGGCGGAACAAACAGAGTTGATAATCTTATTACAGTTTGCACAGATTGTCATACATCGCAGAATCACAGGAAAGGTGGAATATTCTATCAATGGCAGGAGCAGCATAAAAAGGTAAAACAATACAAAGAACCGCCGTTCATGAATACCTTACGTAAGAGGATATTTGTAGCGTATCCAGATGCTGAGATCACATATGGATCTGAAACAACACCAAAACGTAAGGCGATGAAATTGGATAAGACGCACTATAATGATGCGATTGTCATTAGTGGTATCAATGAAATCAAAGAAAATCCTGAAGAATGGTTACTGATAAAACAATTCCGCAAAAAGAAACGCTCTTTACACGAGGCTACCGCCCGTAAGGGAAGAAAAAAGCCAAACAGAAATCAGACGCGTAACAGTAAGAATACGCCTTATTATAAAGGATTTTATCTTAACGATAAGGTTTCAGTTTTTGGAAAGAGTGGATATATTACAGGATTTACGAGCAATGCGGCATATATAAAAGATGAGAACAATGACTATATTACTCTGCCAAACAAAACCTATAAACAGGTCAGCATCAATAAAATGAAGTTGGAATGTCATAACAACAATTGGCAGTACATAATAAAAAATGCTGTGTAATCCGCAATTCATCCCACCACCTATAGAGGTGGGGGACTTCTTGCTCACGGCGTGTTAAAAAATCATAGGAAAGGCAGGCAATAAATATGAGTTTGAATAGTATTAAAAGAGATTTGAAAGATTATATCGAGGAAAATAAAGCATTACTAGAAGCATGGGAAAGAGTTACTTATCTTACGAAAAAAGATGGAACTCCTTTTAAAAGCATGTCGAAAAATTTTAATAATGCAATATATAAAAGGAAAGAATCTTTTCGAGGATACATTCTTGAAGTTGATACAAAGTTTACCCCAAATCATAGAAGATCATATTTTAGAAATTATATCGATTGTGGTAATAAGGATAATCCAAATACTTTGGAAGAAATTAAGCAAAAAGTATCAAAAGAAATCGAAAGCAAAAAAAGGTTTATTAAATCATTAGAAAAGCGATTAGAAATAATTGACTATGCTTACGAAGAATTTTCAAAATCTTATGATGATATAAGAGAAAATTTGAAAGAGTTATGTGAAAATGATGTTTCTCTGGCAAACATGATTTGTGAAGATATTGCCAAACGATAAAATTATTGATAAGGAAGGAATACATTATGAAAAACGAAAAGCAAATTAAAATTGATGGGTATAAGTGCATCAAGCTTGATGAATGGAAGACGGAATGGAAAGCGGAAAAAGTAAAGTATGTAATTGGAAAAGCAGAAGATGAAGAATTTCCTTCATTCTACGCAAAAGTTCAAAGAGTCAACGATAATGATGATCTTATTGATGATGATTATATCTTCGAGTATGATCACAAACCAGAGAGATCAGCGGTTGAGGATGATTTCATCGATGAATGGGGTCAAAGAGATTTAGATCGTCGTGAACGAAAAATGCCCGTACCGGAAAATGATATTATTCATATGATTTGTATTTAAGGAGAAAGAAAGTATGATTAAGAATTGGGAACTAAAAATTAAAGAAAATAAATCAACGCTGATCATTAATGATTGGGGTGTAAAATCCGATGATATTATAGATCTAGCAAGACACCTTGTGATTAAATTTCATTTTGATAGATTATATATCAATTATGAAAATACTGGCAAAATCATACATTGTGCGTTAAAAGACAATGATCCAATAAATAAGTGTTTAACGATGAATTGTGGTATGAAAGCTTCAATCATAAAATATCGATCACATAATGACATTGATATTCAATTTGAAGATGGTACAATCATTAAGCATCGGGATTTTAGAGATTTTTGTAAAGGAAAAATAGCGAATCCTAATCTGAGCAAAAGAAAATCATGGGAAGATGTTAGGATTACAAATATTCAATGGGATGCATCCGATGATGTTATGGCAGGATTGCCTGATAAGGTTAATGCTTTAGATCTTAATATTAATTTATCTCAGTATGATACAAACGAAGATTTGGATTACAACGAAGATTTCTTATATGGGGTTTCAGAGGCTCTATCAGAAAAATATGGTTTCTGTCATGATGGTTTCGAGCTTGAAATCAGCATGGGAAAAATGGAGTCAAAAATTGTTGGAATCATCAATCAATTCGGAGAAAATGACTTCTCTTATTGGACAGGATTTTGTTTGAATGATGAAGAACAGAAACAGATTGAAGAAATTCTTCATCGACACGATACAGAGGGATGCTCTATAAGAGGTACCAGAAGTGATATTTCCAATGAAATAAAAGAATGAGAAGGAAACTATCATTGATGTGTATGCTGCTAAAGCAAAGCATCAATGATAGTTTTTTAAAATTAGGAGGGAAACAATGATTGAACAAAAAAATGAGTGGTTAGTTGTAGTGTGGAATGATGGCATCAGTCAGTTCTTTATTGAACGGCTCACTGCAACAGAAGAAGAGATTAAGAGGTATCTTTTATCGTTAATTGAAGATAATAAAAAATTATCACAAGAAACGTGCAATGATTGCACAGACAGTATTGATGGAATTGGAAGCTATGAAGAACCCGTTACAGAAGGTTTTATGGCGTTTCATGCGTATGCTTCTTTTGATACATATCATATCGAGTATGAAGCACGTCCATTAAATAAGATTAAAGATGCAACAGAAATGATAGAAGAATTATAAGAAATTAAAAGGAGAGTAACCATGGTTAAAATTTTTCAAAAAGAATTACCAGCTGATTGTGAGAAGGCAATAAGAGAACTAATAAAACTAAAAGTATATATTGTTATGGATGATGACAGAATTGAAAATTTCTCTGATGTTTGGTGGAAAGTGCAACATGAGTGCGATATGTATGAAGAAAAGCAAGATAGTAACGAGTTGACTTATCAAAGTTACGTTGGTGCCAAAAACTGGTTAAGTAAATGGGAAAAACTTTATATTAAATACAATGACAAATAAAAAATTTGGAGTTGGGAGGTCGATTAAAGTGGAAACAAAAGATTTAATCAAAGAATTAAGAATTTTAGAAAAATCTTCAAAGTTAGGTGAACAGGCGTGTATTTGTGGAGAAGCTGCAAATCGCTTAGAAGAATTACTGCAGGAAATTGAAATTTCGCGAAGATTAGAAAAAAGTGAGAATCACAAAGAAAATGATGATCGTAAGCAATTACTTTCTAAAAATAAAAAGAAAATGGAAGTAAAGAAAAATGTGCTGAAGCCTCTTCAATCATTTTTGAAGTCAGGAAGAAAAATTTATATTACGGGTTTCGACTATGATGAAATGTCTTATGTGTTGGATATTGATGATAAATATTTGAATGATTTTGTTGGAGATTACACTGTTTTTGATTTAATGATTTTAGATGCCAATACATATATCGCACAACTCAATTTTTCCTATTTTATTTTAAGAACATGGAAGAGTAAATATCACTGTAAAGAAGTAAAGTATTCGTTAGAAGAAAAAGGATTGTTATAAAGATTCAAAGCAAAAAATAACAGGAGGAAAAAATCATGAAGATTAATAAAAAAGAGCTTATCGTTGGAAATACGGCTTATGTTGTAACCAAGAAATACGATTCAGATCAGATGAAACAAGTATATCACATTGTTCCGGCTGAGATTAAAAAGGTTGGTCGTAAATATATTACTGCTATTGTTCAGTACAGTGATCAAGAATACTGTCTGAAACATGACGGAGTCATTTACGAATTTGCTTTAAAAAATAAGACAAGCGGAGCAAATGATGTTTTATGTTTATCTAAAGAAGATGCGAAAAAGCATATCTTAAAACAGAATCTTTTGATGGAATTTCGAAATAAGAGATTCTATGAAAATGACTGCAATCTGGATCAACTGCTACTTATGAAAGCAGGATATCATTACGATCCAACAGGTCCAATGGCAGAACATTGGCAGAAGATTTTGGAATATGAGAAAGATAATTATTAATTGTTATGCAGGACAGGGAAACTCCCTTGTCCTGTATCGTTAAAAAGTATGGAACCAATATTGAAACATCAGATCTGGATATCAGAGGAGTTGCAAAAGGAGAGTATCTTTATGGAAATTAACAATAGATTTTTGTTTAAAGCGAAACGGATTGACAATGGAGAATGGGTGCAAGGATCTTACTATGTATTCATGGGAAAACATTATATTTTTGAACATCCCTTTGAAAGCGATAATCTAACGCATCAAATAGATGAGTCTACCATCTGTCAATGCACAGGAGTGAGTGATAAAAACGGAAAACTGATTTTTGAAAACGACATCATAAAATCCTATTATTTCTATACCATTGTTCATTGGAACAAAAAATATGCATCTTGGGCACTTGAAAGAAAAGGCTGGGTATATGATCACTTTTTTGGAGAAGCAGAAGATCCGGAAGATTGTATAGTTGTAGGAAATATTTTTGATAATCCACAGTTGAAAAAGAAGTATGGTAAAGATTGGGAGGAAGAACACAAATGATTAAGACAAGATATAAAATACAGGAATATTTTTCAAAGGAAACCAAAATCCATTGCAATAGAGTAGAACAATACACAAAAGCAATGGCAGAAGAATTAAGGCTGTCTGAATACGACACAAAGATGTTAACGGTTGCAGCAAGATATCATGATATTGGGAAATATTACATTCCAGAAAAGATTCTGAATGCACCAAGACCATTAACAGGATTGGAACGTAAAGTCATTGATATGCACGCATACTATGGATATGAAGCTTGCATGGAATATGGGTTTGAAAAAGATATTTGTGAATTAATATTACTGCATCATGGTACACACAAATATCGTACGCTGACAGATGAACAGATCAGCGATTTTGCAAAAGAATATTTTCAAATCTTAATGGCAGCTGATATTTATGATGCATTGATAAGTGACAGGGTGTATCGTAGAGCAATTGATCATGATCGAGCATTGGATATCGTTGCAGAAAATCCAGAGATTAAGCGATGGGTGTTTCTTGCATTAGAAAAAATTTCACTATGTTAGGGTTGAGATACTGTTCACAACATGATATAATAAAATTGTATTTTTATCAGACTTTAGAATATAGGAAAATTCTGAACATTTTTAAGAATCAAGTTAATAGAAAATTATCAATCATGGGTATAAATTAAGCAGATATATGGTATCTGTTTAATTTTATACCCTTTTTTATTTTGAGGAAAGGAGATTTAAAAAATATATTAAATTGAAAAAATTCATTGAAACAGACAAAAGTCTGTTTTTTTTATTTACGAAAGGAGATTTTTATGTTTAAAGAAGCAACAATTCAAGGAAAGATTTCAGGTCCAACGATGATCGTATCTGTTACACAGAAACAGACCAGAACTTCAAAACCCTATTTGATCTTAAAATTAAGAGATGATCAGAAGAAAGAGGTAGATGCCAAGTTATGGAATATGTCAGTTGAAGAATTTCCATTTGATAAGAATACTGTGATCATCGGTGAATTTTCTGTTGGAGAATACAACGGGCAGAAAGATTTTACACTGGATATGTACAGAGAAGCTTTGGAATCTGAGTACAGAATGGAAGATTTCATCAATGCAGCACCTTATAGTCCGCAAAAAATGTATGAGTATATCTTACAGATTGCAGATCAAACAGTACTTGATGATGATTATCTTGCTATCATTCATAATATTTATGAGAAGTACAAAGAACAGATCTTTATCTGGTCTGCTGCCAAAGCAGTACATCATAACATTCGATCTGGATTTTTGTATCATACATTCCGTATGGTTCAGAGTGGAATTGCACTTGGAAAAGTGTATGGGCAAGCCTTAAATCACAGTTTATTGTTAACCGGCATTATCTTACATGATGTTGGAAAGTTAAAAGAATTATATACAGATCCTACAGGAAATGCCGATTATACTCCGGAAGGAAGTTTGCTTGGACATTTACTGATTGGATGTGAAATGATCGATGAAGCTTGCAATAAATTAGATCTTCAAAATGATGAGAATAAAGATAAGATTTTACTTTTAAAACACTTATTAGCATCTCATCACGGCAAGCAGGAGTACGGAGCAATTACAGTTCCACAGCTGCCGGAGGCTATCATGTTAAATCGAATTGATATGATCGATGCGGAAATGTATCAATGTGAACATGCATTAGAAGATCAGAGCAACGGAACATTCACGGACCGTATTTTCGGGTTAAACAACACCCGCTTATACAAACCACTCTAATTTTGGAAAGGAGTCGTATTTATGCAGTATATTTTACACAACAAAGGATGCGGAAATGTTTATTATGTGCAAATCACTGCTGGTGGCAGTCTGAAAAAAGTCAGAGAACGTTCATTGGCAACGATTTTTCAATCACAAAGTGAAGCAGATAATATCAAGCATAAATACAAGAAAAAACTGAAAACTTACAAATTGGAACCGATTACTGTACAAAATATAGAACCAGTAAAAACGGCAGAACAAGAATGTAAAAGAAAATCTGTTTCTAAAACATTGCGGACACAAGTGTACAACTTAGCAGAAGGACATTGTGCTATTTGCGGTGATTTTGTTCCATATGAAGATTTTACAGTTGATCATATTTTTCCAGTCTCAAAAGGCGGAAAAAATGAACTGTCTAATCTGCAGTGTACATGTAAATCATGTAATACAATGAAACAGAATATGAGCGAAAAAGAATTCCAGTATAAAATCGGAAAGATATTTTTGAGACAAACAATCAAAAGAATCAAGGATAGAAAGAAGGAAAAGTAAATTGAAGAAGAAAATAAATCATAAAGACATGATCGAAGCATGGAATTACGATTCTGGCGTCTTCAAAGGACAATCTATCGGCATTCATAATTCAGCTACTGGAGAAATCGACAAGCTGTTATCAGTGGAATGTTTTCATGGAGGAGAAGAAGTAAAACGAATTGTAATTAATAAAGAAGCTACAAAGAAACATGGCTTTACAATTATCATTGATTAAATTTAATGGAGGAAGCTATGAGAAAAGCAGAATTCGAACAGAAATATTTAGGGGAAAAAGTTCAAATCGAGTTATTTGATGGAGATATCTTAACAGGATTCCTACAAAAAACTGGAGCTGAAAGATTTAGAAATAATCCGGATCTTTATTTGCGTAGAGGTTTTTATTGTTTGACAGAAACTTTAGAATCACAGGATTGTGTGAATTTCTTAATCTTTCGATTTTCACATGTTCAAAAGATAAAATTTGTATAAAGAAAGGAGTAATATAACTATGGCACAGGCAGCAGAATCTAATACAATCATCATTCAAACAAATTTTAGATTGTTATATTTTGCGATGGAAAACATTAAGGATTCAGAGCAGCATGATATCAATTACTGGAATCGCTTACAGACAATCATGTATGCTGAAATTGATAAGAATGCGATGTATAATAAAGAATTCTTAAAACGCAATATGACACAGATGATGATGTTTTATTGTAAAGAGGTTAAGGATATAAATAGAGATTTCTATGATGAAGTTTGCAGACCAATTTACAATATTGTAAAAGAACATGCAGATGATAATGATCCTATGGCTTATTATGAAGAAAGCTTTGGAAAATTAAATGAACTTTATCGTAAAGTAGATGGATACAGTTATTATACGAAGTCTATTTTAGCAGCGACAGATCTTTTAGAGCAGTTAAAATGGGTGGAGTAGTTAACAAATATTATAAATATTAGAAAGGAGGCTCGCCAAATGGCGAGGGCGGAATTATTTTCAACAATTAATGTAGGAATAAAAATTTCGCTTATTTATGAATGAAACCTTATGACGTAGGATTAGTGTGTGGACGATTCCAGACCTTCCATAAAGGTCATGAAAAATTAGTTGATACTGGTCTGTTACTGTGTGATCGATTACTGATTCTAATCGGCTCTGCACAGGAATCTGGAACTGAACGTAATCCGTTCAATATCAATACACGGACCAAAATCCTAAGAGAGATTTATGGAGATCGGCCAGAGATTATGATCTATGCACTTTCGGACATGACGGACGAAAATGATATTTGTCCTGAATGGGGACGTTATCTGTTAAACAATGTAGACAGATACATCTACAAGAATCCCGAGCTGATGATTTATGGCAACGATGTAAGCCGAAGCGGTTGGTTTGACAAAAAAGATCTTGCAAACACAGCTGAATTAATCGTTAACAGACAGGATTTACCAATCAGTGCAACTATGGTGAGAGAAGCAATGGCAAAAGATGATCGAAAAAAATGGATGAGTCTAGTAAACCCACGTTTACATAAAATGTATGATGTATTACGTGCGGAACTTATGAGCGTACCGTTTTATCAGGAGCTAAGTAAAAATTAGCTAAAAAGAAGTCAAAAAATTAGTTATAAAGAAAAGGAGAAAGAAACAATGAATAAAGCAATTTTAATGGGAAGATTAACAAGAGATCCAGATGTAAGATACTCACAGGGAGAAAATCCTATGGCAATCGCACGATACACATTAGCGGTAGACAGACGATTCAAAAGAGATGGTGAGCAGAGTGCAGATTTTATTAACTGTTTAGCGTTTGGAAAATCAGCAGAATTTGCAGAGAAGTATTTCAAACAGGGTACAAAGATTGCTGTTTCCGGAAGAATCCAGACAGGTAGTTATACAAACCGTGAGGGTGTGAAAGTTTACACAACAGAAGTTGTGATCGAAGAACAGGAATTTGCAGAGAGCAAAGCAGCTGCATCCCAGAACAATAATAGGGGAGCTTCACAGCCAAGCACACCTCAGCCAAGCACGGCAGCAAGTGATGGTTTTATGAACATCCCTGATGGACTGGAGGATGAACTCCCATTTAATTAAGAAAGAACTTAGAATCATTATTGATCCAGTATATTCAGACAGATTGTCGGATATACTGGATTTTTTTTAGAAAGGAAGAGGACAAAATGCAAAATAAGAACACTATTAAAAATTGGAAGATTGAAATAACGGAGGAAGGAGCAAAATTATTTATTACAGAAGGAGCCGTAATGGCTAGAGATGTTTTAAATCTTGCGAGAGAACAGGCTATAAAATACAACTTATCAGTTCTAAAGATTTATATGCATGATGGACAGTATTATGATTATACTTTTGAAGATGATATGCTATATTTCATACATATGACTGAAAAGATTGAAAATGAAGATATTTCTTATTTGATGAAACGGGCTGCAGAAAAGTTATCAACTCTAAAATTAGACGATCGTATATGGAGCGTTAATTTTTCTATTGATAATCTTCCAAGAGAGAAAAATGGAGATCTATATGCTGCCTGTGCTATGGTCATTCATTTTTATGATAGAAATGATGATTATGAAATTGATTCACAACGGTTTTATTTTAATTTATCGTCAGGACAATGGGAATCTATTAAAAATGTAAAGAATAAGTCTATATCATGCAAAAATTCATTGGCCTGCAAAATTGGAGATAACTATTTTATGATTCAGAAATCAGAAGATGGTTACGATTATACACTTTATACTTCTGATTATTCAGAAATTGATGGAGGACAGCTTGATAATCCGGATATTTCTATTTATGATGCAATGAATGAAATCTTAGAAGATCTGGATATTGAGATTCCAGGTCATAAAGATGAAATTGATTATGAAGAATTAGAAGAAAAAGTTGAAAATGCAGAAAATGAACGTATCAACAAAATGTTATCAAAACACGGTTGTACAGTGATTGCTCAATCAGATCAGCATACTGATTTTCTTATAAAATCGGGAGAAAATTAGAATTGTGAAAGAATATTAAGAAATAACTAAAAGCGGTGTGAGTATAGAACTCATGCCGCTTTTTTACTAAAGGAGATAAACATATGAATGAAAACGAAATAAAAATTGCAGAAAGATTCAATATACTTGATAAATGTCAAAAGCTAGAGAAAGATTTTTTACGGCTTAGTAGAATAACAAAAGTAGAATTTGATCTAAACGGACTATATGAAAATATTTATCAGGTTATTATATTAGTAAAATATGAGATTCCAATGGAATTAGGTCCAAAGAAATATTTTAGAATCAGAACAAATATTTTGAAAAAAGTTTTGGAAATTGCACAAAACAACCAATTAATTCGAACAGACGATTCGATAGAAGATTATGGAGAGTATTTTTACATTGTATTTGATTGTTCTAGTTGGAAATATCAGATACAAAGATATACAGAACTTTTCAAAAATGTTTATGGTCCTGAAATTGAAAATCCTAAAGATGGGATGGAAAAGGAACGTGAAGTAATTAAGACTTTGATCAAAGAGGGACTTGGAATGCTTAATAAAGCGAGATCACAAGCTCTTTTTCTTGACGATATAGAGATGCAAGAGGATATTACAAATGCTTTGAATATTTTTCTGGCAGCAGAAGAAAAACAACAGAAGATTTCTCCGGAAAAAAATCTTTTTGAAGATTATACAGATGAGGAATTATTGATTTTTTATGATTGTCTTAAAAAAGCTGATTTTTATGTGATTCCTGAATTAAGCAAGATTGCTTCAAAATATGTTTCTAGCAAACGCTGCTATTTAGATTTGATTTTCGAGTTGTCTAAACGATGGTATCAAGAGAAACAGAAGAAATACAAAGAAGAAAATGGAAAATTTCATCAGTGGTTAGAGGGAGAAGATCCATTAATTTAAAAGATTAGTGATTGATTAAAGCCTCTAAGCTAAATTGAAGATATTATTAAGGAGAAAGAAATCATGTTAGTAGAAGTTACATATGCTTGTAAAATGGGATGTACGCATTGTTTATCAGACTGCAAACCGGATGGAGAACATATGACACTGGAAGTATTTGAAGATGTATTAAAATTTATGATCAAAAATCAGATTCCAACGTGGAGTTTTTCAGGTGGAGAAATGTTTGAACATCCAGATATTTTGAAGATGCTGTCACTTATCGAATCATATTGGAAGACATTACCGATTAAGTATCCAATCACATTTGCAACAAATGGTCGTGAACTTGTTCGTAACAAAAAAATTTATCATGCAGTTTCAGAGTTCTTGAAACACTGTGGAAAACGATATGTTATGATACAGGTGACAGATGATCCGAGATTTTATCCCGATCCATTAACAGATAATGAAAAATATTGGTTATCTAAGTTAGGAGTTATTATTGATACGGTGCCTTCGGATCAAAACAATAAATCTCACTGTTTGTATCCACAAGGACGTGCTTTGAAGAATTATTCCGATGAATATTGGAATACGATTGCACCTAAATGTATCAATTGCATTTTGATTACAAAGCAGAAACCAGAAGCAACATTGAAGGATTTGGTCAATATACTTTTATCTAATGGCAAGGTTTGTACACCAGTTATTGCACCAGATGGAAGTATTAAGATTGGTGAGTCGGCACTTTGTCCTAAAATTGCATCTATTTACGATTCTGTTCCAGAAATTATGGAAAAGATTCGTAATGCAAGATGTCGTGCGTGTAAAATTCCATGGGAAAAATTAAAAGAAACAAATCCAATCGCATATTTATTATGTGAAAATTTTTGATAAGAAAGGAGGCTCACTCTACAGTGGGGCAAAAGAGGCTTAGACGATAAGTCTCTTTTGTTTATTTACACATGAATCAAAATGGAGTAAAAAAATAAGAAAACAAATCGAATAGATAGAGCAATAATGTTATGTTCTATCTACGATGTTATAAAAGATGGTAATAAATGTATTGCAGTAGATCTTGAAGGGAATGAATTTGCTGAGTTAAATAATTGTCATGCAAATGATAAAACTAAGGAATATTAACTGCAATATAGATAAATTGAGGAGAAAGTTATGAACAAAAAAATTAAAAAAATAGAAGATGTAGTAACAATGCCAATAACAAAATATGTTACAACGGATGGAAAAAAATTTACGGATGATTATGATGCAAATATGCATCAAGCACATTTAGATTCAATGGACAAAGCAAAGTTATGTTTTAAAAAATATGGAATTTATACCAGTGATCCAATGATTAAGAATCATAAAAATAATGATCAAATTATTAGCAATGATTATCTTCTTACTCGCATCTTACATACAGATATATCAAGTAATGATGATCTGTATATCTTACAGGCAAAAGATGAGAAATCTGAAAAAGAAATTCTGAAAACATTTCGTGATTACTTGAATACTGATGTTATGGATCGTCGTTTTTTTAATGTGGCAAATAATTATATATTTCCCCATACAATCATCTTTTGTAGAGATTCCATTTATGGAAATTATAATGCTTTGTGTGCAGAAAGGGAATTTGAGCTTATTGAAAAGGCTTTAAAATTTGGAAGACAAGTCTTAAATATGGCAGACAAAAAAGAAGATAATATCGTATCTGATGAAGCGAAAGAAAAAAATATGATTAATAAAAGAGAGTTGGCAGCAAGATTAAAACAGGGAGAATGTCTTGAAGAAATTTTTGATTTTACTGATGGTCAGGAATGTTTGATTTATAAAGGAGAATTTGAAGTATCCGATAATATTATTTATATTCCTGATATTTATCTTAATAAATTGAACCTTGGAGTCGTAGCGACAGGGGAAAATTTGAATGATATTTTGAAAAATTGCTATACAGGAAATGATTTCTTGAAGGAATGCAATGGATACAAAAACATTGCCAAAGCCTTATTTGATTTTGTTGATTGGCAGCATCCAAACATCCAAGATCTCACTGATTGTTATGATGAAGAAAAATTTTACAATGAATTTGGAATTCATTTTGATGATTTAGGTAATGATTAGCCATTGAGATGTAAAACAAAGTATTGAAGTTGAAATCAGAGAAATTTATATTATATAAGAAAGGAAGAATACTAATGAATCATAATCGTAATACCCATTATTGGGAAAATAGAGACGAAAGAAAAGAAAGAGCTTATCTCCATACAAAAAATATGGCTTATGTTTTTTCAGATCATATTGAACAATGTGTTCGAAATACAAAATTATATGATGATACAAATACATTTGATGAATTAAATCCAGTATTGACAAGAGAAGTTTCCGTTGTTGATCTGGATACGGTGTCTGCAATATTTCGTTACAAAAGGAAAGAAAAAAGGACGGCAATTCTTAACTTTGCCAGCTATAAAAATGCCGGCGGAATGTTTTTACAAGGTAGCAGTGCTCAGGAAGAAAGTTTATGCCATGCATCGTTTTTATACAATGTATTATCTGAATTCAAAGACTATTACGCTTGGAATGATAAGCACAAGAATCGTGCATTATATGAAAATCGAGCATTGTATTCTCCTGATGTTGTATTTACAAATGATAGTGTAGGGACACTTTGTGATGTAATTACATGTGCTGCACCAAATAAATCGGCAGCACAGAAATATTGTCATGTATCAGATGAAGAAAACTATAATGCATTAGAGTCAAGAATTCGTTTTGTCTTACATATTGCAGAAAAAGAAAAAGTAGACACGCTTATTTTGGGTGCTTACGGAGCGGGAGTTTTTGGTCAGGATGCAACAGAAGTTGCACAGATTTTCAAAAGACTTTTGATTGAAGAATTTTGGACTTTTGAAAAAATCATCTTTGCGATCCCAGATTGCTCAAGGAATAAAAATTATAAGAAATTTTTTGATGTAATGTCCGATACGATTATGTAAGAATGGAAAACGCCTTATAAAAGGCCAAAATTATTTAAATAATGGAAAGGGAGTTGCACATTTTTGTGCAGCTCTTTTTTTGTTTTCTGAAAGCTTAAAATGTGTTATAATGTAATTAATTTATTAGATTCCAAAACAACAGGGATAGTTTGGACTTTTTTAAGGAATAAAGCTTTAGAGAAATTATGTATTACAATTCAATATTTTTGATATAGAAGCATAGATTAAGCAGACGAATGGTCTGTTTTTTTTATGCTTTTATTTATATATATACCTGTTAATAATCAGTCGATCAGAGAGGAGGTGACAATGATATGAGTAAAAAAAGAATACGAGTTATTGGTCTTTTTATTGCGGTATTAAGTCTTGCGGTGCTAAGTGGATGTGGATCTGCAAAGAAAAAACAAAAAGCAACTACTAAAACTACAGAAGTTGCATCAACCACGGAAAAGGAAAATATTTCAAAAAATAAAGATCAGCAGACAATAACATCGTCAGCTACGACAGAAGCTACAACCAAAGTGACGACAAGCACAACAACAAGCACAGCGAAAAAAACAACCAAAGCAACAACAGAAACACCAATTGCTACTAAAAAAGACGAACAAAAAGCTGCAGTTAAGGCGACGGTTACTTATAACGGATTTTCTGACACAAATAGTGTGGAAATGAAAATGTCTGATGGAAGTTATGAAGTGATGATCGTTGAAAAAGAGGATTTAATTAAGAAGTTAGAAGATTTAAATTCTGGAACAAAAGTAACAATTCGGTACAAAGCCAAAGCAGGACAAGCCAATAAGCAAATTATTGCGGTATTTTAAATAAGGAGGAAGTATAGGTTATGAAAAAAGGAACATGTAAACGATTCATGGCAATGGCAATGAGTCTGGTAACTGCCTTAGGAACAGGATTTGGAGGAGGGGTCAACATGGTTTATGCTGCAAATTCCTTCAAAGCTGGAGATACAGTACAAATCAAGTATCTGCATAACAATAAGACTTATAAAAAGAGTGCAGTGGATGCAAGATGGAATGATAAGATTCTAGGTACAAAAATGCCTGGATACATTGATGAGGATTCCAATGCAATGTATTCTGCTTACTGGATTTTTGGACAGGCGGAGGGTCCCAAAGTATTATATAAAAAAAGTGGAGATACTTTTACATTAAGCAGATATAATACAACCATTAAAATGACAGTCGATAGTAAGACTGCTTATATCAATGGCAAAAAAACAACAATGTCTACAGCTCCACGAAAAGTATATAACTACGGCAACAAAACTAATTACATTATGGTGCCGGGATCATGGACAGCCAAAAATTTAGGCATTAGCTATAAATGGAATGCTACGAAACGTGCAGGCTGCATGAGAGCGGCCAGTCAGTCAGGTGGTTCTAATAATGCAACTACAGCTACAACGAAGCCTACAACAACGGCAGTGAAACCCACAACAACAACGGCAAAACCAACAGAAACTAAGCCGGAAGTTGTAAACAAAAAAGTAACAACATCCTATGATATGACAGCATCTGCGTATGCGAAAGAACAGAGCAAAGCTGTTCCTAAGTATAACAATCAAACGTTTGATGAAAATGCATATCAGAAAAAAATTACATCAACAGTAAATGATGAACAGTATATGAGAATTGATGTTTATCATAATGTAAATGAATCTGCATTTGCGAAAAAACTGGATGAGTTATTACAAAATAAAAATAACAGCGTGTTAAAAGGAAAAGCAAGTGCAATCATTGCAGCTGCTAAAAAAGAAAAGATTGATCCAGTGTACTTAGTATCCCAGACGATTAATGAATCTGCATACGGAACAAGTGCATTAAGTAAGAAAGCTATTACGAAGGTCATTACAGGCGATAGTGTAAAAAAAGATGCCAATGGAAATGTAACAGGATTCCAGAAAGTTAATGGAAAATATATTACAAAAACAATTCCGGAAACAACAGTATATAATCTGTATGGAATCAAGGCATATGACAGTGATCCGCAGCTTTGTGGTTCTTCCTATGCGTATTATATGGGATGGACAAGTGTAGACAAAGCATTAAATGGAGCTGCACAGTATGTTGCTGATAATTATATTCATAATACCGTTTATCAGCAGAATACACTATTCAAAATGAGATATAATCCGAAAAAGGATAATATCTGGCATCAGTATTCAACAAATCCTTCTTATGCAGAAGAAATTGCAGAACATATGAAAAATATGAAATCTGTATATGATGGATGTTCTAATACATTTACCTATGACAGACCAGCTTTTGTGAAAGAACCTGAAACAACGACTACAACAGCCAAACCAACGACTACAACTACCGCGACAAAGCCAACAACGACTAAATATACAGTTACGGGAACATTACCAAACGCTCGTGTAAAAGCTTCTAAGAGTAATTATGATTTAAGAATCAAGTTACCTAGCGGAGTGACAAGCTATTATCTTGAAGATAAGTATACTAGCCGTCAATTATTCATGTCTTGTGCAGGCAATTATGTAAGCCATTTTAATAATGCTTCAAACCGCTACGCAAAAAGCAGTATGTCAGGATTTACAGTCAAATATAATTCTACGAAAAAAAGAACATATGTCTATGTAAAAGCCTCTAGTTCTTATCGTGGATATGCTGTTTCTTTTGACAATGGATATGCTTACATCAAATGGGGAACACCAAAAACAATGTATAAAAATATCTTAGTTTTAGATGCCGGACATGGTGGTTCTGATTCTGGAGCAACAGGAAATAGATTAAGAGAAAAGGACCTTACATTAAGCATTGTTTTAGCAGCAAAGAAACAATTTGATAAGGATAAGAATTATGCAGTGTATTACACAAGAACCACTGATACTTATCCATCTTTGACAGATCGAAGTGATCTGGCAAACAACGTTGGAGCTGATTACTTCCTTAGTTGCCACATCAACTCTGCAGGAGCAACAGCAAAAGGTTCAGAGACGTTATACAATTCTCAAGGATATAAAGCATCCAATGGAGTTACATCCTATAAGTGGGCAGCTAATGTACATAACTTTACAAAGGCAGCAACAGGATTTACGAACAGAGGACTGGTAGATCGTACTGGATTAGCTGTATTACGTCATACAAAAACTGCATCTACTTTGACAGAGTTTGGATTTATCTCCAACAAATCCGAAGCTGCATCTATGAAAACTAATACAGACAAGTATGGAAAAGCTATGTATGACAGCGTTGTTAAAATGTTCAAGACAAACCCATCAAAACGATAATGATTTCTGCATGGTCAGAAATTAATTATAATTTTTTCAGGAAGGAGGAAAGTAATTATGACAAAAGAATTAAAAAGAATGTCATTTATGGCACTTGCAGTTATGATGCTTGCAGGCGGATTTCTTTTAGCATCTGGGAAAAGTCAGCATGTTATGCCTAAAAAAGCAGTAGCTGATATTACAGAAACAGTGCCGGAAACAGGTACAGATGAAATTGTAGCTGGTGATGAAGAAGTTCCATTATAATCAATGACAAAATTGTTACTCAGATTAAGAAGCAGATATGTATTTTTATGTGTCTGCTTCTTTTTTTTTTCAAATATATATGGTATAATATTAATGTATTTTTATTAGATTCCTCGTCCACAATAGGATAAATAGGACTTTTTTTAAGAATATACAACAACACAGAACATTTAACCATAAGGGTATAAGATTAGACAGACAATTTGTCTGCTTTTTTTATGCCCTTTTTTAATTTTTAGAAAGGATGGATTTATACCATGAAGAATTTAGAATTAAAACCAAGCGACATTTTAACAGTAGATGGAGAAGTTATGCAGATTGATACGATCACTTCACAGCTTGCTTCCATTGAAGATGTAGGAGGACAATATAAGGGTTCCATAATCATTAAGTTTTATGACAAAAATGGAGAATTCCATGACATTAACAGTGATGAAAACCGCATATTAATGTATACGGAAGATCTGGTAATGAGTACATGGAGAACCTTAGAGGTTAGCTACAAAGTACGAAAAAATATCAATGCATATTTCAAAAAAATGCTGCCGAACTATGAGTTAATCAGTGTTGCAAGACAAAGCAATCTTCCACAAGATGCTCATTTATATATGATTTCAGCGGTACAGAAAAAAACAGGGGAATATGCTGTCTGGACAAGCTGGAATGAAAAAATTCAAAATTTGAATTTTGGGCATTATTGTTTAAAACCTAAAGCAGAAATTGTATTAGATATATTTGATAATGCTTTCTTTGACGGCTTTTCAGAGATTAAGAAGGCTGTTAAGGCAGAAAGTGAGGAAGAAAATGACTGATTTCAGTACAATGAGAACCATTTGCTTTACCGGACCAAGACCCAATAAACTGTATGGATACAAAAACAAGGAAAAATATCAGAAACTTGTAGATTGTATTCATGATTTCCTTCGAGGTTTTTGTAGAATAGAATCGGATGAAATCTTAACAGTTATTACAGGTGGAGCACAGGGAATCGATCAGCTTGCTTTTTGGGCAGCAAATTCATTAAAGAAGGAGTATTCCTTAAAAAATGAAGTGTATATTCCATTTGTTGGTCAGGAAGAAATCTGGAATGAAACAGGTCTGTTTGGCAAAAAAGAATATCGAAAGATGAAATCTATGTCAGATAAGATTGTAGATGTTTCCAAGATTCGAACATTGGATGTATCAACAAACGATGGAAAAATTAAAGCACTTTTAGAAAGGAATAAAGAAATGGTTGATAATAGTCAGATGATCGTTGGATTATATCCTTTGAATAAAGATTTTACAAAAGACAGAAATAGTGGAACTGCAAGCTGCTTACGTTATGCAAAAGGCAAAATTCCAATCTGTCTGATCGATCCGGAAAGTCATTTGATAGAGTTTCATCCGTGCAATGAGTAGAAGCAAGAAATTGCTTCTACTTTTTTATTATTAAAAGAAAGAAGGGAAAAACATGTATTATTTACATATTTATAACAGCGAAAAAGAAGAAGGCTCTATTGTGCTTCCATTTGAGGATATGCAGCCTATGATTAATTTCGTGGTTGATCAATATCAGAAAACGATAAAGCGTTTGAAAACTAACAATAAGAAATACCAGAAAATCACATCAACTTGGGATAAAAATAAGTATGATGAGACATTAGAAGAATCAATCAAAAACTTTGAATTTGGGATTTTTTGTTCTATGGAAATAACAATTTGCTATGAATTAACTCCAGAATATAATGAAGAAAAACATAGCGAAAAGACTAAAAGAACAGAAGTAATTCATTGGGAGATTATTAAGAACTATCCTTTAAAAGAAAAAGAAATAGTTAACTTAATGATGAATCCAGATTATGAATTTGAATGTAATATTTCAGAAGAAATGTTTTCTGAAGGAGTAATTCTTCCAGGAGCTGCGTATATATGGTTTGAAGATATTGGTGTAGAATTTGAATTCTGCATCGAAAATGGAGAAAACTACAGTGCAATTTACCGGATGGATATGAATAAAGCAGGTGACGATTTTGAAACAGATCATGATGAATTTTACCATTATGAAATTAATCCAACGGATCCTGAATGGAAAGCAAATCTTGAGATTGAAATGTGTAGAGTATTGATTTTATTACACGATTTGAAGTAAGAAAGAAAAGAGGAAAAAATTATGTATTATGTAATTGCAAAAAATAGCGAAAATAAAAAGACGTATGTGTCTACATTTAAAGAAAAAAGAGAAGCTGTTTCAAATATTGCTTTTCGATTCAAAAAGAAATTAAACAGTCTGAATTCAAGCAAGCATGATATTAAAAATGTCGAAACTTGTTGGGATTGTGATGAGATATATGAGGAATTGCTTGATCAGAATTATGATCAGCTCTCAGAATCAAAAAAAGTTAAGATCATGTATGATTTATTCAATTACGAGCAAGAAACTTATGCACGTCAAGATATTAGCTGGCAAATCATTTTTGCAAATCGTGGGCCTGATTCAGATTTATATGATTTTGTGTTGGATTCAAGATATAAATTTGAATGTAATATTCCAGAATCAAGACCATCAAATAATATAGTTCTTCCTAATGCAGCACGCATTTTGTTTGAAGACATTGGTGTAGAATATGATCTTCACATCGAAAAAGGAGTAGATCGTAGTTGCATTTATAAGATCAAAAAAAATGAAAATGGAGATGGTTTTGAAAGAGATTGCGATATACATTGCTCTCACGATGTTCAATTTGAATTTCCAGACTGGAAATCATATCTTGAATCAGTAATGTGTAAAACATTGATTGAAATGCATCATTTAAAGATTACTTTCAATGAAAATGATGTGGAGGATATGTTCAGCAAAATTATCGGGATGAGATTTTCAACGATTGCTATGGTTGAAAAATGGATTTTTGAAAAATTACAGGCTACAAAAAAAAGTCTGCCAAATTTTGTGCTCCAGGAATCAGAGATTAACGATGAAATTTTATTCGGAGATGCTGATGTAGATTTTGTGCTTGATGGAACTTTCGGAAAGGGTGTTTTTAAAAAACATTATTCAGATTTTTCCATCTCATATCTAAAAACAAACGATCATCAGATGTTTATTACTGATGCACATTGGAATTAATTTAGAAAGAGGACTGCGGTCCTCTTTTTTTGTTAGAAAGGAAGAAAAAGATTATGAGTAATTTAAAGAAAAAATTCACAGTTGATGAAGAGATTGTGTGGAAATTTGAAGATTTTGATAGTCAGGGAGAACAAAACGTAAAGTGCAGGATCGTAGAAGTGCATGAAGATTACTGTGTTGCACACACAGAAGGGAATCATAATGGCTACGATGACATGAGATTATGCATTGAAGCTTCCAATGAAGAAAATTTTTATCATATCTAAAATCTGAGAAAGGGGTCAATACTATGCAAAAAATAAATGATTTTGGAGAGAAAATTGGCGGAGCAAAAAAGGATCTTTGGAAAGAAAGAAATATGATCTTTGAAGATACAATTGAAATGACAGAAGCAGAAAAACGCAAATATGTAAAACGAGACAATATCTGGAAAAAGATCAATGCAGAAGAAATGTTAGAAAAAGGATATCCGAGATTAATCGTTTTCTGGCTGAAAGAAATGCGAGCTTGTATCTATCCTGACATGAAACGTACATACATTAGCATAAAAGAATACATCCAGGCAATCGAAAAGATTCGAGATATTGTTATGAAGGTTAAAACCGAAGATGATATCAATCTTGCATGGAAAAAGATTCTTTGCGAAGAAGGAGTGCTTTATAAAACAGGACCATGTCGTTATAGCTATGCTGTACCATACTATGGTATTGCTAATGGGAACAAATTTCTAAAGCTTCATGAGATAGACGCTCTCGATAGGCTAAAGATGAAGATGGAAAAAACGGGATTTGGCTTATCAAAAACGGAATTCTTATCAAAGAAATACGATATTGTAGAATTTGACGAGGAAACTGTAAAGGTTGAACATGAGCGTTTCGGAATTCAAAAAGGAAAACCTTGCATTGCATGGAAAATATCAGGAAAGACATATCCTTTCTATTCAAGAAGTGAAGAGATTAATCTGGAAGAGATCAAAAAAGGGCAGTATTTATTATTATGTAAAGAAAGTCGTGATGTTCTTTTTTATGGAAGTAAACCAGAAGTTATTTTATTCAAGAATAAATTGATTGATTTATTAATTGCAGGAGAAAAAAGAAAAACAAAACGCAAAGGTAAGAAAAAATTAGTTCCAAAACAGCTGGAAAATATAGAACGAAAAGGAAAAGATTATCGTCATGGTCATAATATTGTGGGAGACGATTTCTTGAATGCATTTAAGATTCGCGGCGGTGAGTTTGGAAATTATACAAATGACAAAGACCGTCAAGCTAACTTAAATATGGCATATGAAGCATTTTGTGATTTAGCTGATGCTTTAGAAATATCTCGGGAAGATATCGGACTGGTAGGTTTGGAAACAGGAGCATTAGGAATCGCTTTTGGTGCGAGAGGTCATGGAAATGCTTTGGCTCATTATGAACCAGGGAGAGAAGTTATCAATCTTACAAAACTGCGTGGAGCAGGATCATTAGCACACGAATGGGGTCACGCTTTCGATGATTTTTTGGGGAAAATTGTAGACTCGCATATTGTTGGTCACTACGCAACCAATATGCTTAGAATCGATGCGATTCCAGAATCATTTAAAACGCTGATTCATAGGTTGATCAGAAATGAAGATAATACTTTCACTGAGTTTTATATGAATGCTGAAAAAATTGATCAGGGAGCAACAAAGACAGAAAATGGATACTGGAAAAGCAAAGTTGAATTATTTGCTCGTGCATTTGCGTGTTATGTAAAAGATAAACTCAGAGAATCAGGAAAAAGAAATGATTATTTGTGTGGACATGCAGATCTAGTGAATTATGAATCAGAAGAAGGGCTGATTGCAGCTTATCCAACGGGTGAAGAAAGGAAGAGATTTTTTGTTTTGTTTAATCAGTTATTTGTTGAATTAAAACAGCTGGGATATTGTCACGAACCTATTGACGATTATGAGTTTAATAATAATAGTCATAGTCAATTCAAGGATCTGGCTTCTGAAAACAATATTGATCTTGACAATGCAACACAGTTAACATTTGCAGATTTTGGAATTTAAAAACAGCAGAAACTTTATAATACAAAGACAGGTAGGATTACTACCTGTCTTTGTTTATATATCATTTATAAGGAGAAACAACTCGTGAAATCAATAAAAAATGAACGGATAGGTATCTCTATGATGATGAATTGTGGAATGAAGGCTACAATTATAGCTTATCGTCAGTATTCTGACATAGATATACAGTTTGAAGATGGAACAATCGTTAAACATAAAAGATATGATCACTTTAAAACTGGAGCAATTAAATTCCCAGAAAATATAAATCCTCATATTGGAGAAACGATAAAACATAAGGATCATACTTATACAATAAAAAAATGGCGAAGCAATCATGACATAGATTTTGTTCGAGATGATGGAATTCTATATGAGCATAAAACATATTATCGTTTTAAACATAGTTCATCATTTAAAAATAATAATTATTCACTTAAAAACCATATTGGAGAAAGAAAAAAGATGAATTGCAGTGAATTTGCAACAATTATTAATTGTGCGAATGGAAGAGTTACTATAAAATTTGATGATGGAACGATAAGGGAAAACATACAGTATAACAATTTTAAAAGAGGAATGGTTTGTAAAAATCCACACAACAAAAAAGATCGAATTGGAGAAAAGAAATTAATGTCCAATGGACAAAGTGCAACTATCATTTGTTACAGAAAATCAGATGATATTGATATTCAATTTGAAGATGGCTATATAAAAAAATCAATCTCGTATAGTTCTTTTAAGTCTGGATTTGTACAAAATCCTAATAAATTATCTAAAAATGCTGTAAAATTATCAAGACGTTTTGATAAAAGTAAATATATTGGTAAAGTAAATCTTATGAATTGTGGTATTTCTTGCAAAATTATAGATGCCATTGGTACTTCTTCAAATTTGACAGTTCAATTTGAAAATGGAGAAATAAGGGAAGGAGTTAGCTATAGTGAATTTTCTAATGGTTGTTTATTACCAAAGAGCGGAATGGCATTTTGTAGACTATTAGAAGAAAATATCATGAATAATGGACAAACAGCTAGAATTATTGAATATCGAAACAGCCAAGATATAGATGTACAATTTGAAGACGGATCTATTGTTGAGCATGTACAATATACGTCATTTAAAATTGGGCGTATTAAAAATCATAATGACATTAATCCAAAATCAAACAGAAATAAATATCTTGGAATGGAGCATGTCATGAATAATGGAATGAAAGCAAAAATAATAAAGTATAGGAATGCTAGAGACATAGAAATATGTTTCCAAGATGGTGAAATTGTTCATTCTACAACGATAAATAGTTTCTTGAAAGGTGAAATTTTACATCCGATCATAGGAAAAAGTTATATCCGTAAAAATAGAGAAAAAGAACTTATTGGAACCACAAAAGTTTTAAACAATGGAATGAGAGGAACAATAGTTGCTTATAAAAGTGCTAATAATGTTACGGTAAAATTTGAAGATGGATGTAAAGTAAAAACAAATTTTTATATGTTTAAAGAAGGAAGAGTTGAACATCCAATATATGTAAGAAGGCATGAATCGTACAATGAATTATTTGTTGCTTCTTATTTTGAACAAATAGGTTTTAAGAAAATTAAACGGACAGATACAAAGAAAATAGATTCATCATTAGAGGGTATAGAATTCGATTTATATAATAATATAAATGGACATAAGATAGCTATTGAATATGATGGTGGTCATTGGGGACATAATCAAAAAAAAGATATGAAAAAAAACATATTATGTAAAAAAAATAATATTATGCTTATTCGTATTAGAGAACCTCAATTAGAAAAATACGATCAAGATGGTGTTAAACAATTTTATTTGGAAACTGCTGAATTAGGATCTGAAAATCTAAAGATACTAATGAAAGATATCCTTGCTTATATACAATCTATTTGTGATGTAAAATTATATATTGATTTCAATAAAAATGCAACGATAAAAACACCGGATTCATATCAGAGAACCGGGAAAATGAATGTTATGAAAAATGGTATGCAATGTACTATAATCACCTATCGTAATGCTAGTAATATAGATGTTCAATTTGAAGATGGAACAATTGTTAAACATAAGACATTTAAATGTTTTCAAAGAGGCAATATAGCAAATCCTAATATATCAATTAAGGATAAACGAATAGGAATGTCATTAACGATGAACTGTGGTATGAAAGCCACAATCATAGATTATCGTAATTCCCAAGATATAGACGTTCAATTTGAAGATGGAACAATCGTTGAGCATATAGCATTTGCACGATTTAAAAAGGGCGAATTAAAGAAGTCTATCAAAGATAAACGAATAGGAATGTCATTAACGATGAATTGTGGTATGAAAGCCACAATCATAGATTATCATAATTGTAGTGACATAAATGTTCAATTTGAGGATGGAACTGTTGTTAAGCATAGAGCATTCGCACAATTTAAAAATAAACAAATAGCGAATCCTAATATTTTAATAATCAGACCTAATCCATTAAAGGATAAACGAAAAGGGATGTCATTAATGATGAATTGCGATATGAAAGCTACGATTATAGCTTATCGTAATTCCCAAGATATAGATATACAATTTGAAGATGGCATAATTGTTAAACATAAAGCATTTGATAGTTTTCAAAAAGGTAAAATAGCAAATCCTAATATATCAATTAAAGATAAACGAATAGGACAATCTTTAATGATGAGCTGCGGCATGAAAGCCACAATCATAGCTTATCGTAATTGTAATGATATAGATGTACAATTTGAAGATGGAACAATTGTTAAACATAAAAGAATTGGTAATTTTCGAGGAGGACATATAGCAAATCCTAATATAAAAATCAACCCAAACATTATATCTTTATAATTGAATATAAAAATTTAGCAGGTTGAGGCGATTGCAGAAAAGAAGTGGTTAAGCAGAAATTGTTTAACTGCTTCTTTTTCTTATATAAATTTTATGTTATAATGAAAATGTATTTTTTATTAGACTCACAGATTAGTATAACTGTGACATTTTTTAGAAAACACAAAAATAGAAATTTTATAAACCAAATGGTGTAAATTGAGCAGATATAAAATATCTGCTTATTTTTATGCCATTTTTTATTTTTAGGAGGGAAAATAATGAAAATAATGAACTATGAAGAATTCAAATTGGAATTAGAAAAAGAATTGCCAAAAGCATCAAAAAATAAGTTAGCAGGACTAGAGATAAGTTTTTCTAAGCTAGTACGTACAAACAGAATGATGGATGGGATCAAAATTACTCGAAAAGGAGAAGATAGAGGAATTGCGATCAATATACAGCAATTGTATGAGATTTATCTTCCATATTATGATTTTCCATATACATTGGATACAATTATTAAGCAGGTAAAAGCGTATTTTCTTCATGAAGATCGAAGAGAAAAAGAAGAAAAACTCTCAAAAGAAACAGCTAAAGTATTTATTCAATTAGTAAATATGGAAGAGTCAAAAGAAATGCTTCAACATGTTCCACATCGGCAATTTCTTGATCTTGCAATAATATATCGTATAGTACGCGAAGAAACAGATCAGGGATTTGAAACAGGGATTGTTAATAACGAACTTATGGAAGCCCTTGATTGGAGTGAAAAGGATTTGTATCTAAAGGCAATGAGTCAACATATTATGAAAACAAAAATTACGTTGCTTGATGATGTTACTTGTGAACTGCTACTTAAAGCAGGAGCACCAAGAGAGTTTGTAGATATTATGTATCCACCAGAAGCAGAGTCTCATCCTGTGTATATGCTTACGAATGAAAATATGCTTTTTGGAGCAAATGAAATTCTCTATACGGAAAATCTATGGAAACTTTCAAATAAACTCCATTCAGATCTTTATATTATTCCGTCATCTATACATGAATGCATCGTGTTACCCGACGATTGTTCCATTCATGATGTAAAAGAAATGTTAGGTGCAGCTAATGATATTATAGTTTCAGAGAGCAATCAACTAAGCTATAACATTTATCATTATGAGCGAAAAACCGGAAATATCAAAATTGTAGAAAAGGAGAATAGATAATGATAAAAGAAAGATATAAAAAATATGCAGCTATTATTCAGCGTGCAAAAGAAGAGGGCCTTCATGTTAACGATAAACTTTCAGTATTAATGGATATTGAAAGTGCAGATCGCAAATTTAACATCAGATTAGATGAATGGCTTCAAGCAGATTTATTTAATTTTACACATGATTTTTATGGAATTATCGATCATATTGTACGAGATCAGTTTCCAGCAACGAATTTTGAAGGATTTATCCCTAGATTTGCATCTAAAAAATAGAAACTCAAGAGAAATTATTGAATGAAAGATTATTAAAAACAAAGGGCAGACATAAATACGTCTGTCTTTTGTGCATTTTATAAGGAGGACAGATTTATGAGAATTAAAGAATACAGAACAGAATTGGATAAGGATAAGAAGAATGTTTTGTGTGAGATAGGTTATTACGATGTTACAGAAGATATATTTGATAAGCCTGAAAAAATTGCTCGTTTTGCAATAAACCAGCTACATCTCGACCGACGTGCAGAAGAATATGTTTATGTCGTTGGGCTTACTACAAAAACACAAGCACTTGGTGTCTTTGAAATTTCACATGGAGCCGTTTCTGCATCCATATGCAATCCTAGAGAAATTTTTATCCGATTATTATTATGTGGAGCTAGTACTTTTGTAATGATACATAATCATCCGTCCGGAGATACGAATCCATCAAAAGCAGATCGTATGGTTGCACAAAAATTAAAAGAAGCGGGAGATTTACTGGGAATTACCATGATAGATAGTATTATTATTGGAGATCATTATCATCTTAGTATGAAAGAGAATTCAAACGCCAAATTACTGAATCGTATGAGTATTTAAAGAGAAAGAGAGAAAAATAATGAGCAATTGGATAAGTCATAAGGCACAATATTTCAAAAAGAATGGAGACATTGATCGAAAAAAAGAATGTACGTGTTTTTTGTTAGATACAATCAACAGTGATCTTTATGAAGTTGTACATGCTGCCTTTTATTGCAACGTGTATTATGCTGCAGTTGTACAAACAAAAATATTCAATGACCAGGAGTATAAAGAGATTCCAAAGGAAGAGCAGGAAATTACAGCTATGGTCATTGATACAAAAACAGAAAAGAAAGAATTTATTTATCTGAATCTTGAAAAAGAGTCTGATATGCCAATCCGCAGAGAATGTCCCAAAATTATTCTTAATCTGTTGTCTGATACGGATGATGAAAATTCGCAGGAATGGAGAAAACAGTGTCATAAAAGCTTACAGATTAAGAGAAAGTTATTAAAACTTGATGGACTGCCGGAAGGTACTAGAATTCAATTCCCTTCACTTCTTTCATTTTCAAACGGTGTAGAAAAAGGTGATTCCATTATTCTACTAAAAAGTAATCGTAAGTGGATATGGGAGAAGTATCAGTATCGATTTATGAAAAGTTACATTAATCCAGATTATACAATTTTACAGAAAGAGGAAATAAAATGAGGAAAACAGAAATTATATTTAAAAGAAATACTAACTTTATGTTGCATGGTTATGTTTGGAAACCTGAATGTAAACCGGTTGGAGTAATACAGGTAATCCATGGAATGACAGAATATATTGGCAGGTATGAAGAATTTGCAGCACATTTTACCGATTTAGGGTATGTTGTGTGTGGATTTGACTTAGAAAGTCATGGAAAATCTATCCCTATTCATCATAAGGACAGTGGATTATATATCCCTATTCATCATAAGGACAGTGGATTATATATTCATTGTTGGGATGATCTTATCGCGGATGTTGAGATGATTAGAATCAAAATACGTCGTCAATATCCAGAGATTCCATACGTTATGTTGGGATTTTCACTTGGATCTTTTGTTTTACGATCACATCAATGCATATATCCCAAAACAGCGAATAAGCTGATTTACATTGGAACCGGGCAGCCTAAAATGAATGAGTTAAAATTTGCTCACTGGATTGTAAAAACATTATGTAAAAAGGATAATAAACCATCAAAATTAGTAAAAAAACTGGCTTTTGATAATTATAATCGGAAATTCAAACATTCTAAGAATGGCATTGATTGGTTATTAAAAGATGAAAAAGCTCAGGAAGATTATCTGTCAGATAAAAGAGTTGTTATGGATATGACACCAAGATTTTTCCTTCAATTCTTAAATGGCATGATGAAGATTCAGAGCAATGAATACTGGTTGTATTACAAGAATGATGTTTTATTTATTGCCGGAGAGGAAGATCCAGTATCCTGCGGTTTATCAGAAGTATTAAAGAGATACAGAAGAGCCGGGGCAAGAATAACAAAAAAAATTATAAGTGGATACCGACACGATGTTTTACATGATTCATGTAAAGAGAAGGTATTTCAGTGTATTGAAAAATTTTTATAGTTGTAAGAGAAAGGAGTAAGATTAGAAAAGGTAATATCATATGTAGATATTATCATTCTAATCAGTAATTATTATGAAAGAATTTATTGATAAATTTGCCGAAAAGGTAATGACAACAAAAGAAAGCTTTGATGTTAAAAGAGATAATGGAAAGGCAGTAACTTTTGTACAAAGACAATGTGGAGATGCAAGATACATTTACTGTTTTCTTGGAGCAAAATATTATCAGGTTGATGAAAAACCAGATTTTTGTGCAGTTGTGAAAGATGATCAAATCTACATTATTGAGGAACAGATATTCTTTAGAAATGATACTGTCAAAATGTGGCCAGATAATGTCATGCATATCGATGAATATGTAAATGAACTTAATCGTAAAATTGGTGAAGAATTCAAGAGATTTTATGATAATCTGCCAGTAAAAGATTTTGCTGAAAGTGCTGTTCAAAATATGATTAATGATATTCGCAGAGATTTTCTGCTGCCATCCAAAGTCAAACGAGAAAATATTCGTTATGACAGAAGACCTAGCTGTAATGTTAAGATCGACAAAGAAAAGGCAATTGAATATCTTTGTGGAGTTATTGATTATAAAAAATACACGGAAAAAGAATTTGAATCCGTGAGAAATACTTTAATGATCAGTAAGTCTAAAAGATGCAAAATGCAACAGCTTTTAGAACAAGGGAATATCGTAACAGAAGATGAATCTAAGTTAGCTTTAAAACTTCGTTCATTGAAAAGATCTGGACAAAAGATTGTAGAAGTACAATTTACTGATTCACAAGACCATCTTAGGGGATCAGCAAGAGTAAAGATCGAGGATTTATTATATGCATTAGTTGAAAGAGAAGCATTACTGCCTTCTTATTGCGACAGGCATGATTCTGGTACATGTGATTTCCTTGAACGATTAGAAAAATTTGGGCAGGAAAATAATGTCAAGTTGTATGATATTATGACATTTGATAACATTACAAAGATCAAGTCATTATTAGACGATGCGATATTATACAAAAAATAGCATAAGGGAAGTAGTTGAGTGAAAATTCGTTCAGCTGCTTCTTTTTTTTATGATAATTATATGATATAATACATATGTATTTTATTAGATTCCAAAATTCCAGAGGTGGAATAGGACTTTTTTTAGATACACAAAAAACAGAAAATTCACAACCATGATAGGTACAAATTAAAACAGACGTTAGGTCTGCTTTTTTTGTGCCTTTTTTTATTTTAAGAAAGGAGAAGATTAAAAAGATGTTTAAAACAAATTGTAAATGCCCAAGATGTGGAGGAATTCTTTATACACAGACAGAATATGGAGATTATTCTTATCAATGTCAAAATTGTGATGAAGATTTTTATGATTTTGAAGTAACTGATACTGAGGGATTAGAAGATACTCATAATGTTTTTGTGCCTGTAGAATGTATGGCAGCAGAATATCCGATAGAAGATCAATGCTATATAATTCCAATTCAAGAGTTCAGGGCATTAGAAAATGTTAAGTTAATCACAGAATAATAAAATATGAAAGGAGATAAATAAGAATGTCACAGACATTAAATGTATTAAGTATTGATTTTGATTATTTTCAAAATGTATCAAAAGATGTTCTTATGAATTGTTATCCAGCTGGACTTGATTTATCCACTGAGTTATCAATCTTTACATGGTCAGGATATTATAATAATCCAAAGTCAGCAAAAGAACTTCAAAAAGTAGAAATACTAGAAGATGAACTGAATCACTTAAAGAAACTTTTGTTATCTGATCGTATATCCGATGATGCCGATGTAATGATTACAAATAGTCATGTATTTATCTATGAGCTTATTCATAACTGTATGGAGAGAAATGACCATTATAAAGATATTCGCTGCATTAATATAGATCTACACCATGATTTCGTTAATGGTTCAGAGGATGTTGATTGTGGAAATTGGATTTCCCATTTATACAAAGATTATGGAGATCATTTCAAATTCGATTGGGTTGTCAATCCGATATCCAGAGAAATGTTTGGTCTTAAAGAAGAAATTTTCGATAAAACGCTATTAAAATCATTGGCTGACATTAAAATTAAAGATTTTGATGTCGTTTTTTTATGTCGTAGTGACAATTTTTTTGCACCACATCTGGATCCGTACTTTGATGAAATCGTTAGATTAATTGAAAGTCGGTTCCACGATATACGAATTGAGAAAAGTGTCAATGAAGTTCGGGATTATCGAAAATATGACAGTATGTATGAAAAATTACATAGATCACTTAAAAATTCATAAAAGAAAGGAAGCAGTAAGTATATGAGTCAGACAGAAATTACCAAATGCGAAAAGATGGACAGAGAAACATTTTACCAGTATATCCTAGATAATTTCACATTATCTGGTGAAGAACAAAGAATGGTTGATACAATTCTGCAATTTATTGAGAGTCATTATAGTGATTACGATAGGCAGCAGGAAGTTATAAGGGAACTCTTATGCGATATTGATTTAAACGAAGAAGAGTTGAAAAATGTTTATTTGTAAGAAAGAAAACAATATTCACAAAATAGAAGGAGAAAAAATTATGTTAATTAATAAAATTTGCCCAATGTGTGGGAAAAGTGCTTTTTTAAGAATCAATTCAGATCAGAAAAAAGAATTCAAAAGTTATGCTTGTTATGGTGGATTAATCCAAGAAAAACTAAAATCATTCAATGATTTTGAGAGAGAATTTGTAAAAACAGGTTATTGCCCGGAATGTCAGAATGGTCTTTTTATGAAAGAACTTTCCAGAGGCGAGAATCATTTCTTTACACAAAATGATATTCGGGATGATGTTGTTGAAAAATTTATCAATGATATCGCAGAAGTATATGTTGATGAAAATAGAGTTCTGGATTGCAGAAAAGCAATTTTATCACCGATTGCAGAAAAGCTTTCAGTTAATGAAAAATTATTGTATCTATACGAATTTGATCTGGAAAATGAATTTGAAGTAGATTTAGATACAGGAAAAGTAACAGAAATTAAATAAATGGAGAAAAATCATGAGTTATGTATTAACAAAAAAAGGAGAACAGAGAATCAGAGAGTTTATTAAGAAATGTGAAGAAAAACGTGAACTAATCTTAGAAAATGGGATTGACACTGCAAATGTGGAGATTGTGAATGAGGGAGATATTAATATTGATCTCTTTTTCAATAATTCTCCATCTAAAGGTGAAAATTTTCAGCATGCTTATCCTGTAACAGATCATTTTGCTCAAGATCTTGTTTTAGAATATGAAGTTGATTTCTTTGATTCAGAAAAAGAAGAGTATGCAAATTCAATTCTCAATGTTGTTGAAGAATTCCTTAATGAAAAAGAATGTGAGATTCCATGGCAGCAGAGTGATGGGAACTGTAAAGCAAAGAGACAGGAGTTACTCGAAAGACTTCGTAAGTTCTTATAAAAGAAGAATGATTGACGAGAAAGAGAGCAGAAATGTTCCCTTTTATTTTTTATAAATAAATACGTTTAGAAAGGGTAAATTAGCGATGAGTAGAAAAGTGGAGACAGATTTTGAATTTGACAAAGATAAATTTGCAAAGTTGCTTCAAAAGGCGAAGGGAGAATTAATGTTAAAATCTTTTGCAGAAAAATGCGATGTATCAGTAGGTTATATGTGCAAATGTTTTAATGCAAAACTTAATCATCCTTTAACGCCTGCCACACTAAAAAAAATTTCAATTTATTCAGAAGAGCAAGGAGTTTCATACAGAGAACTTTTAAATGCTTGCGGGTATGAAGCAGATAAATATATTGCAAAGTATGATTCGGAAATCATTAAAAATGCAGATTTAATTAAATTCAAGACAATGACAATTGCAGAATTGGGGATTTCAATCTTAAACAAGCTACACAAAGAAAAGAATAAAGATGCTGCAGTCACTATCATCAATATCACAGAAAACAGCATACACGATTTTGCATCCATAGGAAATTTCATTGTTGAGAGATACGATGAAGAACAGTATGTCGATGTAATCTCGATTTTACAGTCAGAAGGAAAAATTATGGCAATCACAAAAAATCATTAAAAATTGCAAAAGAAGTGGCTAAGCGAAAAATCGTTTAGCCACTTCTTTTTTTCAATTAAATATGGTATACTATATTTGTATTTTTATCAGACTTTAGAGATTGCATGAGGCAAACTCTGAACTTTTTTAAGAAAACAAATTAAATAGAAACATACCAATTATTGGGCATAAATTTAAGCAGATATTTATTGTCTGTTTTTTTTGTGCCTTTTTTATTTTAAGAAAGGAGATAAATAAGAATGTCACAAACATTAAATGTATTAAGTATTGATTTTGATTATTTTCAAAAAGTATCAAAAGATGTTCTTATGAATTGCTATCCAGCTAGACTTGATCTATCCACTGAGTTATCAATCTTTACCTGGTCTGGATATTATAATAATCCAAATTCAGCAAAAGAACTTCAAACAGTAGGGATACTGGAAGATGAACTGAATCATTTAAAGATTTAGAAAGGGAAAAACTATGAGTAAAATAGAAGTAATTAATTTTGAAGAAAAAGTGAGAAAAATGAAAAGATCATCCAAAGTCAATGGTTTTTCAGGCATGATAAAAATGCTTCGACACAGTGTGGATGTATTTGAGTTTGTTGGGGAAGATGTAGAAGAACGTTTACAGAAGTATTCTAATCTGGTCGGAAAAGACAGTAAGGATTTCATGTTAAATCCGACGGATATGAAAGATTCTTGGAATTCTCTTTCATGCGGGAATCCAGCTATATTTAATTTTATGTCAAAAGAGGTCAACAAAGAAAAATATCATCTGCGAATCTGTTATAATCCGGTAGCAGAATCCGTAGCAACCTCTTTTTCAAAATTGTCCAACGGACTTCCTGTTGCCCAATATGACTCAGAAAATAATATCTGGATTTCACATACAGATCCAGAAATTTCAGAGAAATTTGCAAAGATTCTGGATTCTGGCTCTCCAGAAGCAGATATTTTGGAATTCTTACTTGAATATCATAATCCTACAGAGAAGGATTATCAGAGAATCAAGCAGAAATATCAGAAATTGTTTTCTTTGTACAATAAGACAAATTGTTACATGGAACCAGTTTTCATTATTCCAAAATTTGCAAAAAAAGAGGACGATGTGATACTATATCTTGTTCCAAGAGATATGTTCCGTCACGGATTTTGTGTTGGAATGGAAAAGAATCAACTGGTATTAATGCAGGAATTGCATATGGATGAGCTTATGCTCAATGGATATTTTTATGATGTGAATGACAATTATCGAAAGATTGTTGGAAGAACAGATAATGTTAATACAATGCGAAATAGTCTGTATCGTCTGGCAAATCGCTATACAGATGATGATATTTTTACGATTCCTGTTTCTTTAAATCGATACGTTGAATCAAATAATGTAAAATCATTGGTAAAACGTGCTGCGAGAAAAGGTGCGGAACTAAACGATGTTGAGAAGAAAAATCTGAATAGCTTTTGTTCTTTTATTAAGAAAAATATTGATATTAGTTACTAATCTGTACATACTAGAGCAAGTACAAAAGCATTATAAATTCATGGATGAAGGCAGTGATTTTATGAAATAATATATTTTTAAGCACAATTTTATGTTGCTTTATTATAGAACTTATGCTATAATACCAATGTATTATTTTTATTAGATTTGCGAAGCTAAGAGGCGAAGTGTAACTTTTTTTTAAGAATCATATATTTAAATAGAACTTTCAACCAATGGGTATAAATTAGACAGACATTAAGTCTGTTTTTTTTGTACTCATTTTTTTATTTAAAGGAGGATTTTGACTATGAAAAATTTCATGGAACAAAATTTAGAAACTGTTGATAAGCATAAAATGACAATTGACGAATTGTTATTTTTGCAAAATCTACAGGAGGATCTACAGAAAGCAGAAATTACTTGTAATGGTAATGATGCAATCGCTACTTACTATGTTCTTAAAGAACAGGTAAGAAAATACATAGATCCATTCTTTGGTAACATAGAACATCAGCCAAACGGCTTTGAATTTCGTATTCAGGGTTCAGATAACGACAGAATCATTGATAATTTCAATGAACTGTACGAATATCTGAAACAGGAAATTCAAAACAGCGAATATGCTGATAGCTGCAAAGGACTTTTCCTTAATACCAGTGATTGCCCATATTTGTGTAAAATTACAATGATTGATTCTTATGGTAATCATATAAATTTTGCCAAAATGTTATCATGGTATGAAATTATTGCTAAGGATAAGTTTGACTTTAAAGCATTCTATTGTGCTGATTATTTGTTGCATAAGGAGATCTTTTTAACAGAAAAAGATGCTCAGGATTATGTATCAACAAATCTTCGTTCCAAGAAAAACTTCATGCAAATTGATAAGGTTCAGAGACCTATCAGTAGCAGAATGGTAAAATTATTTAATATTTTATCATCTGTTGATTTTGCAGCATTAGCATCTTTACATTAATATGTATTGATGTTTAGAAGAATGATCTGATATTTGTAACAAATTACAAGTATCTCATTTCCTTTAAAATAACGGTGAAGTTTCTAGAGCTTCACCGTTATTTTTTTTGCAAAAATTTATAGTAAAAATAAAATTATTATAATACTAGGAGCAAGGAGAAAATTATGTTATAATAAAAATGTATTTTTATTAGACTCCAAAATTCCAGAGGTGGAATAGGACTTTTTTTAGATATACAAAAACAGAAAATTAACAACCAACATAGGCACAAATTAAAACAGACGTTATGTCTGCTTTTTTTGTGCCTTTTTTTATTTAAGGAAGGAGAAAAATTATCAAAAAAGAAATGAAACAGTAGTAGTGGGCGGAGAAATCGATATCCCCTACGGATATGAGGTCAAATACAGTCGGTATTTCCGACATGTCGGACTCCGTAAAATTACCGACCGTGGATTAAAATAATTATATCTGAAACAAAAAGAACATTATAACGCATATATACAGACGATTTTATCGTCTGTTTTTTTATGCCCATTTTGCAGAAGGGAGAATTTATATCATGCAAAACAAAAACACAAAAGAAACAAAGAAAATCGATTTACATCCAAAAAAGTGTAATATCTGCGGAGGATTGGTTATCTACACAAACAACAACCTTATTTACGGGAAATCGTATGGAAGCGGGAAATGTTATTTGTGTACGCAGTGTGGAAGTTACGTTGGAACACATGAGCCAAGACCAACTGAAGCACTAGGATTGTTAGCAGACAGTCAGATGAGAACATTAAAAAAGAAATGCCATAGTATTTTCGACGAATTCTGGAATTGTGGTTCCAATGGAAAACAAAGAAGATATCTGAGAAATATGGCATATAAGAGACTAGCTACAATGATGAGGATTCCATTGGAAGAATGTCATTTTGGATACTTTGATTTGTTACAGTTAAAAAAAGCTTATAACTGCTGCCAGGTATTAAAGAAAAGATCAGAGACTTATACATGGGAACATACAGATGTCACGAAAAAGTGGCTAGAAGCAAAAGCTGCCGGAGACAAAGAAATTCACGATCATATTGGTAGTGTAAGAATTGGAACTCTTTGCTTTGATCTGATCGAAAGAAAAGGAAAAAGAGATAAAAATTATCTCTATGCAGATCTTTATGTTGGCGGAATTGATACAGGATATGGTTATGGAAAAGACGATTATCCATATACCTATGTTGATTGGATTTCCAGACAGTGGACTGTTGATAAATTGCCGAAAGATTACAGATCATTCAAAAAGGAAATTGAGGAAAAATTAACCATGTTAATTAAACATGCAAGATCAATTACATTAAAACGAAAACAGTATTCTTTACAGGAAAAAATTTTAGATGATGTGAAGATATGGTAGTTAATAATATTACAAAAGGAGAAAATTAAAATGGTAAATTTGATGCTAAATTTATTTGTTAATCATATTGTTGAAAATTATCCGGCAATTGATTATATTGCAATCAAAACAAAGAAAGGAGAAGAAATTTCTCTTAACTGGGAAGAAAGCGAATATTCTTGGAATGATGATCAATCAGGCTCAGGAAGATCATTAAAAAAACAAATGCCGAAAGATATTCATGCAGAGTTAAGGAATGTCTATTTTGATGCAGAGGAAGAAGGACATACAATTTCTGATTCTGTAAAGAGAGAGTCCTTAAAAGGTGCAGAAATTGAAGAAATTCAAATATTTATTGAAAATTTTTCTGGCAGAAAAGAAGATGTGGGATTTTGGTTACAACAGATGGTATTTCATTTTTCAGATACAGATGAATATTATCATTTACCAATCACTCATGATTACAAACTGATTTTAGAATAATATTAAAAGGAGATTAAATAATGAAGAAAGAAAAAAGACAAAAAATGTGCTTAGAGATCATTGATCAATTTGAGCAGCTTTTGGAAAAAAAGGATATTTCTATTCCATGTGAGGATTCCGCAGAAGAAAAAGAAAGACATGACGGCGGTAATAATGCAAGAATTTACGGTGCTGAATACTGGCGTTTAGAAGATGGAATTCATAAGATTTTGGAACAGGAAGATTCTGATAACACAAAATAAGAAAGAAGGGTATTTATGAATATCAAAAACAGTAATATTTTACGTTCCTGGAATATGGAACGGATCGAATATCAGAGAAGATATTCTAAATTACATAAGGATAGTGTCAAAAATCCAGAGGATCGATATATTTTAGGGCAGATTCATGAACTGAAATATATCTTAGTTTCATTTTTTGGACTTACAGAAGATGAATTAGAAGAAATACAGAAGGATGGATTTGCTGTTAGAGATATTGAGCATCCAGACAAACTAATATAAGTCGATATTTCATCATTAGTTAAGTTTAATGGACATAAGGAGAAGAGTGCATGGTATGATCACACATATCATGCACTTAAAATTATTATGATTAAATATTATAGAAACAATTTTATTAAATCAAACAGAGAAAGGAGTAATACCTTATCCTAGTGAAACTAGGTTGGGCGATGGAGAAAAGAGATATTCGCCCGGAAAATTGAAGATCGTGGCTATAAGTTTGAATTAGACTATAATTCATTCGCATAATAGCAATCCATATGTTGCCATTCACCGGATTCGGTTAGTGGCTGGTATGAATCTTATATACAAAGAATATATTAAATTTTTAAGAGACGTAACAGGGAAAGAATTAGCAGACATAAAAGAAGGTTATTTTTGGCTTGATAAACAGATTATTAAGGGATTCGATAAGTATGGAAATATCCATAAATTTTACAGAGTCGTTATTTCTAATGATCTTTCAACCGTTGAGCTGAAAAAACTAAAAGATTATGACAATGTAGAAGATGTGGATTTGGCAAGCTGGCAGGATTTAATTGAAATGAAGAAAGAGCATTTGAAACAAATTGAGTCAGAAGCATTATTCCTTATCAAAGAAAAAATGAAGGAATATCAAGAATATACATCAATCATTCCCGTATCAATGGGAAAAGATTCGATGTTGACATGTTATCTGGTTAGAAGTCTGTATCCAGATACTAAAGCAGTATTTAACAATACGACTCTTGATTGTAAGGATACATATCGTATGGCGAAAAGATTTTCTAACTGTGAAATCATGAATCCAAGAAAAGGATTCTATGAATATGTGGAATCTCATCATATGATACCAAACAGAAGATCTCGTTTTTGCTGCCGAATATTTAAAACTGGTGTTATGGTATCGAAACTCAATCATAATCATCCATATCTGCTATGGATGGGTATGAGAAATGACGAATCATTAACACGTAAAGCATATGAAGATGTTTGGGTTAATAAAGCAGAATGGGGAAATGATACATGTTGGAAAGGGATTCTTCCTATTAGAAAATGGACAGAACTGGATGTATGGTTATATACAGTCTGGAAAAAGATTCCCGTAAATCCTAAATATAAAAAAGGTTATTCCAGAGTAGGATGCCATTGTGCGTGTCCTTACTATTCTAAATCCACATGGATTCTGGATAAATACTGGTATCCAAATGGATATCAGCGATGGAGAGAAATTCTAAAAAAAGATTTTATTGAGAATAAGAAATGGCTTGTTATGAATTGTACATTAGATGAATATCTTACACAAGCTTGGAACGGCGGTACATTTAGAAATGTACCTACAGAACAGGTAATTGATGAATTTGCAATGTATACAGGAATTCATAAAGAAGTAGCTGTACACTATTTTAACAAGACATGCTGTAGGTGTGGAAAAACAAGGATAAAGCAAAGAGATGTATTAAGCATGAATTTAAAATTGCATGGAAGAAATGTAAATAAATTTTATTGTAAAAAGTGCCTAATGGATCAATATCATTGGACCTCTGAAAACTGGAATCAACAGGTAAATGCATTTAAAAAACAAGGATGTGATTTATTCTAAAAGCACATAAAAAGTATTCACATTAACAGATTCTTATGCTATAATATATTTGTAGTTTTTATTAGATTCCTAAGCACCGTGGGTGTAGTAGGACTTTTTTTATAGATGTATTAATAAAATAGAATATTAACCAATATTGGCACAAATTAAAACAGGCAGTAAGTCTGTATTTTTTTGTGCCTTTTTATTTTACTAGAAGGGAGAAATGCTTATGGAAATGAGTGTATATTCGCATAAAGCAAATGATCGCTTTAGAAGAGATAAAATTTCGATTTTGGAACAGCTTGGGATTTGCATAAGCAAAGAAAAAGAAGCTGAAATTTATAATAAGGTTTCCGAAGAAGAAATTGATGCGTATGCGAGAATGTTATTAAAAGAAAATTTATAAATATTGATTGAGATTTATGAGAAAGAGGTGTTATTAATTAATCAATCAAAGAAAGGAGGCTTATCATGAAGAATAAGCACACTATGTTACCAAAAAAGGTAAAGGAGGTTATCGTTATGTTAGGAATAACAATAACGTATTTAGCAATATGTTTTGTTCTTGACATATTGCATAAACCATATGTGTTTCAACACTATGGTGTTAATCCTTTAACCGTTGCATATTACACATTTTGTGTAATTTTGCAGGTTGTTGCATTGATTGGGTTTTTAACAGATGTTAAAGACTCATTTGATTGCAATAACAGGTAATATGTTTCGTAATCTATTTCAGTTTTATACTGAAATGGATTACGTTTTATCCTATTTTTTGAGAAGATTAACGGAAAAAAGAAGTTTATTGATTGAGATTTATGAGAAAGGGGTGTTATTAATCAATCAAAGAAAGGAGGCTTATCATGAAGAATAAGCACATTATGTTACCAAAAAAGGTAAAGGTGATGATCAAATTGCTACTATTTGTAGCGTTTGGTTTGTTAGTGAATTACGGTATGTATTCACTACGAACTCAATTCCTGTCATGGGAATATGATATCTTTCCTTTCCTACGTATAGTAGATACCGGTTTATGGTATTTTACTGTAGTGGGAGCTTTTATTATATTTCTAGTTGGAACTAGAGATATCATAAAAGCTAAGTAACATATTTCAATTATAGCCTGTCTTGGTCAAAACCAGGATGGGCTATAATATTATTTTTACATTTATTAAATTGTATTTACCAGGAAGGAAGAAAAATAAAATGAATGAAGATTTATTAGTAATCAAAAAAAATGAAGTGCCAGCAATTCAGTTTAATAAAGAAGAGCTGATCGAACGTGTTGATGAGATCTTGGAACAACACAAAGGAATCATTTATACCATAGAGGATATCCCAGAGGCTAAAAAAGTTGTGGCTGATCTAAGAAAACAGAAAAAATATCTGAATTCTGAAAGAATCAGTGCATGTAAACCGTATGAAGCAATTGTAAAACAAACAAAAACAGATATGGATGATGTGTTGGCCAGATATGATACTGTAATTCAAGAGATTGATACACAGATCAAAGAATCTGAAAACGTCTGGAAAAAAGAAAGAGAAGATTATATCAGAGAAACATATGAAGATGTTTTCCTTCATGAGATACCTGAAAAATATCTTGTATGTCCGATTATTAAGAATCTAAAGATTGATTCTAAATGGATGCTAAAAAGTACATCCAAGAAAAAGATTAAGGATCAAATGATCGAAAAAAGAGATAAAATTTTATCAGATATTAATACATTAAAATGTGTTGCAGAAGAAGAATTTTTATCCGATGTTGAGCAGGAATATTTTAAAGAACTTGATCTCAACAAGGCAATCAAAAAAAATCAGAGTCTTAGAGAAGCAAAGCAGAAAGTTTTAGAAGCAGAAAAAAAGAGAAAAGAAGAGGAATTAAGACGAAAAGAACAGGAAATGAAAGAGCAGCAGGAAACACAAGCTGTAGAGCCATTTGAGTTCGATTTCGATCCTATTCCAGTTCCAGAACCAATTTCAAGAAAAGTCAGTAGCAGTTCTACACCAATTCAAAAGAACAGAAAATCATCCATTAACAATTCATCCGTTCAGAATTATCCGTATCCGTTGAATCGTGAAATCCACAAACCTGTCATGAAAACATTAAATATTAAGATCAGGGGAGAAGAATCAGTTATCAGAGATATCATGAAATATATCTATGATAAAAAAGATATTGAGATTTTACAATAACGACTTTGATTGGGATGGATATAACAATATTAGAAAGAGAAGGAGTTTAGTATATGACAATTTATGATTATAGCGATTTACTCAAAATGATAGCGAATATCAATACAGATAAAATTATCGCAAAAAATGAAAGAACAATGAACAATAAAAACAGATTAGCCAAAATGGAAAACAAATTATTAACATGTGGAATTCTAAATGATTGGTATGATTTAAAGAAAAGCTGCAAAAGACTTAATGTAAGACTTGCACCGTATGGTAATTGGGACGAAGAAACTCAAGGTCCGCTTATGAAAGATCAAAATGGAAAGTATTTTATGAATAATGGAACTTTTTCTATATGTATGAGTTCAGGTTCCCACTGGAGTGATCATTTTGGATTTTCATATTATGATAAAGAATTCGAATGGAATATCTGGCATTCAACAGATTATGTTCTGTTCAGTAAGTTTTCAAATGAAGATTCAGAAATTGAGACAAAAATAAAATTAATTCAATTATTTTTATCCCATTATGAAGAATACAGATCTGTGCAGTTAGATAGAATCAACAAAAAAATGTCTAAAATTTCAAAAGAAACAAAAGAAATTAAAGATGAACAGGCAGCAATGTCAGATTTTTAATCAGAGGTGAAGAACATGATTAATGTAGAAATTTTAAAGAAAGAATTATTAAAGCAGGATTCCGTAGAGTCCTGCTTTAATGATGAATACAGGGAAATGATGGCATGTATCGCAGGAGCTGTTGACTGTTCGATTGAAAAAATCGAACGATTTTTAACAGATTATGGGCGGTTAACTAGAATTAATCAAATGACTTATGTTTCAAGAGAACATGAGACAAAAGAAGAATTTTACAAAATGCCACATAAGAAAAGAAAGGGAAGATTATTATGATACAAATTATATTTGATGAAGAAAAAGACCGAAGAGAAGGTTATATTGACTGCTGCCATATTATCATAGATGATCATGGAATCAAACAGCAGAAGGTAATTCGTACAGAAACCTTATATGAATTATTAGAAAAAACAAAAGAACATAAAAAGAAAGAACTTTTTCTTGGAAGAGTGCCACGAGGATATCTTGCAACAAAACAGAGAATTGAGGATTTTCCCAAAATCCAAAGTAAAACTGCCATTTTCTTAGAAGAAGATGTCCGGAGAATCATATATGAAAACAGCGTTTATGAGATTCCGATTCCTAATCTTATGATGATCCATTCAGTAACAACAAACGGATGTGTATCAACAGATTTGTTTTGTCTGGAAAAAGATATGGACAAAAAAACGGCAGCAAAATTACTGGAGGAAGATCGTATGCCAAACTTATATCAATGGCCATTTGCAAATGTCAGTGGTGCAGGAGGAGTTTGTTATGGATCAAACAATATCCGAAAGATTGAAAGATTAAGTGATCTGGACATTCTTCCGATTCTGTTTTTTGATAGCCCAATGAATTCTGATTATTATACCCCACATAGAACAACACTAGGAAAGGCAACGATAAGAGAATTATTAGATACCTTAAATGGGAAAAAAGAATTTCCCTATGAGATATTACAGGAATATAACCCACTTACTTACAAAAGAAGTATATTTTAGAAAGGAAATTAATTACGATGAAAAATGATGTAAACGGACAGATGGATCTTTTAGACCTTCTTGGAATTGAAAAAGAAGTAGAACAGAAACCAGAGAAAGAAACAGAAACAAAGAATACCAAAGAAACAAAAAAAACTGAAAATGTTTCAAATACTTCTAAAGTATCCGAAAAGAAAACAGAAACAAAAAAATATAAATGCCCTATCGTAGTTTATGGTGGTCCTTACAGTTATACAATCAACGAGGAAAACAAGGAGATGTCATCAACAGAGGTTAAAAAACATGTAATTAAGACATTTCCAGAACTAAAAGGGATTGTTACTGTCAAAATGCAAGAAGATAATAGCTGCATTTTGCAGGTAGAATACAAAGAAACAAAGTTACCCGAGATCAAAGATCAGGGAATCTTTACTGTTAAACTTGGAAAAGAGTATGTGATCAGTAATGAAGGAGTGGAAGAAGCTGTCATAGCATGGAATAAGAAATTTCCTCAGTATGTCGGATGTAATTACCATTACGTTAATAATAATGATCATGTTTTGATTCCATTTTACAAATCTGATTCCAAACAGGTGCTGCGTGCTTATAAGCTACCAGTTCTGATCGGATTTCCTGAAATGATGGAACAGATAAAACCAGATAAAGATCAGGAAGATCAGACAATCAGCGGTGCTGAGATCATGGAACGATACAGCAAGACTCATCCGGAATTTAAAGATTGTACATTCAAGTACATTGAACATACAAACACGATTATTCCTTTAAAGGAGAAAGCTGTTTATGTTCCTGATATCTGCATGATTCAGTTGCCGATCACAGTGGCAACAGGTGGATACCACATTCAGTTTTCAGCAGATGATTTTCACGGAAAAGATATTGTAACAATGGAAGAAATCCGAAAAGCATTGGAAGCTACATATCCAGAATACAGTAAAGAACGTACTAGCATGACTTATGATAAACGACATTTTATTATTGCAATGTTAAAAAGTAGCACTAAAGGTGCGACAATTGTATCAAATCGGGAAGGTTTTCGCAGAGAAATTACGGAAAATGGTGTCACAGAATATCGTCCATATGGGAAATTTACTCTTACGGGAGAAGATCAGCTAGAGTTTTCTCTAAATTCTGATCAATTAAAGATTCCAAAAAAACTGTTATCTGATATTATTGACAGATTCCGCATGAATATTCACAGAGAATGTGCTTTGCAGTTATTTATGACGAAAGATGAAAAAGGATATTGGTTATACGAGCCAAGACAGACGGCAACGTCAGGCGATGTAACTTTTGAGCGAAACAGTATCATGGAGAACGAATATGTTCTTGTTATGGACATTCACAGTCATGGAATATTACCAACCTTTTTTTCTGCTACGGATAATCATGATGAAAAAGGAATTCGTCTTTACATGGTCGTTGGCGATTTCTCAGAAGAAAATCCACGTTCCTATAATATCATGCTTCGAGCTGGTATGAATGGAGTTTTTCAGGAGCTTTCTGTAGAAGATATTTTTGTATAACTGACAATTTACATATTTAAGAAAGGAGAAACTGTCCGGTCATTGATCGGACAGTTATTTTATATTATGAGAGAAGAAACAAAACAGAAAATTTTTATTATTGGATGCGGTGGTACAGGTTCCAACTACATTAAAGAATTAGCGAGATATTTAGCTACAAACAGAAATTATATGATAAATGCAGATGTGATTTTAATTGATGGAGATACGGTAGAAGAGAAAAATCTTGAACGACAGTCTTTTACTCCGGAAGACCTACTGATGAACAAAGCGGAAGCAATGGCATTAGCAGTCAGCGATATGTATAATCTAACATTTTCTTATGTGCCAGAATATATAGCATCTAAGGAACATATGTTACGTATTATGAGAAATACCTATGAAAGAGAATCTTATGAGGAGGAAGAAACTTTCGTTCCAATCATCATCGGTTGCGTCGATAATCATAATTGCAGAAAAATTTTACATGAAATTTTTGAAGAATATACGGACATCATTTATATTGATGCTGCGAATGAATTTAGTACTGGAGAAGTTGTTGTCGGGATTAAAAATAATCAGGCAGTTATTGCACCGGATCGTGCTTTTTATTTTCCGGAAGTTTTAGAGGACAGTAAAAGTGTATTAGAAATGTCATGTACAGAATTGAATAATGTCAAACCACAGCATTTAGTCACAAATCTGTTCGCTGCAAATATCTGTTTAATACAGACGATTAAAATTTTAAGCGGAGATTGGACCTGTGGAGGAATTTATTCATTTGATGCATTTGGGTGTTCCTGTACAAGAACTGATCCAAATCTAATCAAATAACAACAGAAAGGAAAATTAAAATGAGATTTTTTAACGAATTGGTAAATTATGACTTAAAAAGTAATATTACCTTAAAAACAAGATTATATCAGAAATACATTTTAGAGATTGAATCTTATTTAGGAATTTCACAATATCATCAAAATTTATTTTACAATTCGAATGAAGAAGATACTTTTTATAATGATATGCAAAGGTATATCGTATACCAGGATCTTCTTTTATTAAATGATATTTTAGATAAAAATCAGATGGAACATGTTTTTTTTGCAGTTTATGATGATGACGATAATAATGGTGAATTTGAATCTTTAAAACGCAAATTTTATCAGCAATTAAAAGGAAAATTTCCAGAATTTCAAAAAGAACAAACATATGATATGAAAATCATAAAAGGTCCTTCTATAGAAGAACTGATTTCTAAGGCTTATATTGGTTTAGGAAGTGCTTCTTTTATAAGAGTAGATGAAGGAAGGTTTTTTCCATCCATGTTTCTATTGATCCGTGAAAATGATGATATCTTATATAAACTTCGTTTTTTACAAAAGATTCAATACCCATTGGATCAAAAAAGAGTTTATCGTATGCTAGATGGAAAGTTTTTCATGGATGTTTTTGGAAGATCTGATCTTCGCATCAATGATGCAGTGTATCATTTCTGTGTACTTTCCATTGATTCCAGAGCAAATCTTTGGAAGTGGATCACACTGACAAAAGAACATGAATATATTGATCAATGCTATATGGATGCATTGTCTGGAAATGGTTTTAGGAGGTAAAAATCGTGAACAATCAGATTTATGAAATGGTTGATTTATATTTTGGAGAGAAGTTTGTATTATACAATGATGCATCTTTCCTTTTAGATGATCATCAGTTCAATTTTTTTGCATTATTTATTCGATACATTGAAGCACTTGGGAAAAGTTTAGGTTTAAATGTAGATCAGGCTCAGAGATTGTTGCAACGTATCAACCAGAAAAATATGCAATATACGAATGATGATCTGGATTTTACAATAGAAGTGTCTGATGTTTATACTGAATTTTCAGATCAGCTTGAGATTCAGTATCTTTCGTTGTTAGATATACAAAGGTATTCTGTTGATATTTCAGGATTCTATCGGGAAGATAATGAAATCAATGAAACTGAACCACCAGAAACGATTGAAGAATTATTTGATCGTTTATATGATTTTCCAAAAAATGATAAAAAAATAATTCTTGATGCTATTCATCAGGATGAAGAGGGTAGATCGTACCAATATCTTTTAGATGATGCAATGGAAGATGATGAAATTTTAGATATATCATTACATATCTACATTGATCCAAACTATACAAAATATAGAAAAAGATATGAAAAATGGTTCAAAAATGACTATGTGTATCAAACACTTGATAAATCTGCACCAGAATATGTCCGTAATTTATGGATGACTTCTGCGGTTTTAAAAAATGGAGCGAGATGCGATATCTTTTTGGATGGATATATGGTGGAAAATTTTGAAAAATATATATCAACGATTAATCATCAATACTTTATTGATCAGATAAAAATAAGAAAGAAGTTAAATTTATTGTAAAATGACAGGCTACTCCTTTATGGATGGCCTGTCATTTTTTTGCATTAATTTACTGATAAATAGTGACATGTTATTTTTAAAATGATATAATATATCTTGTCAAATTAGATATAAAAATATACAGATGGCAATACATTTCTAAAAAAAGAAGTGTGTTGCCATTTTTTTATGCACTTGAACCATTTGGTTCAGGTGCTTTTTTATACCTATTTGACAGGTAACTATTAAATCATTTTAAGAAAGGAGCAGCAGGATTCTACAATGAATTCTGCTAAAATTAGTTATGAGCATATTAACGATTAACAAAGATGGGACACCAAGTTACAATGAAGTCAATTATGTGCTTCATGAGCTGGAAGATTCCAGAATCAAACGTCACATTCTGTCTGGAATAATCACAGACATGGAAGTATCCGATATTGGAGCAAAAAATACCAATTGTCGTGTTCGTTATAAAAACCAGTCTGTGTTAATCCCAATCTCTGAAATGGGAATTGAGCTGTCAAATAACGATAACGGAGACGAATGGGTGAGAAAAACGCAGATTCTTAGTAAGATGCTTGGAGCAGTTGTTGATTTTATCGTAAGAGGGATTGATCGAGATGATCCAGATGATATCCATATTGTTGCTTCCAGAGCAGATGCATTACGAAAAAAACGATTTGAGTATTTCACGTCAAATGAGCCAATTTTTGACATAGAGAAATATGACAAAGCAGAGGCAAGAGTTATTGCCGTTTCGCAGCAATCTGCACGTTTAGAAATTTGCGGGGTAGAACTTACATTGCCAATGAATGAGTTATTCTGGAGCTGGGTGGCTGATGTAAGAGAACATTTAAGCCCTGGTGATGTTATCCCAGTTAAAATTCTTGATGAAAGTGTTGATGAAGAAGGAAACATCAAGTTAAGAGTCAGTGGAAAAGAAGCAGTAAAAAATACAGCTGCACTTGCATTAAAGAAGATTCATCCCGGTAATAAATGTGTGGGAGTTGTTACACATATCGAAGAAAATCAGCCAGTGTTTATCCGTTTGGAAAATGGAGCAAACGCCATTGCACACAATTCAAGAGTAAATACAGTTGCATATCCTGGGGATATTGTTACACTTGCAATTAATGACATTAATGAAGAAAAGCAAACAGCTGTCGGTGTTATCACAAATGTCATTAAACAGAATAAGGAATTCTAAACAAGGCAGGAAAGGAGAAGGCAGATCTAATTTAATAAGATCTGCCGACTTTGTTTATGGGAAAAGTAAAAAAATTTTTCAGTGATATAAATAAATCAAAGTTTAAATCTTTGTATGTCAAAAATTTTCTGTTTGCAGTTTCCATTTTAATTGTTGTATTATTTGCAGCAATTACATTCAATGATATATGGTTAAATATCATCGGGATCTTTGTTTTATTCGGGTTCAGCTATCTTACATTTAATGTACGAGCTATAGAGCAGAATAAGCTATATGAAGAAGTAACAGGAGTTATCACAGGGTACAAAGAAAAAGCAAAGGCAGATGTACTCACACCAAGATTGATATCCGAAGAATGCAGTTTCATTGTAGAGACAGATAATGAAAAAACATACGAGATTTTATTGCCACGATTAGAATTAAAGACAAGAGGAATTCTTCTTCAAGAGGGTGGTCCAAAATACTGGATTGGGAAACAGATCACATTCTACTATAGAGATGATCCTTCTAAACCATTTCATTATGATATTAACGAAAGAAAGGCGGGATCTAAAGATGGGAAAGAAAATCCTGAAATTTAGTTTAGACATTATCATTATTGCATGTCTGGTGGCAGCTGGATACTTTGGATTAAAAATTTTTGAACGATTTCAGGAAGATCAACAGTTAAACAGTTCGTATGAATCTATTAGAAAGGATACAAAAACAGGAAAACATATTAATTGGAACAAACTGAAAAAGATAAATTCCGATATTGTTGCTTGGATTTATGTAAAAGGAACAAACATTGATTATCCAGTGGTTCAAGGGAAAACGAATCAATCTTATCTTCATACAAACTTTAAAAAGCAATACACATATGGTGGATGCATCTTCCTTGACAGCAAAGATAATAAACAATTCGCCTTAAATGACAATAATGTGTTTTATGGACACCATATGAGAAATGGAAGTATGTTTGCGGATCTGGTTAAGTTCCGAGAAGAGAAGTTTGCAAGGAAGCATACGATTGAATTATATACACCAGATAAAACATATCATCTGAAAGCATTCTCTGCCTATGCTAAAACGGCAGACACGTCAATTCCAATTACATTTAAAAATCAAGAGGAAAAAAATGCTTATATAACTAAGCTTAAGAATAGAAATGGTGTATCATCAATCATAAAAAATATTCCGAAGAAAGATGAACCGATTTATACATTTGCGACATGTAGTTACGAAGGACATGACTACCGAACCTATGTCCATGCAGTCGAAAAATAAGTTGTTCTGTATGCTTGCTGATATTAGAAATTTATGTTATTATTATATTGTATTTTTATTAGATTCCTCATCCTTAACAGGATAAATAGGACTTTTTTTAGAAATATAAAAATTTAATAGAACATTTCATTGCGAAAGGCATAAAAATATACAGACATATTAATGTCTGTTTTTTTGTGCCTTTTTTTACTATCCAGAAAGGAGGAAATAATATTATGGATGGACACAAACCAATTCCAATCCATGATCTACGAAAAGCAAATGCCTTAGAAAATAAGGATCAGTGGCTAAAGTGGAGAAAAGAAGGAATTGGAGGCAGTGATAGTGCAGCAGCAAGAGGAAAGGGCAAATTTAAATCGACATTGGAGTTGTTTTGGGAAAAAACGTCCAGCTTTCAAAGGGAGCCAAAAAATTGGGAAACATTATTATGTGGTCAATTATTGGAACCTTATGCACGGAGAATGTTTTCTTTCAAAACAGGCTTAAGAGTTATCGAATTACCATACATGTATCAGCATCCAGACCACCCATTTATGCTGGCTGATCTTGATGGATTAGTCATGATGCCGGATGGCAGCATGGCTATTTTAGAATGTAAGGTAATTAATGCTTTTACTAAAAAGTATTATGGAACGAAAGAAAATCCTAAACTACCATACCAATATGAAGCCCAAGTCAGGCATTATATGTGTGTTATGGATATCGATGTTGCATACGTGATCGCCATCTACGGCAACACGCGGAACGATGTCATTATTCGAAAGGTTACAAGAGATATGAAATATGAAAAGATCATGATCGAAGAACTGGAAGAATTTTGGCAGCATGTTCAAAACAACGAAGAACCGGGTATGTTTGAGGATAAAGATCCAAACCTGCTTATTAAAGCATTAGAGGAAAAGAAATATGTAGATGGAACGATTGAATTACCTTATGACCCATTTAAAAGTCTGTTAGAACAATATGACATGTTAATGGAGGAAAAAGAGGTAAAAAAACAAGAACTGAACGTAATAGATCAGTCATTAGATCGGATCAAAGCATGTTTCATTAATTCCCTAAAGGGAGCGGATGATACTCGTTATGATCGAGGAATTATTGTTCACAATGATGAGAAAATCACATTGAATTATGAACAAAAAGAGCCTAAGGTTACATTCAATGTAGAATCTTCACAAAGATTGGCAGAAATGTATCCGGATATTTATCAAAAATTTTGCACTGTACAAAAACAGTCTCCAAGATTTTCTCTGAAAAAGGAAAATTTAAAGAAAGGAGAACGTTACAATCATAAGTATGCTTAGGTGTAACGGAAAAAATATGCAAGAAGTACATTGTAGTTTTTACAAGAAAATCAATGAATTAGATGATGGTACATATTCCATCGCAAGATATCATGCGATATCTGAGGTACCAAAATTGGCACTTTGGAAACAGGATATATTCACGGTTTTAGGAAGAGATCTTCCAAGACAAAAGAACCGAGAGATTATTTTTTATGGAGAATGGAAAGAAAATATCTATAAAAAAAGAAAATCCCTGCAGTTTCATGCGGAAAGATTTAAAGTCTTGCTGCCAGAAACCAAAGAAGCCATTCAGGAAGTTTTGGCAGATGAAGTTCCTGGAATCGGGAAAAAGACAGCAAAAGCTATTGTGGATGCCTTTGGAACGGATACTTTTCACGTTTTAAAAGAACCGCCTAAACATGAAACGATTCCAAGAATAAAACTTATGGCTGTGCGAAACTTTATCAAAGCTGAGGAAAGAAAAGAAAGATTATGTTATTTGATGGGTACTTATGACCTAAAAAAAGGTCAGGCCAGAAAAGTTCTTAAAGCATTCGGAGAAGATGCTACAGAAATGCTAGATGCAAATATTTATAATCTATACAAAGCTGGAATTTCATTAGCAGATATAGAAATGAATCACGAGCCATCCGAAGAAGAGAAAAATGATACGATCAGAATCCGGTGCGGGATTTATTCCGCGATTACAAGATTATGTAAAAATAAAGGACATACTTTTATTTATGAAAATGATCTGATTAATGAAACTTATTATGTAATGCATAAAAGTGTCCCAAAAGCAACAATCATGTTTGCATTGGATTATTTTAAAAGTCAGTTGGTCGATGAATCTATCGTTTATGAAGATGGAAAATTCTTTTTACAAGAATATTATGATGCAGAAATGCTACTTAATAAGATGATTCGAGAAAGATTAGGAGAAAAAATCTTATCTGAGGATGAAAGAGCCAAGATGATTGAAGAGATCAATGATCTGGCAAGAGAAGAAAAAATCCTGTTAGCTTCGCAGCAGCAAGAAGCAGTTATCAAATCTCAGATTTATAACTTATCTATTCTAACCGGAGGACCAGGAACAGGAAAAACATTAACCATAGACATTATGATCAAGTGTTTTCTTAAACGTGGGAAATCGGTACTGTTAATGGCACCAACAGGATGTGCTACAAAACGAATGATCTCTGCGACACACTATGAAAATGGTGGTACGATTCATAGCAAACTAGGATATTTCTTAGACGATGAATTTGTTGCAAATCGTATGGTCAATGAAGATGTTGTTATTGTAGATGAATCTTCGATGATCGGATGCAAGTTATTTAGAGATATCTTCACGCAGGTAAGACCTGATGCGACTTTGATTTTCGTAGGAGATAAAGATCAGCTGCAATCCATTGAACCTGGACAGGTGTTTACGGATATGATCGATAGCAAAGTAATCCCTACAACAATTCTGGATCATATTTTCCGACAAGGTCAGAATTCTATGATTCCAATCAATGCAAAACTGATCAATGAAGGAAACCCAAAGATGATATGGAATGAGAGAGATTTTCAGCTAATTCGTATCGAAGGAAATGATAAAATGATTGAAGAAGAAATCTCTAAAAAAATACCTCAAATTTATGAGATGAATTATGAAAATCGAGAATATTCTGACGTACAGCTCTTATCACCGCTGCGTAAAAAATTTAGCAGGAGTGGAAAAGTAGCCCTAACATCAACGGAATATTTAAATCCAGTCATCCGAGACTTGATCAATCCTTATGCAACACCAGATTCTAAAGAATATGTTGAAACATATGGAAAAAGGTTTTATATGGGAGACAAAGTATTAGAAACTTCAAACAGCAATATAAATGGAATCGTGAATGGCGATATTGGAAAAATCATTAAGATTGATCCCAAAGATTTTACTATTACGATTCAATTTGATGAAAAGACAGTTAAGTATAAAAAAGAAAATTTTGCGACACTGACGTTAGCATATGGTGTTAGTATTCATAAGTCCCAAGGGCAGGAATATCCGATTGTGATTATTCCATTGATGAAATCTTATCACAGAATGTTAACCAGAAGATTATTATATACAGCAGTAACCAGAGCAAAAGAAAAAGTTATTTTCATTGGTTCCCTGGCTGCTTTTTTTATGGCTGTAAATGATGATTTTTCAGAAGCAAGAAATACCAATTTGTTAAATCTACTGACGCAGAAAGCACAGTAGTTTTTTTCATTATTAAGGAGAAAATTTACGATGAAGAAAGAAACTTACGAATTTACAGATGAACAAATAACAAAAATGAACTATTACGACAGGCGTGCAGCTTTAATTGCTGAACTAAATAAAAATCTTGTCAAAAACAGAGAAACCGATGATTACGACTACATTGATCTGAAAGGGATTAATGATGTTCTTCATCCGTTAAAGTGCAAATACAAAATTACGGACATGCCATGTAAAGAAGATAATGGCGATATGTCTTTAATTATGATTGATTCACTTACAGGAGAAAAGCATGGAAAAATTACCATTCCATGGCCAGGAAACGATGATGAACATAACAATAATATGCGAAAAATTCAGATCACAGGAGCTAATATCACATATCTTCGCAGATATTTATTGATGCTTGCCTATGATATCAGCGTTCCAAAGGATTTTTACGATGAAAACAAAACTCCTTTGAAATTTAATGATATTCCAGAAGCTTTACGTCCGAAAGAATCTGTCAAAGATGGACAGGAAGAAAACAAAAAGTCTTCCGACTTAGACCCCGTATCCAAAGAAAAATACTTTGGGACAGAAAAAAAGGATTTAGTTCCATATGAGACAGGTGAAGAAGAATTACAGTTAGATCCTAATCGTGGACGTGGAAAGACAAAAAACATCTATGATGATGCTGAAAACTATATGGTAAAAGAAGGAAAATATGAAGGAATAATGCTTTGCGATGTTGCAAAAATGGATCCAAATGATCTTATAGAAATGGCACGACAAGGAAGTCTTATTGAGCCTGAATTACAAAGACATGCGGAAACATTAGTGAAGAAATATAATTTATAAAGCAAAGGAGGAAGGCATCATGGGATTTCCGTTTACTATAGAAGACGAAGCAAAACTGTTACCTCTTAAAAATGCCAGACTGACAGGCGGAACAATCTATGCAGATTGTCCATTCTGTGGCAGCAAAGGAGCTTTACATATTTCAGTTAATAAGAATATGTGGAACTGCTGTGCCTGCATGACGAGAGGTGTGAATAATTCTGGAGGAGGACGAACGCAGCTTTATGCAAAATATTTCAATATGACAAACAGTGAAGCCTATCACAATATCTGTGATCTTTACGGAATCGAAAAAGATTATCGTTCAATAGATGTGGATGAACCGACAAAAGAAGAACCTAAAAGAGATGTAAGAGAAATTGATTATGTGTATCGAGCATTGCTTTCTATTTTGACACTGAGTGATGAACACAAAAAAAATCTTAGAAAAAGAGGTCTGAATGATGCCGCTATCCAAAAACATCAATATCGATCTGTTCCAGTAACAGGCGTTGATAATATTGTGAAAACACTATTATCTTACAATATGGATCTTAAAGGAGTTCCAGGATTTTATATGTTAGATGGTAAATGGAAAGTCAATTTTACACCAGCCCTCGCCGGAATTCTTATTCCAGTGATGAGCCGAGAAGGCTACATTCAGGGATTCCAGATCAGGTTAAATAAACCAATCAGAGATTCTAAATATATGTGGTTTTCAAGCCAAGGAAAAGAATGCGGAAGTTCTCCAGGATCACCGGTACATTTTATCGGAGATGATCCTTTAGCAAAAACGGTTGTTTTGACAGAAGGCTGTTTAAAAGCAAACGTAGCCCATGAATTGTCAAAATATCTAATGAACAAACCGATGACGTTTGTGGCAATTGCTGGATGTGGACAGTTTAATTCTACAAAAAAAGCATTAAGCAGCTTGAAAGAATATGGATGTGAACTTGTATATGACGGATTTGACATGGACAAATTCAAAAATCCTAATGTATACAGAGCAATGGCAAAGAATTTTGATATTGCACATGAAGTTGGAATCCGTATGGAAGTGTATCGTTGGAATGCGATAGAGATATACGGTAATTTCAAACAAAATACGCCATATAAGGTGCTGATCAATGATAAAGACTATGCTTTTTATTCTACATACACAAATCATAAACGTGAATTTTTTGATGAGTTTTTTGCAGATGAAAAGACAGGAAGATTGATCATTCCAGAGCCAATATTAAATCCACTACATCCACACGAAGATGTTAATTGCAAACTGATTGATGTTGAAACAGGTGATTACAGTGAGTTTAAGATGAATGTAGATGCATCCATCAATCGTTGTCAGGATTATACTGTTTGGCAGAAAAAAGGCATTGACGACTACTTTTATTCATTAGTACGTCTCAAAAATAAACAACAAAGAAAAAATTAATTTTACACAAAGAAAGGAGCTTATTATGATCGTAAGCGTAGATTTAGGAAACAAAAATATTAAGACACCAGAGTTATTATTTTTGACAGGACTGGATTCATATGACAGTAATCCATCTACGACATTTTTCAGAAATGATTGCATACAGTATGAAGGAAAGTATTATACCGTAGGAAGTCACAGAATTGAGTATACACGATATAAACATACAGATGATCGCTTTTTCATTTTAACTTTAATGGCTATTGCGAAAGAAATCAAACGAAGAGGCCTGAAAGGCGATAATTACGAAGTTGAGCTACTTCTCAGCCTTCCACCGGCTCATTATCGTACTCAGCATGAAAATCTGAAAAATTATATGATGATGAAAGGTCAGCATGTAAATTTCATGTTTAATGATAACCCGATGTCTGTTACATTTAAAGATGTGATTGTTTTTATTCAGGGACATGCTGCATTGTATACTCGTTCCAATTTAACTAAGGAAGAACCGTTGATCATGTTACATGATATCGGTGGTTTCACATGGGATTATCTTTCTGTACGAAATGGAAATCCTGAAAAAGATATCATGGATACAAGAGAATTGGGAATCATTCCATTTTATAATGAGTTTAGTAATTATATTGTATCAGAATATGATCTTCATCTTAGAGAAGATGATATTGATAATCTGATCAAAAATCGAACATTGCCATCAAATTTAGCTGCGATTCAAACAAAAGTATTAGATACGTTAGATACTATGGCATTACAGTATTTGAAACGAGGTATTAAAACGTTTATCGAAGATAAAATTGATTTAAAAATGTATACAAGTGTTTTTGTCGGTGGTGCATCTTTAATTTTTAAACCATACATCTTGCAGTTACAGGAAGAAGGTTTATTAGGTAAAGTCATTTTCATTGAAGATGTTCATGCAAATGCAAAAGGGGCACAGATTTTGTATAAAAGTGCGAAATCCATTATGAATAAACAGTAAGCATATTTTTTGTAAAGGTTGTGATCTTATTGGCAGAAAAAAATCAAATCAGAAAAAATATTGGTTTCGATTTATCCGATCCTGATCAGAAATTAGCTTATGATATTTTGGAAATGAAGCGAGGGAAATCATTAAGCAGATTTCTTGCTAAATCCATCATCATTGGTGAAATGATAGAAAGAAAAATGCAGACTGATAAAATCGAAAGACGTGGAAATGAACTGTTAAATAGCTTTGATAATTTTCCAATCAATACGAATACAGTTTCCACTCCAATAGTTAAAGAAAAAAGGAAGAAGAAAAAACAGGAAGAATCTGTTGTGCAAACGAAACAAAATGTAGAAATTGCACAGACGGAACAAAAAGAATCCACAAATGAAGTTGCAGAAGAAGTGATAAATCCAGTAACGCCTGAGCCAGAAGAAGTTAAAATTCCAGAACCAGTTAAAAAGGTTGAGGAATCTTCTGGTGAAGATGTAGATGTAGAAGATAAAGATTCTACAGAACCAATTCTGGATAAAGACACTCTTGCAAAAGCAATGAATTTTATGGCAGGTATGTAAAAAAGGAGGTTGGCAGCTTATTTGCTGTCAGCCTCCTTTTTTTTTGATTCTTCAAAGATATCGACATCTTTTTGATTAAAAAGTGCTAAATTAGATGATCGGCGTAATTGTTCTAATTCTATTAATGATTCTACAATTGCTAGTTCTGGAGCTTCTCTAATAATACTACAGAATAATTGATATTTTATTGATTCTTTACATTGGTCATTTTTAAATACCATATCATCAATATTACTTAACATTTTTTCAAACATTAATTTGCACGAACTATATGTTTTAATTATTTGTGGTGTAAATGTAATTTTAATTTTAGCCCCAACCATATCTGTTAATTGTTTAAAATCATTAAATTTTATAATCCTTGAAAATATATTGTTATATGCATATTTTGGGAATCCTATTTGTTTTGCAAGCCTTGTCATTGTAATACCTTCAAGTGCCATATAACATTCTAGCTGATCTTGAATATCATTTAGTGCGTCAAATAGGTGAACATATCTTTTGTAGCGTACACTGTCTTTTTCAAATTCTAAAGTTAATTTTAATGGGAAATCAGAAGCTTCAATAATTAGTGAAATTATAGTCGTAGCCATTTCATAAGGGTCTAATTTTAAGCGACGATACAATGGAAGTGGGGCAAGTTCCGTAGTAGGAACATAAGCAAAATAACTATTTGTAAAATTCACATCTTTTATTAAATCAAATTTATGATTCGATATTTCTTTATCCATATATTTTCTACTGGTAATGCCTTTTGTTTCAATAATTTCTTTTCTGTTGTTTAAAAGTTTATTATATTTTATTGTTAATATATCGCATGGAGAATAGACCGCAGAAGCTCCTTGAGTACCATAATAATCCTTGAAAAATTTTCCTTTTTCATCTTCATATTCTTTTTGATATTTTTCAAAAAATGATTTCGGAACAATTTTATAGCTTTTTCCCTCAGCTAAGTAATCTGATTTATATTCAAAAGATTCTATATCATATCTGGATCGTACTGGATAATTTTGAGAAATTAGAGCAAATACGTCATATATAGAGCTGAAAGTAAAATCTTTTAATGTCGATACATCATAATCAAACATAATACACCTCCCTGTTTAAAATTTATATATATATGATATCCTTATAATTTTAGTATAGCAGTAATAATATAAAAAAACAAACCATTTATTTCCATATAATACCAATTAAACAAAAAATATTGAAAATTATATAAAATGTTATATAAAATATGTGCATGTTATTTTTATTTATGATATACTATAAATGTATTTTTATCAGATTCCATGAAGACAAGTATAGCATGGACTTTTTTAAGAAAAAAAATTTAAAGAAACTTAAAATTATAAATAATAAAACAATAAATATTATATATGCTGTTTTGCTATTTATAAAAATGAATCTAACAGACGAAAAGTCTGTTTTTTTTATGCCATTTTTTAAGAATAAAGGAGGAAATAAAATGGAAAAAGAAATTTTAAAATTACTTGGAGAAAAAGATGGAGAATTTTTTGAGGGAGATGTGAGTGGAGATACAATTATTCTCTATTCAAGAATAGAGAAACTATTTTTAAAACTTCAAGAGACAATTCAAAAAAATGTGTATGAGTTATCTGATACGACAAAAAAATTAATTCAAAATGACGCCAAAATTGCAACAAATTTATATGTAATTGCAGCAGAATTAATTCGTTGGTATTCTACAAAAATATCAGATGTTGCAAATGAAAAAGTGGTAATTGATACTGCAAAATGGTTACGATTAAGTAATCGGCATTTTTTTGATGAATATTGTGATGATAAAAGTTTAGGAAGCATCTTTTTACAATATGTAGAAAAATCCGACAGAAAGGGACAAAAGAAATTTGTATTATATTTTTTCCATATTCTTCATTATTGTCCACCAAATGGATTTAATGAATATATGTTAAATCAGAATATCGGAACAAATTGGTATTGTAAAGAAAAATAAAGAAAGAAGGAAAAGTTTTATGAGAAAAATTGCAAGTAATTTGTTGTTAAAGGAACACGCAGAACGAGTATTTTTTCTGTGCAAACAGCCAGAAGGATATCGAATTATTAAAGAAATTGATGGTGATTATGGGCAGCAGATTCTGACACATTATCAAAATGGATATGGAATTTTACTTTCGGAGCATGGCAATCTTTTAGATTCCATTGAATATGTTATGGAACATAGGACTGGAAAAACATGTTTTGAAATATTAGATTCTAATTATAATGCTAAGAAGAAAATGCTCAAAGATAGTCGTGGATTTTTAAATCGAATAGGAATGCCTATTTGTGAAATTGAGGATTCTAAGGAAACATACTCAGAATTGAATGAATTTATTCAGGAAAATGAACTTGATGCATTTATTTTGTGTTATTTTGAAAAGTAAGGAGAAAAAATGAGTAAGTCAAAATATCAAGAAAATCTTATAAAGACAGTCATGGATAAATCATGGGGAAATACATGGGAAGAAGCGGTTCAGGAATGGGATATTATTGATTGTGCCGAGGATAATTCATTAAGTCGAAGTTGTATTTGTGGAAAGGAACAGATTAAGTATTTATACAGATTACATAATCGAAAAACAAACCAATGGTTGTTTCCGATTGGAAGTTCATGTATTAAAAAATTTCAACGCAAAGATTTACAGGAAAAAACAGCAACTACAGAAGCAATGTTTAAATTATTACATGCTGTTGGAAATAATCAATATCTGCAGCTATCATCTGATTTGTTTAGTAGAAAACTTCTTAAAGAATTATATGATCAAGGAGCATTCAAGGCGACTTCATATAATCATTATAATCCAAAAAATGATTATGATTTTCTGTTAAAAATGTTCAACAAACGTGCAAAAAATAGTATTAGTACATTGCAGCAGAAAAAAATTACAGCAATTCTTCTTAATTCAATTAAACCATTTTTGGAACAGAAGTTAAGAAGCCAGATTATGTCTTAAAGTTATCAAGAAAAGAAATTGTCAATCTATGGGTGTAAATTAGAACAGGATTTTCTTCCTGTTTATTTTTATACCCATTTTATTTAGGAGGAAAGAAAAATGGTAGTGAACAGATCAAATTTATATGTAGGACAAACAGTATTTTTTGTTCATAAAGAATACAATTCACTTACAAAAATGAAAGAAGATTCCATCGTTGAATGTAAGATTACTAAAATTGGAAGGGTATATATAACCATTAATAATGGATATCCAAATCGACAATTTTTTATTAAATCTGGAAATGATTACGAGTTTGGCATTCAGGAGAAAGAAAATGCAATTGATGGTGGAATTTTATGCTTTACAAGAGAAGATGCAGAAAAACATCTTCTAAAAAAGAAAATGATGTTGGAATTAAGAAACATCAATTATTCTGAAAAAACTAATTCTTTAAATCAACTGTTACTAATGAAATTGGCATATGAAGTTGGAAAATTAGATTTTACAGATGACACAATGCTTAAAATTCCATTACCGGTGAATTATAAAGAAATGTCAGAGGAAACGTTAAAATCATTTTTAGAAAGTGATGGGGAGTATGAATAGGGAAATTAAAAAAATATCAGAAGACATTAAAACAAATACATTTAAACAGTTTTATTTGTTTTATGGAGAAGAAAAATATATGATCTTACAGATGAAAGATCAATTAAAGAGAGCTTTAATTTCAGAAGATGATACTATGAATTATTCCTATTTTGAAGGGAAAAAGGTAGATCCGACAGAAATTATAGAACTTGCTAAAACAGTTCCTTTTTTTAATGATCATAGATTTATCATTCTTGACGGAACAGGACTTGGTAAAAAAAGTGATGATTCATTCATAAAAGGGTTAAAAGAAATTTCTGATACAAGCGTCCTTCTCTTTATTGAAGATACGATTGATAAACGTTCAAAAATTTATAAGTTTTTATCAAAGCAAGGTCATGCTGCATGTTTTGAACCTATGAAAAATAAGGAATTGTCACAATGGATTACGTTATTGCTAAAAAAAGATGAGAAGCAAATGTCGATTTCAACAATGAACAATTTCTTATATCGATGTGGATCAGATATGCATACATTAAAAAATGAATTAGACAAATTGATTTCTTATGTCGGAGACAGAAAAGAAATTACAAGTTATGATTTAGAACAGCTGACTTCATCTCAAACAATTAACCAGATTTTTATCATGTTAGATGCAATTGCTCGAAAACAACGAGATAAAGTATTAACTTTATATTATGATCTGATTGAATTGAAAGAATCTCCATTTGGAATTCTTGCATTATTAGCCAGACAATGTAATCAGCTGCTTCAAGTTAAAAATCTGGATGATCTCGGCAAAGATAATGGAACAATCTCAAAGGAGATAAAGATTCCTGCTTTTGCAGTAGGAAAATTAAAAGATCAATCGAAAATGTTCTCTATTGAAGTATTGTTGAATATGGTAGAAGCATGTGCAAAAACAGATGAATTAATAAAAACTGGAAAAATCAATGACAGAGTTGGCGTAGAATTAATATTAATTCAATTTAGTCAAAATTAGATTAGGAGGAATTTTTATGATTAGTGAAGAAGAAAGAAAAAAATATGTGGAATTCATGTATAATCCCGAAAATGAATATAATTGTAATGAATGTCCAGAAAATAAAGATTTTGATGATTGGGAAGGAAAATATCCTTGCGGGCAACAAAATTGCTGGGTTACTTGTCATTGCAGAGAAATTATGGAATAAATACAAGGTGTAAACTTTGTGTTTGTTTGCGATAAATGCACAATAATATCTAAAATGCAAAATATGTACAAATACACAAACTACATATTTTGCATAAATCGTGTATTACATGTAAATCACACTTTATTTTATAGAAAATTTAAAAATATCAAAAGGTATACAGAACATCTTTTATGAGAAATGATAAAATAATTAACTTCACACAAACGGTTGGAATGACGCGATTCAATAAGAATGGATTCCAAGGTGAAAATAATTTATGAATGTAATAACAATCTATACTAATAAATTTTTGGAGTTCTCGTTTCAGAGGACTCTTTTTTTTATTCATAAAAAAGTAAATAAATGTAAAAAAACTATTAAAAATGTGGGGATGTTACACAAAAATGATACAAAAATGCTAAAATACAGGTTGAAAATAGCAAAAATGGGTGGTAATATTAACATTAAGAAAATGATTGATAAAATCATTATGACTAAAAAATAAGGATAAAGCCATTTATCCTTAATAAGTTTTGCAACTTGATATTATAGTGCTTCATAAGAATCAATTTATTTAAAATAATCTTGTATTTTATAAACGAAATCTATGTAAAAGCAAAACGATGAATCAAAGAAGCACAGGTGCTCGTGTCTAGCATGAGAGGAATGTATACGGAAACATAGCATACTATATGTTCAGAGCAGGCGGTATCTCTATAAACTATCGGGTCCGTGGAGCCGATGCAGAAAATCCACCGGACATAATACGGGTGTTTAAATGTGACAGTTGTTCCAGTTATGGCATGGATCAAGGTATGGCGACTACAAAAAGAGCCTGATAATATGTTCGAGAAAGGTTGAGGGCAGAAAAGGACCTTTGCCTAAGTCAAAACATTGCCAATGTTTTGATATGGTTAAAATTACTCTGCGGAAGGACGAATACGGATATGTTGATGCTATGTGAGACATATGGGGTAGCATAACAAACTGAAAAGTCTGGCAGTGAGGGCGTACCATGTACTGTGAAAGTGTAATATTGATTTTAAAATATCAATAAGATAAGTCTGTCTTTTTGTAGACACAGGGGGAAATTATATTCATACACAGAAAGAAACGGACATTCGATGTACGGTTCTTTCGTCCGTTTTAAACTTTACAAAAATAAGGATGTAAAAGCTATAAGAGGTTAAGGATGTATATTTACGATTCCATGAAAAAAAATAAGAGGTATTGGCTACCCGAAAGTCTTTCTCAAACTGAAAGTTATCAAAAATAAATATATAATAGATATACGTTATTTTATCTAAATAATATATATGATTTTACATCGAATCGTATTCTTAATTAATTTTGAAGAGAAAAAAATAAGAATATTAACGATGCAATAGTAAAAATAAATAATATGATTAAGAAAATGTAAGAGGTAGACATAAAATATATAAAATGTCTGCCTTTTTATTATATGAGGAGGTATGTTATGGCCAAAAAAAATGTGCTATTGCCTATATTGATGGTAGTTATAAGCAGCTGGTTGCTAAATATGGTGTTGACGATGGGAGTAATGATAACTGTGAAGAATCAAAACGACAAAGTAAGTAAAGGGGAGTGTTGAGTATGGAAGCTTTAACAATTGATGAAATCATATCTGCAAAAAAAAGATTTTTAAATATCGACAAGGATCTGAATCTCATTCATTCCGTAAATGAGATTAAAGAAACGTATTATCTGATTCATTGTATTGCAATTATTACATTTTTATTATTAAAGCAACAGGTACTTGCTGAATCAGCTGCGATAATGCTTTTAGTGGTAATTTATTTTCTTCATCGGTGGGAATTTCATTTATCCCGCATGATTATACATAATGTTTTGTTTTTTAGTCATCTGTGTGAAAAAAAATATGCCTATGAATTATTAGATAAATTGAATCTGTGTGATCAGGATTATGGAAAAATTCGTCATGTCATGTCAGAGTTTTATAAAAAAGAAGGGATGTGATGATAATGAGAAAGAGAAAAATAATTGGAATTATAGGCTTGGTGCTTATATTAGTCATTGTGCTTTTTTATGTGGTCCGTATCCGGCCAATGGTAACGGAATATAAGAAGATTGCATATGATAAATTAGCAAATATTGATGAAGACACCTTTGCAAAATTAGAAAATACAAAGGTTTATGGAAAGAATGGGAAATTGATTGGAGAAGTCAATTCCGGAAGTTACCAGTACAAAAAAATTTCTGAAATTTCAAAATATGTACAAGATGGATATATTGCAGTAGAAGATAAAAACTTTAAATCCCATCATGGAATCGATTATCTGGCAACTGTAAGAGCTGGGATTAAACTTGTATTGAATCGTGGTAAAGCAACACAGGGTGGAAGTACCATTACACAACAATTAGTTAAAAACAGCTTTTTAAGTCAGGAAAAAACATTTACAAGAAAGATTGCCGAGTTTTTCTTGGCACCGGAGATTGAAAAGATGTATACGAAGCCTCAGATTATGGAGTATTACTGCAATAGTAATTATTATGGGAATCGTTGTTACGGAATCGGAAATGCGGCAAGTTATTATTTTCATAAAAACGCAGATCAACTAACATTATCAGAAGCGGCATTATTGGTAGGGCTGTCGAATAATCCAAGTCGATATGATCCAGTAACTAACTATAATTCATCGATCAGAAAACGTGATCGAGTTTTAAAACATATGTTGGATGCGAAAGTAATCTCAAAAACACAATATCAACAAGCAAAGAACGAAAAAATAGAAATTGCAGAGTATCGTAAAAATGTAAAACCTGAAGGGTATCAGACAAGCTTTGCAATTTATCAAGCAACATTGGAATTGATGAAGAAAAATGGATTTGAATTTCAGTACACTTTCCAGGATAAAGAAGATGAAAAGCAATATAAAGAAAGATATCAGGAAGAATATCAAAAATATTTTCAGAAATTGCGAAATGGAGGATATAAGCTGTATACATCTTTTGATCAAGAGTGTCAAAAAGCTTTACAAAGTTCCGTTGATCATAATCTGAGATCGTTTACCAAGAAAAAGAAAGGGAAATATGAATTACAGGGAGCTGCAGTCAGTATTGATAATGAAACAGGAAATATTGTGGCAGTTGTTGGTGGAAGAGGACAGAATGATCAATATAATAGGGGTTATTTAGCTATTCGACAGCCTGGTTCATCTATTAAACCTTTGCTTGATTATACTCCTGCTTTCGATAGCGGTGTATATTATCCATCAAAAGTAATCTCTGATCGAAAGACTTCCTCTGGTCCATCGAATGCAGATCACAGTTATAGTGGATCACGAACGATTCGTAATGCAATCATTCACTCTACCAATACGGTTGCATGGAATGTATTGCAGAAAATTGGAGTAAAAAATGGTCTAAAGTACCTTACAAATTTGCAGTTTAGTAATTTATCATATTTAGATAATAAAAACGCTTCTGCAGCACTGGGTGGATTTACGCATGGTGTTAGAGTTGTAGATATGGCAAAAGGATTTGCAACATTAGAAAATGGTGGAGTTTATCAGGATAACAGCTGTATTGATAAGATCATGTTTAAAGAGCATGAAGTTTTAAAGCATAAAAATACAAGAAAGAATGTGTATTCCTCAGCCTCCGCCTATATGATCACCGACTGCATGAAGGATGCTGTGAAAAATGGAACTGGTAAAAATGCACAAGTAAAAGGACAGATCATTGCAGGCAAGACAGGTACGACAAATGATTATAAGGATGCATGGTTTTGTGGTTATTCAAGATATTATACAACCAGTGTTTGGGTAGGATGTGATGATCCAAATCCAATGGATAATTTAACTGGTTCGTCCTATCCATCTAAGATTTTTTCTGATTACATGACGAAAGTTCATAAAGGGAAAATGAAGAAAGATTTTAAAATGCCAGATACGGTATATCGAAAAGATGGAGATCTATTTTCGAAAGACATTGATGATACGTTACATGAAACAGTGCTTGAAAATATATTAAAAGAGCAGATCAAGAAAGCAGAAAAAGCAGTAGAAGATTTTGAAGCTTTTACAATCACGGACGGGGAGAGTGCCTATCTACTTGATGATAAGTATCAGAATGTATGTACAGCTATTGAAAAAGTAGATGATTCCACACAAAAAGCAAAGTTCCGACAACGGATTGAAAATCATTACGATGATCTTTTAGAAGAACAGAAGAAATGGAAAGATGCGATGGAAACATATGCAACACAGAAGGAACAGCAGCGAATTGCGGAAAATGAAAAAGCTGAAAAAGAAGCTGTACAAAAACGACAAGTATATGAACAACAGCAAAATATCAAGTTAGTTGAATCATATATATCCAGATTAGATGTCATGGATACATATGATGATACAGCAGAAGATATTATTACCAAATTACAAGAAGCTTTAAAGAAATGTGAGGATTATGATACATATGATGAGCTAAATCAGAAAGCTGAACAAGCAATAGAGCGTGTTCGCAATCTAAATAGTGATACAACAACAACAGAATCAAATTAAGATCAGGAGGAAATTATGAGAAGAAAAGCAGCATCTTTATTATTAGTAGCTATGATGATGAGTGTAGCAGTGCCAGTTCATGCAAGTGAACAGGCGACTGTCACAATTCAAGAATTACAAGGAGAAAACCGAGAGGTTGATCAAGTTCAATCCTCTGAAACAACAGAATCCAAACCATCAACTTCACAGATCACAACAACAGCTGAGAGAAAAGAAGAAGTAACATCAACACATAAGAAAAAGCAAAATAAAAAGAAAGATAATAAAAAAGAGAAAAAAGTCAAGAAACTAAAGAAAACAAAGAAAAAAGAAAAAGTTGTTCATGTAAAAATTAAACCAACAATCTCATCTTCCTATCAGGAACAATCTATTAAAATCAAAAAAAATAAAGAATACATAGGAAAATTTATTTATTTTAATCAGGGAGATGCTGCGTGGAACAGTAGTGGATACGGAATTCGAGCTGCTGGATGTGGTCCGACTTCAATGGCTGTGTGTATCAGCACGTTAACTGGGAAATGGGTAACACCAGTAGATACAACAAGTTGGGCATATGAGCAGGGATATTATTCTTCTGCCGGAAGTGAACATCGTGCAATTCCAGCAATGGCAGAACATTGGGGCTTAAAATGCGATGGATTAGGAACAAATTATCAAAAGATTAAAGAGTCCTTAAAACATGGCAGACCTGTTGTTTCTTTGATGGGGCCTGGCTATTTTACTCGCGGTGGACATTTTATGGTATTAACGGAAATTGATTCTAATGATAATGTAACTGTTGCGGATGTAGGAAGTCGTAAAAGAAGTCAGTATAAGTATTCACTTCATGATGTAATTTCACAATCTAAAGTTGCAAGTGCTGGAGGACCATTTTGGAGTATTTATAAACAAGGGAAAGCCAAAACACAGAATGACAGTAAATCAAATAAACAAGTTTTAAAAATTAGTAAGAATAAAAAAACAGCGACAAAAGCAAAGGTAAATCAGAAAGAAAAAGAAATAATCCAAAGTTTTTATACTGAATTATCAAAGAATTTGACAGATCTGGAAAAAGAGCTTCCAAATAGTAAGGTATTGATTGGAAAAAAAGCGACTGGGACCGAAATTCCAAATGGAAAGATTAATCAGTGTATTTATCGTTTAGGTGAAAAGTTAAACAATGGTCATTTACAATTTATTGCGACACATTATTATTTTGGAGAAGAAGCAATTCTTCATGGGGATGCAAAGTCTGCAAGTATTGATTTGAATTCACGTATTCAAATGCTTGATTTTTAAAAATTGAAAGGAGATGCCGTGGAGAAATCAATCTTCACGGCTAAATATTTATTATGGAGTATGAACTTATTGGAACAATTGTTCCGGCAGTGAAATGTATTTTAAAACCAGGAGAAGCAATGTATACACAATCCGGTGGAATGATGATGTATACTGGGGATATAAATTATTCTACAGGTCTGAGAGGTGGAGTTGTTAAATCCGTTGCAAGACAGCTTCTTGCAAGAGAGTCAGCTTTTATGACAACGTATTATGCAGAAAAGCATATGGGAATTGTTATATTTTCTACGACAATCCCTGGAACGATTCAGTGCTTGAAATTAGAGAAAGGTTCTTCGATGATCTGTCAAAAGACGGCATTTCTTTGTGCAGAAGAGCAGATTATGGCAGATGTTGTTTTTACAAAAAGATTACGTGCTGGTTTTTTCAGTGGAGAAGGCTTTGTATTACAGAAAATTTATGGTGAGGGAAGAGTTTTTCTGGAAATAGCAGGGGATTCAATTATTCATGATCTTAAAGAGGGTGAAGTGTTGTATTGTAATTCGGGAAATGTAGTTGCTTTTCAGGACTCCGTAGATTTTGACATTACATTAGTAAAAAGAATGTCTACATTATTATTTGGAGGAGAAGGAAATTTTCTTGTAAAATTGACAGGACCTGGAAAAGTTATTTTACAAACACAGAATCAGATGCAGAAAGTGAAAATTTATGAGAATCAATAAAATGTGGGGGTATTACACAAATTTCATAAGAAAAACGTAAAAATATATAAAAAAATACATAAAAATGTGTAATAAACTTGAAAAATGATATGTAATATGATATTATAATATAAACAGAAAAGTTATTATTTGAAAAATCAATTTCGGGAATAAGAAAATTTTTTTGTTAATAACGTGTAGTGTAAATAATAGCGATGGCGAATGGTTATATTGACATTGGAAATTACTTTTTCATAAGATTTTTCTCCTTAAAAATTTTATCGATATGTGTCAATGTAAAATGGATTGGTTCGATTCCAATCATCGCCTTTTATCAAAGATATGAATATCGTTTTTTTTGTATGGTCCCCTATAAACTTCCCTGTTAAGTTACTGTACAAGAAATAGAGTTTTTTATATTTATATCTTTGATTCTTCCAAAAAATAGGTAGGGAAATACGAGCCTTAAAGGCAATATATTCCTTACCACTCCCCTTGGAAAAGTATTGGGATACAATAAAATAATGGATGTATTCCGTTGGAGTATGCTAACATTTATTATTTTATTTCGGAGTTCGATTCTTTGATTTTCCAATCAGGCTAGGTGGGCTCATGTTTATGAGTCTGCATTAGCTTATTAAGTCTATATGGTACAATGGTGTAAATGGAATCACAAGCGAGTGCTAATCGTTCTAGCTTTTTGAGCTATTCAGGTTCGAATCCTGATTGTACCGCTGCTAATAAAGTTATTTTATTAGTTCTGATGTTTAAAGTGGAAATGCTATGTACTCTGCTTTAAACAACTTGGAAAGTAAATGGTAAATTTAATGATCTTGTATTTTATCTTTTTTTGTAAATACTTTTTCAGGATTGCTTGTATTTACTTAAAGATCAGATCGTCATGTTAAATATGGTACCCCACGATCATTACAATCGGAGTTCGATTCTCCGGCTTTCCCTAAGAGTATACTGTTTTGTTTGTTATTTCCAGTTTACTCTTTCTATTGTTATTATTTTATCGTATTACTCATTCGAAAAGGCAATATCATATCATGAATATTGCCATTAAAAATTCCTTAACGATGAACAAAAATGGCGTGTCCAAGAGATACGCTTTTTTTGTGTCTATGTACTATGCAAGTCGGATATTGGATGTCCACAACATTTTAGCTATGGAGCCCATGACTTTAGTCATTGGGGTGAATGGCGTTTATAAAATATTTATAAATACTTCATGATTCGTTTATTGTTCTTATTTCTAATCATATGATATAATCATAGTAGATAAAAAAGGAGATTTTACTATGAATGATGGATATACATACAAAGAAGGGATTGTCTATAAAAATCAGTTCCATATCATATGGTGTCCCAAATATCGAAGACCTGTCCTGACTGATGGGGTCGATATCCGTTTAAAACAGGTCCTTTATGAGATCGCCGAAGAAAAAGGGATCACGATCAAAGCACTGGAGATCATGCCGGATCATGTACATATTTTCATCGATCTGGACCCCCGTCTTGGAGTTCATACTGTGATCAAAACGATGAAAGGACGATCTGCCAGGATCTTACGTTCGGAATTCCCATGGTTAAAAACAAGACTTCCGAGTATGTGGACACGAAGTTATTTCCTTTGTAGCGTTGGACATGTCAATGAAGATACAATCCAGAAATATATCAATGAGCAAAAACGACATCAATAAGGAGGTGTAGTATCATGTCAAGTTTCACTCTTGAGCTGGAGATCAGCTTCAGCAAAAAACTTTTAACAGCTTATAAATCTGATCCGAAGCTGGAACCAGGAAGTGTCCGGACTCTTGAGAAAAAGCTTGATACTGCCATTACTATCCGTAATACTGCAAAAGGCGAGGCTTTAAAACGGCTTCATAAATTACAGCATGACCGTACTTATCAGCAGCTTCAAAAGGAATATGCTACAAGAAAAAAGAAAGATCCGAAAGCAGATGTTTCTGATCTCTCACCAAAATACTGGGAATGCATGAGTTTTTATGGATATACAGAATACGATCTGCAGAGTTATGTAGTTCAGGCAAAACATCAGTATCACAATATCCTCGGTGCTGATGAATGTCAGAAACTGGCAACTCAAGCATTCTGTGCAGTGGATAAGATCCGTACCAAAGAATCCAAAAAAGTACGTTTTCTACCAAAAACTTCCGACAGCTCTGTAGAAGGAAAATCAAAGAAATCGACATTGAAATATATTGGGGATTGCTGTATCCAGTTTGGAAAAGGGAATATCTATCCTCTGATCCTTAAGAAAAAAGATTTATATGCACAGGAAGCTCTGACTCACAGAGTAAAATACGTTCGTATTGTCCGCAGAACGATCCGAGGAAAACGCAGATATTTTGCTCAACTTGTCATGGACGGTATCCCTCCAAAAACAAAACACCTGGATTACGGAAAGAAAGGTCAGCGTGTTGGATTGGATGAAGGGACAAGTACGATCGCTATCGTATCAAAAGAAGAAGTCTCTTTGTTAGAGCTTGCTCCAAAGACAAGAGCGGATGAAAAAGATCTCCGCAGGCTCAATCGAGCGATCGACCGTTCCAAAAGGGCAATGAATCCAGATAATTATAATGAAGACGGAACAGTGAAAAGAGGACGACTGAAATGGAAGAGATCGAAACATTGTATCGCTATGGAATCCAGAAGGAAAGAATTGTATCGAAAATCCGCATGGAACCGGCATTGTTCTCATAACCAGTTAGCAAACCATATCGTATCGTTAGGTACAGAGATCCGTGTGGAAGAAATGCGTATCGCAGCATTAGCAAAACGATCCTTCAAAATATCAAAAAATAAAAAGAACGGACGGATCCGTTCCAAAAAGCGTTATGGAAAAACGATCTTAAACCGGGCACCAGCCTCTCTGATCGAAGCGATCGACCAAAAGCTTCATTACATCGGTACTTCTGTTCAAAAGGTCGATACAGCTCAGGTACGGGCAAGCCAGTATGATCATATGCTAGACACATACAAAAAGAAACAACTTTCTGATCGCTGGCATGTCTTTTGGGATGGAAGCAAAGTACAGCGAGACCTGTATAGTGCTTTTCTGATCTATTGTACATCTGATACATTGGACCAGATCGATCGGGATTTATGTATCCTTAATTTTTTAAGATTCAAACAATTACATGATCAGGAGATCCTGCGTTTACAAACTGAAGATAACAAAACACTGCGTTGGTATATCGCGTAAAACTGTATCCGTCAGATTGACTGCACTGACGTTAAATGGGAACCGAAAGCATACGGCAGGCCATTGAATAACAAACATTATTCAATGACCGAGCCGGAGAAGTGCACGCTTTACAGTGTAGGTCCCTGAAAGTTCTTGATAAACATGTCAGTTCCTAAGATTCGTTCTTAGGCGAAACATGTCTGAATGGATATTATTTCCATAAGATTTTGAGAAGCCCACGACTTTAGTCGTTGGAAGTAGTCAGCAAGAACGCTGCAGCATTTTTCTTGGTTCCCTGGTTCGAGTCCAGGACTTGCTCTTTCTGTTAATATAAAGCAATAAGAAGAGAGTGGGCTATTTATGAAGAAAAAGAATATATTTGTTGGATTATTTGCTATGTCAATGGTTGTATCAATTGCTGGAATCAAAGATTTTGATACGATCAATGTTAATGCAGCTCCTAAATTGACGGTAAATCGTACTTATGAAAATGCTACAAGAATAAAGGGGCAGACAAAGAAAAAATGTTATGTAAAAGTGAAGATAGGAACAAAAACATATAAAAAATATGCATCAACGAAAAGGATATTTTAATATTAAAGTTCCTAAATTAAAAATTGGAATCAAGTATACTGTAAAAAGTTATTATCGCGGACGTTTATATTCTAAAAAGAACTTTTATGCGGTGACAAAAGGATTAATTGTAAACAGGATTAGAACTACAGATCGCAAAATCACTGGATATACAACTCCAGGGTGTAAAGTGATTGCTGAAATTAATGGAAAAACATATGCAGCAACAGCAAATACATCTTCTGGATACTGGAAAGTTTACTTAGATGAACCTATAGGTAGTAATGGATTTCAGGTGAAAATATATAAAGCTAGTGACGCAGGGAAGAATCCAGAAACTGAACAGCACAAGCATACGTATACTCAACCTATATATGCTAAAGTTCATCATCTCAAAATAAAAGCAGAAGTATATTAAAAATGTATAATCTTTATGAAGATTATTTAAATAATGGTGGATGGGACAGATCATGTAAAAATAAGAATGTTACAACGAAGATTGTAACTGTTAGCGTATGTTCTCCAGGGGCAACTTGGAATAAATGGATAGTTGACAAAAAAGCTTATGATGAGCAGGTAATTGTTTGGTATAAATGTAGTTGTGGAGAATGAAAATTAGTTACTAATTAGTTATCAGGCAGCACGTATAATTGTACATATGTGTTGCTTGTTTTTCTTTATTTTTTTATGTTTTTATGCTATACTAAATATGTAATTTTTATTAGACTTTGGAGCTTTAGGAAAAGCTCTGAACATTTTAAAGAAATCCAAAAAAATAGAAACTTAAACCCAAAGGTATAAATTTAGCAGATAATATATAGATCTGCTTATTTTTATGTCTTTTTTTATTAAAAAGGAAGGAGAGTTATGAAAGAAGAAAAATTTTTACAAAAATCAAAAGAAATGCAGGCGACAGTATATCGTCATGCATATTGTAATTGTTGCGGTACAGAATTTGTTCCAAATGATGAATATATTGTTTGTCCTCAATGTGGATCTGAATACTCCGAGGAAAATGATTATGTTGAACTTTATTCGTAATAGGAAATGGTAGTGAATTTTAGTTTTATTAGAAAGAAAATTTTATTTAAAGGAGAAAAACATGAATCAAAATGAAAAAACGAAATGGATTATTGCAATCAGTGATACTTGTAATGACGAGATTAATGTCAGCTTCTCGACCATTGAATAATCAATCATGCTAAGTATGCAAAGTTGATCAATGGTACCCGAAAGGGCGGGCTGACTAGACTCAGTGCAACGGAACCCACGTTTTGTGAGGGATACCATTAGTGCTACGTCCCAGATATCAATACCCGACCCGGTGGTACCTAAGCCGGGAACAGGGTTCAGGCAACGGATGTCTCCCCGGAGAAGAAGGCACTGACCTGGAGCAAGAAGTATCTGGAACTTTGTCGAAGGGTGATCACTCCCGTCAGGGAGGGCAGGACTTTTGTGTACCTGCCATCATATTTATTGAAAGGAGAAAACAGCCATGAGTGTATTCGTGGTCGGGCTGAACGGATGCCGGCTGATGCCTACATCTGAAAGGAAAGCCCGTTTATTGCTGAAACAAGGAAAAGCTTTTGTTGAGCAGAAGGTCCCATTTACGATCAGACTGAATTACAAGACAGGAAGTACCACACAGCTAGGTTATCTTGGGATTGATACCGGATCACAACATATCGGGGTGTCCGTTGTGCGTGAGGATGGGACAGTCTTACATAAGGAAGAGATCGGTCTCAGGGACTCCATGAGCAAAAGAAAACTTCTGGAGGCAAAAGCTTCATTAAGAAGGGGAAGGCGTTATCGGAAGACCAGATACCGTCATCCAAAGTGGAGACCAAAGACCAAGCGTGTTTACTGTGAAGTCCCAGACCGAAAAGGCAGACACTGGCAGAAAAAGAAGATCACGTTCACATCGAAAAGACCGAAAGGATGGCTACCGCCATCCCTGCAGTCAAAAACAGATCATCATATCCGATGGATCAAAAAACTACAGGATCTTCTTCCGGAAGGATACCGTCTTTCTATTGAATTAGGACGTTTTGATCCAGCAAGAATGAAGAACCCGGAGATCCACGGAGATTTGTACCAGAAAGGGCCGCAGTATGACTATGAAAATGTCCGTGCCTATGTCCTTGACCGTGACAGATATACTTGTCAGATATGTAAAAAGAAAGGAGGAAAGCTGCACGTACATCACATCTTGTACAGGAGCCATGGTGCAACCGATGATCCGCAGTATATGGTCACCGTATGCAGTGATTGTCATAGTGCACAGAATCATCTGCCGGGAGGTATCCTTTATCAATGGATGCAGGAACAGAAGAGATTTTCCAGAGGGCTTAGGGATGCCACGTTCATGAACATTTTAAGGAAACGTCTGATAAGAGCATTTCCGGAAGCAGTCTTTACTTATGGAAATGTCACGAAAGTGGATCGGGAGAAACTAAAGCTTCCAAAAAGTCATGGAAATGATGCGACTGCCATTGCATTAGTAAAGACCGGGATCACAGCTGTAAAGGATAAAGAGTCTGTGATCTGTATCCAACAGGTGAGAAGAAAGAAGCGTTCTTTGCATGAAGAAACTCCGAGAAAGGGACGCAAGGAACCAAACCGCACAGCTGCACGCAATAATAAGAACACAAAGGCGGTCACTGTTACCAAAAGACAGAATAAGAAAAAGGTATCAATGACTGGCTGTCTGTTTGATCGTGTAGAACTGAATGGAAAGAAAGGCTGGATCTCCGGATTTACCGGAAAATCCTGTTATGTAAAGGATGCGGATGATCAGTATCTCAGTACATCCCCTAAATACAAACAGGTCAGTCTTTCAAAACTCAGAATTCTGCATCACTGTGGCAACTGGATCATAGGAGCAAAGAAAACTTTAGGGAAGGGGTGATGGCTCAAAGAGCCATCCTGCTTTCATCTCGGTCATTGAATGGCCGAGAATTCCCGCAGAGTATCTTAAAATTTCTTACGGCAACGGAAGAAGAAGCAAAACAATATCTTATGGATTGTATCGATAATGATATTAAAGAAAATATGAATCTAAATGAAATTGCAAACAACTTAAACATTTTCAATGTGAAAGAAAATAGTTTTTGTATGTTGAAAAATGATTCTGACTATTTATCCCAGGATGTATTAACATCAGGAGTGCGAAGAATTGCAGATCGAAATCATTAGGTTGTCGATATTGTAGAAATGGGAAATGCAGGAGAAAAATGTTATCTTTTTAGAAAAATAAAAAGATATATTTGATTTTGCATAAAATAATTAGAATAAAGTTTATTAATTAAAGACATAAAGTAAACAAAGGTTATACCTGTTTATTTTATGTCTTTTTATTTTTTGAAGGAGAAAGCAAAATGAGAAATGTTATAGAAGTATATGTAGAAAATTTAAAAAAATACAATCAAGGGATTCTCAATGGTCGATGGATTACCTTGGGTATTGACGAGGAATCCCTGCAGAAGATATTAAAAGAGCATTTAGGAATTGCAGATCATAATTCAGCTATTGCAATTTTTGATTACCATGCAGACTTTGAAATAGATGAGCATGAAAACATATATCATCTAAATCAGGCTGCAAAATTGTTAAATTGTTTATTAGATGAAGATTGTAAAAAGGTCTTAGATTATTGCAAAGTACGAGAAATTACAGCAGCATTAGAAATATCTAATGTCTGCCTACAACTCGAAGATATTATTTATGGACATTTTTCAAATTGGCTAGATCAAAATATCAATGATCCTGATGAAAAATTGGGACATGCATTATTTGACAATAGTAAACTAGGTGTTTACATGAGACAGAACAAAATGGAATCATATTTTGACTACAAGGCATATGGCAGAGATGCTTCAATCAGTTCTTATGATATTGGAGATTATGGATATGTTTACAAAAAAGATTTTATTAATACAAAAAAATATACGTATGAAGAGATTGATGAAATAATGAAGAACGGTTCTGGTAAATACATGGGAAAATGTGAATGTACTGTTAAATTTCTAAAAAATTTTTTTATACTTTCACAAAATGAGTATGTGAAGATTCAAAAAGTTTGTAAAAGCTTAGATATGCTTGCTGTAGTAGAATTTACTATGTCGGGTTATGATCATTTATATGCTTTTGTTGTTGATCATATTTCAAGACTTATTTACATTAATGATTTAACAGTTGGAAAAACATTAAGAGAATTCAAAGCAGGAAATTCAATTGACGACGAAGTATTTAATGATATTTTAGATGAACTAAATAATCCCAAAATTTATATATAGAAACACTTAAAATTTGAAATAATAAAACAAAAAATTGATATAAAAAGTTGATATATTTTTTGTATCAATTTTTTGTTGAAAAAAGGAGAAAAAAGATATGAATTTTACAGAAGAAATTGAGAAAATGGTAGAATTATCATCAAAACAGCCAAATGGTGTATATCAAAATACGGATAGAATTTTTACTGGCATTATGGAAAGGTCTAATTTCACAATCAAAGGAATGCCTGATAATATTTTAAAATTATACTTAGCTGCAGAGAATAAGGCAGATTTTGAGTCATTATTTTATTCATTAACAGGTGTAAAGTTTGAATACTATTTACGAAAGAGCGAAGAAGCAATACGGTATAATGCCGCGGAAACAAAATTAAGAATTGTTCAGATTTTTCTTCCAAAATCAAATAAAAATGGAAAAAATTCATTGATTATACAAACAAATGCACCAAAAAATAAGATTCGAACTTGTCTTAGAAATTGTTATTTTCTTTTCTCAATGGATGATAGCGTTAATTGTATCGTTAATAATCTTCAAGAGATGGGATATATAGTTAGAATATTGTATGCTCCGAATGGAAAATTCGATAAAATAAAAAGATTTTCTTGTAAAGAAAAATATAATCTGGCTGATTATGATATGAAATATGTATTATATCATGAAAAAGTGGTAATGGAATTGTATAATAAAGTATTTTGTCAAAATTTAAAGAATCCTGAATTACTTGCACCTGCAGTTTTAGAAAATATTGCAAATCAATTAGGAATTTTTGCAATGGCAGATGATCAATTTTGTATCTTATATGATGATGCTATCAGATTTTCTTTACAGTATCAGGATTTTAGAAAAATTGTAAATCATCATGGTTACATAATACAGGGACAAACGATAGCGTCAGGTGATGAATGTTACCATTTTATATTTAGAGATAAATTGTGGACATATCATAATCGTAAAATGTTTAGAGGGATGAACTGAATAATACCCAAATTTACAAATTAGTTTAGGCGGGAAAGCCCACGGTTTTAACCGTGGGATGAAAGCCTTTTTATTTTAAAAAACGTGTATATTTCTATTATGTTTATACACATTTTGTGATATAATAAAAACATGAAGAATCAATATAGACAAACAAAAACAACCGTATCCATGATCAATTATCATTTCGTCTTTTGCCCAAGATATCGAAGGAAGATCTTTCTGATCCCCGGAGTCGAAGCCCGGTTTAAGGATCTAGTCCGTGATATCTGCAAACAGAACGACATCGAGATCCTTGCAATGGAATGTCATGAAGACCACACACATCTGTTCCTCAGTGCGTTACCGCAGTTGTCGATCCCGGAGATCATGCATCTCATTAAGGGAAGAACTTCTCATGCGTTAAGAAACGAATTCCAGGAACTTTCCAAAATGCCAAATCTCTGGACAAGGTCCTACTTTGTCAGCACTGCAGGAAACGTCAGTTCTGAAACGATCAAATGGTATGTGGATACACAGAAAACGAGGTATTAAATGCACACAGTCCAGTTACTCTTAAAGCCAACTACATATGAACGGGCAGAGATCGAACGGAGATTTCACGCGGTTTCTCATATCCATAACGTCTGTGTGAAACGTATGCGCAAACAGATCGCTCTTCTTCTGAAAGACGAGGAATACCGAAATTGGAGGACAGAATATGGCTCTTTGAGTAAGATCGAAAAACCTTCGAAAGCTGAGAAAAAACGGAAAAAAGCACTTGCTTCTGACATGAATACCAGACGGACCAAGCTCGGATTGAGCAGATCTGAACTGGAAAAATACATCAAAGTCTGTGGAGCCAGGTATAAGAAGCTTCTGTCTTCCCAACAGGTTCAGGCTGAAGCTGCGAACGTATGGAAAGGTGTCGAAGATTTTCTGTTTTCCAATGGAAAGCAGCTGCATTTTAAAAAGTTCCGCGATTTTCGGACGATCGGAGGAAAGTCCAATATCAACGGGATCTGTTATGACACAGAAACAAGACAGATCCAGTGGCTCGGACTACAGATGCAGTGCTATCTATCAAAGAAAGCATCGGACAGAGAATATGTCCTGCAGTCTCTGGACCATAAGATCTCTTACTGCATGATAAAACGGCAGATGTTCCCGAACGGATGGCGGTACCATATCATTCTTGTCCTGAAAGACGACGCTCCACAAAAACTGGAACATGGATTTGGAGACATGGGGATCGATCCGGGCGTATCCACGATGGCATGTACGGCAGATACCGGATGTGTCTTAGAAGAACTAGCTCCGGAAACAGATCGGTATGACCGACAGATCCAGGAGATCCTTCGAAAGATGGATCGATCCAGAAGGAAGAGTAATCCGGATAAATATAACCTGGATGGAACGATCAAAAAGAACGACCACTCTAGATGGAAGAATTCAAAGAACTACATCCGTCTGCTCCGGCGTCTGCAGATACTTTATCGTAAAAGATCCCAATATATCCTGACCAGTCATCGGACTTTATGCAACCGGCTGATCCAGATGGCAGACCGGATCTGCGTAGAAAGGATGACTTACAAAGCACTGCAAAAGCGTTCGAAAAAGACTGAACGCCAGGATAAGATATCGGAAGTAAAGAAAAAAGATGGATCCATTGTTATGATCCGGAAGTTTAAGAAAAAGAAACGCTTTGGAAGATCCATCAACCGCAGGGCTCCGTCTTTGTTTTTAACAGAACTGAAACGAAAGATCACAACCGCAGGAGGAACTTACGAAGAGGTCAAGACAGAAACCTTTAAAGCCAGTCAGTATGATCACAGTACGGATGAATATACCAAGATCCCATTAAAGCAACGTACCAAAGTGATCGATGGACATGAAGTCCAGAGAGACCTGTATTCCGGCTTCCTGATAAAGAATGCAGATGACAGCCTGGAACATCCGGACAGAGAAAAATGTAAAGAAGAATTTTTGAAATTTATAGAGATGCACGATGAACTGATCAAAGACATAAAACGATCAGGAGTTTCAATGAAACAATGTTTCGGTTTTTAACATGAGAATTATATGGGGTCCGGCATCACTCCATAGACCTGGCAAGTACCATACGACATGCGAACGCCTATAGGTCCGAATCCTGAAAACCACAGCTATATCCGATCCTTTTGAGAAAGGTGATCCTGTGAGAAAATTTAAGGAATCCCACGGCTTCAGCCGTGGGAGGATGTCAAGTTTAGACGCATTAGGATGCAAAAAAAAGAAAGGATGATGATTTATGAAAAAAACAGAATTGTTGAAATGGTTATTAGAGCATGAAATTTGATATAAATGTAATTTGTGTATAATGTGTTAATTGTAAAAATCATGCAAATTGTACATTTATTCAAGCACGATATTAAATATGTAAAAAGAGCAACCTTTTTGTTTTTGAGGTTGCTCTTTTTTTTGTATAAATTAAATTATTTTACAGTAACAGTCCATTTGAAGACATCTCCTTTTACCCAATGTCTGCTTGTTTTACTTACGATACAACTAATCGTAACTTTTCCCTTCTTTTTAGCGGTAACTTTATGTCCGCCTTCGGAATCTCCTTTTGTTGCTACAGTGGCAATTCTTGAATTACTACTTTTCCAATTTTTTGTTGATGGATGCACACCGCCATAACTTGGACCAACCCAAATACTTTTTCCTTTTTTTACAGAACAAGAACTTTTTTTTGTAACAGGTTTACGTACTTTTTTGGCAGTTATATTAATTGTAGCCTTATTTTTTAATGGACTGGCAGCTTTAACTACATTAGCTCCACTAAGTCCAATACCTGATACTGTTAGCAAGCTTAATGCAACTGCTGCCATCTGTTTCTTTACTCCTTTTTTCATTATAAATACCTCCTGATTCATTGTTTATATGAAAATAAAAAGCATAAAAAAAACAGACATTTTGTCTGCTTGATCTATGCTTTCATTTTTCATTATTTAATTAAAAAATCTCAGACTTATCCCGATTGATTGGATTCTAATAAACTGTTATTATTATAACATATAAAATATAATTATAAAACAGAAAAAGAAAAAACCATCGAATAATTTTCGATGGCATCGCGGCTGATGGCGGAACACGCCACTTAAACGTTAATTCAGACCCCGCGATTATACAGCACAGTCGCCTGTCTGCATACAAATTATAATATAATTTTGAATTTCTTGCAATACTGTGATTTAGAGTGTCATAAAAAATTTCAAAAATCGCATATTTAATATGAAGAGAAAAATTATTTAAAAAAGGAGAGTGCAATTATGATAATTTATAAAAATGTGGATTATGGTATTTATGCATATCAAATCGGTTTCTTTAAAGTAAAACGTATAGGAGAAATTGTGTGGTCAGATCAATATGATTCAAAAAATGAGAAGTTTTATTTGCGAATTGAAGGCTTCTATTTTACAGAGGAAATGGTTGATCGTACAAAGGCAGATAACGAAATGAGGTATGATGTTATAGTAAAAAGGAAAAGAAGAAAATTCTTATACAGAACTAACTTCTTTTCCTATTTGTAAAACCAAAACTTACACTTACAGTATACTGTAAAATAATAATTTTGTGAATAGTTTGTGGACTGACTTGCAAATATTGGAAAGAGTTGTTATGATAAGAATGTAATATGACTCATATCTTTGAGAAACAATTACCTTTTGTATAGCGATTCGCTGGAATAAGGGATGTCAGAAATGGCATCTCTTTTTTGAAAAAAATTAAATTTATTTTCTGGAAAAATATACGAAAAATGTGGATAAACCACGTAAACAAGCCATTTGTAAGTGATTTTGTGGATATTTTAATTGATTTGCAATTATTTTAAACCTGTTTTAAACTAATTACTACAAAAGGAAATAGTTTATTCAAAGAAAAGGAGAAGTATTATGAGACGAAGAAAATTAACAATCGGACTTTTATCTATGATGATGGCCGCAAGTGTAGCTTTCGGTATTCAAGGAAATGATGTACATGCAGCAAGTAAAAAACTTTCTGTTAATAGAGTGTACGAAAACGCAACACGAATTAATGGTAAAACTAGAAAGAAAAATATTGTAAGAGTTAAGATCGGTAAGAAAACTTACAAAGCAAAAGCTAACAAAAAAGGAAAATTTACAGTTAAAATTCCTCGTGTTGCTGCCGGAAAGAAATACACTTTAAAATCTTACAAAGGAAAGAAACTTTACAAAACAAAAAAAGTATATGTGATTGCAAAGAAATTAAAGATCAATAAATATACGCCAAACAGTAAATCTATTTCTGGTTACACCAGACCTTCTTATAAGGTCAAAGTAAAAATCGCTGGTAAAACTTATGTGAAAAAAGCAAGTGCAGTTACTGGATATTGGAAAGTAAAACCAGATAACAACAAAAAGATTGGGACAACTGTTTCTGTTAAGGTTGTAAATACAAAAGGTAAAACAGTGACAGAAACAAAGAAACATGTGCATGATTATAAGGCTGTTTACAAAACTGTGCACCATGACGAGGTCGGACATTATGCGATTGTTGAAGTTCCTGGTTATTATGAAGATAAAACTTGTGGTCATGATGTTTGTTTAAAAGATGGTTTTGATTTTACTCAAGGATACCTTGATAGTATAAAAGATAAAACATATCCAGATTATGATGAAGAAACCAAAAAAGAATGGGGATATACAGAAGAAAATGGATATCCTAAAACCGGTTATGATGTTAATATTTTTACGGCTCATGGTTTAGAAGTAGATAAGTTTGCTCCATCATATAGTATGTATATGGGGCTACAAGGATGGAATGGGGAACATGATGGACATAATTATGGATCAGAATATAAAACACATAAAGTATATCATGAATCTACAACAAAACAAGTATGGAAAGTAGATCAGAAGGCGTATAACGAAAAAGTATTAATTAGCTATAAATGTGATTGCGGTAGTGTAAAAAATAAATAATAATTCAAATAATGAGAAGGCAGCAGCTTGTTTTATGAGCTGTTGCCTTTTTTAGTGAAATATATTTATAAATGTAATATACAAAACATGCAAAAAATAAAGTAAAACATTGGAGTGTTACATAAATATGGAACAAAACGATATAAATTATTGAAAAATATAACATTTTATGTTAGTATATTCCATGAAAGCAAGTATACAATCTTGCTTTGCAAAAATGAAAGTACATTGAAAATTTAATATACATATATACAAATCCATAAAGTTGCTCTTATAAAATTTTATGAGAGAGGTGATATGTTATGTATCGAAATAGGAATCCTTGTAAATAAAAAAGAAAGCAGATTGCGGCTGCTTTCTTTTTAATAAATATAAGATCATATTTTGGTGGACAGCTCAAATCGACTGTTCGCCAAAATATACAAAAAAAGTATAACATAAATCAAATATTTTGAAAAGTATTTGTAAGAACGATAAAAATAAGGAGAGCAATATTATGGATAAGTATAAGATCGTGGGAAAACTCCGTCAGTTGTTTTTTGGATCTATGGCTGTCGTTATGTCTGCAGGTGGTGTTGTTGCTACAAACATGGCAAATGCCTTTGCGGCGGATCAGTCATTGGATAACAATGTCGGGGTGGCCGCTCGAAAATTGCAGTATGATGATACGGAATCATATGTATCTAAAAATGTAAATAAAAAAGTAGTAACATCCGAAGCGGATAAGTCTATGAAAGAAATCAAAAATGATTTAACTGAAACCGGATATTCTATCCGATTAAAACAGTTGATCGCAGAACAGTCTAAAATCCCAAAGGATTGTACAATTGATACATTATGGGCAAAATACAAAGATGCATTTATTGCACAGTATTCAACTATTGTAAAATTGTACAATACAAGTGATGATGCAGATTATTATGTTGCGAATCTTTCCAGTGCAAAAATCAATGGAATGGGAAGTATTTATGATGCAGCATTTGTAAAAGGGACAAACAATGCAAATCCAAATGTAATCAAAGATATTAAATTTGATAAGAAAACAGGATTAGCTTATATTCCTAAAAGTTACTTTGAAAAAAATAAGAATGTATTGATCACCGGACAGGTAATGTATGGTGGATCTATCAATAATCAGACAATTGCTATTGATACTACAGTTGATAATGGTGGAGAAGTAACAAAACAGTCTGTTGAAGCAAATGCATTTGATGTAACTGTGAAAGTTCCAATTACAACAAGCAAGAAAATGGCAGAAAAACTCAAAATGAGTGATTTTAAAGTTTTCTTAAATGGATCTGAAACAGAAATAAATCTGGATAAAGATGATACTGCTACATTTAATAAGAGTACCGGTGTGTTAGAACTTGCTGTATCTCCTGCAACTTTAACTTCTGTCAGAGTAGAAGTGAAAAAAGTAGGAGCTGTCAAATCTGTTGCACGTTTCTTTACAACAGATGTCAGTGCATCCGTGAAGAATCCGGATAAACTAAAGTTTGTTACAGACAAGAAAACAGGAAATCCGATCATCTTAGACCGTGTGGATCCAGCAAAGCTTCAGGACGGACAGGTGTTCGATTATAAATCTTCCATCCGTTACTTCTCAAAACTGAGTGATATGGAAGTTAATTATAATATGAAAGCAACTGCAGAAGCTCTCAGACATTCCATTAAATATCTGTATCTTCCAACCGGAAGCCAGAACAGTGGATGGTTCGATGTTTACAACAAAGGATCTGATTTTGGTGATCAGGATGGTGTTAATCAGAAAACAAACTTTGAAGATGTGACTTTTGGTATCGGTTTACCAAGCTCATCCTCTAAATACAAAGCAACTGCTTTAAATAAGAATAAAGCAAAGCTTGATTTTCATATGAAGGGTTCTTTCGTAACGAAATACACAGGAGATGATGCAACTTACTCTAGCAAGCATATGTTTGCCGGCGAGTGTGCCCACATCACAAATCCAATGGGTAAAGCGAAAGATGGCAAAGATGCTAAGATCCGTTTATCTGTACTTCATGTAGACCTGAAAGACCAGTATGTTATCATTGGACTGAACACACAGGAGATCAATACACAGAGTGGTTTTGGTATTTACAAATTAAAGTTTGAATACAACAATTCCGGTAATGTTCAAGTAAAAAAAGTATCAGCAAATCCATCTATGACAAATGGAAGTGGATGTTATAGTTTTAAAGGAGCTACATTCGGAGTTTATAAAGACAAAGCTTGTACTGATAAAGTAACAACATTAACTGCCGATGAAAATGGTAATACTGACACAGACGAAATTGATGTGGGAGATTACTTTGTTAAAGAAATTAATCCACCTACAGGGTATGCGAAAAATGATCAGGCTTATCCCGTAAAAGTTACGGAAAAGAACGATGATGATAACCCTGCAGTTGTTACAATTCCAGATCAGCCAAAGGATGACCCTATCAACTTTGAAGTAAAAAAGGTAGACAAGGAAACAGGCGAAACTGTACAGGGAGATGCAAATCTTTCAGGTGCAGAGTTTACCGTAAAATTCTATAATAACTTTTATAATAGTGCTTCTGATTTACCATCAAAAGCAACTAAAACATGGGTGCTAAAAACTAGAAAGTTAGGAAATAGATATTCTTTACAATTTTCTGATGAATATAAGGTTTCAGGCGATGATTTTTATAAGGATTCTAATGGAAGAAATGTAGTTCCATGGGGAACTTTGACAATCGAGGAAACTAAAGCTCCAGACGGATATAAAATCGAAAACAGTACCGTTTCTGTTAATGGGCAGGTCTTAAGTAATCGTATTTATTTCACAAGAGTCAGTGATAAAGATGGTGAACAGCCATCCAAAGTAGTTACAGACTTTACAGTTTCTGATCCAGCGAAGAAATATGGAATCCAGGTATGGAAAGTTGATAAAGAACTTGATAAGAGTGAAGCCATCGGTGGAAAGGATCATAAGATCTCTGAAACCGGAACAACACTTGAAGGTGTTCAGTTCTCTATTATCAACCGAAGTGCAACAGCCATTAAATATGGTGATAAGACAGTGAATCCTGGAGAAGAAGTGACAAAGATCACAACTTCATGGAATTCTAATCTGAAAAAATATACAGCTCAGACTGATGAGAGAACATTACCTTATGGTACATATGGTGTTCAGGAAATTTCAAGCAGTCAGGGTTACAAAATGACAGATGGAACTGAAAAAACAGTTGTATGCCATGGTGCAGATGGAACAATGTATACGCCAGATTTGGATGCAAACTTAAAATTTCCGAACCAGGTAGTTCGAGGCGATTACTCTGTCAGAAAAAAATCTGATGAAGGAAAGAGTATCAGTGCAGCGTTCAAGGTAACAAATGAAGCGACTGGAGAAACCCACGTAATCGTAACAGATGCGAATGGAGAGTTTGATTCTACAGATAACAAACACTCTAAAAATACAAATGCCAATGACAAATTGTTAAAAGGCTATACAAAGGATACCGTTTTAAAATCTTCTGATTTTGATCTGGATGCCGGAGTATGGTTTGGACAGGGCGAAGATGGAAGTGTTGCAAAAGCCGATGATAGTTTAGGTGCTTTTTATTACGGAAAATACAAAATTGAAGAATTGCGTAGTGATAGTAATAAAGGACTGAAACTGATCAGTACAGACTTTACGATCACAAAAGATGGTAAAAAAATCAATGCCGGAACATTAACTGATGAATCAGAGCCAAGTATTGGTACAAAAGCAAAAGATGAAGCAACAGGAACAAATGTGGCTTCAGCGACAGATGATGTAACAATCATTGATACTGTTAATTATGAACACCTAGACAGAGGTAAATACAAATTAACAGCAGTCTTAATGGATAAAGCGACAAAAGCAGCAATCCTTGATAAAGACGGCAAAGAAGTTACAGCATCCAAAGTATTTTCTAATACCACAAAAAGCGGAACAGTTGATGTTGAAATCAATATTAATGCAGCGGAATTATCATTAGCAGGTAAAGATGTTGTTGTATTTGAAACATTGACAAGTGAAGCAGACGGAACAACGATTGCTGTTCATCATGACATTAATGATGAAGGACAGACAATTAAATTCCCTGAAATCAAGACAAAAGCATCTGATGCAACAACAGGATCTAATATCGTTGAAGCAAAAGAAGATATGAAGATCAAGGATACTGTTTCTTATAAGAATCTGATTAAAGGAAAAACTTATACAATGATCGGTAAACTTATGGATAAAGAAACAGGAAAGGTTGTTCTTGATGATGATGGAAAAGAAGTAACAGCAAGTGTGAAATTTACAGCAGATGCTGAGGACGGAACAGTTGATGTAATCTTTGAATTCTCCGGAGTTAAAACAGCTGGTAAGAAGATTGTTGCATTTGAAACTCTTGAATATAAGGGTAAAGAATATGCAGTTCATGCAGATATCAACGATAATGATCAGACTGTTCTTATTCCAAAAGTAAGCACAACAGCGAGCGATAAGAATAATGGAACACACATGTCTTACGCAGGTAAGGATGTAACAATCATTGATAAAGTTGAAGTGAAAAACATCGTTGCCGGAAGAGAATATACTCTGAAAGGTAAGGTAATGGATAAGAAAACAGGAAATCCATTATTAGTCGATGGAAAAGAAATTACTGCAGAAAAGACATTCAAAGCAAACGGAGAAAATGAAACCGTAGAACTTGAATTCACATTTGATGCAAGTGCATTAAAAGGAACAACCACTGTTGTCTTTGAAAACTTATATGAAGGAGAAAACGAGATCGGTACTCATGCAGATCTTGAAGATGAAGGACAGACAGTAGAGATTCCTGAAATCGGAACAACTTTAATCGGTAAAGACAGCCAGATTCATGTGATCAATGCAGACGAAAAGATCACACTGGTAGACACAGTTAAATACAAAGGTCTTGAAAAAGGTCGTGAGTATAAGGTTGATGGTGTTCTTTACGATAAAGAGACAAAGCAGCCACTTGAAATTGATGGAAAACAGGTAACAGCAAGTGCTACATTCACAGCAGAAGCAAGTGAAGGAAGTGTTGATGTTACATTTGAATTCAATGGAAGTGATCTCGCTGGTAAAACACTCGTAGCGTTTGAAGAAGCCTATGATGTAGAAACCAACACCTTAGTTGCTGATCATAAGGATATTGACGATGGTGAACAGACTGTCGTTGTACCAAAGATCGGTACTACATTAACTGATAAAGACGGAAACAAGACAGTAAACGCCGCAAAAGAAACTGTTTTAGTCGATACAGTGAAATATGAGAACTTAGAGGTTGGTAGAGAAGTTGAGTTAAAGGGTATCTTATATGATAAGAATACTCAGAAACCAATTATGATCGATGGCAAAGAAGTTACTGCAAGTGCTAAATTTACTCCGGAAGAAGCTTCTGGTACAGCACAGGTAGAATTTAAATTCGATGCCACAAGCATTGCTGGTAAAACAGCCGTGGCCTTTGAAGAAGCTTACGATGTTAAGACAGGAACATTGATCGGATCTCATAAGGACATTGATGATTCTGACCAGACAGTAAATTTCCCTGAATTACATACTACAGCAACAGATAAAGCCGACGGGGATCACACCGTTAATGCTGATAAGAAAGTCACTATCGTAGATACTGTGAAATATAAAAATGTAACACCAAACAAAGAACTGGAAGTTTCCGGTACCTTATATGATAAGGATACAAAGAAACCAGTCAAAGTGAATGGTAAAGAGGTTGCAGCAACAGCAAAATTCACTCCAAAAGAAGCAAACGGAGAAGTAAAGGTAAGCTTTACATTTGATGCAAGCAAACTTGGAGGATATTCACTTGTAGCATTTGAAAAGATGTTAGATGTTGAAACTGGAGCAGTGATCGGAACACATGAGGATATCACAGATAAAGATCAGACTGTAAAGGTTAAAGGAGTGAAGAAGACTCCAAAAACTACAAGTCATACATCTACACCTGGTAGTGGATCAAGTTCATCATCTGTAAAAACAGGTCAGAAATCCATCGTTCCAGTTGTAATCGGACTCATTGTAGTCGTAGTTGCCGGAGGAACAGCATTTGTGATCCGTAAGAAACAGAAAGGTGACAAAGAGCAGTAGATACAGTAAGGCGTTAGCCGATGGAAGAAAGAGGAGGGAATAATCTCTCCTCTTTTTTACATTTATGAGGAATATTATGGATAACAAAAAATCAGACATTATAAATAAAAGAAAATATCATCAGCCTAAAGCGGTTGTAAAAGGAAAAGATGGAAAAGTCATTAATATACTTGAGAACAACCATACAAAGGAGAAAAACAGTGAAAAAGAAATATGAATCACCAAGAGCAGTAGCCGATCTCTTTTATCCGGAAGAATCTATCAGCAGCTGTTATAATATCGCATGTGAGTATGGGATTATGGGTGGAGAAAAAGGAATTCATGCCCCAAATGCCTTCACACTTGATGGCGTAACAATTCCAGGAGATCTTGGAGCTGACGACACGCATGGAAAACTAAGTGCTGGATCAGGATGCGGTTGGGCAGAAAATCAGATTGCAGAAGTAGATTCCAATGGAAAAGTAACATCTTTAAAAGAAGTAAATGTAATGAACTATAAAATCTTAGATTGTGATGTGATTAAGCAAGATGGAGATACCGTATACTGGACTACGCAATCTGGAAAAAATCGATTATGGTCACATATGGGGAAAATCGGGTCTAAAAGCGGCAGCCATCTTAACATGTCATAAAGAAGGTGTTTTTATTGAAGTTAAAAAAGATATTATGGAATTTGTTGGTCCTGCTTATCATTGGATATATTGGTATTTTAGCGTATCAGAATATCAGCCAATATCAAAGGTTTAAAGTAAATGGGCAATCTATGAATCCTACTTTAAAAGATGGACAGAAATTGATCATGAAGAAATTTCAGAAAAATGACAAGTTACATCGTGGAGATGTTGTGATCATTAAAGTGACATTAAAAGATAAAGAATATGATTTTATTAAAAGAGTGATCGCACTGCCAGGAGAACATTTAGAGATCAAAAACCATAAAGTTTATATTAATGGAAAATATCTGGAAGATGAAGGATCAACGATGGGCGAGGAAGATTGTGTGATTCCGGATGATTCTATTTATGTTATGGGAGATAACCGGGATCATTCTTTGGATTCAAGAAAACTTGGAACAATGAAGATTTCAAAAGTAGTTGCACGAAAAGTGATTCCAGAAAAGAAATTGTAGCTTGAAAAATATTCCAAAATCAGATATGATGAAGGTACTTAAAATCTGTACACTTATTAGGTACGAGAAGAGCATCCGTGATAAATGGGTGCTTTTCTTTTTGGGGAATAATTTATCTTTTTCCAGCAAGAAGACTCCGACCTCTAAGGAGATGAATTGCGTCTGTTGCCACTTGATATTGTATTTTAATTGTAGTATAATATATTTAATAAAATAATAAACAAATGATAAGATATAATAAATCGTTGAAGTAATTAAAATATACACATAGAAAACTAAGGGAAAAAGAGGGAGTGATATCGTGGCAAACAGAGCATATAAATTCAGAATATATCCCAATGATGAACAAAAGATCCTGCTTGCCAAGACTTTCGGCTGTGTCAGAATGGTGTATAACCATTGGCTCGATCGAAAGATCAGGCAGTATGAGGAGAACAAGACCAATGTAACATACACTGCCTGTGCAAAAGAAATGGCGGAAATGAAGAAAACGGAAGAATACGCATTTTTGCGAGAAGTCGACAGCATATCCTTACAACAATCGCTTCGGCACCTTGATACAGCATTTCAGAACTTTTTCAAACAACCGAAAACAGGATTTCCAAGATTCAAATCAAAAAAACGGAATAAAAACAGCTATTCCACGGTGTGCATCAATAGTAACATAACGATATCCAATGGATATCTGAAGCTGCCGAAGATTGGACAGGTCCGATTAAAACAGCACAGAGATGTTCCAAAGGAATACCGACTGAGATCAGTGACCATCAGTCAGACATCAAGTGGGAAATACTATGCAAGTATTCTGTTTGAGTATGAAGACCAGGTACAGGAAAAAGAGATAGAAACTTTTCTGGGGTTGGATTTTTCCATGCACGGATTATATCGTGACAGTAATGGCAACGAGCCTGCATATCCGAGGTATTACAGGAAAGCAGAGAAGAAATTAGCGAGAGAACAACGCAGACTTTCCAAAATGCAGAAAGGTTCGAACAATCGCAGGAAGCAAAGAATGAAGGTGGCAAAACTTCATGAAAAGGTTTGCAATCAGCGAAAAGACTTTCTGCATAAGCAGTCAAGGCAGATAGCCAATGCTTATGATTGTGTATGTGTGGAAGATCTGGATATGAAAGCAATGTCACAGTCACTGAAATTTGGAAAATCTGTTTCAGATAATGGATGGGGAATGTTTACAACCTTTTTGAAGTACAAACTTAAGGAACAGGGGAAAAAGCTTGTAAAAGTAGACAGATTTTTTGCGAGCAGCCAGATCTGTTCAGCTTGTGGTTACAAGAATATGAAAACGAAAGATCTTGCTCTCAGGCAGTGGGATTGTCCTCAGTGTGGAACCCATCATGACAGAGATATCAATGCAGCGATCAATATTAGAAACGAGGGAATGCGACTGGTAATGGCATAACTGTAATTCAACATACTCATATAACCGTGGGACACACGGGGTTAGCTCGCTGATGCTTAGCACACTGGTGCTATCGAACGAGAACCAAACCTGCCGAGGTTAGGGAAGCTCCAACCTCTATAGGTGGGAGAGGATGTCACATAAATTAGTAAAAATGGTTGATACTCCTAAATGATATCAAATTGGTATAAAATTGGTAACAAAATGGTAGTAAATTGGTATAGAAATGTTAGTGTAATCTTAAACTTAGTATGCTATAATATGAACAGTGAGAAAAAGGGTTCTCACTAATCTTTTTCCTGATTTGGAAAGAGGTTTTTATTAGAAAATTGAATATAGGGGCAGATTATGTCCATTTACGATAGAGATATTCAGAGAAATATCTCTATTTTTTTTGGATTAATTTTGTTCTAACATCAGTTTTCATTTTTATAGCATCCAACTCTAAAGATGATTTATCTGTGGAAGATAGGGTAGGTGATATAAAAATTTGTAACTTTATAATCTATTCATTTTTCATGAGGGAGGATAGTACAATGCGAAAGATTACAAGAAGTAAACATCCAGAAAAGCGTAGAAATACAAAATGGAATGCATCCGGGTCAACTCTTGCAATGAATCGTCAGGTTGTAGATACAGAAACAGTTGTTTATGCAATGATGTGTGCAATGATTGCAAGCTTGATTTTATCATCCATTTTACCAATGGTTTGTAATGCGGCCGGTGACTTTAGTTCACTTGCAAAGTCATTATCTACGATTGCATCAGACTTCTATACCAGTTTCGTTGCGAAAGCTATTAAATGGGGAGCTGGTCTTGCACTTGCTATTGCATTTGCATTACGTATCGGTGCACCTGGAAGTGAATTAGAACGTAGACTGCATGGATGGCCAATGAAAATCATTTTTGCTGTATTTGGAGTTGCAGTTGCCCCATCTGTGATCGAGATCATAAGTAAACAGTTATCTACTGCTGGCTTTTTCTCATTTACATTTAGCTAGAAAATATAAATAAGTTAACAAAATTCTTATCTTCCAAGGATTTTGAATACGCACGGAAGGGATCTTCTCTTCCGTGTTTTTTATTTATGAGAGAGTTAGAAAATACGATAGCTCTAAAAAAGACATTTATTTAAGAAAGGAGGAGCTGTCAGGCAGAGTTTTTTAATGCTGTCCGTATTTTGGCAGCGAAGAACAATTGGATTGGATTTTAAACGGAATATTTAAAACATTTATTGGATGGATTACAAGTGTACTTGATATTTACTTTTCAGCAATTTTGGGTGCATTAGGTGTTAATTTAAGTGTGTTTGAAAGGGTGTTTCCTTTAGTAAAAAAATTGAGCATTGGAATCATGGCAATTGCATTAGGGGCTGCATTTTATATTTTTATCTTTCAAATTTCAAAAAATCTTAATCCATCATCAATTGATGAAGCAGAATCGCCATTGAGTTTGTTAGCATCTTTTGCGACTGCTATCTTTTCAGTATTGGCATACAAACCGTTATTAAATATTTTACTGTCATTTACTACAAGTTCTTTAACAGTTTTGCAATCAAGTAAACTTACAAAAATTCTAAAAAAAGGATTAGCATCTGACATGTTTGATTCATTTTATGATGCATTAGTAAAGACAAGTAGTAGTAAAAGCATCGTCGGAAAGGCTATAGATTCTGTAAAGAATACGGTTGGAAGTGTTGTCGGTACGCATATGCCAGAACGAATAGCTGCAATTATTTTAGTTGCATATATTTATTCTAAATTATATAAAATGACAAAAATTATGCTTCGAACATATGTTGGAGTTGGTATCTTGACCTACTTAGCACCGTTACCATTAGCATGTTTAAGTTCTCGTGCAACAAAAGGTGTTACAAAAGGATTTTTACAAATTTATATAGAACATCTGCTTAGCATCATTTTAAACTGTTGGTTTTTGCGAATTGTTTTAGATGGATTTGGTGCAATTAATTTTGATAGTCTATCAAAAATGCAATCAAGTATGTCAGGAATTCAAAAGATTATATCTGATATTATGACATCGCCAGTAGAAAAGAAATTTACAACTTTCGCTGTGATTGTTGTATGGAGTATGATGATTGGAGCATTTATTGATTACGCAGTTACTATTAATATCTACATCGAACGTATGACTGGTGTTGGTGGATTGTCTATAGTTCCAAATGGTCAATCTATTAATCCATTTAAAGATAATGTAGTGACAAAAGCTGCAACTGGAGCTGCAGCTGCAGTTGGTGGCTTAGCAGGATCAATTGCAGGCACACCTTTGAAATCTATGAAAAATATGGCTGGAAAAGCTTGGGAAGAAAAACTAAAAAGTGAAGTTCAGTCAGCGAAAGAAGGAAATGGATTTTTTGGATTTGGTGGATCAGGCATAAATCCTACGAATCCATCCCCTGGTCCAAATGATGGAAATCCGAATAATGGAAATCCTAACAATGGATCTGGTGGAGCTGCGATGGGTGGCTCTAAACCATTAAAACAAAATGCTATTGATGGGAAAAAATCAATGGAACCATTTTCGCCAGCTGTGGAAAATGCCAAACAGGCAGGAATGTATTCATTACTACATAAACCATTGTCTGGAAAAAATGCTAAAAAGCAAATGGCAGCTGCAATGAAAGATAAAAATGGATTTATGGACCCATATGGTGAAGGTAAAGAATACCTTGACAAATTAAAGAATGGTAAGAGCAAAGAAGATCAGAATAAACTTGATAACTCCTTAGTATTTGATGCCGGAAAAGATGGTATGCAGATCATGTCAGATATAGAATCTGACGGAAAAGGAAAAATTACAGCTACAATGAATGGAGAAAATATTGAATTATTTAATGATGATGCTCAGGGATCAGCAACAGAATCAGGAAATCTTGATGCCAGTGTTGATATTGGTGGACAAACTATGAGTTACGATTCTAGCAAGTGCCCAACCTTCCATAAGATGATGGGTGGAATTACTTTTGATGAGTCAGAAATTGTATCAAGTGAAGCATCCAATAGTGGATCAATGGGTACAGTTGGCAATAGCACATCATCAGGAACATATACATCTTCTGAAACAGTATTTGGAGGTGCATCAAATGATGTATTAGGTAATGAATCAGTTGGAGGGTTTGGTAGTGGTTCAAATCATGCACATAGCAAATCATCCCTAGATGATATTAATTCTCGTATTTATAATCCAGGTAGCAGTCAAACATATGATGATTTCACTGTAGGTAATAATAATGCTTCATCTTCTGGTGGACCATTAGAATCATCAATATCTGGACCAAAGCCTTCTTCTGATGATAAAGATGTAAATACTGATCAAAGTGACATTGAATTTTAACAAAGGAGGCTGATTATGGCGGAGAAAACGGAAAAGGTTGGAAATGCGAAAGCAGCCGTCCAAGCAGCAAAAATTATACAGGGTGCAGCAACAGCTGGTTTACCAGGTGCGGCAATTGCGACTATTTCTGATCCAAAAGCAAGTTTTGCGTTAGTTAAGAAAATTTTAATTGCTGTAACGGTAATTATTATGCTTCCTACCATAATTATCAGTTCAATTCCTTCTTCTATTATTAATCTAATTTCAATTGATCAAACACAAGATTCGACTTCATCTCAAGTATTTGAATCAAAATATGATGAATTTCTGACAGGGTTTCAAGAAGCCCTGTCAGATGATTTAAGTGAAGATATAGAGTGTAGAGAATTTAAAGCAAATGTCTGTGTATTAATATCTTATTATTCCATTTGGAAAGATAAAAAAATCATACCTATTTCAAGCAGTAAATTGGTATCCGATTTTAAAAAGAGAATAAAAAAAGCAGATCTTTTGCAGATTAATAAAAAGAAGAAAACCGCAACATATCGTGGTGATGATGCGTTTGCTAGGTATTTAAAGTTGTCAGATGACGAAATCGAACTTGGAAAAGCTCAAGGCTCTGTGTTAGCTTCCATTATTGATTTGAAAAATAATGGAGAAATTACAATAGACTTATCATCTGTTTTAGATGAAGATGGCGGAGAATATTTAGGGGTATCAGGAGCTGGAAAAACATACAAGCTCAGTAAATCAGATTATGAGCTATTATGTAAAATCGTTGCTCAAGAGTGTTCAGAAAATTATGATGGATCATTGGCAGTTATAAGCCATATGTGTAATCTTGCCGAATACGGTAGTTATCGTGGAAAAGGGCTTATGGGTACAGCAAAAAGCGGATGGTATTCAGCATATACAAGTGGAGCATATAAGAAAAGACATCCTGCTGCGTTTGTAAAACGTGCAGTTAAAGATGCAATCAACGGAAAAAGAAATCTTCCACCGTATGTTCTTGAATTCTGGACGGCCGGATACAAATCAAAAAACTGGAATTACTCAAGTGGCGAACGATATTATAAAAGAATAGGCGACAATGATTATTATTATAATATCAAGGATAAGAAACGTCTAAAAAAACAAACCAAAGCTTATGAAGCTGCCTTATCTGGTGGTGGATACAGTGGTGCTGTTGTTTATTATAATCAAGGAGATTCACCTTGGGGAAAACATAGATTCAGAGGACCAAATGGAACTAATAAGATAAAACCAGCAGGATGTGGCCCAACGTCAATGGCTATATGTATTTCAACTATTACAGGGAAAAAAGTAACACCAATCCAAACTTGCGATTGGGCAGCAAAGCAAGGACATTATCATCAAGGTGCCGGATGGGATCATTCAACACCCGCAGCCATTGCAAAACATTGGAACTTAAAATGTCAAGGTTTAGGATATAATAAAAGCAATTTAAAGAAAGCTTTGAAACAAGGAAAGATGATTGTAGCTATTATGGCTCCTGGTCACTTCACCAAAGGTGGACATTACATTGTTTTATATGGTCTATCCAAAGACGGAAAGAAATTACAAGTTGCAGATTGTGGAGGACGAGCTAGAAATGGATGGTGGAATGTAGATACAGTATTTAATGAAGCCAGAAGCAATGCTGGTGCAAATGGTCCATTTTGGGCAATAAGTAAATAATAAATTACTCATTAAGAGAAGATACGACATTGTATCTTCTCTTTTTTAATGGAGGTTTTTATGAAACGAAATAAAAAGGTATTTAGTTTAGTTCTGTTATTAATGCTGTTAGTGGTAAGCGTTAGCGGGTGTAAAACCAAAAAACATAAGAAACCATCGACAGTAACAACAACGGAAAATAAGACAGGATTTGTACCAGATGAGAATAGTGATGATCCTGTTGATAATGAGATGCGTGACGATGAAGGAAATGTTTATGAACCTGATATTCAGAAATAAAACGGGAGGAAAAAATGACAGAAGATAATAGAGATCAGTATGGTAGAAAAGATGAAAAGCTAAAAATTTATCGAATTCCACTGAATTTTAAAATTGATGCGTCTGTTTTAGGATTTACAATTGAGTGGAAACGCCTTTTTGAATCATTGGCAGTCGGAGCGATCTGTTTTCTAACAGCATTAATGATAGGCGGCATGTTTTCGCTTGATGCGAAAGTTATGCTTGGTATAGAGGCATTAGGTTTTATCGGTGGAACAGCAGCTTCTATGGTTGGTATCAATGGAGTATCCTTATTAGATTACCTATTAAGAATCTTCCATTTCATGAAAGAACGGAAGGTATATGGTCCTCCTGATGAAGCATATCGGGAACGATATGAATTGGAATTAGATAAAGAAAGAGTTAAAAATCAAAAAAATATTAATACAAAATTCGATGATGCAAATAGTAAAAGCAGCAAGAAAAAAAGAGGTGGTAAAAAAGAAAAAGTTGATAAAAAGGCTTTAAAAATGGAAAAGAAGAGAAAAGCCTATGAGAAAAAGATTAAAGAACAGATGATTCGTCAGGGTGAAGACCCAGTAAAAGTTGCTTCATTATATATAGAGCTTCCTAAAAATGATAAAAACAAAGAAAAACAACAACCGGATAGTTCTGAAAAGAAAGATTATCCGATTTATCGATTAGGAAGAAATATTAAAAAATCAATACAGACTCAGATGTCAAGATATCTCGGAAGTAGCAAAAATATTAGAGATCAAAAAATTATTGACGGATATGAAATTCCGACACCATTCACGACGGCAGTAGATATGATTCCAATCAAAAGTATCTCAAATGGAGTTATCATTACCAAAAATAATGACTTTGTAAAGATAATAGAAATCAATCCTGTGCGTTACGATTTAAAAACAAATCGTGAGAAAAACAAGATCATAGAAAATTTTGCCAAATATCTTAAAGTTGCACCTAAATCAATGCAGATTAAGTCGATTAGTGTGAATGCTGATCTTTCTGGAATTATTAAAGATTCAGAAGAAATTATCAGTATGGAAGATAATGAAAAATGTCGTGTTTTACAACAGGATGAAATTGAATATTTAAAACAGGTAAAATCACATTCTGTAACAAGACGCTATTACATCATCTATAAAGTCGAAAATGTAGCTAATACAGTAGATGAATCCATAAAAGCAATTAATGTCTTAAATGGTTACTATATGACAGCTCAGCACTATTTGTCCAATTGTGGGCTTAGTATTAATGAATATTCAAAAAACCATTCAGAGAACATGCTGTATAACTTGTATACTATGTTGCACAAAAATAGTCCTGTATCTTGTTATGATTATAAGATGCAGACCAGTGCCAGGTATCTGCAGGGAATTCCTGAACCAAAGGTATTAAGAAATGTTCCAATTGCAGATTTCTTTTCACCTGTGACTGTAAATGTTTCAAAACATAAATATGTAAAATTAGATGATACATATAAGGCATATTTTTATTTGTCTGGAGAAGAAGGATATCGAGAATCTGTATATGGAGACTGGATCACGAATCTGACCAATTATGATGATACGATAGATGTTGATATCTTCGTTCGTAGAGAAAATAAAGGTATTGTAAAACAACAGTTAGGTTTTGCATTGCGTAATAATAAGAGTTCTATTGAACATTTAAAAGATACTGATGTCAGCTATGATAAACGTGTTGGTCGATTAATGTCTACATATTATATTAAACAGCAGTTAGATGGCGAAGATTTTTATTATATGAGTATTCTAGTTACTTTATCCGCTAAAAGTGAAGAAGCATTAATGTTGAAGATCAAAGCATTTAAAGATGAAATGAAGTCAAAGGAAATGCAAGTATATGGATGTGAATTTATCGAAGATACTGCATTTTTAAATACGCTTCCATTAAATACACTTGATCCTAAATGGATTGAGCCAAACGCAAAAAGAAATGTTTTAACTATGGGATTATCAGCATGTTTTCCGTTCTTTTCTAATGAAATATCTGATGCAAAAGGAATTTATATTGGACTAAATAAGGAAGATGGCAGCACAATTCTTTTAGATCTGTTTAACAGATCATTATATAACAATGCAAATGTATGTGTATTGGGTGGATCTGGTTCCGGTAAAACATATCTGATTCAGTTGATAGCCATGAGATATCGAAAGAAACGAATGCCAACTTATGTTATTGCTCCATTAAAAGGGTTTGAATGGAAAAGAGCATGTCTTGAATTAGGTGGTACATTCATAGAGCTGTCAGAAACAAGTTCTAACCACATTAATATCATGGATGTAAGAGTTAGAGATACGAGTGCAGATGCAATGATCGATAGTGTAACCGAAAATAAATCAGCTATGTTAGCAAAGATTTCTGTATTAAAAACATTCTTTTCCTTGCTTACAAGCAATCTATCTCCAGCAGAACAGGATGATCTTGAGGGGGAATTAGATATTGCATTAACTAAGGTGTATAGAAAATATGGAATCACAGAAGATAATGACTCTTTGTTCGATGAAAATGGAAATTATAAAGAAATGCCAATCCTTGGTGATGTATATGAAGAATGTCAGAAGGATGATTATGAATGTATGAGTCCATTGTTAAAACAGCTGAAAAAGTTTGTCTATGGTACTTATAAAGGATTTAATAATCGTACCAATGTTAATCTGGACAATCTGTATATCGTGTTTGATGTTTCCACGATCGGAGCTAAAAATTTACTGCCAATAGTTATGTTCATTGCAACGGATTTTGTGTGGAGTAAAGTTAAGGAGGATCGTACACAGGATAAAATCGTACTGCTTGACGAAGTTTGGAAGTTAATTAATACAAATGATACAGTAGCAGAATATGTTTTGGAACTCTATAAAACTATTCGTGGTTATGGTGGCGGTGTTGTTTGTGCTACACAGGATTTAACTGACTTTACAGCATTGAAAAATGGTATGTATGGAAATCGTATCTTATCCAACTCCAGTGCTAAGATTATTATGAAAATTCAGTCTGAAAATCTAAATGAGATTCGAAGAGTATTCTCTTTAACAGAAGATGAATTTGACAGTATTCTAGCTATGAAAAAAGGACAAGGTATCTTAATATCCAATCAGGATAATGTCATGATTAATGTTATGGCGAGTGAAAAAGAAGATCGCCTAATCACTACAGATGCAAGCAAACTAAGAGAGTATTATGGAGATTCCAAGCAGATAGAAAGAGAACAACAACGTAGAATTGCAGGATAAAAGAAAGGAATGTGATATTTATGATGAAACAGAGAGATTTTAAAATATCTCCTAGCCGTGGATTAAAAATACAGGAGACGATCAGCAATGAGCTGATTGGACGTTACAGACAGTTGTTAATGTCTCAATTATACAGCTGGTTTGATGAAGGGGATGGAAATGTTGTATATAGGGCGGTAACGAAGTTGCTAAAAAAAGGAGTATTTACAATTGTCCCAGATCCTAAAGATCAAGGAAGAGAACTGATCAAGGCAGCGTTTTATAGTCAGGTATTAGATAAAGAAATGCTTGCAGCATTTTGGGCGTTAATTTTTCTACGGAATATAAAGGCAAATGATGATGTTGCCTTAGTAACACATTATCCGGATAAAGGTGATACCTGTGCAAAAATCAGTGCCTTCTTTGAAGATTCTGATGTGGAAACACAGATTCTATATTGTAAACAGGGATTTGAGAATCGAGATTATGCGGCAGTTCAGTTTAATGAACCGGATGAAGAAGAGTATCTTCCAGATCGGTTTGTGATTATCGAAAATGAAGAACAGATTCCTCATATTCGCTTTTCGAATATTGTTGCGTATTTAATGGTAGAAGAAGATGGAACTGTTTCTGTAATTGATGCAGAAAATGAAGAATAATACAAAACATTATAAATATCACAAATTACTAATATTGTGCATGATGTGAAAATGCAAAAATATATGTAAAGTGTGTGATTTGTGTAAAATACACACATAAAACATTATAAATGTAGAAAATGTAGGTTTTATATCTTACAGATATTACATATCATGCACATTCTAGTATTTATTGCGATATTTGTGTGCTATTTATAGATAAAGAAATATATAAAAGGAGTAAGGCTATGAAAGTAAATGTTAAAGAAGTTGATATTTTTAAAAAAATGGGGAATGATGATGGGGATAGAGAGGGAAGATCACAACAAATGACACATCAGGCAAATCTAATTCTTCAAAAAGCGAATGATGAAAAGAGGGATTATTTGGTTCGAGCTTTAACAAAAAGTGTTGAAACAAATACTAAAATAAGAGGATTACTACAGACTTCCCTTAGTGAAACTGATCTTTCTTATTCTATTCAGATGGAAGATGCTTATACAATGGCTGTTCAAATGGTAAATGATCTAAGAAGAGTTATTCAAATTGGGGACGGTATTATCGTCAAAAATGGCGAAGCTAAGCGTTATGGACGTATAATTGAACCACTTGATGTTCCAGTTGAAATTCATTATATAAATGGTCTTTTCAAGATCCAGATTCCAACCCTTCCATCCAGAGGAATTAAGAAAGATTCTGACTTAAAAGCAATCGAGGATGCTGTACATAATGCTATTGAAAGGTTCTTTGAATATAATGTTGAAATAGCGGCCCAAGCACGTAAATTTGCTGGTAAAAAGTATGTAGTTCATGAGCAATATGTACTGCCAGTAAGTGAAACAATTGATATTGACAGGATCGATTTTTCTAATATTATTGATATGTTATCTATAGAATTTTGCTATGGATATGATGATTCAGATTATCTACGAAAGCATGTTCAGACAGTAAAAAATTGGGGAACCAGAAGTTATGCGAACCTGTATATTGTCCTAGAAGATGAATATAAAGAAAAGCTTGAATGGATTGAAATGGATCTGTAAAAGGGGGTACTTTTTGTAATTAAAGTGCATGATCATAATAAGAAAAAGAGGGTACTTTTCTGCTGTAAAAGAGGGTACTTTTCTGTCCTTAAACGGGGTACTTTTTACGTTAAAGGGGGTACTTTTCTGTCCTTAAACAGGGTACTTTTTGTACAAAAACCGAAAAGCAGAAAAGTACCCCCTTTTAGTGCAAAAAAAATAATTAAAAATCCAGTAAAAATGCGGGTTTCAAGACTTTTAATATGCCGCCAAAGAATCGAAATACAGCCCTTACAGGTTCATAGCCTTTACATCATTAATCAACATAAGGAAAAGAGGGCGAAAGGCATGGGTTGAGAATAAAACGAAAACGGCAGCAAGAAAAATGGAAAATGGGGATGATAAGCAGGAAGGAAGGCGTGATAAATGACTGATACAGAAAAGAGAACAAGGAGAAAAAGAACGATGTCAATGATCGGGACAAAGGGGTATTTTCTCAAGATCATTGCAATGTCAGGGGCGATTGATCTGGAAGGGATCAGGATATTTTACCAGACTCATAATGGAAGAAGAGTTAAGGATAAGAACATGAAAATATTAAGGGAGAATGGATATATACAGAAGGCTGTCTTTAGAAGAAAAAGCTATTATCATCTCACTCAAAAAGGAAAAGATATTGTACTGGCAGGAGAGGTCAAGAATACCTTGGACTGCTCGGAATATCTGACAGGAAATGTTGTCACAAACATAATGCCGTTATCATACAAAGACAATAAAGATAAAGTGCAGCGATGTATTTACCAGGGGCGGATATTAGCCGAGATGTATCAAGGAAGGATACCGATATTCTGGACGGATAAAGAAGATATCTTTAAAAATGAGAAGAAAGTAAGATATGTTTTGGAGCAGAGGATGGAAGAGGCCGGCAGTAAGAAAGATACTTTGATGAATATGGCAGAATATGTATCCGCAGCGAAGCGAAGCGAGTTGGGATTGGATGATGATGCATGGGAGAGGCATGAATATGACAAGAGATATGGCCTCTATCTATACGGAAGAGAGGAAAAGAGTCTGGCAACATATTATCCTGTCATGGAGATAAAGAATCACAAGAATCCTGCATTAAAGCAGAGCCGGGCATTAGGATGTCTGGTAGTAAAGAAAAATGCACCGTATGCAATATATTATATGGATGATAATCTAATCCGTTGGAAACCAAAGGCAGAAGCAGATATGAGGAAATGGGTAGGAAATGCTTGCGAAAAGATATTTAAGGGAAGGTATCAGGGAGACAGTGAATTTGTCAGAGGATTATTCATCGTAAAAAACTACGAAGTTGTCTATCGAATGATCATGGAAGAAGAACAGAGCCGGATCAGAAGAAATATTACATTAGATAATCGAGTATACACGCAGAATCACTATACAACACTGGAAGATATGGAATTTTATTATAATCCTGAATTAAGTGTAAAGATCATAGATGAAATAGTGAAAAGATATGGAATAGAAAACCGTAATGGACGTTTTATATATAATGGGATGAGAGCATGGTTTGGCTTTCGTGTTTCATCTTTGGATATAGAACAGATGAAATCCGGATATGTTTTTTGTATGCGAAGCCAAGCGAAGCTGTATGAGGGATTGGGAATGTATCCAATAGAGATTAATGATATTGTGGCAGCAGTAAGAAATGCTTAATATTGTTGCAATAGGGGAATTATTTAAAACCTATAAATGCTGCGAAGCTGATTGTACGATGAAATAAATTATGTTATAATTTTTATGATGAAGTCAGTAGGTGATAATACTTACTGGCTTTTTTTGTTTTTATTTTAAGGTAAAAACGGTTGTTTGCATATCGAACATACCAAACTTGAACAAATCAGCGGTAAATAATGCTTATGATGAAACAGAAGGGAGATTAACAATGTTTAAAGTTCAACGAGTATTTAAGGATGAATAAGGAAAAGTTGATCATATTTCTGAACCGATTACTGTTTATGAGATAAAAGGAGAGAAATGGAATCTACAATTTTTAATTTATGATTATTGTAAATTTGAGTGGAATTGGGTAAATGCAGAAAATTATGTTCCATATGGATATGAATCTTGGATGATATGGGGAAGGTGAAGCATTATCAATGAAAGATGACATATCATAATCAAATAAATTGTTTAATTCTAAAAGGAGTAATGTCATGAAAGAAAAGAAAATGTCAAAATCAGTTTATGATGATTTCCAAGAAAGAAGCGAAGCGATTGGATCAAAAGGTGTTGTCGTTAAAGCGGGACTTGTTGGAGAAGGTAAGTCATTTTTAAGCCAAAATATGACGTATTGTCCAAATTGTGGAGATCTTGTGCATTTTACAGTGCAGGATGAGGTGCTAGAGGAAGAATTTAAAGGAGTTATGAACAAAGAAATTATGATTAAATTTCCATTCCGTGTAGGGCGTTGTAACGAATGTGGTCATGAAGTAGCGACCGACAACGAATATAATTTTAGACGTTCGGATGCAAAATGGAAAGCATATCGAGAACAAGAACAGAAATAATATATTGGAGTAGAGAAGAAGGAAGGAAAACAAAATGACGAAGATCGTTGATATTGAAGATATCAGAAAAAAGAGGGAGAAGAAAGAAATAGGAATTCCTATTGAGAATATCAATAAAAAGGAATTGAAAAGACGAGGTCATGAGATTGGAGACATTCTTGGATGTGATGAGAAAGGGGAAGAGATCTGTGTCCGAAAAGGAAAAGGGAACCTCTATGTAGACGGGGACATGGAAAAAGAACAATTGTTTGATTTTATGAGAAGTCAGATCTATCAGAACATACAAAGAGGAGATTCCATGGTGATCGTAGATCTCGGAAGCAGGATATATAAAAGAGAATTATGGATTTATCTAACAATTCATGGGTATCGGGTAGACAGTTACAATATGGACTGTATGACTGAATCTGACTGTTTTAACTGCTTGGATGGATTAGGAGCAGAGAATGAGGAACAGATCGTAATGATTGCAAATGACATCATTGATGACCAGAAATATAAGTTCATGACATATCCAGTAGAAACCGCCTGTAAAGCATTGTTGTCTGCGGTTCTGCTTGCATCATTAACAGAAATGGAAGAATCGGACAGAAATATGTTGGAGATCGCAACGATCTTTCGACTAGGTGTTTCAGGAACAATGTTGGATAAGATTCTGCACGTGATGTTTGAAGAATTAGATGAAACGAGTTCAGCGAAGCAGTTATTTGCAATGTATAGCGAAGCAGAGGAAGGAATCAGGATGGAAGCCATTCAAAAGATTGGTAATGCATTGGCGGTATATGAAAAACGAGCGAATGGTAGCCTGTGTGATAATTTCCGTACAAACCGATACGACATGGAAATGCCTGTCAAAGAAAAGTCTGTATTGTTTATTGAATCTGGACAGCTTCCAGAAGATAAAGTGTTGTTCAGTGTATTTATGGAGAGACTATATGATTCCATGTTAAAGAAAGCAGAGGAACGGCAGCAGGATGTCACAGTGATGTTGTTGGATTATCCGTATTATGGAGGACTCTGTGGACTGGAAAAATATATGGAAGAAGGTCCAGAGAAAGGAATCTGTACAACATTGTATGAGGATGATCGAAAGCTTGATGGAAGCGGCTATGCACCGCATCTGGTAGAACTGTATAGCCTGTGTGATATTTCAGTATGTATCAAAGATACAGAAATTCCTTTGTGCGAGATAGAAAAGTGCGAAAATCCGGTGACTGGGGAGTGTTCAAAGAGAAAAGATGGGTTATGCTACTATCCGGCTACAAGGAACCAGTGTAAGGAATTTATTATCGGATATGATCGTGACAAGGAAGAAGCAATGTTTGTAACAGGGTATCTTTACAATCCAGGGGATCATCCATATAAAATTCCGGAAAATGTAGAAGAACTTCTAACGATGTGGAGCGAAAGTAATTCAACGACAGCTGCCATAGACGAAGAAGAGGAAGAATTAATAAATAAGTGGGGCAAATTAATCTGTATTGATGTAGATGATCTGATTGAAATCAATGATCTGATCAAAAAAGATGGCTATGACGCAGAAGGATTTCAATTAGAAGAAGTGCCACACCCAAATGTATATTGCTTTGTTAATCATGAAAAGAAGCAGTGTTTTGATGTTGTGAGATTTGCGGATGGTCCGTGGAATTTTTCTTATCTTGGATATGAAGATATAGGGGATACTTCCGTATTGGTAAACAAGCCGGCGGATTCCATCAAGGATGCAATTGAGAAGTATAAGGATGTTGCAGGACAATTTGTATAGTTTATATTAAAGTCAGAGAAAGGCAGAGATCATTTTTGAGGTCTCTGCCTATTTTATTGGTCATGGACCAGAAATAAGGATTGTACAGATCATAAATATTATGGTGATCAACGTACAATCTTTTTTCATATCAAAATTTAGGAATGCGAAAGGAGAAAATTTGTGATTGGAAACGTTAATACATACCTGACTAATCCAGGCAGTAACAATCCCCAAAAAGTAATTGATTATTATTCAAATTCAGACTTTGAATATAATATTCGCGTGGGAGACTATTGTAAAGTCACATTAGACAGCAACCTACTTTACTGGATATCAGGCATTGTGGTTGAAATTGATGAAGAAGAGAATGCTTTTTCGATAAAGGATTCTAATGGTAGTGTCACTAAAATTTCTTGTGACAATATCTGTGATATACAGTCCGGAGAAGAATTGCAGGATTGCTTATAAATCATATAAGAACAGGCTCACAAAAAGGTGAGATTAAGAAACTATAAAATCAAAAGTAAAGGAGTAAAGAAGTATGTTAGAAACAGAATTTTTATTTTTTCAGGGAATGAAGAAAAGAATTGACCAGAGAATCAGTGAAGGAAATTACGATGAGGCAGCAGTCAGTATGCAGAAATGCATGGAGTACATATTAAATAGTCTTGATGGTAGAAACAATGATTATCAGAAAGTTTGTGTATTGTTTGAAGTTCAGGCAAGGGTTATGGAAAATCATCCTCAATACCCTTTTTATTGGCATGAATGGGAAACAGTCATTAAATATTGTGATCAGCAGATGCATTTGCAAGGAAAACCGATTGATTTAGAACAGTTAAAATCAGATACTGTAATTGCACATCAAATGTTTGAAAAAATTGTACAAGATTATCTCAATCATGGAGATAGTGTTATTTCTAATAAACTTAGCAATGAACATAGACCAGAAAATCAAAGACCTCAACAAAAAACTAAATGGCAGTCACCCGAAACGAAAATCATTCATCCAGCAGAACCTTCCATGCAAGAAAGATTCAATCGTGCATGGAAAAAGGTAAATGATGAAGAAGCGGCAGCAGGTGAGACAGATGAAGGAGCTCTTGAAGGAGCAGTTAAATGCATGATGGAAAAATAAAGAAGGGAAGGGCATTTCTATGTGTAAGAAGATAGAAACAAATGAAAATTTCTTTTCACTAGGAGAAATTTTAGTTAGAGAAATTAGTCCAGAACTATTAAAACAGGAATCTGAAACAGGAGATATTCTTGGATGTAATGCAACAGGAGAGAAAATTTTAACGACAACAGGATATGGGAACCTAAATGTAAGAAGCAGCAATTTGTCTGGCAGGGAACCATTGATTGATTTTGCACGAAATCAGATATATCAGAGAATACGGAGAGGAGATTCCATTGTAATCATTGATCCAGAACGAAGACTCCATACCAGAGAAATGTGGATTTACTTAACGATTCATGGATATTGCGTAGACAGTTATGATCTTGACTGCATGGATGGATCATGTTGTTTTAATTGTTTATCTGGATTTGACAAAAAATTAAGAAAAGAAGATTTAGATCTAATCCAAAGGATCGCAAATGATATTATTAATGATCAGCGACATAATGTTCCTTTTGCAGTAGATAAAATTTCTAAGATATTGTTATCTGCAGTTATGATAGCTGCGATTACAGAGATGGAGGAAAAAGATCGAAACATGGTGGAAATTGCAACAATCTTTCGATTAGGAGTTTCAGGTATCATGTTAGATAAAATCCTTCATGTAATGTTTGATGAGATAGATATTTCTCATCCTGGTAAGAAATTATTTGAGATTTACAGCGAAGCACCTGTCGGAATTAAGTTATATGCAATTCAAAGGGTTGCTGATGCATTGAAAGTGTATGAAGATTATATAAGTGAAAACTTTAAGCTCCATCAATACGATATGGCAATGCCGATTAAACAGAAATGTGTATTGTTTGTAACGCCGGGAAAAACTGCACAGGATAAGGTTTTGTTTAGTTCTTTTATGGAAAAGTTATATGACATGATGATAGCAGCAGCTGATCTGAATCCGAAACATCCAAAGGTTCAGGTTGATCTCTTTGATTATCCGCTTCATGGAGTCATTGAAGGTTTAGATGATTATATGAAATATGGAAATGATAAAGGAATCTATACTACTCTTTACACAGAATGTAAGGATATTGAAACTATTGATCAAGAAGAGTGTATGGAGCATATCAATGAAATATACGATCATTGCAAAATAGACATTCTGATCGAAGATACAGATTCTTCCCTGCATTACACACATAAATGTGGAAATACAACCATCGGAGAAGAACCAGAGATTCCAGGAATGTCATGTCATTCTAATGATCCAAAATATCGTGAGATTATAAAATGCAAAGATAATGAAGATGCAATCGAATGTCATTGTTATATGTACAGATCAGAGAATCATCCTTATCCGATTCCAGAAAATACAGAGGACCTATTAACGATGTATAGTAAACGGAGATAACCAAATACCAATATAAAAATAGCGGGCTTTTCCTTTTATCATGAGAATTACCGCTATTCTTATATTGGCAAACAATACATAAAGGAGTATTGACATGAAAAAAGATAATATAAAGCAAAATTTCCGTAAGCCGGTTGGACGTGATCTGGAAATCGTATCAGAAGATATGCTGAAAGAGAAAGATGTAACAGGGAATATCATTGGATATGACAAGTTATATAATCTCATCATCTTACAGAGGAAGAATGGAAATTTATATGTTGAAAGTGGAGCTGGAAGAAATCCGATTTATGATTTTGAGAAAAATCTGATTTATCAAAGTGTAAGAAGAGAAGATTCCATTGTGATCACTGATCCAGAAAGAGAAATCTGCACAGAACAAATGCAAGATTATCTAATGAAGCATGGATATGCTATTAAAATCTACAATGCGGAAAGTATGAGAAAAACACAGGATATGATATCTGTAGATTCTCTTACAAAAGAAAAAACAATCTGGTTTATCGTTACCAGACAATATCATAAGGATCAGTCCGTGTTTCGTACATTTATGGGAAATTTGTATAAATCTCTGATCACATCTGCTGAAAATGCGAAAATGCGAAGCAATGTTCAAATGATTCTTTTTGGATATCCGATGTATGGAAGAATTGAAGGGATTCTTGAATATATGGAACATGGAAAAGCGGCAGGGATTTATACGGCTATATGTACGAAAGACTGGATAATGCGTGGTCCGGCAGACAGAGAATGGTTGAAAATCAAAAAGGACAATGAAAAGTACAAAATATGTCGAAATAGTGACATAACCATGTATGTTGGATTACGTGGATTTTTTGATATTGATGATGGCGAAAGTGATCCATGGAAGGATAAGACATACGAAGATTTTTATATTGGCGGCTATTTTATCTCAAGATATGAGCAAGATGCTGGTATTTATTATAAGAATTCCAAAGGCGAAAAAATAGAAGATGCTGGATGTAATCAATATATGTCTAAAAAGAATCCCTATGGAATCCAGAAAACATGATTATAAAAATCGTACTCTGGCAGCAGCAAGATTAAGAAAGGAATTAGAAATGTTAAGTGATAAGGTAAAAAAGTTAATGAATTTTGGTCCACACTTTCATATCTGTGATGTATCTGAAATCACAGAGGATCATATCCATTTGGAAAGTTGGAACCATGATATTAAAAAAGAAGAATTTGTTGAGATTGCACGGTTGATTGAAAAGGATGGATATGACATTTAAGGGTTTGAATTAATCGAGATTCCACATCCAGAAGTCTTTTGTTTCGCTAACTATGAAAAAGAAGAATATTTCGATGTTATAAAGCTGAATGGCAAATGGCAGTTTTCTTATTTAGGATATGCTAAAGGTGATGGTAATTCTAAGACTTTGGCTAATTTCCCAGTAACTTCCATTGCAGAGGCTGTTGAGAAGTATCTGGAATCTTGGTAATGTTAACTATCAATACGTAAAAATGAATGACAAAAGAAAGTTATAAAATACGCAGGCAAAAACCAGTGGCTTGTCATGGGTTCGGTCAGGATACACAACACGAAAAGAGGCTTTCCTTTTGTAATTAACACAATTATAATTATTATTGGCAATCAATAATAAAAGAAAGGTGTTTTTCAAATGTATTATATACTTGACGGAAAGAAAATCAGAGAGCTTATGGAACAGCAGAACATGAATGTATCAAAATTGTCAGAGCTATCAGGAGTGTCACAGAGTTGTATTCGGAATATTTTAAATGAAAAAGCAATGAGTACAAGAATCAACACTGCAATGCATCTGGTAGGAGCATTAAATATGGATGCTGAAACAATAACCTGTGAAGATCTGCTAAAGCTAATAAAAGAAGTAAATGTATAAAAAGAAATTTGGATCATTATAATAATTTTTAAAAAGAGAAGGTTTTGAATCTTCTCTTTTTTTGATGCAAATTATTTTGACTATTTTCTGCTATTTTTTCTAATGTTAATAAAATAGTATTTATATAACGTAAAAAACCTCGTATTTTTACGAGGTTTTTAAATAATAAATGTATATCATTATTGATGCCCTATAGGCGATATTTAGAAAAAATATTTTGTTTGTATGTTTATTGTATCAAATATTATGCTTATAGTCAATAAATTAAGAAAGTGAGGTAAAATAATGCACGGTGAAGAAGTGATAAATGAGTTAGGTGAAGAAATATCAAAAGGGAAAGGATGCATTGTGTTTGATTTTGCATGTTATTTTCCATATGCCGATCAAGACTTTCTGATATTCAAATTTAAGCTTGGAGAAGAAGAATTAGAGCCTTATAAATATAATCATCGATATCCTAATAAAGATTATGTGACAATCTCTAAGAAAATGGGGAGAAGGGTGAGCAGAATCGGATACCCAGTTTTTGTAGATCTTAATGAGGAGTATTTCTTTATACTTGAAATCGAAGTTGGAATAAAGGACTACAAAACAGTAAAACTTGATTTTCCTGTGATTGTAAAGCTTACAGAGGAAAAACCTGTATGCAATCTTGGATTTCGTTTCAATTTCGATGCAGCAACATTTCAATTTGAAAGCTATTATGAGCATGAAAATGATGGTATCATTGGACATAGACATACAATTTGGACCAATAAGGATCATAATATTGAAAATGCAATCGTCATAACACCTTTAATTCAAGTGAACCCAAAGAATGGTGTATATGTAGCAGAAGTGTTAACTCCGCATCCACAAACATTTGAACATTTTATGTGTTGAGAAAAAATAAAAAGGCTTGGAAAATCGTTCCGAGTCTTTTTTGTATATGTAATTTTTATGAAATAGTAAAGGAGACAGCAGAATGGATAATAAGATTATTATATCAAAATCAAAGTTGATAAAGAGTTTAAACTTTTCCGAATCCAATAGGCTTATTTTAGGAACATCTGGTGAAGGACAACCTATACATTGGAAACGTGAAATGATAATGGATGAATATGCCAATATCGGGGCTGCAAAAATTTCAGATAACGATAAATGGATAGTAATAAACAGCGATTCCAACGAGCTTACTTTTGTACCAAAAGATAAAAACGATACGGAACTTGTGATCTGCAAAAATGTTTGTTTGAAAAAAGACGGAGAAGATACTCATGTTCTATTGATTTTTCAAAAAAGCGGTGAATTATTATCTAAGGCAAGAAAATATATTAAAAGCAATAATGATAGGTTTTATAATTTAGCATTGGATCTGCGGCCAGGTGTAAAAGAGCAAATCAATCAAGAAAGTGATGTGGAAGTGCAGCAGTTGATCGATAAGATTTTGCAAGTGGAATCCGAAGAAGAATTGTCTTTATATGATCGAATAATCGCAAGATTACTTCAAAGTATAATCCTTTATTTCTTGGAAACAGGAAGAAACGATGGACTGGCAATCAGGATATTAGACACATTGCTGATAAAAGATGTAGATGTAATGAATCTAGCATTTATAGGGTTTAAAAATGACAGCGAAGCAATGAAACAATGGAATGTTCTGACTGAAACATTAGATCGTCATATGCTGAAAAGTATATGGGATAATGCTACCAAGTATGCTTTAGAATATATGATAAAGAATGTAATGAAATTGGAACAATATAAAAAAGAACATACCGTATTATATATAACTGGTTCGGAAATGAGTTCAGATCTTTATATGTGGTTATGTACGATTATGACAATAGATAAATTTATACAGGCATGGGAAGATTGTCCTAACTATTCTGAATATCACGAATATTTAAGAGAAAGATTCTCAAAAAGAAAGAAAAGTGATCCATTATCTTGCTTTCTTAAAGCTGAGAATATCAGGATCGAACATATTGTTTTTGCGGATCAGATGAAAAATGCAGATCGTCATGTTTCAGAACAGACGGTTAATAAACTGATAAAGGATATGAAAGATACCATTTTAGAAGATTTATTGGATGATTGGATAATTTGGAAAGTTTGTGATTTTGAAAATTATAAAGGGATTGCTAATGCGAAATATTCTTGTAAGAAAATAGGATTTAGTAAATACATCGCATCGATCAGAAAGGAAAATTTACAGGAAAAGCAGAAAAGAATTGCTAACATGATAAGCATAAAAGAAGAGAAGAAAATAAGAGAAAGTGCAGATACTTTTAATCAATATGTTGGATGTGAAGATATACTTTTAATACGAGCATCTGTACCATCTTTTTATATGTGTTATTATGTGCAGGAATTAAAACAACATGAAATGATTGTTGAAGCTAAACCGGATTTCTTTAATTCTTTATATTGTATAGATATCTATATTAAAATAAAAAAGGATTAATGAAAGAAATTGTGAATACTGAAAAAGATGTTATTAATTAAACAAAATAAATCATAAAAAGTTTTCTGCATTTTATATAGTAAAATATATTTTATGTGTAATTTGTGCTATAAACATATGTTTGCTATAATTGTAGCAGTGAGTAATAATTTTCATATTATGTATATTAAGGACGGAAAGGAGAAGTATATTTCAAATGTTCTAGCTATAAATTTTTACACACTCGCAAATTGATTGTTAAGGAAAGAAGAAATGAATGAAAATGTAGAAAAACGAGAAGCAATTATCAATCCTGAAATATTACCAGAAAAATTAAGTGTGATCATAAAAGACGAAGATGGAAAGCTGTATGAATCTACGAAAGATAATCTGAGACAAAAAGGATACAAAATTAAAGAGTTAGAATTTAAAAAATTCATAAATTCTGATACTGATATTCAAAGACAGATTGAAGATATAAAAACGATTCGATCAGAAATATTAGAAAACGCTACTGCGGAAATTGAAAGTATTGATTTTTTACAAAGAGCCAGTGATAATCTAAGAAGCAAAGAAGATTCGAATGAAGAGCTGATCGAATTATTACTTCCTTCACTTCTTTTATTGCACATGGAAATGAGCAGCTACTTACGAGAAGAAGCGGAATGGTCACAATTATTAAATAATAAAACTGCTTTATATGTGACAGGTCGAACTTGTGATCATGGAGAATATTCTGTATTGTATGCAATATTAAGTACATATTACGAAATGGTACTGAAAAATCATATCGTGTTTATTACAGAAGGAAATATTAAATAATACATAAAGGAAAATGAGAACAAGGAGTAATTTGTTTAATGATAAATTGCTCCTTGTTCTTTTATTAATGAATCCCGTAATTTACGTTTTTGAACTAAAGAAGATTATCTATGGGTGTGAAAGCTATTGGAGTTTTATGAAAGATTCTCATGATTTTGAAGAAATTATGCAGGAAATGATAAACGGCCAATGGTATATTGAATTGTTAAAATCTTTCTTACCAACTAAAAATTATAAAGATAAAAAATAAAATATATGTAAACTTAATCATTATTTCTAGCAGTGATCATTTTGATTGCTGTTTTTTCTTTGTCGAAATTTAAAGAACATGTCCGTGTCAGAGACGGAAGTTCCAGTTGGAACAGTAACAAGTTAATAAGAAGATTCAAGGAAGGGGGACAAAGAGAATCTTCACAAAGCAGAAAGGATGGACAAAGGAAATGAAATTTAATGATCAAAAAGAAGTGGAGATCAAAAGTACAAAGAAAAAGGAGGAAAAATCAGAAGAAAAGAAAAAGTTGGCAGTAGGAGATGTCAAAGATGCTCTTGTTGGCGGTGTGAAAGGATTTTATACCGTAAAAGACAAGAAATTACGGAGAAAAAGAATCCTTCTCACAATAGGAGAATTGTTTCTGGTCTATATATCAGGAATGATCAGTGTGAGTTATCAACCGGCGAAGCTGTTTGGAGAAAAAGATTACAGTTTTTTTAATTGTATTGGATCATTTTTCTCATTTGTGGGAATCGCAATCTTCATCTTGTCTAATGTAGTGGCATATTTTGCGTACCACTGGTTTCTTGAAAAATCAGGGCGTGGAGAAGATTATCGGATCAGTAAGAACGGAACTTACGGAACAGCAAAGTTATTAAATGACACAGAAGATGAAGCAGAAGCTTTAAAGAGGATTCCTATCGATCAGCTGGATGATCCGGAGATTGATGGAAACATTCTTGGATACATGGAAGATACAAAAGAAGTCATTGTGAAGGATGTTCATGGAAATGCCAACCGAAACATCGCGGTATGTGGAGGTCCTGGTACCGGTAAATCACGTACTCTGGTACGTAACATCATCTTCCAGTGTGTAAGACGTGGAGAATCTATCTTTATCACGGACCCTAAAGGTGAAATGGCCGAAAGTATGGCAAAGTATCTGAAAAAGAATGGTTATATCGTAAAATACTATAATCTAAAGAACTTTGAAGCTTCTGATTCCTTCAACTGTTTGCAGGGACTGAATAACGAAGAGGGACATGCTTTTATTAATGTACTTGCTGATATTATCATGAAGAATACAGCAAGTATGTCCGGATCTGGTGGAAACGCAAATGCGGCACTGAATCTTTTGATTGCATTGATGCTGTTCGTTGTAACAGAATTACCGGAAGAAAACCAGAACATGGTAGAACTCTATAATCTGATCACGTTAACAAATCCAAAAGTATTGGATGCGATCTTTGATGGATTGGATGCAACACATCCAGCAAAGAAACCATATCTGATCTATGCTCAGTCTTCTGAAAACTTCCGTTCCAATATTACAGCAGACGTTGCAACAAGACTGTTAGTATATGCTCAGGAAGGTGTTCAAAGTATTTCAATTCACGATGAGATCGATCTGACATTACCAGGAACAAAAAAATGTGCTTACTTTATCATTACACCGGATCAGAACTCTGCGTATGATTTCATGGCTTCATTATTTCAAGCGGTCGCTTATAATAAGCTCGTCAAATATGCAGATGATAAAGCAGAAGGTGGAATCTTACCAGTCAAAGTGCAGATGTTGTTAGATGAATTCCCAAATAGTGTGACGTGTTCCGCATCACAAAACGGTAGCAATAACCGACAAAAATGCGGCGTAATTGTATTTATTCAATATAAATCCGATTGCGAACTATATAACCAATTGTTTCAAATGATGGGGTAACGCCCGGAAGGGAACACGCTAAACCTTCGAATAGCGTCAAGTGATGTAGACATTTGAGGTTATAAGCTCGGAGAAGTCATATGAAGTATACCCTAACGTACAGACGAGGAAACATTTCCAGAGGTGGAGATTGTGTACGACAGTGTGGGCGGGGTTTTCCTATGGTTAGAATGACTTATGATAGTCTGACAAAGTTTCGAATGTACGGCTCTATAGGAATGACCTGTAGAAATGCAGGAGCATCAGATCAAATGATGTGTGTGCGAGGAAGAGTAAAATTTGTTTGTGCTGAAATTCCTTGTATGTTTACAGGACATACGTTTCATAAGAAATGCACACAGGGTTAAAGAAACGACCTAAAGGAAAACAATGCTAGGTTATATGGAACACGGAAAGCTGCGGACAAGAGAACTGGCTACACAGTGAAAAAGTATCTTGGTTATGACGAAAGGCAGCAAATGAAACTGCTGCTATAAGTATAATTATCGTAGTGAGAGCAGAGGCACAGTACCGATGAAACAGTGATAACAAGCTGCGGAGGGATAGCCTCAAGCCGGTATAAATAATATCGGTGGAACGCCGTATGACGGGAAACTGTCATGTACGGTGCGGGCCAGGGGAAAAATCCGAGATATTATCAGAGATTTACCTATTGGCATTTGGAGAAATCCCAGATTTTGGAAAGAAAATTTCAACAGTCCGAAGTCGTGGTATTGCAACAACCATTATCTTTCAGGCAATCACGCAGATGCAGAACCGATATCCGAATGGATTATGGGAAGAGATTCTTGCAGCCTGTGATACAAGCCTGTTCTTAGGATGTAATGACGAAACCAGTGCGAAATATTATTCTGAAAAGAGTGGTATTTCGACTATTGAAGTTGGTACAGAACAGAGATCCTTAAAAACGCTTCGAATCACGGATTACACACCAGAAGTACGTCAATCAGAAGGAGAAGGAAAGCGTTACGTGAATAATCCAGATGAATTACAGCGATTCAAATATAAAGATGAATTGATCTTCTGCAAAGGATTTAATGTATTCCGTTGTAATAAGTTTGATTATGAGCTTCATCCAGAAGCAAAGAAGTTAGAATATGAGAAAGCAATTGAGCATGTGCCGGAATGGAGAAAGAGAGAAGAACCATACCAGCTGTATGTTCTAAGATATATTCCTGGTACAGAAGCATTTGACCGAAAAGCATTTGCTGCAGCTACTGGAGATAACAAAGAACATACGATGAGCAGTTCTACATCAAAAGGAGCAAAAAAGAATACGATTAATAAACCGCATAAAAATAAGAAGAGCAAGAGAGGTTCCTCTTGGGCAAATGGCATTAGTGGCCAGCAGCAGATGAATTACAATTTAGACAAATCAGATGAAACAGAAGAAGTTACACCAACAATCTCAGATTCTGAAAATGATGCTATAAATACAAATGTTGATTTTAACGAGGCTGAAAATGGTGCAGAAAATGTAAATGATCAGACTCCAGATTTCGGGGATACTTCTGTAGAAGAAATGATGAATCAATATGGTTTATAGAATGTATTTCATGTATGTCAACTACCCACCACCTAAAGGTAGTGGACTTGTAACTGCCCAGTCGTAGTGACGGCGTAAGCCTCCGACCTTTAACCCCGATAAGTATTGCTACTTAAAGTGGCGTTACATCATAGGGTGGTTGACAACACCCTTTACAGCAAAGTTTACTCGGCTGTAACTGTATCAGGTACTTGGCTATCTTTAAGATGGTTGATTCCCATACGATACAGATTCATAGCTCCTATGCGGTCATCATTCGATTTATAGCCACAGTTTTTACAGCAAAACAGATGTATCTTCTTATTGCGGTTAGCCTTTTCAATGTGTCCACAGACAGGGCAACACTGGCTTGTATAAGCTGGATTAACCTTAATTACAGTAGACTGATTCTGTTTTGCCTTGTAAATAAGTTTCTGTTCAAGGTCATAGAAAGACCAAGACACAGATACGTAACGGTCTTTCGTTCTAACACGCTCGGTAGCATTACGAATACCTGACAGATCTTCAAGAACAAACAATGTATGTTTTGGGTTGTTCTTCACGAGTGCCTTTGATACTTGATGATTTACATCCTGCATCCAACGGTTTTCTCGTGAACCAATAGCTTTCATTCTTCGTCTTGCAGATGGAGTCTGACGCATTTGAAGTTCTTTCCGAAGTTTTGAATAGTTGGCACGTTTCTGTTTAATAGCTTTGCCACTGACAAAACCCGACTTGTGTTTACTATCATAGGTGGTAACGACAAAGTTAATACCTCTGTCAATGCCTACAACATTACAGATGTCAGAAATATCACTTTCCTCGACATCATAGGTTACAGATATATGTAAAAAATACTTGTCATGTTTATTTACAAGCTTGGCAGTACCAAACTTATAAATTGTATGGTCAAAATATTTAGACATACCTTCAGCAAAATATGGCAGTTTTACACGACCACTCAAGGTGTTTACCGAAAAGCAGTTCTGTGTCAGAGAGTAATCTCTATTCCAAACAAGGTCATACTGAGGTTTCTTAAAAGATGGCTTAATCCACTTGGATTCGTTCTCAAGAACAGTTTTGTATTTGGCAATAACAGTCTTAAATACAGATTGAGCCATTTGCGATTTAAGTCCAAATCTTTCACGAAGCGTAGAATATAAAGCCTTGTTCAGAGAAAATTGCTTTAGGTCATGTGTACGGAATACATAATCTGAAACATAATTGCAAGCATCACTATATACAGACATGGTTTTATTAAGTAAAACTTTATCATCAGCCGTAGCGGATATTTGTATTTTGGCAGTAATGGTTATCTGTTCCATAAATGTACTCCTTTCATTAATATTTCACTAATAATAGTATATGATATTTATTAGTGAAAGTCAACGTATGGAAGTAAACTATGGATAATAGATATAATCGTCATAACAGACGAAAATACAGTCTCAAGGTACATATAGTATTAGTTACAAAATATCGCAAGCAATTACTTAAAGGTACTATTGCCGATGATGTAAAACAAAAGATTTTCGATATATGCAATTCTAATGGTTGGAATATTATTGCTATGGAAACTGACAAAGACCATGTATATTTTTTAGTAAGCTATGATGCAACGGACAGAGTATGTGACATTGTAAAAGCCGTTAAACAACAGATCATATATTATTTATGGCAAAAGTATTCAGATTTTCTGTCTGAACAGTACTGAAAGAAGAAAATCTTTTGGTCTGACGGCTATTTTGCTTGCAGCATAGGCGAAGTATCGTCAGCAACTATACAAAAGTACATCCAAAACCAAGGTTAATAGTTGTAAATTCATAAGACTCCTTCCACCTCCAAAGGGAAGTGGAAGGAGCCATGACATACGAAAGGATTTTAATTATGAACATAATCGGGGCTGAGAAATCAGCCCTATTTTAAAATATACACAGTCCTCTTAAAAATGTGGGGGTATTACATAAATATGGAACAAAATTTTTAAAAAATAAGAAAAAAGTTGCAAAAAATGTGTAACGTGTTTATAATTATATATATCAAAAAAATATGTGCGTCAAAAACACATAGAAAAATGGAAGATAGGAGTTGTTAATTATGCCACCTGAAAAAGAGCAAGCAGTTCTCGTGCAACAAACGACTCAGAAAAAAGAATCAAACAAAAAGAAATCAAAGGATAAGAAAGATAAGTTGTTTCATGATACAAAGAAATTCTTACAAAGTTATCGAAGATTGGAATTATCCTTGAAATATTCTAAGGCGATGCAAACGAAACGTTTGGCCGCGAATGATATGAGTTTTGAATGGGAGCTGCGTGATAACGAAATAGAATTTAATGATATGGTTTTGCAAGAAGCCATTTCAGCACTGCATTGTCTAAAACAGATGCCGGAGATGGGACGTGTATGGTATCATTTGCTACAAATGAAATATTTTGACGTTAGACCCTACAAAATGTCAGACGATGCGATCATCACAGCATTGCAAGAAGCTGGGTTATTTTCTGATATTTCTAAAACGACATTTTACAGATATCAAAAGAGTGCAATTCGTATGTATGGAGAAATTCTTTGGGGATCTCTCGATAAGAATTCTTCGGTATATAAGAAATTTGTAAAAATGATACATTCTCATGATCTTGAGAAACAGATATAGGTAAATATGTAAACTATATGATTCCAGTGGAACTATTTAATCATGATATAATTAACACTGGATTTTAGGACGATGTAAAGTGATATGATTACCAGTGGTAAAAAGTTGTTGACCATTCAAAAACCGACGTTTTAGAACAAAGTAAAAACATATGATTCCAATGGGTTGCTTTTAGTCAATATTCATCCAGTCTAGTTTTAGAACAAAGTAAAAACATATGATTCCAATGGGTCAAATTACATAGTGCGTAAAAATAAGAGAATAATCGAAATAACCTACAAAGGTAGGATCTGCAGTGTGGCAGAAAAGAACAATGAAAAAAGAAAGAGTGTGAGATACATGCTTTTTAAACGATATAAATATTTAGAATTAGAAAAAACAGATATCGGAAATGATGAGCATAATTATTATGAAACGGTCTGGTATATCCGTGCTTATAATAATAAACGTGCTTATGATAATCGAAATAACACAGAAACATCAAAGAGTCTTGACAGTAATGGTAAGAAAAAAGAAAAAAAGAAATCGCGGATTATTGTAAAGATAATTCGAGATTCTTATGGTAATGTGACAAGAGTATTTGTAGAACCTAAAGCAAAAAAGAAAAAAGAAGTTGTCGAGATGGCAGCAGCGGCATATCAGTCATTGCTTGCAATGGAATGATGGTCAGCAGAAAAGTAATGATATTTACTGTAGGATTTTAAAATTGTGTAACGAGAATGTCTTTAAATATCAAATACAAGAGATGATTCCAGTGGACTATTCATACGATGGAAATCAACGGCTCGAGTTTTGGAACAGTGTAAAATTAGATGATTCCAGTGGGTCAAATTACACAGCGAGTAAAAATAAGAAATAATCGAAACAACCTACAAAGGTAGGATCTGCCGAGTGGCAGTAGTGGAAATAATAGTTAGAGAGGAGTTGTAAAATGAGGAAAAATGTGAAGCGTACAATTGCTGTTTTAAGTGCTGTATGTATGCTTCCGTGTCCGCAGGTAGCAAATGTTGCCGTCATGGCACAAAATGTATCTGTTGGAAGTTCTATCGGAGCAAAGACATTGAAACAGTCTTTGCAAACATCAACGAATTTTGAAACTGCATCAGGGAAACGACGGGAAGTAAAAGAAAATAATATAGAAGATTCATATGATATAACATATGGTGATTCTATTACTTTTTTTGTTTCTAAGACAAAAATACCTGATCAAGATCAAACAGATAATTCTGGTAATGAAGATGATCAGAAACAGGATGATGGGCAGAAAGATTCAGAAACAGATGTGATACCTGATTATGAGGTTCCAGATACTATTAATGGTTTTTCCTTTAATAAGGAAGAAACATATGATGGATATCAACTTACATTTACTGCAAATGAAGCAATGAGAAGTGCTGCAATCAAGATCAAAGGGCAGGATGTCGTTTTGAAAACTAAAAAGAGAAAACTGACTGCAAAAGCATCCGTCAAGAATAAAGTCTATGATGGAACGACCAATGCAGAATACGAGTCCTCTCCAAGTATTCAAAACGTGTTGGATAGTGATGAAAATCAGTTTTATTTCCGTTATAAAAATCCAACCTTTGAAAAGAAAAATGTTGGAGAACAACAGGTTTCTCCAATTTCTATCAATTTATCAAGTGACAACTATGAAATTGATGATATCAGCGGACTGAAAGCAACGATTGAACAGAAAGAGATCACGACCAGTACGATCAAGATCAAGAGTAAAGTTTATGATGGTACAACAACTGCAGAGTATGCAAACAAAGTAACATTGCTCGGAGTAATATCCGGAGATGATGTACAATTAAATGTTCCAACACCATCATATGATACAAAAAATGTTGGAACTGACAAGAAGATCGTATTTGATGGTGATTTTTCAATTGAGGGTACAGACAGTGCCAATTACCGATTGAAAGAAATTTCAGAAGTAACAGGAACGATTGAGAAAGCGAAGCTTGTATATCGGGCGAAAGATCAAACCAGAAAATATGGCGAAGCAAATCCAAAACTTACTTATGAAGTAAAAGGTTTTGTTGCAGGTGATCAGCAAAGTGATTTTAACGATCCGACATTGACATTGGATGTTCCAAAACTTACGAGTTTAGGAAAACATGAGGGAGTCATTAAAATCTCAGGTGTGAACCTGCCAGAATATTATGATGTAACTTATGAAAGCGGAGATTTATACGTTGAAGCAAATGATATTCATGAAAATGAACATTATAAATTAACAAAGCCGGATGGAAAGAATGGTTGGTTTACGAAAAAGAATTTTGTGATTGAGCCAATTCAGGGAGAAACCAGTGGTTATGATCTGGTTTCAACATCCAAAGATGGACCATGGAAAAAAACACTTGCTTATACAGAAGATACAAAGAAAAAGAATGTTTCCTTTTATCTAAAAGATAGCAGCAATGGTGCAATTTCCAAAGTTGGAGAAGAGTCTTATAAGATTGATAAGACAGCTCCGGAAGTTGAGAATATTGCAATTGATTTTGTAAAAGGATACCAGAGTGCAAAGAAATCTGGACCATTTAAATATTTCTTTGATACGATCGCAAAGATTGGAATTACATCTCATGATGATACCAGTGGAGTTGCAAGGATTGAATATCATACAGTAGATGAAGGAACACAATCAAAAGAAAAAACACAAGACGGTTCCAAAGCAACATTTGAGATCACTCCGAATTTCAAGGGTAACATTTATGCGAGAGCGATCGATGAAGCTGGAAATGTATCAGAAGAATACAAATCAGCCGGAACGATCCTAGAGAATAATGGAAAACACAGTACAACCAGTTCAATTCATATCTTACAGGAGACACAGGAAAAGAAATATTATAATCATGATATTTACCTTGGACTTCAAGCAGAAGATACTTATTCCGGAATTGGGAATATATCATATGAAGCCGGGGCAGTGAATTCGAAAGAATCTTCCTATGATGATATGAAGTATGAATATAAGAAGGATCATGTAAGGATTGATGCTTCTCAGAATAACAAAAACGGTGTAGAAGCTAAATTTACAATGGTGGATAACACCGGACATAAGAGTACGGTCCGAAAGAAATTCAACATTGATGTTTCCAAGCCGGAGATCACAATCTCTTATGACAATAATCAGTCTGAGGGAAAATACTTCAAAAAGAATCGAACAGCAACAATCACGATCAAAGAAAGGAACTTTGACAGTAATAAGACACTTGTTTACTTGACAAAAAATGGTGTAAAAACAAGATTGAAATCCAATTTTGTCAGTGATGGAGTATTACACAGCAGAGAAGATGGAAGTCAGTATTATATTTATCAAATGAATGTAGTATTTGATCAGGACGGTGAATATTCCTTAACAGCAGCAAGTACCGATCTTGCCGGAAACAAGAACCTTCCAGTCACTTATGTTGGTACTCATACAGACAGCTTTGTGATCGATAAAACAAAGCCTGTAGCGAAAATCTCTTTTGATAATAATTCTGTGAAGAATGAAAAATATTACAAAGCGGATCGAGTTGCAACTATTCGGGTAACAGAGAAAAATTTTAAAGAACTGAATGTCTCAACAAATGGAAAGAAAAGTGGATGGAGCAGTCATGGAAATGAACATGTGATGACTGTTACATTTAATGAAGATAAAGAATATCATCTTTCTATTGCAGGACAGGATCTTGCCGGAAATGTTTTAGAGAAACAAAGTGCAAAACCTTTTATCGTTGACAAGACAAAGCCTAAGATCGATCAGGTAACACCAAGTGATTCCAGTGCGAATACTGGAGCTGTTACTTGTGGATATACATTAACAGATAAGTACCTTGACAAAGGCAGTGATCAGCTAGTCGGAGAAATGAAAGGTCGTAAGTTTAAAGTAAATGAAAAACAGAAAGTGGAGAACGGATACAAAGTAACTTATCAGCAGATTCCAAATGCAATGGAAAATGATGATTATTATACATTCGTGATTCAGTCAGAAGATAAAGCCGGAAATATTTCAAAAAAATCCATTCACTTTACGGTTAATCGATATGGTTCTGTTTATCATTTATCATCTTATGCAAAATCTATTAATGGTACTTATGTAAAAGATGCTGATAAGATTGTCTTGGAAGAGATTAATCCAGATCAATTATCAGATTGCAATTTAAAAGTTGTAAGAGATAATGATCCGATTGCTTTGAAAAATGAAGATGCATCGATTGAGAAGAAACATGATAAGTGGTACAAAGTTACCTACACAGTCAATGCTTCGGCACTGAAAGAGGAAGGTACTTATCGTATCATTACATCTTCTAAGGATACGGCAAAGCATACATCTTCCAATGATATGTCAAAGAAAAAAGCGTCAATCAGTTTTGGGGTTGATACAACAAAACCAAACATCTTAATCTCAAACATTGAAGGTGGTAAGGTTTATGCCCAGGATGGAAGAACCGCAACAGTTCTTGTAAAAGACAACTTGCTGTTACAGAGTGCGAAAGTTTATGTCAATGATAATCTGATAAAGGAATACGATGAAAAAGTTCCTGAAAAGATTGACATTCCTCTGGATCAGAAAGATGAAGCTCAAAGCATTCATGTAATTGTGAAGGATGCCGCGGGAAATGAATCTGAAATTACGATGGATAACATTTATGTTACAACAAACCTATGGATCAGATTTATTCACAGTGTGCCGGCGATGGCAACTGCAGGTGGTGTATCACTTGCTGTGATTCTGGCAGCAGTTATTGTTTTACGAAAAAGAATAAAAGCAAAACCATCGGTTGAGGATGATGAAAAATAAAATCAGATGATTCCAAAGGCGCCCATCCCCTTATTAAGCAAACCATGTAGTTTTAGAACTGTGTGAAATCAGATGATTCCAAAGGGCCAAATTACACAGTGAGTAAAAATAAGAATTTTATCGAATTAATTTACTAAGGTAAAAGCTGTCGGCGATAGCAATTTATAAATTAAGGACTTAACTTTGTTCTTTTATTGAACATGAAAATAAAAAATATCGAAAAAGAGGGGGAATCGAAAAGAGGGTGTAAACTTGATCATTGAAGTTTTAGAAAAAGACGTGATTCCAAAAGGAAATCGAAAGCTTTTAAATAGAAGAAACTTTTACAAACAGCATTTAACTTCTTTAGGTTTTTCTCATGTAAGAGGAAAATATGTGATACAACTGGATGATGAAAATGAGATTGAAACAATGAAAACATTACTTGAATCTTATCGGACAAAATACCAGAGTTATCCAAACAGTTATCTTCGTTCAGGAGATTACCGAAAGAAGTTTTTTGATAAAAATCGTCCAATCTTCAAAGATTATTATATATGTGCATACTGCGGAAGATTCTTAAAAAAGAAAGATGTAACAGTTGATCATATCATATCAATTAGAAAAGCTCAGAAATCAAAGATTTTGCAGTTTATTCTTCGATTGGTAAAGATCAACGACATTAATGATGAAAAGAATCTGACCGCTTCATGTGAGACATGTAATAAGAAGAAAGGACAAAAATTAAGTTTATCTTATGTACTCCGGGGAATTCTCGGTAGAAAGTCATGGTATTGGATTATCTATTATATAGTCATAATTGTTGTTTTGGTCATTGTAATTTTACAGATTGTCAATCCATGATGAAGAAGTGCATAATATCTTACTTATATTTTATACGAATCCAATAAAAGCAAGAACTGATATTTCTTGATTCCCTTGTGACTATGATACATTTATTGGAATTCATAATTCAAAATAAAAGATATTGTAATCGCCCGTTGAATGCGGGATCTGTCAGGTGATAGAAAAGGGTATCTATTGTTTTTTATTTTGAAAGGAGGAGGTAGCTTATTACGTGCTACCAACACAAAGTATGAATCTGAAAAAAGTATTAAAAAAAGTGATGTACGCATGTATGTCCGCAGCAATGATTGCTGTTCCTACAGTGCCTGCTTACGCAGCTCAGAATGATGTTATTGATACAACAAGAACAGCATCATTAACAATTCACAAATACGACATGACAGCAGCGAAAAAAGGTGGAGTTAACTTAGATCAGTTTACATCTACTGGAAAACAGGATGCAGCAGCAGAAGAAGCATTAAAGAATTATGCAATCAAAGGGGTAGAATTTAGTTACTTAAGAGTCGGTGATGTAGAACAGCAGTCTGAAAATGGAAAAGTTCAGATGATCTATGAATTACCAGATGCGTTACAGAAAATCATTGGATTAACAGATTCCGATGCAGCAAAAACAGAAGGTAGCAAAGATTACTTTACAAGCCAGATCATCAATGACAAACTGGCAAAAGCATTAGAAGATAATACAGCCACAAAAGATAAACTGGAAGATTATATGGGCAAAGGTGGAACAGCCATGGATCTTACAGATGCAAAAGGTGTAACAAAGAAAGACAAACTTCCTTTAGGTTTATATCTGATCGTTGAAACAAAAGTACCAGAAGATGTAACTTATACAACAAATCCTTGGTTCGTGCAGTTACCATCTACAGATTCAGAAGGTGACGACTGGTTCTACGATGTTGTATGTTATCCAAAAAACGAAACAGGTGTTCCTACATTAGACAAACGTGTGCGTAATAATCCTGACAAAGATAATGTAACAACAGCAAATCAGGATGCTTTAGCTGATTTCACACACGCAAGAGAAGAGTACACATATCAGAGTACAGTCACAGCATCCAAGGCAGAAAAACTGGATTATCAGTTTATTTCCAAACTGCCACATATCACATCAAGTACAACATATCTTTCTACTTATACATTCGATGATAAGATGGCAAAAGGTATGACATACAACAAAAATGCAGTGATCGCAATCTATGACAACAAAGATGCAGCAGATACAACAAACGTTAACAACGTTGACAAGAGCGGTGCAATCGCAGTATGGAAAACATCTGACACAGATCCTAAGTTCGCTGTAACTTATGGTAAATCTGGCGAAGACTCTACTATGAAAGTAGAAATGACAAAATCAGGATTAAGTGAAATCAACAAGAAATACTCTGACAAATATATCGTTGTTTACTACACAGCAGATGTAAACAACGATGATACAGTTGTTCTTGGTGATAAAGGTAACCCTAACGATGTGTCCTTAACATGGAAGAGAACATCTACAGATTACTGGGATATCTTAAAAGATAAATGTATCGTATACAGCTTTGGATACAACTTCACAAAGAAATTCTCTGACAATAAAGGTGATGCAACAAAAGTTAAATTCGTGATCCAGAACAAATCTGATAATTACTACTTAGTAGCAAGAGCAGACAGAGCCGGAGTATATCAGGTAACAGGTAAATCCGCTACAGAAGAAGGAGCTACACAGTTCAGTCCAGATGCAGCCGGAAAACTTGTGATCAACGGTATCGAAGCTGATAAATATGGATTTACAGAGACACATTCAGATGCAGGATATACACTGCTCAAGAAAGAGATCATTGTAAATATCACATCTACAAAAGCCAATATTACACCAACAGAAGCGAATATCACAGGAATCCAGTCCAAGAATGGAAATGATTCTACAGCAAACGATGGTGTGAAGAATGGTAAAGAACTTGCAAATGATGTAGCAGTTCAGACGATCAACGCATCTGCAACCGTGGACGATAAAAGAGCAACCATGAGTGCGAATGGAGAATCCACAAATGCGTTTGTTGATATGCAGGTAACAAACCAGAAACAGTTCTTACTGCCAATGACAGGTGGAGCAGGAAGTTACGCATTGATCATCGCAGGAGTTGTAATCGCTGGGTGCGGATTTATCATTATCAAGAAGAACCAGAAACGTAAAGAAGTCCAGTAAAAATTTTAAATAAATATTTTTTCCATAAAAGTTGAAGCTTGTAAGAATGACAAGAACTGTAAAGAGACAGTATGTAACTATTTATTTAGGATTAGGCAATTATTAATTGTCTGAAAGGAGAATATCATGGCAAAAAAATTTGCAAAAAAAATTGCTACATATGCAATGGCAGCAACTATGATCGGTGGAGCAGTTATTGGCTCAGGATCAACAGGCGTATTTGCTGCTGAAAAGTATCCATCTTCAGCAACAGCCAAATCAGCTTATAGTAAGGTAATGTCTAACACAGGCACAAATTACAAAAAATCATATGAAGATTACAAGAAGGCATATGAAGATTTCATGAATCAGTATATGCAGGCACCAACGGTTGAACAGGCTGTATTTGATCATGGATATATTTTCACAAATAATCTGTTAAGTATCAGCTTTACAGAAGTGAAATATGCAAAGTCTTATGATGTAATGATCAGCAAAGATGACAACTTTAAAGTAACGAAAACATACACAACAGAGAAACCTTCTTTGGGTGTATACACTAAGAACGATGATTTCCTTACACCTACATGGCACGGACGTTATGTAAAAGTAAGAGCTAATTATGGTTATGGAGTCCATGGAAAATGGTCCGAGAAAAAAATGATTGGATGCGGAAAATTACATTTACATCAGGATTTCGTCAATGGTCCTTTTGACGATTAAATCATGACTTTTCCGGATCATTTAAATGTATGGTCCGGAAAAATTAATAGAAGGAGAATAAATAAAATGACTAAGAAAAAAATTGCAAGAAAAATTGCAACATATGCGATGGCAGCAAGCATGATCGGTGGATCTATTCTTGGATCAGGTATAACAGGAGTATCTGCTGCTGAAAAATATCCAACTGCTAAGACATCTTATAGTAAAACTGTAGCTGATACAGACTACAAACAGGCTTATTTAGACTATATCAGTCAGTTTATTAAAGCACCAGAGATTACATCTGCAACGGCAAAAACAGTATGGGGATATATTTTATCAACATATGACGAAACAATTACTTTTAAAGAAGCAAAGTTTGCAAAATCTTATCAGGTACAGCTTAGCTGGAACAAAGATTTTACAAAAGATTCAAAAACTGGATTCACTCCAATTACAGTAAAAACAGATCAGACCAGTGTAACAATCTCTTCTGCACTCGGATACAGTTATGCAAGAGTAAGAGCTGATTATGGAAATGGAGTCTACAGCAAATGGTCAAATGTTAAAACAGTAGAATTTAAATAGTAAATTTTAAGATTTTAGAATTTACTATGCATATGACAAAGTATATTTAAATCAGGACTTCATAAATTGTCCTTTTGACAATTAGATTGTAAAGATTGATTGTAAAATAAAACCCTGTCAAATTAATTTGACAGGGTATAGTAAAAAGATTATGAAACAAAAAATTATTCCAATACTGATTGTATTGTTTGGTTTTGCCTTATTATCTTATCCGTTTATCAGTAATTATATATTTGAAAAAAGTGCTGGTTCAACAATTAAGTCTTATGAGAAACAAGCAAAAACATACGATCAGAAACAAAAAGATAAAGCTTTTCAAGAAGCAAAAGAATATAATGAAGATTTAACAAAATCGGCAGTTCAATTAACTGACCCTTTTAAGGCAAAAAAAAGCAATGGCGAAACGACGATTTATAACAATATCTTAAATCTTGATCATTCAGGAGTTATGGGATATTTAGAAATTCCTTGTATATCTGTAAATCTTCCTATTTATCATGGTACAGATGCAGAAATCTTGGAACGTGGAGTCGGACACCTCGCTGCATCTTCAATTCCGGTGGGAGGAAAAAATACACACAGTGTACTAACTGGACACACTGGACTCAGTTCAGCAAAGTTATTTACTGATCTGACAGAAATGAAAAAGGATGATTTATTCTTTATACATGTATTGGATCAAACACTAGCCTATAAAGTTGATCAGATATCAGTTGTTAAGCCGGAGGATACAGAAAAACTTCAAATCATAGATGGAAAAGATTATGTTACTCTCGTAACATGTACGCCTTATGGGGTCAATGATCACCGATTACTTGTTCGAGGTGCTAGGACTAAGTACGAAAAGACACAGGAATCATCCATTCGTCCAAGAAATAAGGATTCACAGTGGATGGGAACTTATAAGCGGGCGATCGCAATTGGACTTGCAATCGTTATGGCACTGGTCTTATCGGGAAAAGTATATCAAAAGCTTCGAAGAAAAAAGGCAGAAAAAATACGACAAAAAGAAGGAGAGACGAAATGAAAAGAAATCTGATGAATATATTAGGCATCATCTTAATAGGAATCGGAACTTTTGTATTTCTCTCTCCTATTTTTTTTTCCTATAAACAACAAAAAAATGCCGATCAGGAAATAGAAGCTTTTGAAAAGGCAAAGAAAGTCCCAAAAGAAAAAGATCCTTTATATAAAGAAGCCATACAGTATAATCAAAAAATTTATACGGAAGGGCAGAAAAATTTAAAGGATGTGTGGAGCTATCGTACATCACCGATCAAGTTAAAAGCTGGTAAAAGCAACTTTGGATATATCAGGATAAAAAAGATGGATGTAAAACTTCCATTATACCTTGGAGCAACTTTAGAAAATATGAGGAAAGGTGCTGCAATCATGGGAGAGACATCATTACCGCTTGGCACGAAGAACAGTAACTGTGTGATCGCTGCACATCGTGGATATCAGGGAATCCCTTATTTCAGAGAGATTGAAAAACTGAACGTTGGAGACAGGGTGATCATTCAAAATCCATGGGAAAAACTTTCATACCGGGTAGAACAGATCAAGATTATACAGCCGGATGATTCCGATCAGATCAAGATCCGGAAAGGGAAAGACATGGTAACACTTCTTACTTGTCACCCATACCGAAGTCATGGAAAATACAGGTATGTTGTGTACTGTATCAGAGACCACGGACAAAAGATCGTGGAGAAAAAGAACAATACGATCAAAGATACTCACTTTCAATCATCCGAATGGGATATCCAAAGAGAAAAACTGTGTCATATGATAGGACTAGGAATCTTACTTATTTTTTGGATCATAATAATAAAAAATTGGAAAGGAACAATCAGGAAAGGAGGAAAAGCATGAAGAGGATAAAAAAGACCTTAAAAGGAAAAGGAAAGATCGTTGCCGCATTAGCAGTTGTGATATCTTTTGCTGCTGTTTTGGTATGGCATCAAATGCAAAATGCAAGTGCTCATAATCAGGAAAGTCCCGGTTTTAGTAGAACATATACAAACGGATATGGAAGATTTTATGTAGATGGCCCAGGTAATAAAAGCAGTTGGCTAGAAGTGAAATTTTATTGTAGCGGACTAGGAAAAAACGTAACACAGGGAACATTTAATAATAAAGGTCGAAATGTTACATTCAGTGAAAATCAAGGAGGCGGTGGTGATTATGATCTCCATCTTGCATCATGGTCTGCTACAACGTATAAAAATAATAATGGAAGATACACGTCATTAGATGTAAAAATTCGTTATACAATTCCTGCACATGAGTATGAAAGTTGGCAATCACAAGATTCCTCAAATGATTATTATGTAAAATCAACAGAAGGTTCTACTGGACACGAGAAATCAGAACATACGGTTTATCAAACATTACGTATTAGTGCATATTCTATTGGATTATCTACACATACTGATAATAATGTTAGAGATTTTAATTGTAGTCGAACATTTCATATGGCCAAATCTCAATATAGTGTCTATTATAATGCGGCTGGCGGAGATGGCGGCGGATTCTCATGGAATTTTAATGATGGAGATAATTTTGCTTTCCCTACTGTTTCAAGACGAGGTTACACATTTGATAAATGGATTGATCAGGGAACGGGATGGGAATCTAGTACTGACTGGCTTGTATGTAGTGGTAATTATACAGAAATTGCTCAGTGGATAGCTAATCAGTATAATGTATCCTTTGATGATAATGGAGCCGATTCTGGAAATGTTTCAGATAGTACAGCAACCTATGATAGTAACTTTACTCTTCCAGAAAGTGGATATAAAAAGAAAGGTTATAAGTTTTTGGGTTGGAGCACTGATGAAAACGCAACGTCTCCTCAGTATACCGCAGGACAGTCTTTTACCTATCAAACAGACGGAGATACCGTATTTTATGCTGTATGGGCAAAAAGTGATTTCGAAGTAAAATTCCACGGAAACGGATCATCTGCTGCAGATTACACAGCAAATCTTACTTATAATAAATCCGTAGGTTTACCGAAAAATGTATTTGAACGTCCAGGGTATACATTCATTGGATGGGCTGAAAAAGAAGATGGTGATAAAGAAGTACCGGAAGAAGTGAAATATACAGATGGACAAGCAGTGAAAGATCTGTGTGAACCGGGAGAAACATGCCATTTGTACGCTATCTGGAAAAAGAGCGATGGAAGTTTTGAGACGAAGAACATCATCCATGATGACAAGATGTTCTTGGGAGATGTGAATCTTACCGGACAGAATGGAACTGGATATAGCAATGCCAACATTGATTCCAAATCTGCACACATCGACAAAGAAGATGATCCGGGATATTTTACAGACCGTTATGGATCAAACAATAATTAAGTTTTGTTTTAGATCCATGGGTAACAGACCTGTTTTGACAGGAGCTGCCGTGTGGCGGCAATTGAAATAGAAGTGAACTACCAACAACCTAAAGGTAGTGGGCTTCTGTTAAATGGTTCACCAGACTAAGTATTCAGAAATGATTCCTACGATATTTAGGAAAAGAAACAGGAGGAAGCTGTACATGAAAAATAAGTTGAAAAAAAATCTGAAAAAGATCGGAACATTCTTCTTATCTTTGCTCACATTGTTTTCATCTCTCTTTGGCGGGTTAGCAGGAATGCCAACACCGATCACTAACGTCAGTGCCAAAGAAGGAACAGCAACAGTAAGCATGAGTAAAGCAAGAGGCAGTTTTGGGATCAGGGAACTTGGACGAGCGTCCAGTGAAGGCTTATGGAAGATTAAAGCCGGCGGAAAGCAGACATTTTGTCTTGATTCCGGAAAGAGCATGTGCAACGGAGATACCGTGGAGTATAAGACCGCTAATGCCGTGAAATATGGCAAAAAATCCATTGCAAAAGCGCTGACTCATTACGAGCAGGGGTCTAAGAGTGAGAAAAGCTTTATCTTAACACAGGCTTATATCTGGGCATGTGGAAAAGGAAAGAGCAAACAGACAACAGTCTATCAGGCAGGAAAAAACATCGATGGTGGATATTCTACATCTGACGCAAAAAAGTTCTGTGATGCGATCAGTAAGACTGGTCCGCAGGGAACGATCTATTATTATAAAGTAAAGAAATGTGTCAAAGGAAAAAAACATGATTCCCATCAGATGCTGTATCGATTAAATGACACTCCATATACGAAGCCTAAAACAGCTTCCATTGGTGCATCTAATAGTGATTCCAAGCCAAAAGAGATCAGTCTCCGGATCAAGAAAAGAGATGCTGACACAGGAGCTTTATTATCCGGAGCAACCTTCTTATTCTACTGTGACGGGGTCTATGTGGATAAAGCAACAACAGGAGATGATGGAGTTGCAAAGGTCACTTATAGCCGAGCGATCAGTGCATCCTATACCATTCCAAGGGAGGAAGAAAAGGTATATGTCACAAACTGGGATGAACTGTCTGAAAAACAGCAAAAAGAACAAACAGAAGTATTAAAGCGTTATAAATCCAAAGCTGCTGCGAAGAAAGCAGCGAATGCCGAAGCAAAAGCAAAAGTCAAAGCGTCCATAGAATCTCAGATGAATACGAAACATGTATGGACAGTCAAAGAAGGAACCGCACCTTTTGGACATCTGTTAAATGACACGACGCAGACATTACAGGAAGGAAATGGGAAACGCAGCACACTGAAATTTGGGGATGTCTCAAATACATGGAGCCCCATCAAGATTCATTTACATAAACAGTGTAGCGAGGATTACGGAGTAGAAGCTTCTTTTGAAGGTGCGATCTATGGTATCTATGCAGAAGAAGATATCAAGGGTTCTGATAACAAAACGGTCCTTTATCCGGCCGGTACAGAAGTTGGAAGAATCACGACCGATAAGAATGGAGATGGCGTTTCAGGAGATCTTCATCCTGGAAAATATTATCTAAAAGAACTTGTACCACCAAAAGGATTCCGCATAACAGCAGAGAATGAAGCAGGCGGAAAGATCAAAGTCTATCTGAACAATACAGATGAAACAGTTGCTGCAAATGAAAAACCGGTACAGGGAAAACTAAGTATCAAGAAATACTATGTCACAGGAAGTACAAAAGTCAAAGAACCGGATGCTGTCTTTGAGATCAAGAACATCAACGACGATGTTGTTGATACGATCACAACGGATTCTGAGGGTGTGGCAACAACAAAACTGCTGCCATACGGATCTTATACCATTCATCAGACAAAAGGAAAAACAGGCTATGAGATGGCACAGGATATGACAAAGACGATCGAGGAAATGAACGGTGATGGGACTCCGATCACTTATACGTTTGAATGTGAGAACAAAACAAAGAAAGCCCGTATCTCTGTAATAAAGAAGTTAGTCATTGATGATGATGAGACAGGTACTCATCAGGAAAAAGAAGAAGTGAAAGCCAAGTTTGAGATCATCAACAAAGCAACAAAAGAAGTTGCTGATACGATCACAACGAACACGGAAGGATATGCAGAATCCAAAGAACTGGATCCGGGAACATATTATGTTCATCAGATTGAAGGAACTCCAAACTATAAATTTAGTGAGGATTCCGCAGATATCAAAATCGAGGATGGAGATACAGGAAAATACAATCACAATGTTGTATTAAAGAACTATGGTTCCACAAAACTTCGTATCATCAAGAAGATGAGTAAGAATAAACGAAGCAAGGCAGAAGTTGGAGCTTCCTTTACGGTTCTGGATGCATCTTATACCAAAGATATTGAAAAACAGGATCTTGGAAATGCACAAAAAAGAATCGACTATATCAATTCCCTGGACAAAAAAGCAATCCTTGGAGAGATCGTAACGAACAAAGAGGGAAAAGCTGCCCTGATGTTAGACAAATACAGTAAGAAGAATGGATTTGTCGTTATTCAGACCATGGGAGCTGACGGATATGATCTGATGGGAATCTACTATTCCAAAGATCATGACCCAAAGACGGAAAAAGGACAGGATGTTTATGAGATCGAGGCATCTGATCCATACTCTGATTCCGGATGGGTAGAGATATACAAGCAAAAGAGAGTCGCAGCGGATGAATATGTACCAGAAGTCGGAGCGAAGTTTGAATTAAAAGAAGCGGATGGACATGTCGTGGAAACACTGACGATCGGAAAGGACGGAAAAGCAAAGACCAGCGAAAAAGTAGCACTGGGAGCTTATATCCTGCATCAGGTAGCCGGTGAAAATGGCTGCACAAAAGAACAGGATAAGCATGACTGGATCGAAGATCAGGATATCGTCTTAACAAAAGACAACAAAAATAAGACTGTCAGCTATTCTTACGATGATAATGAAAAACCGATCGAAGTAGAACTTGTCAAACAATCCTCTGAAACAAAAAAACTGTTAAACGGAGCTGTCTACAAAGTCTATGACAGTGAAAAGAATCAGGTGGCAACATTAACAACAGGAACGACCTCTGACGGGAAAGCATCCTGCAGACTGCCATATGGAACTTATACGATCAAAGAAACGACTGCACCGGATGGTTACAATCTTGATACAGAACAAAGAACCTTTACCTTAAGTGAAAAGTCTGACAGTATCAAGATCAAATATGACAATGCCGGAAACGGAAAAGCAACCTTAAACGAGACAGATACACCGGTCATGGGTTCGATCTCCTTACAGAAGAAAGGAGAGTATCTGACAGGGTATGCTGGAGATTCAGGATTCGCATATGAAGATAATAACATCGATGGAGCTGTTGCAGGATTCACATATGAAGATGATAACATCAACGGAGCTGTTTACGGCTTGTTTGCCAAAGAAGATATCACAAAAGATGATGGAACCGTTGTATGGAAAGCGGGAACAAAGATCGATGAAAAGACAACAAGCAAAGACGGACCAGTGATTTTCACAAGAACAGGCAGCGATGGAAAACAGACGACTGATTTCTATCAGGGCCACTATTATGTCAAAGAACTTTCCGGTCCAAACGGATATACCATTGATAAAGAAGAGCATGAAGTCAATATCACATGGGATACGAAACCAGATGCTATGAACAATCTGAATAAAAACAATACAACGCCGGATGTGGAAGATCCAATGGGAAGTGAAGATGCGAAACCATCAACAGGGATCTATGTTCTGGAAGAAGGCGAAACTTTAAACAAAGAATTTGCCAATGCAGAGACGATCACGTTTACATGGGAAAAGGCAGCGGACGGAGTCCAGACAAAAGACGTTTCCCAGAACAAGGACGGAAGTGTTGTTCTCTGGAAAGATGGAAACAACTATTATGTATCCACACAGAGAGCCGGACAGGTCATCTACATGAACGCTGTATCAAGTAAGATGTTCTTAAACTGTACAGCACTGACAACGATCAAATTTAAAAACATTGATACTTCACAGACCGTGGATATGTCTGAGATGTTTGCCGGATGCGGAGCATTAAAAGAACTCGATTTATCAAGTTTCAACACATCCAATGTGGAAGATGTATCCAAAATGTTTTACGGATGTTCTGAACTAAAGACAACCTATACACAGGATCAGAAGTTACAGATCACGGATGATTACGTGGCAGCAAAAGGATTACAGATCACAGCTTCTCCAAAAACAGACTTTATGTTAGGAGATAAATACAAAGCCAGTGATTTTGACTTCTCTATGCTCTATGATGATAATGGAGAGGAAACACTGGAAGATGTGACGGATGCAGATGTCAGCTTCAATCCAACCTATGCAGATATGTCTGGAAAACAGAAAGTTCAGATCAGCTTTAAGTCATCCAGTAAATATGCAAAATATCAGACGATCGAAACGACAGTCAAAGTCATTGATCCGGATGATACGAGTGATGTATCCTTAGATACGGCAAAACATATAAACATCGACCTGAACCTGACTGATAAGCTTCAGAAATACAGCATTCAGTTTATCAAAACAGATAACAAAGGAAATATGTTACCGGGTGCTAAGTTTGCATTAAAAGCAGCCTGTGAGATCGTGGACCGCAATGGAAAAACAATCTTTAAGAAAGGTGATACGATCGCAACAACTGTTTCCGGAGATGATCAGTTTGGTTATCTGGAATTCTTCGGACTGCCAACTGGTATTTATGCAAAAGACGGTGTTGGCAAAGAAATGTATACGGTGGAAGAGATCGAAGCACCACTTGGATATAATAAGTCCGATGAAAAGCTGACATTTGGCGGAGAAGTATTAAACAATACGGCTGCGGACTTTATCCATGACGTGGCATCCCAGGGAAATACCAATACCGATGAAACAACTTACAAACATGATTCCAAGACAATTGTCAACACTCCATCAGATTATGTGCAGGTGAAGAAGTACTGGATTGATGATAACAACTCCATGAACACAAGACCTGTATCAGTGACCATCAAAGCCGAAAATAAGAATACACATGAAGTGAAGACTTATGTTCTGAACAAAGATAACAACTGGGCAATGCAGACAGATATCAAGCGTGGTGAGGAAAAGAACTATACGTTTAGTGAAGTTTGTAATGCAGCAGGTTACACAAGAGTCAGTGAAGCAAGTGGTGATTGGGATAAAAATACTTATACTTTGTCTTATACAAACAAATATGATAAGAGTAATAAAGTACGAATTGTTGTCAAGAAAAACTGGAATGACAGCAATAACAGTGATGGTATCCGCCCAGATTCTGTTAATATAAGAGTTTATAGGAATGGAACAAAAACGGATTACCATGATACGTTAAGTGCAAGCAATAACTGGACTGCAGAATTTAATAACCTCAATAAGACTGATCCTGTTGGAGAAGATTACGAATATGAAGTGAAAGAAGATTCATCTTCTGTTGTTAACGGAAATGCAAAAACAGGTTATGAAGTTGCATACGAAGTAAAGAAATCAACGGATAAATCTACAGGTATCACAACGATCTCAACAGATATCACAAACACTCATAGACCAGATTCAACGACCAGATCCATTCAGAAGAAATGGAGTGATAACAACGATTCCGATGGCATCCGCCCAGATTCTGTCAAGTTCAATCTTGTCGGAAACGGAAAAGTCGCAGATACCGTAACCTTGTCTGAAAAGAATGGATGGAAAGCGACATCCAAGCTCGTTCCAAAGAAAGAGAATGGAAAAGCGATCACTTATACATGGCAGGAAGTACAAGAAGGTGTGGTCACAGGAGAGAGTCAGATCGGATATAAGGCAACTTATACAACCGATAAGGATGATCCTGATACAACGATTGCAACCAATACCCATACACCGGGAAGAGGAAAGGTAACGATCACGAAAGAGATCGATCCATCTAACTTAAACATGGATATCGGAAGTGCGAAATTTACGTTTACACTGAAAGGAACCGATGCTTATGGAAAGAAACATACGTACAAGGAAGAGATTGAATTCAGCAAGGATGAAGTGGCAAAACAGTTAAAAGCTCATCCGGGAGAAAGGATCAAACTTTCTGCAACCTTCGATGATCTGATCTACGGTACTTATACATGTAGCGAGAGTGGTGGAGAAAAATACTTTAAGCTCCTGACACTTACATCTGACAGCACCAATGCAACGGTTGACCAGAGCAAAGGAACTGTAACATTTAAGATCGGACCAGAAGGAACTATGGGAAATGCGAAACTGACAGCAGATGCAACTTTCGTTAACCAGATGATCCGTGGATCCGTAAAATTAGTTAAGAAAGATTCCTCCGGAAAACGATTAAAAGGTGTGGAATTTACGATCGAAGATTCCGATGGAAACAAGATCGCCAGTGACACAACAAACGAGAATGGAGAGATTAAGTTTGATGGATTACTGCCGGATAAGTATAAGATCACAGAGACAAAGACACAGAGCGGTAAGACACTGTTAAAAGAACCAATCGATGTAACGATCCCAATGACAGTGACACAAAGCGAAGTGAACGATCAAAATATTGATGTGAGCAATGCGATCAAGCAGGGAAATAACTATTATTTCTATCACTTAACTTATGAGGTGAGCAATGATTCCACACTGCACCTGCCATCAACTGGTGGATTCAGTAATGTCAAGACTTACCTTCCACTGATCGGTGGATTCGTACTGATCTTAGCAGCAGGATTCTATTATCTGAAAAAGAAAAAGGGTATGAAAATCCTGAAGAAGAAAAAATAACAACCAATAATGATCTCACAGTCTTTGGGCTGTGGGATCGTTTCTGTAAAAAAGAGGAGAAGAACCAAATGGAGAAATATTTATATTCTGATCGCAAGATTCTTGAAAATGAAGCAGAATTGTGTAATGATAAGATCAAAGATCATACAGATTGCCAAGAATGCGGAGAAGATTATCTGTTTATGATGAAGGATAATTACCATGAGTTTTCGATTGGTCTAAGTACAATCCTTTCTTGTTTAGCAATGGCAGAAAAAGAAGGAGCTGTTCCAAAAATTCCGTATGAATGGTGGAGTCTGATTAATAGGAGGTATTGATGGATACATTTAAAACAAGACCTGGATCATCGGAAGAGCTGTTGATTACAGAGGAGAATTTTACAAATAAAACAAAAAAGCAGTTTCCATATGTTATGAAAGAAAATGGGAAAAACGTATATAAAGCTATTTGTCCGGCCTGTGATAATCCGATTCGTATTGTAGGATTATATAAAAGAGAAGAAGATGTAAAACGAAAACCATATGGCAGACACACACCATCTGATCTTCCGGGCTTAACAGTATACAATGAAGAAGATTATCTTAATTGCCCATATCACAACCCAAACCAAAGTAACGACGGGGCAAAAAGAAGACCAGGAGATAAGAAATCAAGCTGGATTTATGATCTTATGAAAGAACATTTCGATCTTATCATATCAATTTTGGAAAAAAGTTTACATATATACATTAGTTACTATTTTGCAGAAACATTGTTGCAAAATTGGAAAAATAATGAAGGATGGAGATATTATCATACAAATTATAATAATCTTTCATATATGTTGCTGTATGCCGAAAAATCATATCGAATATTCGGACAATTGATCCGAAAAGACAGTAATGTGGAGAAAGCGATTCTTGAAAAAGGAAAGAATTTTCAATTAGAAGATATAGGAATGAACTATTATCACAAAATCAAACAGAAGGATGGATTTCTAGATGCAGTTTTTTATTTAACCAATCATCAACTAAAAAGAGATGGTGAACATACAGAAGAGATCTATAAATACTGCATTATTGAAGGAGAAAAAGAGATATACAAAGAAAAGATTATTGTGGAAAAAGGCAGATTGTATAAGTTGATTCAGCAGCAACAAAGCAGAAGCAATCGAGAAGAACGATTGATTGAAATAGCAAACAGAGTGTTGTAAACAGCTCGTTTTCATAAATGAAAGGTAAGACATCATTACAGAAAAGATACTCGGTTGAAATATCGGATATTGTTTGGAAAGTCAAAATATGTGCATGCTTCTGCGAAGAAGTCTGCATAAATGAAAAGTAACTCCTGTAACAGGGAAACGTGTATTTCCATCGAGGTGTAACTTGCCTCGTAAAGAATCTGCGGTCAACTCGGTATTACAGGATATTTCACTTTTAGACTGCACAGCCAGAAACAGAAACCGTTGTACTCCCTGTGTTTAATATTAATCGCATGATGGATGAATAAAATATATTCGATTTATTTTCTAAAAGATAAATAATAAGCCGAAAAATAAAGAAGAATATTAAATAGTATAGCATTCTCTTTATATTTGTTAGGAAGAAAGAGTAAGAAACCCACCTGTGTTATATTATATAGGTGGGTTTTGTTATATATAAAATTGTATTTATTATTTAGCTAAAAAATAGGTGGTTTAAAGATAAAGTTAAAAAGTGATAATTATAAATGACATTTTTTTGATATAAAATAAAAAAATAATATCATTTTTCTTGAATATAGAAAAAAATATTGCTAAAATAATAGTAACTAAAAAATAGTTGCATATAATAAATATGGTAGGTGGTGAACAGGTTAATGCCCAAGAAAGCAGTTTTATTAGAAAAAATATCTAGAAAACCATATCCAAAAAATTTTACAACAAGAGAATTGGATCAATTAATGAGAAAATGCTGTTGTGAGAAATTTTCTGGAGGCAGAGGCTCTGGGATAGGTTATGTACATACAGAAACGAAAAGAATTTTACAGTTTGATCAACCTCATCCCGGGAATGAACTGTATAAATATCAAATAGAAAAAGTAATAAAATTTTTGCAAGATATTGGTGAATTGGAGAAAAGGTGATAAATATGAATTCAATGTTAGAGTATAAAGGATATCATGCTTCTGTGAAATATGATGCCGACGATAATATACTGGTAGGTGAAGTTTTTGGAATTACAGATTCTTTGAATTTCCATGGAACATCAATTAAGGAGTTAGAAAAAATGTTTCACAATAGTATTGATAATTATCTTGAATTATGTGAAAAAATAGGGAAAATACCAGAAAAGGAATTTAAAGGATCTTTTAATATTCGAATTTCACCAGAAGTCCATAAACAAATTGCTTTAGTCGCTGCACAAAAGGATATATCTTTAAACCAATATGTGGCTAATGTAATAGAAGAATCATTAAATCCGAAAAAAAATACAGAACAATTAATTATGTATTTCCCAAAAAAATGTGTAGGTGCATATTTTAAATTATCGAAACAACAAACTCAAAAAAAATATAAAAAAGATATTTCATGGAAAAAAGAAAAGGAGCAGTTTTGCCATGCAGAATAAAGAAATTGAAATTTTAAGTCACAAAATATCAGATATCCAAATATCTATAGATGATGATGTGAAAGAAAAATTTGAAATGCAAATTGATAGTAGATCTAAAATACGAGAACCAATTAATGATAATGATACAACATTATTATTAAATTTAGAATTAAATATAAACTCAAAAGATGAAATGCTTAATATTTCTATAATTAGTGATGTTATTTTTGACTTACATGCACTTTATAATGATTATGAAGAAATTGCAGAAAAAGAGCTTGTACCAATGGCAATGAAGGAAATATCATTTTCTTTAGACCAAATGCTATTAATAATGGGCTATTCTAAGTTAGATATAGCTAATAAATTAAATTTATAAAATAAGTTCGTCTATATTTTAGGTATTAGACAATTACAATTTAGAATAGTCATTTTAATATCCTATTGTTAGAAGCAGTTTCCAATTTGTCCTCCAGTGTCTTTTGACCTGGAGGATTTTTTTTAATATTTTTATATATTGTAGCTGTATAACTTGCAAACAGCTACATACTTGTGCTATAATAAGAGTATGAAAAGAGAATATAAAGTTACAAAAACAACAACATCACTGATCAAGTATCATTTCGTTTTTTGCCCAAAGTATCGAAGAAAGATATTTCTGATCCCTGGGGTAGAAGAACGAATGAAAGAATTGACAAAGGAACAGTGTGAAAAGGATCAGATCGAGATTCTTGAGATGAAATGTGATGTGGATCATGTATATTTATATGTAAGAGCATATCCACAGACAACAATAACAAGGATCATGGGGAGCATCAGAGAGTACACATCAAAAATATTAAGAAAGGAATTTAAAGAACTATCAAAAATGAGTTCTCTTTGGACTAGATCTTATTTTGTTAGCACAGAAGATTTTATTAGTCTGGATACGATCAAATGGTATGTTGAACAGCAAAAAACTAGAGGGTAAGTAAAATTGGAGGTAGATTATGAGTAAGGTAAAAAAAGGAAAACGAGTGGCAGCAGCAGCGATGGCTGTTGCGTTATCTATGGCTACGGTAACGACTGGTGTGTTGCCGAACACGGAAGTTCATGTTCATGCAGAAGAATTGGATAGAACGTGGACCAAATTGGCTGATTCTAGCGTAGATGGTTTTTATTATAGGGAAGATCAGCATGGAAATATCGAGTGTGTAACGGATAAAACCTGTGTATACACATCATATGATCAAATGGTTAAAGAAATTGCTTCCATAGCAAAAAGAATCTTTCTTGAAAATAAATATGCAAGGTATGATTTTGATATTCCCGTTGAAATAAAATCAGGTCATACGATTGAAGATATTGAGAATGGAAAATGTGATAAAGATATTCATAATGAAATTTATAAAGATACAGGGAAGCCAAATGAAGGGCATACAATGTCTGCATTTACTGTTGGAGGAGGCAATCTGCTGGCAGAGAATCGTTCAGATGGGATAAAATATTCAGATGGTGGATATAAAGGATACTATTCTGGAAGTGGTGGATATGGAGATAGACGGGATAGATATCAAGAAGCTACAAAGAAATTAGATGAAGTTATCAGATCATTGAATCTTGATGGAAAATCTGATTATGATAAATTTAAAGCAGTAACGAACTGGATTGTTTCAAATGTGCGATATGACGATGATAATGAAACAAAATATCAGCACGACCTAACAGGAGCTGTCTTAGATGGATTGGCCGTTTGCGATGGATACGCAGGAACCTTTTATTATATGGCAAATGCTGTAGGCTTAAATGCTTTGTTTGAAGATGGTATAGGAAATGATAATAGAATTCGACATGCATGGAATCTGGTACAGATTGACGGAATTTACTATTATGCAGATCCTACAAATGCATATTTTAAAGAGGATGGAGAACCAGGAAGTGAAGTATTATATGGACAGAAATACTTTTTCTCTCTGTACACACCAGACAGTACTACAATAAAAGATACCTACAAAATCTCACAGGATGACTACTTGAAAGAGCATTCTGTATGTAAAGGAAATCATAAATTGTATGAATCTGGAGGGCGAGACGTAACTTGTGAGACACCTGCACAAACACAATATCGTTGTGCAAATAAGGGTTGTCTTTACACAGAATGGGTAAAAACAAAAGATCCACTAGGTCATATATGGGAAGAAGAAGGAACAGTCACACAAAAGCAGACATGTACAGAACCAGAGATTACAACATATAAATGTATTAGAACAGATGCTTATGATGGATATGTTTGTGATAAAAAGAAAAAAGTAGAAACAAAACCAGCACTAGGACACGCTTGGGATGTAGGAAAGATTACAAAAGAAGCTACCTGTTCCGAAACAGGAGTTAAGACTTATACCTGTAGTCGCTGCGGTGGAACAAAGACCGAAGATATCCCAAAAACAAAACATGACTATGAAGAGCATGTAGTAAAAGCTCCTACTTGCACAGAAAAAGGTGTTAGCTACTATGTATGTAAAAACTGTGGACTTACAACATCAAGACATCAGACACCTGCGACTGGGCATATCCATACAGAAGTACGGAATCAAAAGGATGCAACATATAAGGAAAATGGGTACACCGGAGATACTTACTGCAAAGATTGTGGTAAGAAACTGGAAACAGGAACCGTGATCCCAAAATTGGTAGAGAAAGAACATGATTACGGCGAATGGGTTCTTGATCAGGCTCCAACGTGCAAAAAATACGGGGCAAGGCACAGAATCTGCAAGAACTGCGGAGATCGAGAGGTCGATGTGCTTGACAAGGTCGATCATTCATGGGAACTTGTCTCAACGACACCTGCTACATGCACCATTGGAGAAATCCAACATTATAAGTGCAGCGTTTGTGGAGAGACAAAAGATGTGACATTAAGTAATCCATTAGGAGAGCATTCCTGGGATGAAGGAAAAGTAACCAAAAAAGCTACCTGTACGGAAGATGGAGAAAAGACTTATACCTGTACTGTCTGCAATACGACAAAGACAGAAGTCATTCCTGCTACCGGACATCAGCACAAAGAAGTAAGAAACGCAAAGAAAGCTACCTGTACCGAAGATGGCTATACAGGAGATACTTACTGCAAGGACTGCGGAGAAAAGCTAGAAACAGGTTCTGTGATCAAAAAGCTTGGTCACACATGGGATAACGGAGTGATTACAAAAGAAGCAACAGAAACCGAGGAAGGCGTTAAGACTTATACATGTAAGACATGTGGCGAAACAAAGACAGAAAAGATTCCAGCTACATCCCACCATTGGGATCATGGTACGATTACAAAGAAAGCTACTTGTACAGAAAACGGAGAAAAGACGTATTATTGTACCGATGCAGACTGTAATAAAACATATGTAGAGACGATTCCTGCCACTGGACATTCTTGGGATGATGGAAAAGTGACCGAAGCAGCGACCTGCAAGAAAGAGGGAATAAAAACCTACACCTGCAAGAACTGTGGAGAGACAAAGACAGAATCCATTCCAAAAACAGAACATCAGTGGGATAACGGTAAGGTTACAAAAGAAGCTACCTGCAAAGAAGAAGGAAGCAAAACCTATACCTGCAGCATTTGTGGTGACACGAAAACAGAAGTAATTCCAAAGAAAGACCACACATGGGATGAAGGAAAGGTAACCAAAAAAGCAACCTGTACCGAAGATGGCTTAAAAGTCTACACTTGTAAGTCTTGTGGAGAAACCAAAGAAGAGGCACTAAAAGCAACAGGGCATCAGCATACAGAACTCCGCAATGAAAAGAAAGCGACCTGTACGGAAGAAGGTTACACAGGAGATACTTACTGTACCGACTGCGGCGAGCTGATCAAAAAAGGTTCTGCGACAGAAAAAGCCAATCATAACTGGGAAGTAACCAGTGAAGAGAAAGCTACTTGTGAAAAAGATGGTTCTAAGACATACACTTGTGCAGACTGCAAAGAAACAAAGACAGAAACGATTCCTGCCACTGGACACAAGTTTGGTGATTGGCAGACCGTAACAACACAAAGTGTCTTTACTGGCGGGGTACAGAAACGAATTTGTAGTATCTGTGGAAAAGAAGAAACCAGAAATGTGGGCAATCAGCTGAAAGCTACGATCAAAACCAATGCATCATCCTTAAAGCTGAAACGCAAACAGGCAACAAAGAAATTTGTGGTAAGTGGACTTGCAGCGGGAGATTCTGTAAAATCTTGGACAAGCAGCAATCAGAAGATTGTAAAAGTTTTCGGAAGTAGAAACGGAGCGTGTACGATCAAAGCAGGAAATAAGACTGGAAAAGCTAAGATCACGATTACACTGGTATCAGGACTGAAAAAGACGATCAATGTAACCGTTCAGAAAAATGCGGTTGCTTGTACATCCATTAAAAATGTACCGAAAAAAATAACATTAAATGCGAAAAAATCTTATCAGTTGAAACCAGTGATCAATCCGATCACATGCACTTACAAAGCGATATATAAGACTTCTAACAAAAAGATCGTAAAAGTGACATCAAGAGGAAAAATCACAGCTGTAAAGAAAGGGAAAGCAAAGATCACAGTTATGGTAGGCAAAAAGAAGTTTGTATGCACTGTAACAATCAAATAAGGACTATTTGCCGAGTAGTTCACGAAAATAGAGCACCAGAGATATCCACAGTCAATTTGACTGTGGATATCCAACAAAGGAGAATAATTTTTATGAAAATAATAAAGTACCTCACAGTATTTTGCATGATGATATGCGTGATCATGCAATTAAATACGAATGTATCAGCAAATGAAAATAATATATGTTATGTCGCTCACAGAGGATATACAAAATATGCACCAGAGAATTCAATTCCTGCATTCGAAGCCGCAGGAAAAGAAGGTTTTCAAGCAGTGGAGTGTGATATCCATGAAACTGCCAAGGATAAAAAGGGGAAACGTAGATTTGTGATCATGCACGATCAAACATTAAATCGTATGTGTGGATTATATGGAAAAAATGTATATCAAAAGAAATTAACATATCAAAAGATTCGAAACAAATATTATATCAAAACAGGAAACAATATTGAATCATATACAAAAAAACAATTAAGGATACCGTCTCTTGAGGAGTATTTGAATATTTGTAAAAGATATCATATGAAGCCCGTAATTGAAATCAAGCAAAAGATGAAAAAAGATACGATCAAACGACTGTATCAAAGTCTAAAAAAAGCAAAAATGCAAAATCAGGCAGTCGTCACTTGTAAATACAAACAACAGCTTACTTATATGAGAAAATATGCACGTAAAATGCCATTAGAATATGTTAGGCATGATTTTACTCAGAACGATCTCTCATGGATGAAGAAGTATCATATTAATGTAAGTATTAACAAAAATATCTTGTCGGATGATATGATTCAGTTATTTGAAGCAAATAATATAAAGATTAATATCTGGACGATCAATAATAAAGATCAATTATATAATTTTACCAACAAAGGAATAAAAATTGTAACAAGTGATGATGCTTTGTGGAAAGAGTAAGAAGGATGATCCCACGGTCTTTTGGCTGTGGGACTTTTTTAAAAATATTCTTTTGGTACAAAGAGATTAATTTTATTGCACAAAAATAAAATTGATGATAAACTGTAAATGAACTGATCATGGTTCATCTGATAATTTATACGTTTATTTAACAATCTTCTACTTCTAGGTGTAAACATAGGTAGGAGAGGAATTATCAAAAAGAAATGAAACGGCAGTAGTGGGCGAAGAGAAATCAGTATTCCCTACTGGCATGAGGTCACAAGCAACGTCGGTATTTCCGACATGTTGGACTCTGTGGAATTACCAACCGTGGATTGAAACAAATAACCAATAAAAACAGTCACATTTCCAAATGTTATGGCAGTGTGACTCTTTTATTGCAATGATATAAAGGAGTCTATTGATAATGTTGCGTACAATCGAAATGTACACAAATGAATATAAAGATACAACAAAAAAGGAAATTCGAAAGAAAAAAGGACAGTTTTTTACACCGGCAGAGGTTTCAATGAGAATGGCTGCTGTAGAAAATAAATATCCGAAGAATCAATTGATAAGGGTATTAGATCCAGGAGCAGGAAACGGTATTTTATCTTTTGCTGTGATTGATAAATTACTAAGAAGTGGGTATAAACGGCTTGATATTACACTGATTGAAACGGATACAGAGATTTTACCAGTCTTAGAATATACAATCACTAAAATTAGACAAATCTGTGAATCATATCATGCAGAATGTACTATCCATTATATTGATCAAAATTTCGTGTTATGGGAATCCTCCTGTTTATATGATATCGTCATATGCAATCCTCCATATATGAAAGTAAGAAAAGATTCTATCGAAGCAACGGCAATGAAGGCATATGTATATGGACAGCCTAACCTATATGGATTGTTTATGGCAAAAGCAGTAGAATTATTGCGTGATAATGGACAGTACGTTTTTATTACTCCCCGTTCGTGGACTTCTGGAAAATATTTTACGAAAGTACGGAGCTTCTTACAAAAAGAATTGAACATAAAAGAAATCGACCTTTTTTCAAGTCGTGATGAAGTTTTTCAGGGAGAGAAAGTTCTTCAGGAGACAATGATCTTATATGGAGAAAAAGGACAGATTCAAAATGAGAAAATTAAAATTAATATTCTTAAAGACGGAACTTTAGATATAGGAAACAGTTTTTGGGCAGCAGCAGATCAAATTAAGTTTAAAGGATCAGAACAATATCTGCTTTTACCAGAAAATGAAAATGATCTTAAAATTATAGATATAATGTCTGATATGACAGATTCTTTTGAGTCCAGTGGATATCATTTCAAAACGGGACCAGTTGTAGAATTTCGAAATTTAGAGCATATTCATGCACAAACCCATATATAAAAATTGAGATAAAGACGGGAAAGGTTTATTTGATGATTACTATCAGAAATAGTTCAACTGTGCTTATAGAGGATTATGAAAAAACATAATGACCAAAAAACAGGATAAAAAAATCATGGTATAGGACTTAGAAATGTGCGTGAAATAGTGTGTCGAAATAATGGAAGATTTTCTCTAGAAGGTAATGGAGAAGAAGTATCTACAAAGGTAATATTAAATTTAAAATCGACCGTTGACGGAGTTATAGTGGAAAATATGCAGAATTATGATATTCTCTTATTAAAGGAGGGTACTTTTTATGATTGCATGTTTGGTTACTAGTAATTCAAAAATCAAAATACAATCGTCAGACTCAAAAAATATCAAAGAAATAACAAAAGTAGACTTAGATGAAATTCTTGCGAGTCATTCTACGGAATGGGTATATATAGGGCGACCATTGAGATGAAGTTGCCCATTGAGGCTAGTGATGATGATGGGATATTGACTAAGAATGGAACAATGATATATGGTAAAGAAGATGATGCAGTAACAATAGGTGTGCAACCGCTAAAAGATGAAACTGGTAATGTTTCTTTTGAGGGAGTAAGGACACTTATTACTATTAATGAATCTACAGCATCTAAAGAATATACTTTTGCTTATGATCTACCAGAGGGATATTCATTGATAACTGCAAAAGATTATTATCGTGATATAATTGACAATGAAGCGGTAAATGAAAATGATTATGATACAGGTGAAGTTTATATTGTTAATAAAGATAACGTAATAGATACAGTTATTGATGCAGCATGGGCTGTTGATGCAAATGGGAATGATGTGGATACATACTATGTTGTCAACGGAAATATTTTAACACAGGTTGTTAATTTTGATGAAAAAACGACATTTCCTGTTATTGCAGATCCATCTGCATGGAAAATTGCAAAATGTGTAGCTGCAATCGGTTTGATCGTTGCGGGTACAGTTATTGCGGCAGCGAAAGTTGCAAAAGTAGTAAAATACATTAAGACCCTAGGCGGAGTTAAAAAGGCTGCAAAATTGGTTGTGTTGGCTTATGCCGCAGGTGATGCGAAGAAGTATGCTCAGCATATAGGAGGCTCATTTAAAAATCTGTGTGAAATTATACTTGGAATAGATATCATTAAATCGCAATGTAAATTTTAGAAGGAGTTTATGGAATGTTTAGGATTTTAGAGAGTTTTCTATTGTTGGTTTTCGGAATTGGAATTTTATGTGAACAGTATACCCAATATCGAAACAACGTATCTAAAAAGAATTTATTCTTGTTTATAACAGTAATTATATTGATGATTTGTGTTGAAGCGAGGTATGCCTGTGAGAAACAGGTGCTGGAGAGGGCTGTCGTTAACGGCAGCCAAGTAAATGATTTAAAGTATGTGCGATACCATCTTCATTATTTGTAAGTGTTACTTCATCAGCAGCATCTTTTAAAGC